AGGTACAACCATCGCATTAGCAGGATTAAAGTTGTCATACGGTCCATAAACGTTTGCAGGTCTAACTATTGATATCCTATCCCACCCGTATTGTTTTTTATAGGTTTCAGTTTGTAATTCTCCAATTCTTTTCGCCCACCCCGCGTACATGTCGTTCGGAGAAGGAAATGTCCCCCAAACACTTTCTTCATAAAAAATTTCAGACGGAGCATAAACTCCAACTGAACTTGTGAACAAATACCATTTGACATCAGATTCAAATGCCGCTTGAGTCATGTTAGTATTGAACTGTAACATTGGGACCATAAAATCAACTGGTTGATTCATACACATATGTGGAGACCCTTTGACACCCGCTAAATGGAAAACATAATCTTGTCCCTTACATACTTCCAAACAACTATTAAAATTTCTCAAGTCAGTCTTGACAAAATTAACATTGAAGGGTAAATGTTCTGGCTCTGTCAAATCCGCGATAGTGACTTTGGCCCCTTTTAATACTAACTTTTTAACAAGTTGCCTCCCAATCATTCCGGCTCCACCTGTTACTAATACTTTTTGGTTATTAAACATCATTCAATCTTTTTACTAAATTTATAATTTGCTCATCAGTCAAATCTGTGTGATTTCCAATATACAATGAATTACTGTGTATATAATTAACAACATCTAAATCACCTGATATCTTGAATGGGAAATTGTCTAAATATGGCTGATTAGCCTGGTTCCCTCCACCGGCAGTTCCCAATCTATATTCAACCCCACATATATCTAAAACGTCACAAACACTACTATAGTCATCATTAATATGAAATCTATCTTTATAATCAGGTTTCATTATTAGTGGTAACGCGAAACTACTATTCCCATCAATATCAAAATCAGTATAAAATTTGTGTTTATCCAAATTTTGAAACCATACTGATAAATTATGTCTTCGTCTTTCGATATTATAATCAATTCGTTTCATTTGTTCTATCCCTAAAACAGCATTGATTTCAGTACTTCTCATATTAAATCCCGCAACCGCAAACGTGAACATAGGGTTTAATTCAGGATAATTATTTCTGTAGTTGCTCTGAGTTTCCTCGGAAACTTCTCTTGTCATACCATGTGACCTAAATAACTTGGAGGATTCATAAATTTGTTCATTATTGGTACAAATCATTCCTCCTTCTATTGTTGTAATATGGTGCCCAAAATAGAATGAAAAAATAGAAATGTCTCCGAACGTGCCCACTTTTTGATTATTAAACGTTGCCCCATGAGCTTCACAACAATCTTCGATTAATAGAATATCATTTTCTTTGGCGATTTTGATAATCTCTTCGTTAATCCCATTGAACCCAAGGCAATGTACCAAAACAATCGCTTTAGTTTTCTTGGTTATCGCCCTTTTAATATTTTCTGCGGTTATCGCCAAGTTATCCAAAGATACATCAACAAATACCGGAGTCATACCTAATTGTACTACCGATGAAATATCCGATACCCACCCTAATGGGGGTACAATAACTTCACCAATACCTTTAAGTTCTTTAACAATTGCAATCGAAACAAAATTTCCTGAATTACCGGAGTTCAACATAGTACTATGTTTGACACCCAACCAATTACTCCATATCTTTTCGAATTCTTTAACCTTTTCCCCGTTTGTTAATCTTTGGTTTGATAATATAAAATCAGATAAAGCCTCCCTATCTTCACGACTGACATTGTCGTTTATAAGTGGCCAATTATATGTCTTTCCCATAATATTAAAAATAAAGTTTAATCCATTGAAGTCAAAGACTTGTCCAATATTAATTTTAGTAAAGGAATTGGTATTTTGACTGGTCTGTGTATTCCTACAGGATGTGGGTAAAAAATATCTTCAACACTAAATTTCATTGCAGTTAATATATCAGGTAACTGATGGTCGTCTAAATGTTTTACAAAAAAAATATCTTCCCAAACACCCTTTTCGTTTTCATACTTTTTTAAGTACTCAATAGTTTTTGATTTGTTTCTGATTGATAATCCTCCATTACCAACAAACTTCCCTTCTTTTGGTTTAGACCAAGGAGCTCCAATAAAATCATAATCTAAAAACTCTTCTATGTTGTCTCTTAATAACAAGGAGTCTATTTGAAAATTCAATATTATTTCTCCCTCAACTAGTTCCCAAAATTCAATACTTTTTAATAATTCTGTGTGAGTTTCTTTATCAATGTCTTCGATGTCCAGTTTAGTTAGTAAAACATTGTCCCAATCTTTGACAATATTCTTAATATAACTTTCGTTTCCCTCACTATGGAAAATTTGTAACCCCCATCTAACATCTTTGTTGTTTTTATTTAAGAAATAAATGTGGTTCTTCAATATCTGTTCAAAATTAATGACAACCCTATTCTCAACTATAATCGAATTATATATTGAATCTTTTTTTACTTGTGGGAGATAACCTTTAGTTTTTTCGGTAAACTTGGTCAAGTATTCACACAATAAGTCGTAATGTTCCATTATAAAAAATCGTAAATCTTGTCGTATATATATTCTCCGATAATACGATATCCCAACTCATTGGGATGATAGTCACCTTTGAACATATTTTCTTTGTCATTCCAAACTTTTCTACTTTCATATTCCCACACAGAAACATTATTAACTAATTCGTATAAGTTCAAAAGGTCAGATAAACAATCGTTTGGGTTAATAAAATAATTTGGTAAAGATTTTGAATCAAAATCTTCATTGTGAAACATAGGATAAAAAGAGTTGAAATAGAAATGTTTATGACTAGTTAGAGCATTTTCTATTTTATGGTATATCTCGATAACATTGTAAGTGTCCGCAGTATATCGATACGGATAGGAAAACATAACTATAATGATATCATCAGAGTTTATAAACCCCATATCAAGTGATTGTTCAATTTCCTTGAGTATGTATTCATTTCCATATCCACAAACTCCACAATTCACGTATAAACAGTCTAGTTTTTGAGCAACCCATCTCGGCCAAGAATTTTGATTTCTTAAATTTGTGATGAACTTTTCGGGGTGAGCAACTTCTTTATACTTTATATCAGTTTCAATTCCATGACCCGCAGTCCAACTATCTCCGAAACAAATTAATCTCATATTATCCCATCTCTTGTTTTTATAAATTCATAAAAATACTTTGCTTGAGATAAATGTCCAAGTTCACCACTATGTAAATCCTTTACATCTCCTGAAGTTTCATGTTCCATAGTGTGTTTTCCATCAGAATATAATCTTCGTGAAAATTCAAATACATCTAAACTACCGTTAGGAGTTCTGATGAATGTTCCAATCTCATCTTTATCATTAAACTTTTCATTAAAAAATAAATCATCCGAATTCCAATGTAATATATTGACCCCACTCAGACGACAAAAAGAATTTATTAAAGAAATCCATTTCCAAAGTTCCGTGTTCCATTCAGCATGAGATCTATTGTTGAATACCTCTACTAATGTTTGGTCAGAAAAAATATGTGTTCCATTTGTATTGATAAAAGATGGTAATATATTGTTCATATGACCATCTCTCTCATTATACGCAACAAATCTCAAGAGTGATGTCCACCCAATAATAATCAAATCCCCTTTTCGAAATTTCTTATGTTCATCAATAAACTTCCAAAAAATAGTTTGATTAGCGGCACCACCTTCTCCACAGTTATTTACATCATAATCCATCATTTCAGATAATACAGTTGGCCAAACTTTTGGTAAATTACCACCTCTCCAATCTTTATAATCATCATAATTACTTCTTTGTTGGGGGTGACCAACAGGATGATATTCGGCAGTGAAACTACATCCGAATGTCCACAAAGTTTTTCTACTCATATTAGGTTATTTTTTGTAATATATTTATAAAATAGTTCATATTGAATGAAGTGACCCTTTTCTCCTAAATGACCGTCGCCAACAGCTCCATTGGTTTCATCAAATATTGTAGTTCCTCCATGTCCAAAAAATACATCAAACATAGTCCGTTTAGGGCCCATACGTACAAAACTATGGTTGTTTGCTTCTGGTGGAATTTGTAGAGGTAATTTTTCAATTTCCTCATGACATATATAATACTTATTGTTCAATTTTTCTGATGACAAATTGTTTATTATATCGATATCAGCAGACCAAAAAAACAACTGAAACCCTTTCGATTTAGAAAATTCAACAAGTAATTTTTCTTGCTCATATACTTCATCAATATATGGAGGTAAAGTTTTATTCACCGCAATATCCATTCTAGTCGATTCTGAAATATACTCACCGTTTTCAGGATTAGCACTTAATCGTTTCCATTGAAATAAATTTTGTTTGTCGTAAAGATAAGCCCATCTAAATCTTTGCGGATAAGTCCAATTTATGATAACCATATCTCCTTTTTCAAACTCATTCGAACGCTGGCATACTGTTTGAAAAATCTCAACATTAGACATTCCCGCAACCGCATGATTATTCATTTTCATTCCCAATTTGTTCGAGAGTAAATCCCCCCAACAAAGAGGTAAATTACCGCCTCTGAATTCTTTCCACTCTGGATAACGAGGGAAACTATCATCTAACAAATGACCTTGAGTGAAACTATCTCCAAATAAATGTAATGTTCTCATATTAAATCCCAAAATAAATCGAAGTCCTGAGTTTTGTCTAACGCAATTTCGAGTAGTTTTCTTCTATTCGATTCAAATCTCTCTTTATTTTTTTTATAAAATTCTTTTATTTGTTCTTTATTATTGTTGATTCTTTTAATTTCATCGATGAACATCAAAAATCTTTTTTTATCATTTAATTCACTGTCGTAGGAATGGTCTATAACATCATCAAAAAAATCAAAATCGTACTTCTTTTTTAACTGTTTGATATGATTAGGTGTTGCTAAAATCAATGGAATTTGATAATAGAAAAAAGGTCTGAAAGATTTTTCAGTAGTATGTATAACACCTGGATAGAAAGTTTGTGACTCATAAGCACTCTCTGAAATTATATTAACATAAGAGTTCTCGTAACTTTCTTTGAGTTCTGGATAGTGAAGTGTCGATTGACCTTCTTGATGAAAACCTCTGAATCCATAATTATTGTAATCATAATACCCTTTACCACTTTCATAATCGTCTTCTTTAATAGTTGTGTTGAATGATTTAATCAAATCGGCCTTTTGCCATATCTCAGCCTCATCAAATGACAAATAATATGGCATAACATCATCTCCGGGATAGGTGAATAACTTTGAATAGTTAATATCTTGAAGAAGATTATTAATCATCAAATGAAATAACAAATTTAATCTATGTGGTTTAGCGGTCTTGTTCCTTGACATGAAGAATTTACCTGTTTTATTTTCCACAAAGTTTACATCTTTAACTTCAGTAAGAGCAAATGTTGAGGAATAGTCAATAAAATTGATTTTTTTCGCATTAACCCCGTATTTTTGACCCAAAAAATCACTCAAGGAATTATTGGTAACATAGTAAAACTGATTTGTTGATATCCCATTTTCTCTCAAAAGTTCTTTGGTACATTTTATCTCTGTGTCACATGCCGGCTCATGCTCCATAGTTATTATCAGAATCAAATTTTTATTTTGTCTAATAACTTCTAAAGTAGAATCCAACAAGAAAAAATTCCACTTGTTTTCCATAATCAATTTTGATGATAAAAATGCACTTCCCACAATACAAAAAAATTTTTCGTGTGGATTTTTTTTAACATCATCTAAATTACAAACTTTAATGGATAACTTACGTTCTGTATAATCTTTTCGATTTGTTGGCTCCATTATATGAGTTTCGAAAAAATTTCTTGAATCAAAAAAAAGAAACTGATTGAAACTACTCATCCCATTGGCAATGGGTTCGTCACCGTTCCAAGATTCATAAACTAAATTTAATGTTTTCTCTATCATTTTTTTATTCTATAACTCAATTTAATCGAGTATTACCATAATGTATCACTAAGTTTTCTTCAGAGTAATATTTTCTCCATGGGTCAACCACTATCGAACCTTTTGGGAAAGGGTATTCATGAAATTTATTAAAATGAGCAAGCAAGTATATAGCGGTTTTGGGATTTTCAATATCAAAATCAACTTGAATTCCTAATTCGTTAATATAGTGAGATACTAAAATTGATGATGATCCGTCTAAATAATCCACATCAGGTTTGTATGATTTACCTAAAATAATAATTGGTAAATTATATTCTTTGGATAACTCAACCAATCTCATCGCCATATTTTTAGCCTGAACTTCTCGGGCTTCCATTATTGAATCAAACAAATCGTACCCTAATCCTAATTTTTCAGACATAAATCTCAACGCAATATTGTCTCGTGGATGGCATCCTCCACCATCTCCCATACCTGCCTTCATATATGCAGGCCCTAATATCCTTTGTGTACTTCTTTCAAGAGCCCCTGTTACAATATCAACATTCATGTTACCATTTTTTTCGGCAACATCTTGGATCATATTCACTAAAGCGACTTTTGTTGATATGAATGTGTTATAAAAAATCTTTATCGCTTCGGCCTCGTCCCAAGTTCCGACTTCACATCGTGTCGTCTTTGTTACTAATGTATCATAAAAATCAATCAGTAACTTTGCATCTCCTGTTAATGAACCATCTTCAGTTCCAATTATAATCATTTCAGGGTTAACCATATCAAACTTAACAGTACCCATCGCAATTAGATATGGGTTATAAATGAATCTGAAATTCTCACAAAGAGGAATAAATTCACGTCGAATTGTTCCAGGTAATACTGTGGAGATTAGTACCACAAGTTGGTCTTTGGTAGTGTATTTATTGACCTCCGAAAGTACTTCTTTGACTATTGAATAATCAAAATCTTTATTGGGTAAATGAGACGTAGGAAAACGACCATCGTAGTCGGGATGGTGTGGTGTCGGAACCGCAACAAAAATTATATTTCTATTGTCACATACATTTTGAATACTATCCACCATTGTGAAATTAGATGGTTTGACCTCAATAACATCATAACCTATTACATCATGATGATTTGCCATAACTTCTGCGGCATCTTTTCCCAGTTTACCTACACCTATAAATCCTATTTTCATAAATAACTTTGTTCTCGATTTGTACCAATAAATTGTTGGTACGTTAGAGGTAAATTTAGAAAAAAATTGTCGACAAATCCACCAAAAAAACCATCAGCACCACAACGATATGATAATTCTTTTTCATCATTAGTTTTATTTTTTCCTTTCGGAACTACATTATTGAGATTTATTCCATCAACTAAAAATTTCGAAGTTTCTTGGTTAATTATATATGTGTGAGCAGTCGCAGTTTGTCCTCTAAACAACTTAAACTCTTCCTGATAGTTTTCCTTAAGATGAAATCCTAAATTCAAAAAACTAATTTCATTATTCAAATCATTATTATATAATTCAACTATGTTATCCAATGTTTTATCTTCAACATATTTATAAAACTTCGCATCATTTTCAAATATCAACGCTCTTTCATAATTGTTTTTTACAATATCCATTGATATCATCACATGAGAAATATGACATCCAAAAATGTAAAATTCATACATATGGGACTCAAATGGTGGACCTCCAAACTGTTCAATAATCCAATTGATAATATTTTGGCAATCGGTAGAATGTGTTTCCAAAAGGTCATTAATCATTTTTGGATACAAATAATTTACCAAAGGTAAAAACCCTTGGGAATCGGCTTCTTTGTCAAAAAAATTCATTTGATTTTCGGAACCAATAACATAGATTGCCGGCACCAAATTCAACCATTTTTTCTGTCTTCCATTTATAGTTTCGAGTTGGTACTCAGCTTTTTTCAAGACAGAATTTTTTATCAAAAAGTCTACAATCGTATTATATGAATCTTTTGTTTCTTCGTTCATATTCAATGACATCTTTCATAAAAATTTCCCGCACAACATCGAAAGCGTACGGAGGTTTTTTCGATGCGTTATGTTCAAGAATGTTATAATTGTGTATCAAAACATCCTTCATATCTTTATATATATTAATTTTATTTTTTTCTTTGTCGAATTGTTTGATACTCTCTATTATACCATCCATCCTTTTCGAGTCAGGTAAAGTATCATATCCCTCATCAATCCACTTGGAAAAAGTTTCATATCCAAGTTTTTTCATTTCATATAAACTATTTCGGTTTCCCAAAACAATAAATGGATGATGACATGATATCGGTTTGAACATTTTTTCACTTAGGAAAACGGTTCCTTGGGAATCCTCATATTGAGCTTCACTTACCACTGACAACCAACTATCCAAATGAGGTTGTTCATAGATTCGTCTAATGTAGTATCCAGTGTCTAACAATTCATTGGATTTCCCGTACAAGTCACAGGGTAGTAAATCTTGGACTTCAGAAAACACGTTTTGGTCAATTTCAATATCACAAAAATTTCTATAATGTGGAGAAAACTTGTTCATACTTATTAATCCCTTCTCCAACAAATTGTTTTGATACAACTTAACAAAAAACCAAATTCTATGTTCTCGAGTTTTTTTATTCAAATTATTGAATAACTTAATGTTTTCAAGGTTGGACAATTTATATTCCAAATGTTCCTCAAATGTCTTCAATTGTTTATTCTCCCACCCCAAATGTCTAATTTCCCCAAACACATCACTTTCGAAATGAGAATATGGTATCGGATGCATTTTAATGCTTTGTGGATTAATTTCCAACCAAAGTTTATAACGTTCTTTAACTATAGAATTTCCTGTAACGAAAAAAATTTGATTAGGTGATATTCTATAATCAACGCACTCGTTATGAAAAAAATCAAAAATCCAATCATCATGGTAACCTTCGAAACTTGAATCAATTAACAAATACGCGTTTCCATCACGTAAATCCTTCAAGTATGTTTCATTCAAAAATTCAAAAAGACTTTGAGTTGTCTTATCTGCCGAGTACTTTCCTCCAGCCCACATTTCAGGATCGTTGTTTACCCCAACAGGAATTATGTATTTATCAGGTTTATTCTTTAATGTGAATTCTTGAAATGTAAATTTATGTTCTTCATTTAATCCACGAAGACATACCATACGATTATATAATGGAGCAACTGTAAATCTATCAAATCCAGTTTTATTGGGTACCCAATTCTGAACAAAGTTTCGACTATTTTCCAAGTCTTCAAACACGAAATTCATACATTAATCAATTTTTTTTCCAAATACTTTTTAGAATTTCTTCGATTGGTTTTTTATTATTTGACCAACCATGTCCATCATAATCATATTTATTTTTTATTATTTCCACAAATTTTTCTCTATTGAATAAACAAACTTCATACATCTCTTTTCGGATTTCTTTCAGTTCATTAATACTTTTCGTTTTGAACTTGTTCAATTCTTTTATAACCATATCAATTTTTTTATGATGGTCAGGTTCAAAATCATAACTTTCATCTATCCATTTATCGAAAGTTTTATATCCTTGGTCTTTCAAATACGACAAAGTGTTAACATTACCTAAAACTATAAAAGGATGACCCGCCACAATTGGTTTCCAAATTTTTTCTGACATAAATAGAATCGATGTATCAATTAATGTTTCAGTTACTAATGATATGAAAGTAGACTCGTGGTCAGGTAACTCAATATTTGCAGCCCAATTTATATCCAAAGTTCTATCGATTTCTATCGGTGTCATTTTAGATAATTCTTCGTATTCATCGTGTGGTTCGAATCTTCCTAAACTAATTTTACCTATATCAAATAAACCATTTTTTATTAATTCGTTCACTAAATGAATCCTGTGAGGTCTTGGATTTCTATTGTATGATAACAAGAAATACTTTTCATCTTTGGGATTAAAATCAACAATTTCATTTTTTAACAATCTGTAATCCACCCACGAATCAAATATAGAAACGGGATGGCACTCAAACTTTAATCCCCTTTGTTTTCTAACCTCGTCAACTAACAAGTTCCCATGTATATAATGAACCCCACTATCAGGTAAATTTGATTCTTTAATCCATCCATCGATAATTTCCAAATCATTATTGTAAATGTTCATTCCACTATAACCTTCGAACTGATGAATCATTACAATTTTGGATTTATGATTTCTTACATCATTCAAATATTTTTCTGAAATACACTTAAATCCAATATCTTTGTTTTTACGAAAAAAGTTATTGTCATAAACATTTATAAGATATAAATGTTTTTTATTTTCTATATTTATTTTGTCTATATAGTTTACGTTATCTCCGTAATTCACTAATATATTTTCCCTCAGAACATTGTTATCCCATACTTTATTACCATTTTCAATGTCGAACAAATTCCATACTCCCCATGTTTTAGGATAATCAAACCTACCTGTTTCTCGTAAGTACCAAGATTTAGATGACCCATTTGGCCGGTAGTAATCGAAGATACTATCCCAATCTTCCAAAGAACAACTAATTTTATTGTCCTCCATCAACTCTCTAATCCCATCTTCGAAAGTGATATGATTGAATTGTATATGGGCATGTAAATTCGAAAAATCTACTCTATAAGAACGACTATCTTCACTATTAATTAATTCGTATTCTAAGTCGGGTTTAACTGTTCTTTTAATTTTTTCAATTAAATCAATTTTATTAATATTCAATTCATTCTTACCAATGTTAATGATTGTATCATTATAGTCTCCCTCGATAATACTTTTCAATATCTTAACACAATCCTTAATATGTAAATGTGGGCGTTCTGCCAAAGGGTCGAATATCTCTATTGGTTTTTCCTCTTTGATGTCTTGAATCAAATTGTTTATTAAAACATCATTTCTATTCAATTTACTTACACCATATAATGTAGACAACCTTACAATTTTGAATTTTGGATTGTTTTTTGACAATAAAATGTTTTCACAAGAAATTTTCAATTCAGAATATAAAGATGAAATCTGAGTATCGGATTTTTCATTAACAATATCAGTCCGTTTCCCATATACACTACAACTACTCGAAAATATTAATCTAACTTTTTCATTTGTTATCAAATCAACCGTTTTTTTGAACTGAGAAATTGGTTCAATTAATTGTGATCCATCTGTCAATTCCAATAATCTCGGTGATGCTAAATAAACTATTACATCTTGTGAATTTAATAACTCTCTATACTTTTCAATATTAGAAACATCATCATGAATGATTGTTACATTTTTATTCAAAAATGTAATATTACTATATAAAAACTTATCATATACTGTAACATCACAATCGTTCATGCTATTTGATAATGGGATACCTAAATAACCCGCACCCCCTATGATTAAAATTTTCATATTAGTCCCTTAATGTTTCAGTCGTTACACAATGAAAAGATCCACCCAAAGTTCTTGAGTGTCTGATCTTACAATCTAATGTATCTATATTATATTTTTTTAATTCTTTAATTAGTTCTGTTTGTCTATTGTCTAATATAACCGTGTTTTCGTCAATAGAAAGTAAATTAATACCAACCCAAACAGAAGCTCGTTCGACTTTGTGGTAACCAATATCCACCATTTCAGGTGACCATATTTTATCCCAAGATTTCAACATCTCAGGCATGTTTTTCTCATTTATCCTTGCAGGATTTAGAAGACATAGACCCTCTCTTAACAAAGCTATAGTAGAATCCAAATGAGAGTACGAATACATGTTTTCTAACACGTGTACTTTGTATTCTGACCCCAATAAATTTTGAAGCCATTTCGCTCCCAACTTATTCCCTGTATTACTCACCAGATACAGGATATCATTATTCGACCGTAAAATATTTGCAGCGTCGAATACAGGCTCTTTTTCAGTTAATGTTAACTTAGATAAATCTTTTCTTTGGTATGAATCATCCTTTAACATTGGTTTAGGTGCAGCAACCCATCTCGCCCCTTGTTCCATATACTGTATGAAATCTTCCCTAAAACAATATGTTTCGAATTGACGAGACCTCAAAGTCATTGGCGCCTCTATGATTGTATCACCAATTACAGTTACAGTGTCTCTTGGACAAAAGGTATAGTATTGGTCTGTTTCCCAAAATCCATTACTTATTGTTGAAGTTGTGTCGATTGATTTTGGTCTTTTAACATTTACCCCACATTCGTTTAGGATTTGAGATAAAGACTCTAAATCTTCTCGAGTTTCTTCATAAACTTTTTCATCAAAAAAACCTAACTCTTTTGAAGGTATTATATCTTTGTCAGCATAGTTAATAGCATGAAGATCAACTCCATGTTTTGGCATATTTGCATTATCTATCGTACCAACGAAAACTTCTCTTAATTTACCCCATTCATTTTTAACTGATACCATTTTTAATTTTTTTTAATATTTTGTCAACCACAATATCTTGAGATAGGTGTCCATTATGTGCACAGTCCCTTCCTTTTTCCTCAAAATCATCTTGAATTTGGTCAATTTTTATCTCATTGTGGAATAACTCAGATTTTTTCAAATTAAAATCATCTCCCCATGTCCAATGATAAACAGGAATATTCAATGTATTCCATAAATTATCACAAGTTAATGTAAATAAATTACTTTGTTTTATCAACTCACCTTCATTCTCAACAAACCCATAATGATACCAATCGAAATATTTTTCGTGATTTTTAGGGTACACTTCTTTTGGATATGAAATTGAGAACGTTTCTATTTGAACTGTATGAGGATTTCTGTAAAACATATAAGATGTCCTATTATCAAATGTCCATTGATAAATCACATACTTTGGCAACTTTTTCTTTTTCAACACAAAGTTATGAAACAAAATTGTATTGTAGAATGCGACATCGGGTCCTGACCCTCCAACTCCCAAGTTGAATACGTCCAAATTTAATTTTTTTGATAATTTAGTTGGCCAAATGTCATCATAATGTAATCCAATACCTTCAGTGAAAGAACACCCAAAAACTACCATGTATTCATCACTAAGATCCGAAAATTCTTTTGCACGGTAACCCCAAGAGTTATACTTATACTCTAACTCTTTTTCATAATAATACCACTCCTTTCCAAGTTTTTTTCTATTTTCATAGAATTTTTCCTCACTGTCCGTTTGAGCAAATTTAGTAACCTGATTAGATTTAGAAGGTATAAATATTATGGGGACTTCTTTACTAAACTCCATTGAAAATTTTATTTAATCTCAAATCTTTATAAGACATGTGGCTGTGGGAGTCATCATTTACTTCGGATATATTATCCATAAGAATTATTCCTCTTGCGGCATCTTCGGGAGTCATGTACATATGCCATCCTAACATTTCTATATCATCTTCCATATAGTTTTTTTCTAAATTACGTCCGTCATAACACGCTCTTTTGAACCATGTGTAAGCATCATAATCATCACATAAAATCATCCCTCCCCTTCCAATAGGCAATCGTTTTTTGATTTGGAATGATAACGCCGCAAATCCTCCTTCATACATTCCTTTTGTCCACCTACCAGCAAAATCCCATACATCTAATGGTTCTAATTTATAGGTTCCTGACCACTTTTTATCAACAAACTCAAACTCATATCCAGCATGTAATATTTGCATCGGCACAGATGCATATGTAAAATATGGTATTTTAACTTTTTGTGGATTGTTAATATACTTTAGTATTAAGAAAATCGCATTACTACAACAATCAACCGCAACTGCAAACTTAGACCCGCAAAAATCAGAGACTTTTTTTTCAAAAATATCAACAACTTCCGTCGGGTTACCAAAAGAATAACCTCTATCCTTGAGTTGATTCAATTCAGGTCTCTGTAATTCGGAAGGTAGTTGACCTAACGGCCATTGTTTATACATCTTTGAATGCTTTGGTATATTTTTTCTTGATTATGTTCCAATCTTCAGTGACGAATGCACTTTCTTTTCTTACGTAATTTTCAGCAAAATTGGACCAAGTGGATGTTGGAACTTTTATCAAAAACTTACAAAAAGATAAACTGAATAAATCCACTAAATTTGGTACAACATTTCCATATTCGAGTTCACTTTTTTGAATACCTGATGTAACAATATAATCGTAAACAATATTCAATATGTTTTTCTTATCAATTAAATTATCTCCATATTTTTCATAAAAATACCCCATGATTTCATCGGGTAAATCAGAACTGATATAGAATTTTTGATTTGGGTTTAATTTCAAAATGTTGTCCATTATATTGAAATATAATTCGTCTTGATGGAATGAATAGAAATTATCTGTTTGGTATCGAGGAATTCTTTTAATCAATTCAAAATTACCTCTTATCTCTTCAGGTAAACTATTCAAGTCATCGTGATTAAATGGAATACCATTACCTCTTCTTATATGAATACCTACAGCGTTCCTTACTTCATATTTTATTGATTCCTCAACACTTTTATATCTTAATTTAATTTCCTTAAGTGGCCTATCAATCATTTCTACAGTCTCAATTGGATAAAGGTCTTTTAATGCTTTGTACCCAAAATTACTGTAATAATGTCCTCCATTTTTAAGTTTACACCCATCATACCCAAACATTTGCCAAATCATTTCGAAAGAAATTGGATTCGCAGTGTTTATTTCTTGGTTCACAGTGTCGTATACCGCAATAAACTTTAATTTCTCGACATCATAAGTGTCTCCTTCAATATTTCTGAAAAATTTAGTTTTGGGTAAATCAATCAACTTAAATTCAGGCCAATACTTTTCCTCCAATATGATATGATAATCAAAATTGTTGTTCTTATTTATTTCATATGCGACTTCCCAATGAAATATTCTATTACAAAGTCCTGTATCTTCGGTATCCTTGTCCCATCCTCCAAAGGGCTCTACCCATCTTAATGTATTTTTATAGTCTGGCATATTACAATTTTATTTAATGAATATCTTAATATATTTTTCAATAATTTTATCAATACTATTAGTAGCGTCTAATGCTGGTTGATGTCTATAATCTTCCGCAAACTCACTCCAAGTCGATTTATTTGATTTGATTAAAAAACTACAATAACTTAAAGAAAACAAATCCACAATATTTTCAACTACATTACCATATGTTTTTAACTTATATACATCATGATGATTGTCAACTAAAAATTCATTTATTTGTTTAATGATTTCAGTGTTATTTATCAAGTTATTTGGATATCGATTATAATATTGTGACAATAAATTTTTTGGTAAATCACTGCTTATGTATATCTTTTGAGAAGGGTCTATCTCTAATATTCCATCAATTATTTTGAAATATACATCATCCCTAATAAACTTATAAGCGTTATGGTGTGAATTTGTTTTTTTAATAAATTGACTATAATCTTCCCTATTTTCATCAGGTAATGAATTTATGTCATCTTCGGTCACATAAACTCCATTATGCCTTCGTATATGAATTCCAACACACCCTTTTGTAAAATTTTCTAAAAGATTCTGAATAAAATTATATTTTATTTTTATGTTTTGAAGCGGTCTTTCAACTAAATGGATTATAGGATATTGAATCGCAAGATCTGGATTGTATCTAAAGTTTATCAACCTTTTAATATCGTAATAACCAAAATCTGAATGAGCCTCTTTAGGAAACCTGTAATCTTCATTAAAAAATGCATTTTCAATACAATCCCTTGTTATTGGTGTTGTCATTGATACCGACATATTTTTTATATCATAAACCGTTAGAAACTTGAGACGATTAAACTCCATTGGATAGTATAATCCATATGCAAACTTTTCCATTTTTACTGGATGGGTATGTGGTAAATCTAAAATTTCAAGTTCCGGCCAAAACATATCTTGGAGTAAAATATCATATCCAAAATTATTTTTTTCATTAATGAACTCCGCAACTTCCCAATGAAATATTCTATTACAAAGACCGGTATCTGTACCGTATTCAAGTTTTACATAGTCAAAGAAATTACTATGATGGCCCCATCCTCCGAATGGTTCCAACCATCTTAACGTACCATCATAATACATTCTTATTTGTTATAATTATCCTTATCTGAAATGTATTCACCTGGTTCATAATGTGTGATTCGTCCATCTGTAACTCTCACATCAGGTATGGTTTCATCAATTTCAATCGAATTATACCAATCCTCTAATTCAGGAAAAGTTTCAACAAAACTTTTATTTCTTCTTTTATCATATTGTGTATAAAAACTTTTGAAATCGTGAAATTGCATTTGCATGTCAGTTTCAGTTGTATTGTGTCCACGGTTAACTACCTCGATGTAATCAACTAATCTTTGAATTTGAGCACCTTCATACATGTTAATCAATGGGTTCTTTTTATTTTTTCTCCACCACATTGATAATTTACCGTGTAAATCATGTTTAACATCATCAGGTAACGTCAAAGGTGACATAAATGCCGGCCATCTAAGAATGTTGAAGTCCACAATAGGTTTGTTCCATCCATACTTAGCCTTTAGTGTTAACATATCATCCAAGAATTCAGTGATACTAAACAGACATAAACTATTAATTGTCATCATAATCACAACTTGTCTCACGTTACCTTTCTCAATGACTTGAACCAAATTGTTTCTCCACACTTCGTAGTTCAAACCATCTCTGATGTATTCTGCGTGTGCTCCATATGATTCATTACTAGTATAAATGTCAAATTCTTTAACATCAATTTCATTTGTTACGTTTATCAACTTATCAATAAATTCTTGACTGACACCTAAATTAGAATTAATAGCAACTCTTAGGTTTGGTGATGGATATTTTTTTACTTCTTCCATAAACTGCCAGAAATTATGACTCATGGTAGGTTCTCCTCCAGTAACTCTAATCTCTTGTAATGTTTTTGTTAGTTCTGGCCACCACTCTAAGAATGCCGACACATATGGATTATTTTCATTGTGTTTACCATAGATTTCAGACCAAGATCCATCAGCATAATATGCCCCTGCACTTGTGGTCTTGAACTTTTGATAAGCTCCATTCTTTTTGATGTCTTTACCCCAAGTTGTTGAATAACCTGAATTACAGTATGAACACGCAAAGTTACAGGTACGATCGAAACTAACTTCAATAGTTTTTGGGGTAATGTCTGCATCCCAAGGAAAGTCTTTCAATGCCGCAATTTCTTCTTCAGTGTAAATTTGACTTTTATATACACGGTCAGAAATATTATTTCGACCAATATCTTCAATCTTCCAACAATATGAACATTCTGCAGGTTTAGTACCTTCCAACATCATTTTTCTAATTTCTTTTTTGAAATCAGTATTATGTAATGCGGATGGATTTGTTTTGATTTTTTCTAAATCAATAGGATGGGGTAATGGAAGATGACATGAATTTGTAAACCCATGACCTAAATGTAAACTGACGTTATACCATTTTGCGGCACAAAAGCTACAACTTACGGAATTTAGGTTTTTATCTCTCCAATTTGCTAATTGCTCTGACATTCTTGTTTTATTTGATTAATTCTAAAAAATTCTTATTACTGGATTCATCGTAAATTATACCCAAATTATTTGATATATTAAAGTCATAGTAACATAACAAATTTGTATAGGTATTATAAGATGGAAACTTGAAAGTCTCTGTATTAACATATTCCTTAACACTATGAATATCCGAAATGTTTTCCAAAATAAAAAACAACCTGATATCCATTTCTCCGTGCCATTTGTTTTCTGGAGAATTATCAGATGAGTTACTTGAACATCCTAAATATAATGCAGTGTCTCGGTACTTTTCGCATAAATTTCCTTCGAAACCTTGGGAACCAACTTCTTCTAAATTTTTGTAAATTATGAATTTGTTTTTATTTCGTATAATAGTCACTGATATACCCTTTTCTAACTCATCTCTCAGAAGAGGTATAGTTATACTTTGATTATTTTGGCCTTTAATCCTATAAATAAAAAACAAATGATTGTTAATCTTATTATAAACTAAACCAATATTTTTACTCGGTTTCCCGAATAACATAAAGTGTTCGTCTAAAACAAAATCTTCTTCGATTCTGAAATCAATATGGATTGTAAATTCATCATTGTAAAAAAACTCATCAAAAGTATCGTTAAGTTTTTTATTGTATTGTGTAACATATTGGTCATCTGGGTGTTCTTCGATTTCCCATTTGAATTTCATCCAATACGGTTGTTTATAATTTATTTTCATTACTAATTTCTTCGAAAAATGATTTTAGTTCAGGGTAATATTCTTCAACTTTCAAACCTCTACGTGATTCGTATTGTTTAACAAAGTTATAAAGATCGAGTTTATGTTGATACAAATCATTATCATGTAATTTCTTGTCTGAAATGAATATGTCTCTTAGTCTCGACACTTTTTCTATTTCTTGAGTTGAAAATCCAACATCCTCAACGTTCTGCATTTGATGGAAATTCAAACTTCGATATGTTGAATTGAACTTCATGTACTTTATCCATCTATCAAAATAATCTTGCGTTATATAATCTTTCAAGATTCTAAAACTCATAAACGATGGTTGTCTTAAATAAGATGTATCTAATATAATTGCAGAACTCCAATATCTCAGAGGATTAAAGTGTTTAACTTTGAACTCATGAACTTTTCTAATTAATGATTCGTATGAAAAAACACTAAAAATATTAAAAGTAGACATGATTACTACCGTAACTTTGGGTAATGCAGTTAATACTTTATCTATATTGTTAAATAATTTTTCAAAATTCATCCCATATCTTGTATACTCAGATTGAATTCCATACCCATCACAAGATGTGAAAATAACAATTTCTTTTACTAAATCATTCTCGATAATTTTATTCAATTTATCTATTAATTTATCTATCAAATTATCGGGAACTCCAAGATTACTATTTATGGAAAGTTTAAGATTTTGGTTTGGTTGTTCTGTTTCCAAAATGAAATCCAATACTTTCCAAGTATCTTTAGATAATAGTGGTTCTCCACCAGTAATTCTAAATGTATCCATACTTTTATAAAGTTCGGGAAACCATTCCCAAAAACTATTAACGTATGGGTTATCCTCAGAATGTTTGTATGGCTTAGTATTACGTTCTTCCATACGTCTTGTACCATTGTATTCAAATGAAAGTTGGTAAGGGCCGTGGTCATTAATTTCTTCCATCCATTTTGAAGAATATTCAGGTCCACAATACGCACATTTGAAATTACAGGTGTTAGAAAAACTAACTTCTACGTATTTTGGATTGTAATTATCCCTCCAATCTGACTTAGAAACTTCTTCGAAAAAAGGTTCTGACCAAGGTTCGGAAGATTTGAAAACTCTATCTGAAAATGAGTTTGAATTATCTTCAACATTCCAACAATAGGAACATTCTGAAGGTCTCTCATTTTCCAACATTTGTTTACGAGCAAGTTTTTTAACTTTACTATTGTGTAAAGCAGTAGGATTACGAGACAACTCTTCTAAAGTTACCTTATGAGGTTCAGGATGGTGACAAGAGTGAGTTGTTCCATTATGTAAGTGCATTGTGACTTGTGTCCATTTCGCAAGACAAAATCCACAACCTACGGAGTCCAACTTTTTCTTGTTTGCTTCGAATTGATTAGTTGATATTTTATCTTTTTCTTTATCTTTTGAAAGTTTCAAATTAAACAAATAGAACTTATCCTTGAATTCATCTTTTATGGTACATTCTTCCCCCAAATTGTCTCTCAAGTCAAAAGCACACAATAAATTATTTGTAATCAACTCTTGGTCAATACTCATTCTTGTTACAAATTTTTTAATCTGTTGCATAGTTAATACAGTATCGAATATGGAAAAATGATAAACATCCATTTCAGTCATACTTCTATGCATCATAACATCTGAGTCCATGTTATGGCAACCAATAAAAAAGTTTTTATCTGCGTAATCATTAATCAAGTCATACTTTGTATCAATAGTATCAACTAGTTTGTAATTGAAATACAAATTAAATTGGTTGTTGGCATACGTTAGGGTTATGTTTGCTTCATTGTCATACATACCGTCCTTTACAGTATTGTAGGTATAACAGTTGTGAATTGAATTACCGTCCTCACCTTTGGTCCAAAATTCAAAAACGAATAAATCTACTTCGTAGTCATAACTTACACCAAAATTTTTTCCAGGGACACCGAAAAATCCAATTTTTTCATCTCGAGCAAAATATCTACCAACCCTGAAAGATAAACTTATTGTATATTCTTTTTTTAGAATTAAATTAGTTTGTTCCTCACCAGAATTAACCTTTAGGTACCAAGGTTTTTCATATTCTATTTTCATTACTTCATTATTACATTTATAAACCTTGTATTCGGATATAATGATTCGTCAATATTAACCAACTCAGTCACATCTAATATTTTATTATAACCTTCTTCTTTATAATTAATTTTATTCTGTTGCATTTCAGTTACAAATCTTTTTTCATTTCTTGCGGTGGTATCACCTTTTGCCCATTTTCCATTTACAAATCCTTCATCTTCATGATAGATACAATCAAAAGAACCCTCTCTTCTATATGGTAAAATTAAATCTTTTACTTCAATATCTTCATTTACAAAGATAGTATTATTATTATAAAATTCATAATTATTGACAATGTCTTTATCTGAAGCATCAAAATTATAGTGAAGTACTAAACCACTTTTATCTTCGAAAATAGTGTTTATGTCATCAACAAATTTATCATAAACCTTAACTTCAGCAATTTTACCCTTCAAAAAAACACCAGTATGAGAACACACTCCCATAAGGATAGGTTTGATTGAATCATGAGCCTTCAACTTTTTTTCGATGTGTAATGGTATATGTTCTTTAACTCCATTCATATTGTAGTTCAATTCATCATTGACATATAGATAATAATTCCCGTTTTCAGAGTCATATGTTACTGTGACCCACGTCCATTCATTCTCAAATCTTTTTGCATAATTGTAATGATGATTACTGTCCCTATCATATACTATTGAAGAAATAGCTCTTGAATTATTGAAGGAAAGTCCCCAATTGTAACTTCCATCTTTTCTTATTAATGGATACTCAATGAATTTTCGTTCTTCGTCTCCAACCAACCAAATTGGGACTTTATCAGGTTGTTGGTCAGCACTGAATAATATTGATATAGTATGGTCTTGATGTAAACAAGAACTTATTTCTCTATTAACGTTGAATGCCAAATATGAATCATTTCCATTAAATTGTGCAACCTTCCTATTTTGATGTTTTTCGAAAACTTTGTAAGTTGTCAATCCTTCAAAATACGCCCTCCAAAATAAATCGTCATCTTCTTGGCCCCAATCCCAATAGTCATTTGAATACCCATTTGTTTTCAAAACTTGGTCTTTGGTGAAAAGAATTATCCCACCAAAATATTGTTCATAACCTAACTTATATCCATATTTGGATAGTTTGGTTGCAATATGGACAGGGAACTCATCGGGGTAAGAATAGTCACAAGTGTCATCATGAGGAACCATGTCAACATCATGCCAAGCAATGTAATCACAACCGTCTTCGAAGGCATGATATGCTGCAATATTTTTCATTGCACCTCTATTAAACAACTTATCATCCACTTGATGTCCTACATAAAATTTATGAGGGATTCCCTTGTTCTTTAAGTGTTCAGTTAGACGAGGTATTAATTCCTCTATATGTTCTTTTCTATTTCTGTATGGTATACAGATTCCTAATTTTGGTTTCATATTCCTACTGTTACGTGTATAACATTATCAACGGTTTCTTTACCATATTCTTTGAATTTACATGTAGAAAGCCCGTCACTTTCAAATTTAGCTCCGTTAGTTAAAACTTCGTTATGATATCTTAATTGATTAAATCTAGTTGTTTGATTTTTCCACCCTCCGTCTTCATATCCATTTTCTTCGTGTGGTAGTAATTTGAAAGTGGATTCTCTACGATAAGGCACTTTTATTTCTTTATGTTCATCGAAGGTATATCCAACAATTTCACAATTGTAAATCCATCCATTATTCCCCTTTTCACTTAAATCTATTAATTGATACCCCTTAATAAATTTAGCATCATAATATAACACTAATTTATAATCTGATTTGTAATCACCAAAATTCTGGGTTAATCCAAAAAATTGGTTTTTGGAAATCTCCTCAATTTCACCTTCTCCTAAGATATCGTTATAAACTGCAAAAGAACTAATTGACCCTTTGAAATAGTTATTATCCTTTTCTCTGTGCGGATTTCCGCACCCTAAATAAAAATGTGGCTCTTGTGAGTAATCATAAAAAGTACCCACTCTCTTGGTATCAACCAATTTTCCATTTTGATATAATGAAAAAAACTTTTCTTCTCTATCTATAGTAACGGTAATGTTTGTCTTGAAATTTGGCAAGATATCACTGTGAATAAACACAACTTTTTTATTTTCTGTAAACATTTGAAATGTATACCTTCTATATGAGTTATATGTTATTGTACAGTCATATCCCGGTATTGAAAATACCGACATAATATCTTCACCTTTGTCCTTATCCAACTCTAAATCATCAGGGTTGAATGAAACGAATATCGTGATTTTTCCATTTGGATTGTAACTTGTCTGATTGATGAAATCGAATATATTAGCGGACTTAACATAGGCATTTTTACCATTGAACTTCAATGCTGCAGTGTTACCTCCATCTAATTTTAATAGTTTAGTGTTTAATGGAATATCAAAATATTCACACCTATGTAATAAATCATCATCTTCGTACCCCCACCCCCAATAGTTATTTGAATACCCATTTACCTTTTCAAATAAGTGTATTGGAAATAGTGTAACTCCTCCGAAATATTGGTCAAACACAATTCTATTGAAATCTTCTGTACCTATCAGATTGGTTGCCAAATGAAGTGGAACATCACTGTAGGAATAATCTACTTCTTCAGGTAACATGTCCAAGTCATGAAAAACGACATAGTCACATCCAAGTTTCTTCGCATAAATCGTACCGATATTTAATAATTTACCACGATTGAAACTTTTTTCATCATCTTGTTCCACAATAATTAGATAATAATTAATACCAGAATCGGAAAGATGTTTTGTAATATGGCTTTTGAATTCAACCAAATCAAAATATCTATCCCGATAGGGCACAATTATTCCTAACTTGTGATTATTCATCTATGGTAGGATCTTTAGGTTGAACTGTTTTATGCCATTCCGCTAAGTAAAATTGAATACGGTCGCTCCACTCTTGTTTTTCAATTTCTTCAACCCAAACAGTTAACGCGTCCAATGTGTTTGCTATTTTCTCTAAGGCTTTGACTTTTCGTTGCTCAAGCAACATTTTTTCTTTTTCTTTATCTAATTCTGTCATATCAAAACTATTTTTTTAATTAAATTATTCCATTTCCTATATCTTTTGAATTCATCAATCCCTGAGGATTCTTCAATCATAAATTCTTCATTATTCAAATCTATCAAAAAATTTGATTTTTCCAACTCTTGATACATTTTCATGTACTCTTCTGAATATGAATATTCTTTATTAGTGTCAGCAACTCTTTTAATTCTTTCAATTGAAGTAATATCCCATTTGAAGTGGTGGACTTGTACTGAATGAGTATCAATCGGTGCTATCAAAGGATTCCCCCAACCTTGCCATTTCCAAGTGGTATATCCATCCACTTTCGCATAGTGTTGACCATTGGTTAATGTAACCCATCCTCTCGTAATACAAACTTTATTTGGACAAGCTTGACTCATTGGATACCTAAAAAATCCCATGACAGGAAATTGTTTCCAAATACGTTCATCTTCTTTAATCTCAGGAAATGTACCTCCACTACCTATTCTATCTATGAATCCTCCTCTAACAATATCCCATCCATTTACTTCACAATCCAAAATTAACTTTTGAATGTTGTCATGAGGATATAAGTGAAACTCATCTATGTCTGCAACAACCCACCAACCATTTTTGTCTTTCGATTTTACTTCATTGTATAAGTTAGTTACCATCTCCCAATCAAAATTGTGATGACGAACTTCTTTAACAACATGGACATTATTGTATCCTGAAATAATACTTTTTACCTCTTCACTAATGTTCGGATGTAAATCTGAGTTATAACACGCGATATGAATCTCGCTTACATATTTTTGGTAATGTTTTATAAAGTGGGGTAATAAATTAACCCCGTGACCAATAACTGTTACTAATTTTATCATTTTTTCCAAAAACTATAAATCCCTTTATTCAATTCATAATCACTCCACACAAATCTTTCTCGTTTCGGTTGTTTTTTAGCCCATTCCCACATCTGACTTAACCCATCATATAATGAAGTTTTATCAGAAAATCCCAAAAGGTCGATAGATTTTTGATATGTTGGATGAGCGTTTTTTACCTCATGTCTTTTTTCTTTATAGACCACTTCACCATCTTGGATAACTTCTCTTAAAACTTTGTTAGCGTCATTAATTGTATAATATTTTGTACCTCCTAAATTGATAATCTCTTTGGAACAATTCTCTTGTTGGGATGATTTCCACAAGCCCTCCAAACAATCATCAATGTAACTGAACGCCCTTTTTTGTTCGCCATCTCCAAATATAGTCATCGGTTCACCATTCAGATGTTGATACATCCATATACCTAATACGTTTCTGTATTTATCCCAAATGTTTTGTTTGATACCATAAAAATTGTGAGGTCGAATGATACACCAATCTAAACCATGTTGTTCACCGGCAACCTTAATATCCATTTCACAGGCATATTTTGCAATACCATATGGATCTATAGGATTTTGTTGGTCGTCTTCGTGGAAAGGTGGAGTCCCATGGCCATATACCGCCATAGTAGATGAAAAAATGAGTCGTTTTACATTATGTTTAATACACTCATTTACTATGTTTGCAGTTGAAATGAGGTTATTTTCATAATTATATTTCCTAATAAATGGAGATAGTCCTTCAGCAGCATAAGCCGCAAAATGGTATACATAATCAGGTTTGGTTTCTTCAAAAATATCTGATAGTTTATCAGATTTACAATCAACATTAAAAAATTTAACGTCAGGGTTAACATTTTCAATGTATCCCCCACTTAAATTATCAACACCTATTAGTTCAACATTAGGTTTGTTTTCAACAATCCAATCAGCGAGTCTTGAACCTAAAAGTCCTGCAACTCCTGTTATTAATATTTTCATATATTATTATTTCCTATTTATTATGGTAATACCACTTGATGATGGTTTATCCATTAATATACGGAAATTATGTAACTTTATCAAGTTCCACTCGGGACTTTGTTCCAACTCTTTAACTAACCTTGAAGGTCCGTCAAACGGATGATAATCTTTTTTTGCCTCTTCAGAAACAATCAGAGTTTTCTCATAATTCTCATCTGTATCATGTAAAACTATAACACCTTTTTCACTCAAAAGTTTCGAGTACAAATCGAAATCTTTCTTAACCCCTTCATACGAGTGGTCTCCATCAATAAATAAAAAATCAATTTTAATATCTTGTCGAACAAAAAAATTATAATATGCATCTTCAGAAGTTGATTTAATTAATCTAGGATGAAAATTTTTTCTAAAAAAAGAATCTTCATCATCAACATCGGTTGGGCCACCAACACCGTTACAAGCGTCAACCAAATAGGTAACGCCAATATTCCCCCAATTATAATCAGGGTTACCTTCAAATATTTTTTGATTGTGTAAATCAACTCTTGCTTGAGTCATTATTCTTGGTATGAATCCTCCACCCGAACCAATACAAACACACACTTTAGCCCTAATCTGTTGTATTAAAGAATATACTACCATCCCATCTCCCATGTGTAAATCAGTCGCACCGTGAGTCCACAGATATGGCACCAACTCCCCATCATTAGTAGTTATAAATTTTTCTATAAAGTCTCGATTGGTAATCATTTAGTTGATTAAGTTTTTTTCTTGTTTTTATACGTTTTTTTCTTTTCAACATTTTCAGGTAAATTTTTACCATATGCAAATGTTCCAATGTGATACACCTCATTACTTAGGTTCATATCAATTTTTACTTGATATCCTATTTTATTCAATTTTTTGAACAATGTGAAATCCTCTCCACCCCAATCTTTAGTTTTTGGTTGATATGTATACTCGAAATATGGTCTACTCAAGTGTTTGAAAATTGATGTTTTCATTAAAACACATCCCATACCAATCGCTTCAACCGAAACTAGTTCATCATCAGGTTGAATAGGTATCCAACTTTCCCAATCATTAGTATCTAAGAACGCTACTGATTTGAAAGGGAATGACCGTTTCATATAATTACAAGCAACAATATCTTGATTATGGGCTAACAATCTTAATAATGTAGTTGGAGGAAACATCATATCACTGTCCAACCAAAGTACCCATTCAGATTTTACGGCAATTGCCTGACTAATAAGGGTTTCTCTCTGATTAATTAGTATGGTTGATGCATCAAAAAAAAGGTGTACATCAATTCCCATCTGAGTGGTAGTTTTTACTAAATTTCCAAGTGAAAGTGAAAAATGAGAATACACAGTGTCTCTTGTTGGAACCAATATAGAAACCGATGTAGGTTTTCCTTCCCATATTGTATTTGTGTAAACACTCATTTCACACCAGAAATTTTAGAAGTATCCATTTCAGATTCGGTTACTGTCTCATTAATAGTTTTAATGAGTTCTTTTGTCCGTTTCATAACTAACTTAAAATCTACCACTGGTAAATTACTAATAATTGAAAAAGTTTCTTTGGAATATTTACCTTCTAAAAGTATTTCAACTGCGGCTCTTCTTGAAAATTTTTCAACAGTTGCCCATCTACTATAGTCAGAATCATTATTCAGTAACTTTTGTAAATTTTCATTGTTTTGTTTTTTCAAGATATTTTCCATAATACTAATTTCTTCAATTGAATCATTAGTTTTTGGTGTGTGTTTTAATTGATTATATCTATCAATAAAGTTTATCAATTTTTCCTTATCATATTCAATCCCTGACCACACAATATGTTTTAATTCATACTCAGATAAAAAATTTTTGTAATCAAACTTCATAATTATATTTTTATAAAAATATACAAAATATAATTACTTTTCTGAAGATTAGTGGAGTTAATATAATAAAAATTTCAGATGATTAAGGGCATCCACTCTGACCTGATACTATTACTATTGAACCACTAACAGTTTGTTGTGGAAGAGATGTGCCAGCAGCATTGTCCCAAGTCCAGTAACCTGAAGTTACTGGGTCGAAATATCTTTGATTAGTTAATATTGGAGTAATAGTAGTATCATATAAAGGTTGTCCACCAGTACAACCATTTAGAGTATAATATAGAGTACCACTACAAGTATAATCTTCAGGAACAGTTAAACCACCCATGTCAGCAGATAAACTTGTTTGAGCTCCGGCCGGAATTGCAGAAACCCCAAGAGCTTGAGGGGGTTGTCTAAGGGCTCCGAGTGTACCATTCAATGAAATATTCACAGTTGGGAGTGGGAAACCAAATGCGTCATAAACGCACGACATTGCAATTTCAGTTCCTGTGGCCGGAGTTAATCCCATTTTTTATAACTATTTTTAATAGTAGTCCTTATCTGAAAATTATAACTCAGATAAGGACTTAATTGTATTATTTTTTTATTATATTTTTTAGTTCATCGATTTGAACTTGTTGTTCTTTAACACATTCTATTAAAAGTGCTACAATTCTATCATATTTAACCGCTAAATAACCGTTTTCTCTTCTTTTAACAATTTCAGGTAGTACTTTTTCAACTTCTTGTGCAATTACCCCAATATCGTGACCTTCATTTTCGTGTATTCCTTCCATAGGAATCCAATCATATTCATATCCACCAATTTGAGATATTTTTGTAATTGGATTAACAATTGGTGTAACATTTTCTTTTAATCTACTATCGGAACTGTAAAATGCAATAACATCGTTTGTCGCTCTAATTAAACCAGTAGTAGTTGGTGTTGCAGTTCCTACACCAAGTGCTCCGTTGATATATGCCGTTGTACCGTCAAATGTAAAGTTAACCTCTCCATTAATAGTCCCAGCAGTTCCTGTTGCGGTTAGAACATAATTGTTTGTATTATTGTTAATTGTTCCTAAACCTGAACTACCACTTGATCCTGATGTTCCACTAGATCCTGAGGTACCATTTGTCCCTGATGAACCACTAGATCCTGAAGTACCTGATGAACCACTTGACCCTGAAGTACCTGATGATCCACTAGATCCAGATGTACCACTAGATCCTGAGGTACCATTTGTCCCTGATGAACCACTAGATCCTGAAGTACCTGAAGAACCACTAGAACCTGAGGTACCTGATGAACCACTAGATCCTGATGTTCCACTAGACCCTGAAGTTCCGTTTGTTCCTGAAGTTCCATTTGTACCTGATGAACCAGACGTTCCTGATGAACCAGACGTTCCACTAGACCCAGATGTTCCTGATGAACCACTAGATCCTGATGTTCCACTAGACCCTGAAGTACCTGAAGTTCCGTCTGTTCCTGATGAACCACTTGTTCCAGATGAACCAGATGTTCCTGATGAACCAGACGTTCCACTAGACCCAGATGTTCCTGATGAACCACTAGAACCTGATGTTCCACTAGACCCTGAAGTACCTGAAGTTCCATCTGTTCCAGATGAACCACTTGTTCCAGATGAACCGCTTGACCCTGAAGTACCTGAAGAACCACTAGAACCTGAGGTACCTGATGAACCACTAGACCCAGAAGTACCACTAGATCCTGATGTACCATCTGTACCTGAGGAACCACTAGAACCAGATGTTCCACTAGAACCAGATGTTCCACTAGAACCAGATGTTCCACTAGAACCAGATGTTCCACTAGAACCAGATGTTCCACTAGATCCGGAAGTTCCAGAAGTTCCATCTGTTCCTGAAGAACCTGACGTTCCTGATGAACCTGACGTTCCTGATGAACCTGACGTTCCACTAGATCCTGAAGTTCCTGAAGTTCCACTTGTACCTGATGTTCCTGAAGTTCCACTTGTACCACTTGTACCTGAAGTTCCACTTGTACCACTAGTCCCTGAAGTACCACTAGTCCCTGAAGTACCACTTGTTCCGGAAGTTCCACTTGTACCACTTGTACCATCTGTACCACTTGTACCATCTGTACCACTTGTGCCATCTGTACCACTTGTTCCTGATGTACCACTTGTTCCTGATGTACCACTTGTTCCTGAAGTTCCACTTGTTCCTGAAGTTCCGCTTGTTCCACTAGTTCCAGATGTTCCACTAGTTCCAGATGTTCCATCAGTTCCACTTGTTCCTGAAGTTCCAGATGTTCCACTAGTTCCAGATGTTCCACTAGTTCCTGAGGTTCCACTAGTTCCTGAGGTTCCTGAGGTACCTGATGTTCCACTAGTTCCTGATGTTCCATCAGTTCCTGAAGTTCCACTTGTTCCTGATGTACCACTAGTCCCTGAGGTTCCTGATGTACCAGAAGTACCACTTGTCCCTGACGTACCGTCAGTTCCTGATGAACCTGAAGATCCAGACGTACCATTTACAATACCCAACGTGGTCTGTGCGTAGGAGTAATGTATTGAACCTTCAGTTGCTAAGGTAACTGTTCCTGTGACACTTCCTGTGTTTGTTGCTCGTACCTTAACAAGTATTTGGTCTGAAACTGTAATCGTATATCCAGTTTGGAATGCATCGGAAATTTCCATTATAAACGTCGGTGAATCCGATAGTATTGGTGTCGGGTCTGATGCGAATAAAAACGTTTCGGTACCTCCACTTGTTCTTTTATACACCTCACAGAATATGTCAAAAGATGTACTAACACTTGATTTATAACTATGTAAGAAGAATTGCCATATTCCAGCAGGAATTGCAGTAACACCCGGAAAACCTGTATCTGTTAAAAATGACTGTATTGTATCTGTTCCACCAGATGCAATTGATGGCGACGTTATAGTTTGTTCACCTGTATCCGTTGGAATAATCGAAAACTCTTTATATGGCCCTGACGTAATTGACTCATTGAAATAGTATATTGCTCCTCCCGAGACTCCATTTACTCCTGATGTTCCACTCGTACCTGATGTACCAGACGTTCCACTAGTCCCTGAAGTACCACTTGTTCCATCAGTTCCACTAGTCCCTGAAGTACCACTAGTTCCGGAAGTTCCGCTAGTACCCGATGTACCACTAGTCCCACTAGTTCCTGATGTTCCACTAGTCCCTGAAGTACCGCTTGTTCCATCAGTTCCTGAGGTTCCACTTGTTCCTGATGTACCACTAGTTCCTGAGGTTCCTGAGGTACCTGATGTTCCACTAGTTCCTGATGTTCCACTAGTCCCTGAAGTACCGCTTGTTCCATCAGTTCCTGATGTTCCACTAGTTCCTGATGTTCCACTAGTTCCTGATGTTCCACTAGTTCCTGATGTTCCACTAGTTCCTGATGTTCCACTAGTCCCTGAAGTGCCACTTGTTCCATCAGTACCACTAGTTCCTGATGTACCACTAGTTCCTGATGTTCCACTAGTTCCCGATGTACCGCTAGTACCACTAGTCCCAGATGTTCCATCAGTACCACTAGTTCCTGATGTACCACTAGTTCCTGATGTTCCACTAGTTCCCGATGTTCCACTAGTTCCAGATGTTCCACTAGTTCCAGATGTACCGCTTGTTCCATCAGTTCCACTTGTTCCTGATGTTCCGCTAGTACCTGAAGTTCCTGATGTACCATCAGTTCCACTAGTTCCTGATGTTCCGCTAGTACCTGAAGTACCACTAGTACCCGATGTTCCACTAGTACCTGAAGTACCACTTGTTCCTGAAGTGCCACTAGTTCCTGAAGTACCATCTGTCCCACTTGTTCCTGAAGTTCCACTTGTACCTGATGTTCCTGAAGTTCCACTCGTACCTGATGTTCCAGACGTACCACTTGTGCCACTTGTTCCTGAAGTACCACTTGTACCACTTGTTCCTGAAGTTCCACTTGTTCCTGATGTTCCACTTGTTCCTGAAGTTCCACTTGTACCACTTGTACCATCTGTACCACTTGTACCATCTGTACCACTTGTACCATCTGTACCACTTGTACCATCTGTACCACTTGTTCCTGAAGTCCCACTTGTTCCTGAAGTCCCACTTGTTCCTGAAGTCCCACTTGTTCCAGATGTACCACTTGTTCCAGATGTACCATCTGTACCACTAGTCCCTGAAGTACCACTTGTTCCTGATGTACCACTTGTTCCTGATGTACCACTTGTTCCTGAAGTTCCACTTGTTCCTGAAGTTCCGCTTGTTCCAGATGTACCATCTGTACCACTAGTTCCTGAAGTACCACTAGTCCCTGAAGTACCACTAGTCCCTGAAGTACCACTTGTTCCTGAAGTTCCACTTGTTCCTGAAGTTCCACTTGTTCCTGAAGTTCCACTTGTTCCAGATGTACCATCAGTTCCACTTGTCCCAGATGTACCCGAAGTACCACTTGTACCTGATGTTCCACTTGTACCTGACGTACCACTTGTCCCTGATGTACCACTCGTACCTGATGTTCCGCTTGTCCCATCCGTACCTGATGTGCCACTAGTACCTGATGTGCCACTAGTTCCTGATGTGCCACTTGTTCCAGAAGTACCTGATGTACCACTAGTGCCTGATGTTCCACTAGTGCCTGATGTACCATCAGTTCCTGAAGTACCATTTGTTCCTGAGGTTCCATTCGTACCCGATGTTCCATCTGTACCACTAGACCCTGAAGTACCACTAGATCCTGAGGTACCACTTGTTCCAGATGTTCCTGAAGTACCGCTAGTCCCTGATGTACCACTAGTACCATTTGTTCCTGAGGTTCCATCCGTACCCGATGTTCCATCTGTGCCACTAGACCCTGAAGTACCACTAGATCCTGAAGTTCCGCTAGTACCTGAAGTTCCTGATGTCCCACTTGTTCCCGATGTTCCATCAGTTCCAGATGTTCCGTTAGTACCTGAGGTACCATTTGTTCCTGAAGTACCATTTGTTCCACTAGACCCTGAAGTACCACTAGATCCTGAAGTTCCGCTAGTACCTGAAGTTCCTGATGTCCCACTTGTTCCTGATGTTCCATCAGTTCCAGAAGTACCATTTGTACCAGCAGACCCTGAAGTACCAGATTGGCCTATAATGTTAAAAATAAATTGTGTATTCGCAGGAATTGAACCCGCACCACCAGCAGCAACTTGAAATACTTCGTAATCTTCATAATTAGGATAAGTTGGTGAAACTGCCGTAATTCTTAATAATTTGAAAAATGATGGATTGTCTACTCTAACTAATTTGATTGTAGTACCAACAGTTAATGTATTTAATAAACTCGAAAAATCTTGCGCAGGACTAAACGCAGTATCACTTATTGTAATTCCTGTTGTAGTCAATGAAAAATCGTCACCAGTATTTAGTGCAAAGTATCCTGTACCAGGATTTGACATAACAGTAGACCCTGTAAACCTCCAAACGGCAATATTACCTTCTAATCCGGATGTTCCTGATGACCCACTTGAACCTGATGACCCACTTGACCCCGAAGACCCACTTGAACCTGACGTACCACTTGTACCCCCTGAAATGCTTGCAGTTAAGGATGAAAAAGCTATTTGACCTGAGGTTCCTGAGGTTCCTCCCGTAAAATTTGTAACAATATATAGTCTATCATTCGAGGTCGCGGCGGAGACTATAGGTAAATCAGTTATTCTAGTGTTTGACATAACTTATAAATATTTTTCTATATTATTTTTTTCTCTATATATCATTTTATTTTTTCGGTCTATAGAGGAACGCCTCCCGATGACTGTACAACCAAATTGTTACCACTTTGAGTCATTATGATAATTCCATTTTGAGTTATAATGAAATCTCCAAATACACAAGTCAATACCTTAAACACCTGACAATTGTTGGCATCGACCATTTTCAACAAAATTTCAGGTGCAGTTTGAAATATTGGTGGAATTACTGTGTTATATTCTATATTTGGAGGTACCGGACCAGAGTTTATTGTCCCCAAAAAAGTCTCATAGTTTCCGTAAACATCCGATATGAATACATTAATTGGGTATGTCCCTCCCGATATTTCCGTAACTACTACCTGATTACTCATGTTAAACAAATTATATTATAGTCTATAACTAGATCGATAACGATTTCTTCTCCTTCCAAAGAAGTATTATTTCTACTTGTTTCGATAGTTATTTGATTATTTAGTTGGTCTATTATAACATTACCCACACCAGGTATACCCAATAATAAAGTACGAATTGTATCATACCATTGATTATCAGTAGGTACTTGGACTAATGATGTTGATGTAAAGAAATTTTGAGTTGCAACTATCCCCGATGGATTTACCGAAACTTTTGCAGTAAATGTTGCACTTATTAAATCACAACTTGTATTTCCTGAGGTTAAATCAAAAAATCCTTCATTCAACATTTGTAATAATCCAAATTTAGTTGGAGATTGAATGTTAAATACTTCAGCTCCCATGACATAAGTTTGATAGGAGGTAGAATTCGTATTACAAGTTATGGTCGTATTTCTTGTTAATGAACATCCATTTGCATCCACCACAGTCAAAGAATAAGTACCTGCCGTCAAACCACTAACTTGAATTTGTTGTGGTTCGTTTGGTACATTATCAGACCAATTGAAACTAAATGGTGGTTCGCCTGAAGTAATGAATGCCGTGATTTTCCCACTTGACCCACTACCACAAGAAGTACTATATAATGAATAATTTAATGATTGGCTACTTGGTACTAATATGTTTGTAGTTTGAATACATCCATCCGCATCGGTTACGGTAATAACATGAGTACCTGACGATAAATTATTGAATGTTACCGCAGTTAAGTTTGTATCAATTACATTTTGGATTCCATCTACAGAGTAATCCAAAGGTAAAGTTGCACCTGTTGTTGTTAAAATTGTTACAGAACCGTTATTTTGATTACAACTAGTTCCTACAACCTGTGTTGAAATTGTAAATTTGTTTTGAGCAACTAAAGTTACCTCCTCTAAAAAAGAACATCCTGTATTGTCAGATACACCCACAGTGTAAGTACCCCCACTTAAATTTCCAAATATTTGAGTAGTTTGAGAATTACTAATATTCAGTTGATTCCCTGTCGGATAAATTAATGTATAAGTATATGGTGAAGTTCCTCCAACCAAATTAACAGTAATTGAACCGTTAGTACTAGAACAAGTTGAATTTTGTCCTTGAACACTAACACTTGTTATCCCACCCGGAGTTTCAAGTGTTGTACCTGCGAACATTTGACATAGTCCTGCGTCTGTAACTTGGAAGTTATATTGACCAGCAGATAATGATGAAATTGTAAACGTTCTTGAATAGGAAACTAAAACGTCTCCTGTAGAGGCTGAATAGTAAAAGGGTGCTGTTCCACCTGTGATGGTCATATTGATGACCCCATTTGATTGGAGACAAGTTGGTGCAGTCGATGTAAATATTCCAAGACCGACCGGACTTACGTTGGTTATTGTCGCCGATTTAGATAAAATACATCCGTAAGCATCGGTAACTTCAACAGAGTATGTACCCGAAGTTAATCCTGTAATCGTACTACCTGTCTGTGCATTACTCCATAGATAACTGTATGGTGCTTGTCCAGTTTGACCTGTTACAAAAATTTTACCTATTGGACTTCCACCACAACTTGAATTTGGCACAACATATAAACCAAAATCCAAAGGCTCCGATTCTTCAACTATAAATGTCTGAGTAAAAGCAGTGCATCCACCTAAATCTGTAACTCCCAAATAATAAGTTCCCGCACTCAATTGACCAAAAACCGCTTCATTTGTGTTTGTAGATGCTGAGGTAAGATAATTGTTATTTATATCATACAATGAAAAGTTTGTTGATGAATATAACGAAGTTGATGAACCTGTAACCGATCCATTATTAACTCCACAAGTTGTATTTTGTACTGCGACAATCGAACCACAAACTCCACTTGACACTGGAATGTTTAGTAGAAACTCATTGTTAGTTGGTAAACTACTATCATTTACCCTAACTTGATAAACATTACTTGCCAACCCAACTAAAGATGCTGGCTGAATTGTTATAGTTTGAGGGGCGTAAGATGGATTAAGGAACTGTACTGTGTATGGAGGTGTCCCCGCACTAACGAATAAATTGAAAGCTCCTGAATTATTATTGGAACAATCACCAGTTACCGTTATGTTATAATTTAATGCTGCCATTAGTTATTAGTACAGTTTATACTTATATTTATCCCTGAATTCAAGGAAAGTGTCTCATTAATATTTCTTTCGGTACAAGTTAGACTTGTAATTGTTAACAAATTACCATTTAAGAAAAATGTAAATCCATAATCATATAGTTGTGGAAGATATTGTATTAAAGCATTTCTCCACATTGTATTAGTTGGTACATCAGTCAAACCATATCCAACATAGAATAATTCTTTAATTATTAAATCCCCACCAATCCTTAAATCAACATACCAATTACTTTCAACTGAATTCTGAATACAGTCATTTAATGTTAACCCACTCTGTGCTAACATATTATTGACTCTATTTGATAAGATACTACTGAAATTACTAACATCAACATCTCCATTCAACCAAGGATATATGTTGAAGTCCGTATATTCAGTTGTACAGGTGTAATCAAAAATATTAGATATGATGAAACAAGGATCGACAGGTACAGGAATAAACTGACATCCTCTTTGTCTTCGATAAACAAACTTTTGTCTTTGGAATATTGAATTTTCCATTCTAACCCCCGTGTTCCATATTGTTGTTGCAGGAATCATTTGTTCCACCAACTTCATCCAATAAGGACCAATACCATTTACATAATCAATTAATTTTTGATAAGTATATTTGTTATTAGGTAACCCAACCGCACTTTCGGATTCAATGTACTTCCAAAAGATTGATTGTAATGTTGGATAACCTCCAGTTTTTCCATCAGTAATGTATTGACGGTTTCTAACATTAATCATGTTCTCCCAAAAAGTTTGAGAGAATTCAAAAAACGTTTTCTTTTTTGGCTGTGGATTTACGAATGTAGAATCAACACCACCAGGTACAGGATATCCAACGGTTAGTCCTGATTCAGGAATTGGATAGTCATATCTTCTTGATTGGTCCCAAACATCGTAAACTAAACCTTGTGCAGGATTTAAGAAAAGGTCTACGTTTTTAACATTCAAAACTAACTTTTCATTGTCAACGAAATAATATGCATTATAATCCGCACTTGTTGAAACTCTGATTTTATCATCTTCTTCCAACCAAGATTTATTATTATCAACTACTTTTCTAAGTTTGAATCCTTCAGTCATAAACGGAAAGTCTCTAAACCTATTCAAGTAAGGTTGTCCATAAGTAAATGGTGCTAACTGTGTTTGAATATTAAAATTTTGGCCTGTGAATACTTGGCCAGTTACTGTAACTTCGTCAGGACTTCTATGTGATGGTGTTGATTCGTACCATCCAGCCCCTATTTGAAAGAAATAACTCTCTGTATTGACAGGAGCTTTCGGATATCCCTCCAAATCGACAGGATAATCATCTAGTCTTGTCGTCACATCTTGATACGTATTCGTGGAGGTAAACGCACTGAATGTTTGTCCTTTTATCTTATACGTTGATCCAGGTATAAACCCTGGTGTATTTTGAACATATGTACCTCCTGAAATTGATGCCCACTGAACCCCAAACTGGTCCATATTTATTTTTTGGTCTGCTAAATAAATGTGTTCATTAAACTCTATCAATGAATCAGGTGCACCTATTAATCTTAACATAAATTCAACAGACCTTCTCGTTCCTTTTGATTTGAACAAATAAGACGCGTTCAAAATTAGATTACGATAGAAAGCGTAATTCAATTCTGTTGGTGTTAGGGCTCTTGCATATCCTGGATATGTTGGAGTTGAAGTATTTCCGAATACCGAACTTAGAAAATCCTCGTTTGTTATTGGCGAAAAATTTGAACTCCATCCTAAAGTTTGTGCCAAGTTGACCAAAAGTTGTGATGGAATATCATTTGAAGGATTGTAACTAACAGAGTTCATATACGCCAACGCATCTATGAATTGTTTGATTTGGTCAAAACTTCTACCGTAAATTTGAAATATCTTTTCAACTTTTTGTCCTAATGTATCAAATTCTTTTAAGGAATCAGTCACCAAAAATCTTGATATTAAATTTGTTTTGAATGAGTCCAAATTAATGGCTATCGCCTCAAGTTGACTTAAATAGTCTTCAAATAAAAATGATTTAATATCCAAGTTCCACGGTCCTTCTTTTGGCCATGTTACTTGCTGATAATCCGTGAAAAATTGACCAGCCTCATTCTGTTGTGGAACTTGGAATACCGCAGTATATTCAGGTCTAATAAGTCGGTTGAGTAAGAACTTTTGAACCTCATCGAAATCTTCAGCGAAGATTCGGTCAACCACAAAATCATTTGGTCTGACTTGGAACTCTTCATTCGAAGTAGTTGCCGTAGTACCAAATGGTGAACCCGACACAATCAATTCAATAAATCCTGAAGATAATGTTTGTGAAGGTCTGAATGCAACAAGATTATAAATATTGTCATTAATCGCAACACAGTAATCCAAATAGGTGTTATATAGATTCCTATAAGGAGAAACCGTAATCTCCCTTACTGATAAGTTTGTTGTTGCACTTAATGAATAATCAATATCAAATGGGTTATTGATTCTACTAGTATCTATTCTGAATGTAGTTTCATTTAATGTTGAATCGTAAGATATATTAGTTGCTGTCGCGCCAGTAACGAAATCCTCATTATTGAACTGTATATCCAAAGATGCTGGAAATCTATGGATAATTTCAGTAATTGAAACTTGAAATCTCTTACTTAATGACCCATACATTGAAAAGTTTAGGACCTGTGACACATCATAGTTCGGATATACTCTGAACTGTGTCGCCATTATTCTTCTACTCTCAGTTAAATCAGTAATATTTAGCCCCTCCAAACTTATAGGTTCAGAGAATGCTCCTACATTAAAGTCTCTAGTTACTCTTTCTGTAACCGAAGTTGTGAACTCAAAGTTACCTTGCGTAAGTCCTCCTCCTTCAACTGTTTGTAATCCTACAATATTGTCAGAGAAGGTTGCGGCTCCACTACCCGGCCGTGGTGGGTAAAAAAATTTAGTAGTACTTTGAGTCGTAGCCATTAACTAGTTATATTTGTAAAGTTTTTGCTGAAATCGATATTATTACCTCTACTTTGTCTAACCTCATAAAGAAGAGCATTAAATTGGTCTCTAATTTCGTATAGGTTGTACTGTCTATAGATATTATCATTAGAGTCGTAGATAGTGTAGATACCATCATCAATAGACTTAGTTTGATTACCATATAGCGCAATAGCAAGAGAAGAAATATCGTACTCAACCATTTCAATCTCAATAGATACTGGATTGAAGAAGGTATTAGAAATAATAATATCTTGGTCAGGCTGTCCGATGTACGGAGTTGCGTTTGGTTTGTTCGTTGGTGATGAAGATGGTGAAAGAGTTAGGAATATCAAATTTGAGTTTCCTTCAACATATCTATATCTAATCGCTTTTTGTGTTGTATTAACTTCATTTGTCACAACAGGTTCACAGAAGAAACTTGATGTTACAACTCTGAAGAAATTAGGAATTTTCGACCCATCAGCGTTTAGATATTCAACTCTGAATCCAACCAATCCTTGTGGAACAAATTTGTTTTGATATTGTGTTGGTACATCAGAAACGTCAATTATAATACCCTTAACGTTCGGTAATGCACTTAATACACCACAATCACTAATTACCGTTCTAATCTCAGCAGGTCTAATATATAAAGTGTAAATCCCCAACGCGTTAAACTGATTTGCAGGTAGTGTTAAATTATAAAGGCCTCCCAAAACTTCAACACCTGCATTCCCCCCTGTTTCGGAGTTTGCGAAGTAAGGTCTTAATATTGTTTGTGCATCCAACTTTGTTAGGACAAACTGGTCTGTCACATCCCTTGTAGGTGTGTAATTCATAATGATATCAACATCCGCTGGTGAAACATCTGAAGGTCTTATTGTACCGTATGAGCCGATTGCCATATTCTCTTATTTAATTTATAAATACTTTATTTCCTTTTTTCAATTAATTCTTTCTTTATTAACTACGTTGAAAAATCCATATCCATAGTTAATCATATCTCCCAAGTTATCTACTTCACCTAACCTCATCACTCTTTCGTAAGCACTATTCTTTCCTCTTTCAACGAATATATTAGTTTGTATTTGTGCTTGGTCAATTACTTTGAGTAAAACCTCATCTTTAGTGATAGGTTGTGCGGTCAAATTATTCGATGTTAACCCCGATGATTCTTGGAAGAATATTGTGGTCCCATCATTGTAATCATAGTAATGAACTCCAGTAATTGTATAGGCAGTAAATACAGGATTTATATCTGAGATTGCCCCCCATATTTGTCCATAACTAATAACAGGCACACCAACTTGAAATTTAGGGCTACCATACAACGCCAATTCATTTACCCTAGATTTTGTATTGCCTGAAACCATGAATGGAATTGTAACATAGTTATTAGATGTCTGAGCCGAAACTACGTTCACCGCATCTCCCGAAAAAATGTAATCGTAAGATACAGGTGTCCCAATCCAATTTCCTGTGGATGGCGCAAAAAACGCTTCCCCCTGTGGATTATAAATTACAACATCAGTAAATGGAACATTGATTGTTTTCGATACCTTTGTTATACCCCAAGGATTAGTTTGTTCTAAAGTTATAGTATATTGTTTGGTCGCGGTTGGATAAGTATGACTTATTGAATTGGGGGCATAAGTTGTTATGGTTTGTTTCGGACTTCCGTCCCCCCAATCCACTCTATACACCGATAACTCCAAAAACTTTTGAAACTCATCCGAAGTATTGTAAACATTCCATACGTATGGATTAGTTGTTGTTGAAGAGAATAGAAAGTTCGTTACAACATCTTTTTGTAACACCGCTCCATCAAATGGACTATAGTATCCCGCATCAACCGCAGTTTGTCTTAATAAGACGTTTACAGATAAACCAGTTAATATTGAAGTCCCATTAGGTCCTGAACTAACAACTTGCGTCATTGCCGAATAAACACCAACAGGAGTCCCTTGGTAATTTACCACAGACAAATCTCCTTTAATATTCTCAGGTGAAACTATGAATCTATAACTATCCTGTGACATTATTGTGGTGGATTTACGTACTCATACCATTTTATGGGGATATTGGTTCCCACCCTTTGTCCACTAGTATTAAACACTTGGTAAGTCTGTGTTTCATAATCAAGTTTTACGGTATAGTAGAAAAACTGTGTATTATCAAAATAATACTTGTTATTTCTACTTAAATTGACTTGGGGTCCGTTAGTAAGATCGATTGGATTCGCTCCTCTACCTGTCATCATTTTTGTGAACTGTCCCGTCTTCGCATTAAAAAACTTAGCGGTCATAAAAAATGTATTTATATTAAGAAAATTTCGTTTCTTCAACCAATACACAAAAAACCCTTCTTTATCACCAACATAATCCAAAACAAATTGAGGTTTTCTAATGTTAACCAAAGTCCTTTGCATTTGAGTTTCCATAGTCAAACCTTGTTGTGTTGGTAATATAATTGTCAAATAATTTGTTTGTTGTTTTTCGTCAGGAGTATCATAGAAATCCAACTTGAAAAATGAGTTGGCAAATACATTCTCATAATAATATACTTCTTGTGGAGTAAATCCTTCACTTAAGTAATTGATTCTCCAATTACTTGAATCGTCAAGAGACCCTCCAGAATAAAAGTAAAATTCGTAGTTAATTAAAGTGTCATTTGTAGTACCTGTTGCAGGTGCGTGTGCAAATCTTGAGATTTCAAAATCTCTTCCTTTACCTATAACATCTCTAATCGCTTTCTCCTCATACTCATCAATAGCCAAATCTAACCCCAAATAATCCCACTTGAGTTCAACAGGAATGTTGATTTGTTTGTCAACAAAGCCAGTTTGTTTAATTACAAATTTATTCGCACTCATCAATTAGTGGTTTAATTGCAAAATCAAATCCATCAAGATTATCATTATAATTTATTCCTTCAGGTATCAATCTGAAAATCACTTGGGTATATGGATATTGTGCCGAATTCAAAAATGGATAATTAACCCCACGACGCAAGTTGTCAATAAACCCATAGGTATAAATATCTCTCCATCTGAACTCTTGGTCGGCAGTTGAGTAAAATGCCCAACTCGGTACATTATCAATTAAACCCAATTCAGCGGTCTCTATATAATCCGAAAAAACTTTGAGAACCATAGTGTTATGTGGTTTATAATAATAACCTGGTGAATTGGTTGAAAAATTATTTGTAGTCTGAAAAACCTGTTGGTTAAACTTTATCTTATGATAATATGGCGATACTACACGTTCTACTTGTTCATAGTCATTCCACTCACAAAAATCACCATCCATGACATCTCCAGGTTTCAAATCTGTGTTGTAATAGAATGTTTTAGTCGCACCATTGGTGAGAGTATATGCCGAAACTGGTATACTTGTATTTGACCTTTGATTATTTAAGTCCCACCAAGGATTAGGAGTTTTAGATAAATTAAATTCCCATCCCTGTTTCAACCCAACTCCGTTGAATGATTGATTAAAATATCCTGAATAACCCTTATTAACAATAGTAAGACTTATTTCATTCAGTGGTCTTTTTTGATTATCTAAAAAACCCGCAAAGTCTAAATCATAGTTAGATGTTACGTCATATGCATTACTACTAGATTTTTGAGATATTCTTGTAACGTTGTTTGGAGTTATAGAACTATATTCCAATTTCTTTTCTTCCCCAAATACATTTTTTTCAAATCCCGCTTTTGTAATCGCAAGGTCGTTTAAGTTAGTCAACACCTTATATTTTTTTACATAATATTTCGATTTAGTTTCTGTTAAGTTGTCAGGGTTAATTACCCTCCTAAACGTTCCAATCGTGCCATTACTAAATGTCGCACCTGTAAATCCAATGTTAAATAAATTGAAAACATGTGTACTACTTCCAAACAATCCATTACCAATAGAATATACCTGAAATATATTAGACCCCCTATAAGTTAAAGATAACTCAACATATTCTCCCGTAGTTAATCCATGAGGAGCAACACAGACAAATGAAACTAATCCATTACCATTCTGTGTAGTATTCCTGATTGAGAATGGGATTCCACTAGACGCAGTCCAGTTGACATCATTATTTGTTGTCGAGTAATATGTTAATTGTCTATTACTATCATTCTCGTACGGGTATGTTAAGTAATACATCCAATTATAAGTGTAGGCACTTTTTGCTTTGTACTGAAAGTGATTGTCCCCCACATTAGGTCTATAAAAATCAAACTCGTAATATTGAGGAAATCCTCTCCATATCCCACTTTGTTTTGAAGCTACAGGGTCACTGTAATAAAGGTTGTATTGGAAAGGTAAATAAGTTGTTGAACCAGTATACGTGTTGTCATACAAGTATGTAATCTTGAAGGTAGGTCTGAATATCGTACTAGTCTGTCTCTCATCATCATAAATCTGAGCTAAATTCAAGGTTGAAGTCCTATCATACTCAGTCAGTTCTTGACTCTGTTCTTGGAGCGTTACAGAAAGTTCCTCATCTAAAGATGGGGCACCCTTATATCTAAGTCCACTCGGTATTATTGTATACTTATTCATCTACAGAATACTTTGTTTTGAATTTATCCAAAGCGGTTTGTCCGACAATAGTTCCAAAATAAAATTGGAATGGAGCTCCAACCACAAATTTTTGTTTCAATGCCCCAGTTGCAATATATTGACCATTACCAACTGTTCCATTGACATTGAATATATATCCTCGTGCATTCAAATCATTAGATTCTGAATTGTTACTCCAAAAATACTGAGTATCAGATGCATATCTATCTAACGATTGATACCTAACATTTTGAACAATGTCTGATAAAGATGTTGCCCACGTATTATTTTGATTACCGAAAATAAGATTAGTGTTAGCCAATTTCCATTGATAAAAAGGTACCACCTGTGATTTTATACTATAAGGGTACGGATAATATCCTATGTCATCGGTACCTCTGAAATTTATTCTACCAGGTGTCAGATAATCTTTAGTTTGTAAATCTTCCGTAGTAGATGAAAACCATACTGCAATAGTTGGATCTTTTTCAGTCCCTAAAATTTGTGTAGGTGGATTAGTATCACCAGATAAAATATCATAATATTCTGGTGAAAAATTAATATTTCCAATTTCACTATTAATTGACAACAGTTGAGCAAGGTCTCCATCTATCCTTCTTTCAGGTCTCGAAAATAATTGATTGATGGAGTTATCTCCTGCAGGTATTAATTGTTCTAAGAAATTTTCATCTGTAATTCTTGATATTACAAACAAATTAATCAAATCAGAAGTATCCCCATAGCTTGTTGGATTTATGTTAGGTAATATAAATCCTCGAGTTGTAGGGTCAAAAGTTATTTCAGAATAGAAATAATCTTTCATTCCCAAATTTATGACAGTGGTGGGATATAATAAGTTCAAATCATTAATACCTCCATCTTGTTTGTTTACTATTTTTCCAACAAATTTGTTTGTTGTAAAATTGTATGGGCTACTTCTATAATAGAAGTTGTTACTATCCCGATTATAATACACCACATCTTCACAGAACCGAACCTGACCGACTTTATTTTGTCTATTATAAAAAGTATCAACTTGTATTGGAAAGAAATATAATGAACCGTTAATCCAATTGTTCATAAATGATTGGGAAAGTACTCCTCTACATAACCCATAAAAGAATCTGAATCTATACCCCCATTCATTAAAGTTTGAAAGATCTTTTCCTAAATCAAGTAGTGGCCTTCTTAAGAACAAATAACAACCTTTATACACATTATCCTTTGTAGTACATTCTTGATTTATTCCAAAATTGTCACCAAATCCTTGATAACAATCTAATCCAACCATATTTTCACAACTAAATGTTGAAAACACGGTCAAATCATTTGGTAATCCATCAAGATCTTCAATTGGTATCTCGGCACCAGTTTGATATGACGCCAAATCCAATGGTTGATCGGGGTCAGTGATATTGTAAAAAATAAAATTATTATTTTGTTGTAGTAATGCCGGATTAGCTTCCCATGAACTACCATTCAACGCATCGGATGATGGTAACCTATCAGTCCTCATAACGTTGTTTATTTTAGAAGAGATTGGCATAGGATTTACCAATAACTGAGGATATCCGTTAGGAGTAAAATACTCATATTTTACATCATTATAATTAAAATTGAATGTGAGTAAAAGAAATGGTGTGAGTGAAAATGCGTCGATGTTCGAAAATATATAGGACCCTCCTGATACATCTTCAGACAGATCATATTTTGCAGCATTTTGAGTCGATGAATAAAAATCATTATTAGTTCTACTAACCATAGCAGTAACTCCTCCTAAATTCTCGTCCCTTAACCTGTTGTTGTTAGATGTCGCGTCTAAGCTTCCATAGTAACCAACAGTCGATGTTGTAAATCCAGAAAAGTTATTTCCCGCTTCGAAAAAATACGACGGATAAAACATACCACTTTGGGTAAATGGTTGGACCGATATATTAGTTTGAGTTAACTTTTGTATTGGTATATTTAACCTTGTTTGTGCAGTAAATATAAATTCAGAGTCATCAATATTTTTTCCAAATATTCTTCCAAGTCGATATTCATTTGTATATTTTGGAGAATAAGGGTCAACACCTCTTTGTAATACTAATATATATTGTTCACCCATCTCAGTAAAAGCACTCATTGGGTTAATCAAGAAATCGTCATCCCGTCTATACCCCGGAATAGGGAACGCCCTTTTTTTCGCCAAAGTAATTCTTGATGGTGCGTTTAGAACATTTGGGAAAGTCTCCAATTCATTTGTATTCCATATTTTGACTGCATCCGCAATCGTTATGGCGGTCACTACTTGAAAATATTCCCTGTCTTGAGGGTATGATTGTCTTACAACTGTACTACCTGTTGGTAAAGAATAAGTTGTGGTTTGTTCTGAGGTCTGATTAACCGCATACTTTACATCGATTAAGGCCGAACCAGTTATTGTTGTTCCTGTAATACCATTAACAATTCCATTCTCGGTTTGAGCAGTAAATAAAAAATTCCTGTCCGAAGTTGTTGCAGGATTAACAGTTGTCAATAATTGTCCGGCTTGATAGTTGGAATTAGAAAGTACAGTAATCGTATTATCGAAGTGAAATTTACCAAGGTTAGAATCTTTTGCGAAGGTAACTTTAATTCTATTCAATCCCTCAAAATAGTTTTGTCTTGAATTGAATATATTAATTCTTTCTCCCAACGTCAAACTATCTGAAAACGCAAAGTGTTTTCTTTCATCAGATTCATCGGATAAAAATCTTTCAACAGATGATACTGGAGTTTTGAAAATATTCAAATCCGACACAGAATCATTATTTCCCGCAATTGCTTGTGAGAAAATAGAAGATTTTATTTGTATATCTTCAGAAGGAGTTCCGTCCGCTCCAAAAATTGACTCTAGTCCCTGATAATAACTTGGTGGAAATGAAACATAAGACAAAACTCCAGAAGTACCTCCCAAAAGAGCCTCAGAATTTAGTTTGCCTTCATTACAAGAACAAGATTGACATTCCGGATAAGTTATCATCGGTAATCTAATAGTAAAACTTTTAGTTTCACATTTTATATTCAATGCGATACAAATAAAACCGAATGGCCTAACTTTGATTACAGGAATTTCAACATCACACAAGAAACACAAGGCTTGAATTACGATAGTGTAAATGCCCAAAAGTAAGTGAGCATTTATCAAAATAACTAATCCAACAAATTGAATTACCGTGAATAATATTGAAAATAAAAAGTATAACAAATCAAAGTTTTTGAACCCATCATTAACAGGAAACTTGTTAATAGTACTATCACAACTATCATCATCAATTTCTTTTATTCCAATAAATCTACCTCGTCCGTCTCCTTTTTTATATTGATCAATTAATGATGATATTGTATAAACTCGATTGAATTGAAATTCATAAAAAGTGTCTTCACAGTCAATTATTTCATTTAATCTATCTATCTGTTCTGATCCATTAAAACCATTTGTGTATCCACTCCAAGCCAAACCAAAATAATAAGAACTTTCTTGAATGTCTTTTGTTGTTTGACTTCCCGAATTGGTTGGGTCTGTTGTAGAATTAATCCATCCATACTCTTTTACGTTAGGAACCAAATAACTCGGCCTCCTTGTCTGCATGGTTAAATCATTCGCTTGTGACCATTTTACTTTGAATCTGTACTTACCTTTAGTTGGTATGCCGAGAGTAGGATCGTTAGACAAAACTCTTTCTCCAAATTCATTTGTTACAACATAGTCCAAATTCATTGGTAATTCTGTTAACCAAGTCCCGTCTCCATCAATTACATTACCAGCTTGTTCCAACTCATATACCTCTAGTACGGGATTACCGTCTTCATCTTGTTGTGTAGTCTGTCTTATCGCTAATATTTGACCAGGTCCTGAAGTAAGCCCACACAAATTACCCATATTATCTTTGGGTTTACAATTTCTCCTTATTCTGAATTTATCAGGAGAAGAAAACATTGACCCCATAAAAACTGAGGTTGGTTGGATATCGACGTTGGCGTCGTCTCGTAAATCAAAATCTACTCTATTAATCGATATGTCACATATTTCAGGGTCTCCCCATAAAGGAGAAATTTCAGCATTTTTGGTTAGATTAATAATTTGAGGTAAGGAATTCAAGTCAGTAGATGTTCTGAATTTATTTCCAGCAACTTGTGCTTCAGTCGCTAAACCCATTCTAATTAAATCTTGTGGTGTTAAGGAGAACTCACCTATGTCTGAAAGGTCAACATCCATCACTATAGTCTGTGCTCCGAGTGGAACTCCCATTATCATATAGTCTCCACTATCATTTGTTCTAGAGGTGAACCTATAATACTTGTCGTAGATTTCTACGGCAGTGCTTCCTGTTAGAACATCAGATTTTGAAGGTAGTGTTCCAGTCGCAGAGTGTTTTGAATACGATGGTGTATAAGGAAGTAAATTATATCTATACCCATCATCGTTCCTATCGTTTGGAGATTTGTATGGATATATACTTGTAATTATTGGGTTTGATTCATCAACCTCTTCGATTGGAATGAATATTGAAACTCTGGCGTTTGGGACACCAAATCCATTATTAGCTGTGACTCTACCAACCAAAACACCATAATCAGCACAGCTTCTTGTGTAGATATCAGTTTGTTGTATTTTAAGAGATAGTATTTCTAAGAACTCAAACTCTTGGTCTAATTGTACATTAATTGATTTATTAATACCAAGTTCGGTCTTAATTCTATATGAATCACCCATGTAATATCTTTAATTTATAAATAGTTTATGTGTAATTTTTAAGAATTAAAAGCACACACATTCTAAATTATAAACCAAAGCTTCGGATAATAAACCGATTATGAGAAAGTAGTAGACTGGAAATTCTGAACCGAAACCTTAATATCTTTGTTTGGATATCTGATTTGGTATACCTGTGATGGTTGAGCGAAAATTGTTGAGTTGACTGGTTGAATTTCTCTTGTCTCAGGGTTAGAATATTGCATAGAAGTTTCTGCGGATGAATACTGACCTCCAACATTGTTGAAAACTTTAATACCCGAAACAGTTAAAACTCCATTTTGATTTTGAACAATGCTTTGAATTTCAGATAAATAAACATTCTGTCCCAACTCCCTTACTTGAGGATTAAAGTAAGCTGCGATTCTATCCACAACATCAGCAATAACTTGACCTGAATTCTGAGCCGATGTTAAAACAATAGAAACTTCAACACTTAAATCGATAACCTCAGCAGTAAGAATAGATATATAATCATTCATCATTCTATAGTTAGAAAGATACGTCGCAACATTTTGTTTTAAGGTATTTGATACAATATTTGTTAACTTTCCTGAAGTATCATATGATAATAATTGAATCAAAATTTTGTTATTGTTTTCAGTAACTGAAACTTTAGCAGGTGCACCAAACTCTGATGGCATATTTCTGATAATAGACTCATAATCTTGTACTGTAACGGCTCTTTTTTGAGCTGAGAAGTTGAATGACACATAGTTTCTAATTTCTTCAAGTGACGGTAACCCCGCTCCACCGATTGCCGCAGTAACGTTATTACATCTCAAAGAATTCACTACTGATGAGTTAGTAAGCTCGGATGGTCCATTAACAAAGAAAGACACAGTACCAATTTGAGTAATAACATTTGTCCCTAAGTTAGTACCTAAGCCACCACCGATTCTATATTGTACAAATAAAGTTGAGTTTGGAGTTAAAGCAGACCCTAAAGATATGTTGTTCGAATATCTCTGTAAATCTATTGTCGCCCCTAATGTCGTGAATTGGTTAAGAGCATCTTGTGCAGTATTTGTACCACCACCAAAAGTTAATTTTTTGAATCCTTCAGGTGTATATTCACTAATAAATCTATTTGGTGTTTGAATATACCTACCAACTTTAATACCTGGTTGGTCAGATACTTTTGTTGGATCTTCAATAAAAACTCTATCTTCGGCTAAAGCGTCTACCTCATACCATTTGTTAGATGGTCCTAAAAATTCCGCACTTGTTGGTATGTTGGTATATTCAGTTCCACTCTTAAGTAAAACACTTGTTATACCCAGCACATTTTTTTCAGGTAGAAACAATTCAAAAAATGGTTTAACATCATTTGGTGTTATAACTCTTTTGAAAACCTTAGTAATACCATTAACTACCAACTCTCGTTTAGTAATTGTATAGTTTACTAATACGTTATTGGCATTGAAGTTAGGTATCTTAAGTCTATTAGGAAATCCTTGGGCATTGTATGGTGAAGTGAAATCAACATCATATATATTTTCAAAAACAATTCCCGCCCCTGAAACTTGTGACCCTCTTGATAAAATTCCAAGATATCTTTCATCTTCTTTATCACCGAAGGCTGGTACCGTAATTGAGAAATCTACTAAAGATACCGATGGTCTTTGTCCAGGTAGTTTCAAACCATAAGTTCTTGCAATATTATATATTGAAGATCTTTGTTGTGCATATTGTAGTACTGTTTCTTGAATACTCCTATCGATGTGATAATGTAAGTTATCCGCAACGGCAGCATTCAAGTCCAAAAATACTGAAAATACAGATGCGTCATTAAAATCTTGTATTAGTTCAGGATAATATGTCCTCACATAATTCAGTAACTCAGTTCTTATCCCCTGATAATCTCTAGTTGTATATGAAATTTTACGATTTGCCATCTATATTAAATATTAATAATAACAAAATCACTTTGAGCAAAAGTCGATCTGTTGTTTGAGTAATCTATTCTAATTTTTGCAGTATATTCTGAAGTGCCTTTTCCTGGTAATCTGTAAATTGGAGATTCACTTGTACCAATAATATTTTCACCTATCATAGTATCAACTTCCTCCATTGGGTCCGCTGGTGTAATTGTTATCTGATTTAATAAAAGGTTTGGCATAAACTGTTGAACCGCGTCTCTTATATCTGATTGAATTGCATCAAAAGTCAATCCATCGAATGGTTCGAATAAGAATTCGTATAATCTAGTACCAAATTCAGGTAAATAATATCTACTTCCCTTCCTTGTTAAAAGTAAGTGTATTAAATCAGATTTTACCTGTTGAGATTCTAATTGAGTAAGTTCTAAAAAATCCCCTCGTCTCGAATCTCTGAATGGAAAATTAATACCATATGTAACTCCGTTTGCCATAAAGATAAATATAAGTCCCTTGTTTTTCCTTATAAATAGCCACAAATAAAAAATCCCGATATATATCGGGATTAATTATTTAATTAAGATGAACAACCGAAACATTCAATTTCAATTCCTTCAGGTTTTGGTGGTAAATTCATACTACTATAATCTACTTTTGGAACCTCAACATTTGGTTTTGGTTTTTGTGTCTTTGAGATATCCAACGCTAAGTGTTTAGCCCCTGTTGATATCGCTTTAGTTCTTACATAATAACACAAAGTTTTCAATCCTTTTTCCCATGAATGGAAGTGGGATGATGTAATCTTTGACAATGTCGGGTTAGACATATAGATATTCATAGACTGAGATTGGTCAATGAAAGGTGCTCTGTCAGCCGCCATGTTAATCAATTCTCTCTGAGAAATTTCCCAAATTGTTTTGTACTTTGGAATTAGGTGTTCAATTCTTTTAACTTTTTTGTTGTAGTTTTTATCTTCAGGGTCAAGATATAAATTAAAGTTAATATTTTGAATTGAACCTTCATTCAGAATTATTTCATTCTTCAAGTCTTCAGACCAAATGCCAATTTTTTCGAAATCGTTAATCAAGTATTTGTTCACAATCATAATTTCACCTCCAACAACTCGTCTGTTGAATAATGCAGAGTGTGCTGGTTCTGTCATTTCAAAAGAACCAGTAATCTTTGCAGATGACGCAACAGGCATCTGAGCGGTAAATAATGAATTACAAACGCCATACTCCATAACATCTTTCTTCAATGTTTCCCAATCCAAGAATAACTCTGATTCGTTAACACTCCACATATCAAATTGGAAAATACCTTTCGACATTGGAGAACCTTTGAAGAATTCGTAAGGTCTTCTAATTCCTTTTTTACACAAATCATTACTTTCAGTGACCGCAGCGAAATAAATTGCTTCAAAAATATTTTTATTCAATGTTTTAGCCTCATCCGAAGTGAAGACATAATCCATAAGACAGAATACGTCAGCTAAACCTTGTACTCCAATACCAATCGCTCTTTGTTCCAAACCGCCTTTAAGACCTTTCTGAGTTGAATAGTTGTTCTTATCAATAACATTGTTCAATGCACGAACAGCCTTTCTTACTTCTTCAATCAAAAGTTTATAATCAAACTTTCCGTCAACGATAAAGTTTTTCAAAACGATTGATGATAGTGTACAAATCGCAGTTGTATCCTCATCAGTATACTGATAAATTTCATTACACAAGTTAGATTGTTTGATTACACCGATGTTTTGATGGTTGGTCTTCTTGTTCGCACTATCTTTAGCACATAAGTAAGGGACACCAGTTTCAACTTGGGATTCGATTACTTTACTCCAAATCTCTTGTGCCTTTACCTTACGACCAATACCAGCATTTACAGCCAACTGATAGTTTCTTTCATACTCGTCACCAAAACATTCCTGTAAAGGTTTGATACCTGCTTTGATAATATCATTTGGACAGAACAAATACCAATCTTCATTGTTTTTAACTGCTCTCATGAAATTATCAGGAATCCAAAGTGCTGTAAACAAATCTCTTGCTCTTAATTCTTCTGCCCCTGTATTCTTTTTGATATCCAATAAATCAAAGATATCTTTGTGCCATGGTTCCAAGTATATCGCAGCACTACCAGGCCTTCTTCCTTGTTGGTTAAAGAATCTCAATGACTCGTTTACAATCTTAAGATATTTTAACAACCCACCAGCGAAACCACCAGATGATTTGATTCTACTTTCTTTACTCCTGATGTTGGACATAGATAATCCAATACCTGCAGCATCTGAAGAATATGTTGAAATATCATTCAAGGTTTTCAATAATCCATCTCTTGAATCTGAGTTGTTGTAATGTAACACACAAGATGCTAACTGAGGAACTTTAGTTCCTGAGTTAATCATAATTGGAGTCGCTTTAGAAATACGTTGACTTGATAATGAATGGTAGTATTCTACCGCTTCTTCGAATGAATTAGTAACCCACAGAGCAACTCTCATATACATGTGTTGAGGTCTTTCAATTACTTTACCTTGTGGAGTTTTCAACAAATACATTTCTTGTAATGATCTCCATCCAAAATAATCAAAGTTGTAATCATTCTCATGATTGATAACCTCATCAATCTTAGAAGGTCCATACTTCTCAATCATCTCCATAAGTTCATCGTGAACAACACCATCAACATGAAGGGTATGCATCACATTTGAAAAACTTGGGTCAGTTTCTTTATGATACGATGAGATAGCTACTGACGCAGCAAGTCTCGAATAATCATAGTGACTTCCAGTATATGCCGCAGCAATTTCATATACAAGTTTATCTAACTCCTTTGTAGTTATGTTACCTTCAGTTGGTACTGATGTAATGACCTTAATGAAAATCTCATCAGAGTTTACAGTCAAACCTTTTGCAGCACGTTTAATTCTGTTATAAATTTTTTGAGGATTGAACGCAACGTCATCCCCATTTCTTTTTTTAATTTTTAATGACATCATAGATATAAAAGTATTAAATTAAAAATCAGAATCAAATGATAACTCTTCGTTTAGTTTCGCTTTTTGGTATTCCATTGTTCTTGATTCAAAGAAGTTACCCTTCGTTTCAACTGCAATCTGTTCCATAAACTTGAATGGTTGTTCAACATTAAACTCTTTTTTACATCCGAATTTAACCAACAATCCATCAGTAACGAACTCTAAATATTGTTTCATAAGATTGGAGTTCATACCAATAAGTGAAACAGGTAATGATTCTGTGATGAATTCTTTTTCAATCTCCAATGCAGATAATAAGATTTCTTTGATTCTTTTCTCTGATGGTTTATTTTCCAAGTGGTTATTAACCAAGTGAATTGCAAAGTCGCAGTGAAGATTCTCATCTTTGAAAATCAAACTGTTTGCGTTACACAAACCTTGCATGATACCTCTTGATTTCAACCAAAAAATTGAACAGAAAGACCCTGAGAAGAAGATACCTTCAACCGCCGCAAAGGCAATAAGTCTTTCTTGGAAGGTTGAATTTTGAATCCAATCCAACGCCCACTTTGCTTTCTTTTGAACTGCAGGTAGGTTATCCAAAGCAGTGAAACAAAGTTGTTTTTCTTTTTCATTTGAAATGTATGTGTCAATCAATAATGAATACATCAAACTATGAATGTTCTCCATCATCAACTGAAATCCATAGAAAAATTTAGCTTCAGGATATTGTACTTCTTTCACGAAGTTTTCTGCAAGATTTTCATTAACGATACCATCAGAAGCCGCGAAAAATGATAAAATATTTTTAATAAAATATTGTTCATTTTCTGTTAGATTATTCCAATCTCTAATATCGTTAGTTAAATCTACTTCTTCAGCCGTCCAAAAAGCAGCTTGGTGTTGTTTGTAAAATTCCCAAATGTCATTGTGCTCAATGGGGAATATAACGAATCTATTGGGATTCTCTACTAAAATTTTTTCCATAATAATTGTGTGTTTTATAATTGTTGTCTTTGTTGTTCTTCTTTTTGTTTCCTTTTCTCCATCAACTCTTTGACTCTGTCTCTCTTCTTCTCTTCTTGTTGTTCTTCGAATCCTAAGAACGTAACTGAACTTTCTGTATCAATCTCAAGAAGTTCATTGTTGAACTTACAATTTTCGAATACAACCCCATCTTTCCCAAGACGTGATTTTGTAATCGCTATTGTTGCCAGATTCATTTCTTTTTGTTGGAGTGTTTTTGCCACCGTAATAATAACGTGCCCAACTTGAGCCTTCTTAATTGACCCTCCCATTTGGTCAGTAGTAACTACTTCTGAAGAAATGGAACTTCTATTCCCTTGAGTCGCAGTCCAACCAACTAAGTTAAGTTCGTGACACATCGCTTCAAATCCTCTCATTACCGAACCCTCCGCCTTCCACTCATCCTTAGAAGATGATTCTGGTAATACACAATCAATATAATCTAACATAATCATATCAATTTTGTTTCCATCTGCAATCATTTTTCTAACCTGATTTTTAAGTTGATTCATTGTCATAGTATCAGATGCCAATTTCTTTAATACAAGTTTATTTTTCATTGTTTCTTGTACTTCAGTAATTTTTGACATAACTTCTTCTTTATGATGTGCCAACTCATCAGGTGGAATACCTGTCCAAATCGTAAAGTGTTTCCTCTGAACAATCTTTGGATTGTCCTCAAAGAATACTTGGAGAACATTATAACCCAAATTGAATGCAGTATTTGCAATCTTGGTCAAGATGGTTGTCTTACCTACACCAGTTGGTGCAAGGATTACACCTATCTCACCCTTAGCCAAACCGCCCTTAAGTAGTTTATCAATACCTGGTATACCCATAGGTATTGGGTGTCTATAATCCTCATCTAATACTGTCTCCAAGTCCGAGAAAATATCTGTTTGACCTTTCTCTATTTCACCAACCTGTAAAGCCTCTCTAACTAACCCCTCCACTTTATCATAAGATTCAAAATCACCTTGAGTGATGATTTTTTGAGCCTTATCCATAGCCTTCTGAAGTTCTTGTTGTTTACAGAATTTCAAAGCCTTTTCTTGGACAAACTGTGTTCCTTCGAATGGAGCGTCTTTAACTTGTTTGAGTGTATCTAAAACAATTTTAGCGACTAATTCTTGAGAAACTTCAGACTTGACAATTTGTTCGAGAGTTTCGAAGTTAGGGGTTGATTCATACTTTACATAGTATTCCTTAATCATCTGTAAAAGGATTTTGAAATACTTGTTATCAAAGTATGTTGACTCGATGACATCAAGAATAGACGATGAAAAGTCTTTATCTACCACAATCTGATTCAATAGTTGAATCTGGAAAGTGTTCCCTAAGTAATCGAAATTTTTGTTCATATATTTGTAATGCTCCCCTGTGTATTATTAAATACTCACTTACTCAAATCAAAATCCAAATATTGATAACTTAATCTTTGTTCTGAAAAAATGTCAGTTAATTCTCTAAGAATGTCTTTCAAAAATGGTCGTACGTCAACGGTATAACGAACTTTGGGTGGAAAATATTTTCCATCAAAAATTCTATGACAAATTGTCGTGTCTCCATTTTTAACGAAGATGTTAAAGATTTCTGGTCCGTCAGTATAAGAGGTATCCATAACTGATGGGTCATGCATAATAGATTCACTATTATCCGTCATGTAAATAACAGTCTTCATTTTCAAATGATACTGTAGGTCATCTTTAATCTCATTAATGAGGTCATAGAATTCAATTGAGTTTTTTGCCTTTGGATTGTAACCTCTAACATTGAAATACCTTTGAACAACAATGTTGTCGTTAAGGGTTAGAAGAAATTCCATTTTAGTGCTGTCTTGCTCTTTCATAAAGTTTTTTAATTTTTGTTTGTGTTTCGTTTTTCTTTTCGTGTAAGTTTCATAAATGGTCGGAGGAAATTTACCCAAGCCTCATCATTCTTGGGTAGGTACTTGAAGAGTCCGTCCTCCATCATCATTCTCATCAAGTTTTTGTATCCACGGTCGGTGGGGTCTATTGTGTCTGTATGTATCTGTTCCACAAGTTCTTTCCCATCTTCAGTGATTAAAGGATTGTGTAGATCCACGATTTTTTTGTTTGTTTCGAAGAACTGTTCTCCAAATGTACCACTTTTAGTTTTACCAATCAAAATGTTTTCTAAAGCCTTTGGTTTTTTCTTTTGCTCTATATTTCGTGCGTTATCTAATATTTCCTCGATAGTACATAATTTTTCCAAAATCTGAGGGAATAATTTGACTAAAGTTTTTTCACCCAACATTTCAATACCATCTATATTGTCAGACTTGTCCCCCGTCAAAATTTTGGTTAATAAGACATTTTGATGGGGTATGTTGACCTTGTTAATAGTAATCATATCTCCATACCTATAATATTGTTTAGAGGTCGGAGAATAGATTGTAACTCGTTCTGATATAAGTTGGGTTAAGTCTTTGTCTGCGGAAAATATAATAATTTCCTCATCAACAGAAATCTTGGTATAGTAAGCAATTAGGTCATCTGCTTCATTGTTTATCATTTCAACCTGACGCACAAAGATTTCTTCAAGATATTGTTTAACTCTCGATTTTTGTTGAAGATATGACTCGTACTTATACTCGTTCATATCTTGCCGACGATTTGCTTTATATTGAGGATAAATGGATTTCCGTATAGATGAGTTGGAGTTTCCATCCCAAAAGACCACAACCTTATCATGATTGTGTTCTTCCAAAAACTTTCTTAAGATGTTTATAAAATGGTAGATTCCACCTAAGTGGTCTCCACCATTGTACAACTCTTTTACTCCATGAAATCCTATTTTGAACAGATTATCTCCGTCCACTAATAATGTTTTAATCACAACTCGTGATTTTAATGTGAAACAATAAACTAGTCTTCTTTTTCTTCTTTCAAGGTAAAGTCACCATCAGAACCGATAATATCTTTCCAATAATCGGCGTATTCTTTTTTGTAAGCTTCAATGGATGTCTTTTCTTCTGAAGCTTCTTTACCCGCTAAAAATCCATGTGGCGTTACGATAATTTTCCCATCTTCGTATCCCAATCCATTGATGTGGTTTTTCAATACAGACACTTTAGTTCTTGTTGCAAACTTAACACTTCTCTTGTCTTTTGTTGCAGTAATCTTGTTAGTTCCCGCTCCTTTTTGGTTACCAAATAAAAATACCAAAGATGAGTTTAACCAAATTGCCTCACCACCTTTTGCCTTAATTTTTGGTTGACCAAAAGGATTATCAGGAAGTTCAACCCAAGGCTGATTAACAATAACCAAAGTGTTTTCATATTTTGAATCCGCTTTACGCGAACCTGAAATACGTTGATTAATACCCATACCAATTTTGTCCGCTAAAGTAGAAGCGTTGTGTTGTTTACCACCTTTACCCTCAAAGGTCATCTTACATGGAACGGAACCAACAGAATCCCAAAGGAACAATAAACTATAATCCAATTCACCTTTCTCTTGAGCATCTAACAAACTATTGATGTAGTCGGTTATCTGTTCGATGTAATCAAAGTTGTTATTGAAGATATAGAATCCATCCCAATCCAATTCTCCTGTTTCCTCATCAACAATTTCCTCACATTGAAAACCCATCAACTTGGCGTGCTCAAAACTCCACTTTTGTTCTGTAATAATAAACACAGGAAGAATACCTTTCTTTTGAGCATCAACCGCAGTCTTTACCAACGCAGTAGTCTTACCTGTATCAGAATGGCCCAAGAACATATTAAGATGTCCAATGGCTGGACCAGGAAGTCCTACGGCGTCCAAAAAGTCAGGACCTAAATCAAAAAATCTTTGAGGTTTATATTTTGCCGAAGTTGAGAATTTTTTCTTCAAACTTTCGAAGTCGTTTTTTTTAATAGCCATAAGGAATGTGAGTAAAACTCGGACACTAAAATAGTATCCGAGTTAAGTTGTTTAATTAGAATGGTAAATCTGATGATGGTTCGTCGTCCATCTGCGGATCTACGTATGAGGACTTTTTGGAACCTCCACCGAATGATTCAGTTTCAACTGAACTGTCACCATAAACGTAACCACCTTTTTCAGAGTCCCACTTAGGAGTTTCTCCTCTTGCGATTGCTTCAAGATAATCAACAGGTTTTTTGGAGTAAACGTCCATCCATGTCAATTCATCTTCAATCCAAGCCTTTGCTTGTTGTTTGTCTTCATGTACAGGAGCAGGATCGTCATACATAATAGTTGACACTGTTGTATATTCTTTACCCTTAGGAGTTTTTGCTTTAGCAAGTTCAATGACTAAGTCACGTCCTTTTTCAGGGTCAGTAATATCTCCTTTGTTTCTCCAAATAGGAATAATTTTGTCAAGGATTCCATCATTCTTGAAGTTGTGTTTGAATCTCCAAAACTTTGGACCATCTTCCTCGTGGTCTCTATCAATTACTTTCACAATATAGAATTTTCGTGAACGATACTGAGCCGCCAATAATTTATCAGACTCTTTACCTGTAGACATCAATTCTTCGTAAACCTCATTCAAAGGTGAACGTTCGTTGTCATTTTTTCCTGGATCGTAGAATTTCTGCCACTGTCCACCCACTTGAATTTCGTGGTACCACGCTTCTTTGAATGGTGATGAACCATCTGGTGTAGGGAGAATTCTAACTCTTCTCTGTCCTGATTTCTCTTTATCTCCTAAGATTAAAGCGAAATACTTTTTCATTCTTTCGTCTTGCGACATTTTTGATTGGGCCCCGCCCCCTTGCTGATTTTTTTCGTACTGTGCCAATACGGCGTCTAATGAACTCATAGTTTTTTTTAAGAATTAAAATGATAAATTATATAGACAAAGATAACTAAAAGTTTGAATAAGTCAAACAAAAAAGGTACCCGAAGGTACCTTTCAAACGTTTCGTTCAGTTTTATCTGAATGATGTTTTGTAAACTTCATTATCTAATCCACCACCAGGTTGGAAGGAATTTTTAATGTCGTTTACATTAATATCAGTAACTTCGTCTGCAGTTAAAACATAATCATTTTTTCCTGTCTTTTCCATTTCTTCTGACTTATCATCAAAAAATTGTGAAAGTTTTTGACTGAATGGATAAGAGTCATATGTTCTTAACTCTAACTTTTCTTGTGGAGTTTTTTCTCTATATTTTTCAATCTTATTCTCAAGAGAGTTAAGTTTGTTCATGATGTTATCCATCTCACCTAACTTAGATTGTAAATCATTAAGTTGATTGAACAAGTTATTAAAATACTCTTCTTGTTTGATTTCTATATTTTTTTGTGAATCAACCAATTCAGTTATATCTAATTCTTCCGTACCACTTTCTCCCGTCGCTTCTTCTGATTCACCTTCATCATCAATCTTCTCAACGTCAGGGTCTGATTCAACATCAATAGGTTGTGGTTCATTTGTCGGAGCAGGTGGAGGTGTTGCCTCTGCAGGTGCAGGTGCTGCCTCAGCTCCAGGTACTGGTGCCAATGCTCCTAATGCGTCCTCTTCAGGTGTTGCTCCTACTTGTTCTAAAATATACTGATTGATTTTTCTGTGTCTTTCAATCTCCTTGATAATTTTTTTATCTAAACTCATTGGTTAGCCATTTAATAATGTTTTTATTCCGTTAGCGGTTTCTACTCTAACTCTTCGGTTAGCTGTAGTTTGGTGTCCAGCTCTTTCGATAAGACCGTCTCTTTCTCTTACTGTGTAGCAATCACCAGTATCCAAGTCACAAACTTGTTTGGTTCCGTCTCCATTGTCCTCCTGTGAAAATCTAACAGATTTACCAAGATAATTGTCTAATGCTGATTTAATGTTCATAAGAATCTTTTTATATAAATATGTTGTTATGTTATAAAGTAAATTTTTGGGAAGTTACTGTGAAGGTTGAACCTGGTGAATTAACATCAGTATAAGTCAAAATCATTTGGAACTCACCCAATGCCTTTATTTCTAATATATTTGTATATTTTGTATCGGGTCCATTTGTTACAGTTGTATTCAATAGATTTAATTCAGGGAATCTTACAATTTTGGTTTGTGTTACAGTCAAGTTTGTAGTTGGGGTAAATTGGAAAGTGTAGTATCCTCCATTTGGTTTTACAACATTGTAATAACTATTTCCCATATAATTTGGCAGTTCACCTGAATTGGTGTCGGATACTAAAATAATTTTTCCAATTCCTGATGGAGATTGTTGTGGTACATTTACCACAAATTCATAATTTAATGGTTCATTTTTAGGATTTTTTGTCCTGTCGTCAGGTATTGCCGTCAAAGTAATATTAACAACCGCTTTTATGTTTTCAGATTTGAATTCATCAAGATTCAACAAAGTACTCATTTGTTGTTTATTTATAGAAAATTCTTGTTGGTCTTGTGAAACAAAGTTTTCAAGTTTTTGATTATTTTGTTCCTTAATCACTTCCTCTTTTAGAACATTATTTGGGCCGACAATTAATTTATAAATGGTATAACTGTAAACATTGGTTTCACTAATTTTCCACCCTTGTACCTGAGGATTTATTCTCACATCTAACTCCAAAGTATTACCCAATTCGTCTCTAAATATTTCATAGATAAAAGGTAACTCTCCAGTATTTTGTGGATTAATATTTATACCAACAATATTCTGTTGTGAAGTAGTCAGTTGTTGTTGAGTATTAGTATTTGCATATCCTCCTGGTGATGATGTTGTGGTATTCTCCAGTGCCGAATTAAATGTAAAATCAACCAAACTTTCGAAGGTTCCGAATTCAGTAATGACGGTGATTCTTCCTGTTGCAACATTTTGTCCTTCAGGGATTTGAATTTCAGGTAGAATAAATCTTAATGTTTCAGAATTGAACACTGTGATATCCTTCAACTCAACATCTTTATCAATTACTCTGATTGATTTCAAAGACTCAAAATTTCTACCGTTCACTTGAACAATCGTACCTGTAAATCCAGCAGATGGTGAGAATGTAGATAAAACTGGTGGTGGACAAGTTTGACCAATAGTTGGAGTTACAGTTGGTGTTTGTTCTTGGTTTCCGTTGTTTTCATTATTTTCAATATCTTTAAGTATTTCGTTCTTTGTCTTCAATCCAGATTCCGCAGCCGAAGTTAAAGCCTTGTCAAATGTTTGTTTAGTCTGTAAAAATTCATCTTCATTTTCATCGTAGTATTCTTCGGAAATGTTATCCACAGGCCAATGACAAACATAATATTTTGATAATCCAAGTCGAGCGATTCTTCCAGTATCGACATTTTCTCGGAGTCTTCCAGCCATAAATTGGATATATTTGTCTAATGACTCAAAATGAGCAATTGGCTCTGAAGACGTGTTTTCCGGATTAGTTCGTATGTTGATACAACTATATGTTTTTTGTAAAAGAGAAACTTGTCCAAACCAATCTTGACTTAAAGATAATGTCGCAAAATTATTATTCCATCCATTGAACATACCAGCTCCAGTATTAGAAGCTTCTTGATAAGTTCTGATGTAAGAAATAGTATATATTGCAACTTGTAAATCAACATTATTAGGTATCAATCTTCTCAATGCATTCGCAAAATCTTGTGGGGTCATTTCGGTTAATGTAGCATTGACCACTTCATATCCACCATTAGTGTACACAGGCGCAGTTATTTTTGAACTACATGAATTTGTCGTGTCTTTTGTGTTATCCGCCTGTTGTACAACTTGAGATGATTTAACATTATCAGTTGTTGCACTAATTTTTAGTTGGTCTTTATTTATCTTCAGTATCTCTTCTAACTTTGTAATCAAATTTTGATTAATACTTTGTAGGAAACTATCTATAGTCGGCAAATCAAAATAACCTTGTCTTGTTCCATCAAATGTAGTCTGAAATGACCCTTGTTGAATTGTATGAGTTACATCCGTAATTAAATATGGTCCATCAAACATAGGAACGTGCCGTAAATTAAAATACATTGTAGGTTGTATTAACGCATTTCCCAAACTTGTTATCGAACATTTATATGACCTATTTTTATATAAGTTATATAAACTATTATTTTGTGTCGCTATCTGTCTACCTGAAGCTTGATTTGCCATGTCAAGTTGAACATTAATCGATTCAGATGTTGCAACCCCGTTATCTTGCGAAACACTTAATGCATAAAAAATGTTTTGATTTCTAATTCCAACATCGACGTTGAAACCAACACACTTGTTTGAAAGAGCCCAATCCTTTTTTCCCTGTTGGTCTTCTAACAACGGATTACCAGAAGATCTTCTCATCTCAAATGCATCATCTCTATATTTGGAATCTCCTTTAGGTAATTTCAAATATTGTGAAGGTTTTCCAGCATAAAAACAAACCATCTTTGGCCCCGAATTTCTATAATCAACATCTAAAAATGTTCCCCATAAATTATTTGCAAATTGTTCAGGTCTATCAAGTTTTGGAGTTGCGGTCACATCAACATCTTGTATATTATAAAAATTTACATATGCGGGAAGTGGCATCACAACAAAATTATTTTTAATCAAAATACCACTTATAAAAGTGAAAACACTCATTGCTTGATTGAGTGAAAATTCTCCAGGAGTTTTACCTCCAACACCAAACATGTATTTCAAATCAAAAATATCGAGTAATATACTCTCACCAATATTTCTTGATGCTCTATCCAAAAACAACATATCTTCAAATAGAGTTTTGGTTTTCCAATCCCCACCAGCTATCCACTTGTCATTCAATGCTTTGAAAACTTCATAATTTTCTACCTTACTTTGGTCTCCAGTGATAACACTATTAATTACACGTTCAGGTAATTGTACTTGGTCTGGTAAATCTTTCCTTAATCGACTCAAAACTCCATTCAAAAAATTGTTTTGTATTAGTGTTTCTCTTTCAAGATATTGATTTAGTTGATTTTGAAATTGTATTGCATTCAGATTTGGATTATTTAATTTCTGAGTAGCGTACATTTTAATAATCGGGGCTAACAATGTAACATTATCACTAGTGAATGCTATATTGTTATCGATAAAAAAATCTGTAATATATGACCCTATTGAACTATATCTAACGTTGGGGATTGTTGAGAACCCTACTTCTGTTTCCAAAGTTGTCCAAGCTTGTCTATTATTAATTTGAGATTGACTTAATGTTAAATTACCACCAGCACTCGGAAGAGAATTAGGTACGTAAGGTTCAAAAGTAATGGGGTCTACAACTTCCTGAGTATTATTATGTGATAAGTAAGAATCAAAAATTCTCCTTTCATAGTTGGAAGGATTACCATATTTGAATATGACATCATATTCCATAAATGATTTTATACCATTTTGAAATACTGAATATTGATCGTTAATCACATTGTTGAAATATAATTCGTCAGTTTCTGTTTGTGTTTTAGCAGGAACTACCATTAAACTTCTGAATAATGATTGGAAGTTTTTGAAAGTCGAATTTGGGTCAACAGGAGATTGTCCAAACGTGACAATATTTCTCCCTGTTGAAGCATTACCAATTGGTTTACAAAAGTTCAAAAACTCAGTTTCAAACGAATCTAAAATTTTCTTTTCGAACACAGAAAACACTTCTTCTATTTTTGTATAGTTGTCTTGTGTTAGAAAATACAATGGTGTTTGGCTATTTCCAGTCGTGATTGAAGTTAAATAAGAATCTGGTTCAGGGAATGCCAACTGATTGCTATCGAAATATCCAAAATTAGGTGCCGACCATAAACATCTTACCGACCCATTGTACATGTTCGGATTGTTAGTTAAATCCACAACAGTTGCTGGAGATGTTGTTTGCGCACTCAAACAAGAATCAACTGTTTGATTGAATGATGTTCCAAACGACGGAATTACGAAATAATCATCACCTACAGTATTATCTTTAGGGTTACAATCAACTGGAGGTCTGATAGTTATGTTTGGTAATAAAATTGACCATGTAGTCAATCTTAAATTTTTATCCCCTTGTTTAGCACTATTAATGTTTGATGAACTGAAATTATATAATTTCATGCCAGAATTAACACTCTGTTGGATTTCCTCACTTGTATAATTTTCGTACAAATCATATCCGTTTAGAAAAACGTTGAAGTCGTTAATAACTTTAGGATAAAATCCGACTTGCATCTGAATTTGAGTGTCCTCTTCGCTTTGAAGTGTTATTTTTGTATCTACGTTTGAATACTTGAATTCATACGTTTCGGTTACAGCACTTGTAACAGGATAGTAATTACCCGCATAATCAAAGTTTTTCCAAGCACTTTCTAATATATCAACATTCGACTCTTTGTATTTTTTGTACCTGTGCCAAATCGAACCATATTTTAGAATCCAAGCATATGGTAACTTGTGGATTGCACCAAATTTTTTGAATGTTGATGATATATAATCCAAGTCGGTTGTAATATTGTTAGAAACAGATTTGTATTTTTCTCTCAATGTTGCCAAAGGTAATGAATTCAAGAACATATATGCCGCTTGAACATATGGATAGGTGTTCCCTGACAACCTAGAATTATAAACTCCGTTTTGCACAGCATTTATAAAGTAAGGGGTATTCAACATTGAAGTGGTGCTTCTTGGACTAAACGCTCTTGTAGGAGTGGTACCGTTAATATATCCTTCAGTCGCAACAAAATCCTGAGGAGTTCTATTCAAGTAGAACGCATTGAGTCCGAGTGGTCCATATGTTGTATATGTAGAAAGTCCAGTCGTATCAATAGTGTTAGTTGGATTTTGGTTTAATATATATGAAAAATTTGTTACAGGTCTATTCGTTGTGTAGTTATACACGTCAGTAAAGTTTGCAATAATTCTTCTTTGCTCGAAAATAGTTAAAGACTTATTTGTATTATAAACTTGATTGGACAAGGCACTATTTCCTTGATTCAAATTGTTAAGACACCAAGTTTGGTCTGTGTAGGGTAAAGTATCAACAATTAAAGGGTCATTTGGGGCATTAACTACTAAAGACCTTAATGCCTCTGATTTTGTTGCGGTTTGAGGTATTTTACCTAAATCCAAAGTACTAAGAATTGAAAAGGAATTTTCAGTTATTCTCTTAATATAAGGAGTAACAAAAAAATCTCTAATAAAATCTTGATAAGCTCTACCTGTTCCCGAGTTTGATATTGTTCTCAAAAATTCAGGATAGTCTTGAGCATTCAGATTAAAGTTTTTAAGTTTTAATGTTAAGTAGGGAGAACTTATTCCAAGTTTCGAAATAATATTGTTTGCTTCCGCCTCAATGTTTAGCGTAATTAATTCATTAATCTGATTTGTGTTACCTCTTATGAATCCAGAATAATGAGAAGTTAAAAATTGTCTTTCCCATATTTCATAAAAAAACTTTATTTCTTCTTTGTTTGAATACGCTAATCCCACCGACGGGAATTCAATCGCATTAATGTTAATAATATTAGTATCCCGTTCATTATCTAACGGTGGTGGAGCATTAGGATTTTGAAACTTTTGAGTTAATCCTTTCATATATTCCTCAACAAATTCAACTTCAGGCCATTTGTCGAAAAGATATCCCTGAGTCAAATCAACAACAGATGGGTCCGCTATGTATTTTAATTGAAATTTGTTTTTTTCATCTTGGGTTTCAACAAAAAATTGTGGCCATGGATATACAGGTATCTCAGCTAATTTTAGTCCAGTTTCTTCTTCAAATGCGTTTGCAGCTAATTTCAAATCATCTTGAGAGTCCGAACTTGGTGCTGAGGCTAAGTCATTATAAATTGCTTGTTTTCTTACTGGGTCGTATTTCACATCCCATGCATTTGTATGAACATCATCCAAAAGACGAATAAAACCCTCTGCGGATGCCATAATAACCGCTAACATATTTCTTACTGTAGGCTTAAAACCGATTCCAGTCGCGGTATCCTCAACTTTTCTTAAGAGGGCGGTAGAAATTTGGCTTTCGTAATCAGATAGTTTTTTGTTAGCTTGAGTTTCGAGTAATGTGATTTGTTTATCAAATCTTCCTTCATCTTCAAATACAAACCATTTTTCTTTAACTAAAGTACCCTTAGCTAAGAGTTCTAATGCTTCAATAACTCCAGATGGGGTTTTAGGTAATTCTATAGAAGTTGGGACAAAAAACTTTGTCAAATTAATTTTCGTCTGTGTTTCATCTATAGTACTAGGATTTGCAATTCCAGTCTGAATTCTAGTTGTTTCTCTCCAATTTATTTCTGAAAACACCGGAGCCGTTGTTTCAATCATATCATACTTTATAGGGTTTGGTATCGGAGCGGCACCTTTAGAACCTAAAGTCGGATTATTTGCTAAAGCATCATTAAATTTTACAATATCCCCTTGTAGTTGAGTTATCGCAGTTTCTTTAGCTTCTTTTGACAAGTCTTTGAATACGTATAATTTTTGACCTGTTTTAAGAACTATTGGCTTAGTATTCAAATTAATGTTAAACCAAGATGTATTTGACCCTCTTACTGCAGTAAAATATTGTGTGAGAACAGATTTATAATTTCTTATATTCGTTAATGATTCAACTTCAGTTTTGTCAAATGAATCTGCAATTAGTTGTTCAAAACTCTCCAACTTATTCATAAGTTGTACTAATGTCAATTCAGGAAAGTCGGGAGCAATTAACCCTTTAGCTTTGTATTCACTATAAACTTCTATTATTTTTTGATACCCTTTTTCCGCAACAAGTTGAGTAACCACCGCTTCATTAGAATCTAAATTATTGGCTCCCCTTTCGGCTTGAGTACTTGCTTGAGACTCCGCTGCCTTATTGGGTTGTTGTGGCCCATCTACTGTTTGAGTAACATCAAACCTTTGGCTGTACATGTGTGGAGCCGCCAATAGGTGACCCATAGAAACTTCATTCAAGATATTAAATTTATATCCGACGAAATTTAATCTAACCTGATAATTTCCGCTAAATCCATTAAACGAAGCATGGAAATTTTTTAAGTTAAGTTGATATCTAATTGCTTGTCCATAATACCCTTTTAATGTAAGATAGAATTGTGGGTATGGCAAATTAAAAAATGCGGAGTAAGGGGAATTGTTTCCTAATTGAAATAGCCCTTTCCCTTGAACATCTTCCAACAACATTTCTACAGTAGGAATGAAACTTGATGACGTTTTTATATTAATTGATGTAATTCCTAACAATCCATTATCAATTATGTCTTTTTGATTTACAACCGTGTCAAGTATATAAGGGTTACTATTATCTGTCGCAGGCTGTGCTATTGCGGCTTTTTGATTTTCCCCTTTGAATTGTGTTGTATTTTCTCCAGTTAACTCATCATAATAACCTGTTCCAAGATACGAATTTTTACTAGGTTTCAAAAAATTCATTTTCGCCACAGAGATAGTTCCGATTCTATCATTAGGACTCCCACCAACCGATAATTTTGTTCTCGGTAGAACATCAGCTTCAAGATTGGCGTACATGACAAGATTTTCATGGTCAACAAGTCTTTCTCTAATATTTCCAAAATTATCTGTAGTTTTGTTAGGGTCGACTACAATAATATTGTTTTCGTCCAACTCAACTAAAATATTTCCACTTGTGTCCGCTTGTGTGTTACCTACCATAATAATAAAAATGATTTTCTAATGCCGCCTTATAGTCCTGTAAAGATGGTAATAACGGAAATGGGATAATCAATACAGCCCCATCATAAATATTATTTTCAAGACCTCCAAATTGCGGATTCGCCTGAAGGATTAACCAGCTAAATACAGGTGAGTTATAAAATTCTTGTGAAACTTTATCTAGTCTACTTTTAGCAACTTTATAGATAAATGCCTTATCTGTTGGTTTTTGAGGCAGGTATACAAAGGGTACAACTGTTTGTTCCCCATTAATAAGAAAATCACTATATCTATTCCAATATTGATATGCCATTAGTTAAGTTTTGCTTTAGATATATATGCGCCAGATCCGTTTCCATTTGTATCATTCCAAGTTAATATATTAGTATTTTGATTTGTTGTATTTGCCAAACCTTTTATCATATTTTCTTGAGATTTTTTTTGTCCACTATCCGCAGAATTCTCTGTTGTAAAGGTCAAATTTCTTTGTTTGTTAGAGTCGAATGGTGTATAAATTAAATAATCTTTCAAGTCATTTTTTTCTAAATTTTCTATAAATGATTTTGTAATATTATTTTCTTCTAAGAAAATAGGTCTAGCAGTTGCAATCCAATACGTATCAAATATTTTTTCAATGTCAACTGATCCATCACCAAGTAATGCTTGGTTACCGAGAATATTTCCTATAAGTTCTTGTTTGAATGTTTCATATTTTTTTCCATCGATTACATCATCAGAAATAATCATATATACTCTTCTAAAAGGATAGTTTTCAACATTATCCCCAAATAAAGGATTAGTACTAAATGGTAAGAAAACTTTTTCAACTGTAACTACATTTGATTTTCCATTTGCGGTTTCGAACACTAATATTCCTTCATATGTAGTACTAGTCGCAGGATACACGAATTTTTTTCTATCTTGAATTATTACATTAAATGCCGCAATATCTTGTTGTATTTTGGTTGTATCTTGAACTAACTCCAAATATGTATCTGTTACAGCACTTGTCGAAGTTGGGTGTACGTCTGTCGTTCCTGACGTTACATATATTCGGACAGGTCCATTTTTAGCCTGTAGTCCATCAGTACCTGTGTTAGAATCTGTTGGGTCAAACAATATTGTATTTAGTCTACCAAGAGTTTGTAGATATGTCTGTTCTTCATTCACTAAACTCTGTGTTATTGTTGAAATTCCATTCTGAAATGAACTTCTTTTCTTTGATACAAAATTTCGATAATTTTCTTTCAGAGCTCTAATTAACTTAGGTGATAAATTTTTTGATGGTTCAGAAATAAATTTAATAAATCCTTCTGTACCATCTTTTATATTTTCATCAAGTTGTACAAATATTTCATCAAATCTTTTCTCCACATTATTAGGTTTTCCAAACAATACTACTGTGTCAGCGGATACATTGAAATTACCTTGAGTGTAATTTCTTTCTATCATCCATTGTTGTCTTACCGCATTATTATATTGATTGACAGTTTCCTTGGTCTTATTGACAACATTTGTAAAATACGTCTGAGTGTCACTAACAACCTTACCCATAAATTCACTATAACTTATTACACCCGTTGTGATTCCACTCACATCTATTAAAGAACTGATTATCGTACCAATAGTATTATTATTATCTTGACCATTGTTTGGTGCGGCACTGTTGACACCAGGAATTGGTGGAGGAACTTGACCCGCCAAAAATATTTGGTCTAATATTTTTGAAGACTCAATATCCGTGGCATCCGCCCTATCATCATAAATTTCTGTGTTAGCATAGTAATTGAAGGTTAATGCATTCTGTAACTTGTCAACCGACTCTTTCAATCCACTACCTCCAACAAAGTTAAATGATAATGTAACGTTTGCAATCATTGGTTGAACACCAATTCCTTCAGGATTGATATCTAACCCTTCATAATTGATTGCTAGCGATGTAGGAATAATCTTTGTATTATAAAAATCACCTACTCGCAACACTAACACAGGAGGTACACCAAATGAGGTGTTGGTAGCATTATCATACTGTAATTCTTTATTGCCACTCGGAGTAGATTGTTTAACTGTTGGTATTGTATCACCAGGTCTCATACACTGTTGTAGAAAAGTTAACCTTGAGTTTAACCCTTCAGGTGTCATAGAATGAAACGATGGTTGAAAAAACTTTAACTTATCCTTCAGATTATCATATACCATTGGAGTTTCAGCTTTTATAGTTTCAAAGTAGTCACACTCGGATAATAAGGCTCTCACCACTTTTTTGGTTATATTATCTCTTGGTTCCCATCTTGTTTCAATAACTGGTTCAGGTACAGTCTGAGTGACAACATTTCCAATTAAAATTGGGATTGTACCAGAACTTGTTGTAGGATTTGTCTGTCCTCCTGGTGTCCCTTGACCATTAGGTTCTGTCTGTGGTGCCTTCAAATTCGGAACTATCTTGGAAATGTACGACCTTCTACAAGCCATTGCTCCAACTGTAAAAACTTCTAAAGCCCCAACTTTTATGTCTCCTCCAACAGCATTTGGATTAGTGTCACTACAACCAAAAGTTTTTCCGTTTGGTTGTAGTGAATCAATATATGGCCCTTTAGTTAAATTACTTTTCTTTGGATTTGATATTGCAGCTTCTCCGAGTCCACCGGCTCGTTCTTCTGGTGTACCAGGATCTTCTTTTACCATCAACCGACTTTGAGACATGAATGTTTTAGTTGCGTTGTTTTCTTGAAAGAATCTAACTGTCGCTTCTATTCTACGTTGTGATAATTCAAGATTATATGATTCAGTTTGAGGTGCAGAACAACTCGAACTTACATATACTGTTACAGTACCTTCATTAGTTTCCAATTGTTTTCCTAAATCAATTGCAAACTCATTCATTGCCTCGTAGTTTGGAGTAACAGTTGTATCAAAAAAAGTCTTAGTTTCTTGTGCATTAGGTCTTTTGGAATAATTTTCATTAACATCCGTAGTGTATCTTGCATATTCGGTAGTATAATTTATACTTGTTTTTGGTAACGGATAATCATTTCCAAAATAAAATCCTATTTGTATATATTTGTCAAAGTTCAAGTTTGTGTTTCCTCCTCCACCTTCTTGGGCGAGTGGCTGATCTCCTCCATTAGGTGAAAAAGCTCCTGATTCTATGGTTCCACGAGTATATACAATTTGTTCTCGGGTCATTTCCTTTGAAGAAATTGCCTGTTGTAATTCGAACAAATCATTTGGATTTACTGTTACATATTTTTTTGCTAACTCATAGATATCATATTTTCTACATCCAGCAAAAAATGATTCTAAAATACTGTCAACACGAGTCTTGTTTGTTTCGTTACCCAAAACTTTATTCACAATGACATTAAGAACTGATGGATGGTCTACTACAATTTTCCATTGTAGTGATCCCGTTCTTGATGTATTTTTATAAGTGTATATTGGTTCAGGTCGTCCCAAAAAGTCAGATTGATTCCAATTCGATGATATGTTTTCACTGAATGTTAATCCATATGGTGGAAACCACATAACTCTACCACCATTAGGACCTCTCTCACAAACAGGTAAATCAGACGTTGAAAATCCTGGAGTGCTAGATGTTCTCCATGCCAAATTTTCTAAAGAAAACATATATTTTTTGGCAACCGCATTGTTTATTGTACCAACAATATTCGTTGAATCCTGTCCACCTTCTTGTTTGTTTGGTACAATATTAAGGTTATAAGTTTTATCTAATACTGAATACGCAAATCTTCTTCCTTCAGTTGTAATACCATCTGTTTTCTGTAAATCATTATATTGTAAGTATGGTAAATCTTTGGCAAATACACGACAATATTCAGTACCTACCTCTTGCCCGATTGCTCCAACGTATCTATAAACTCTTGAACCCTTCGTAAGTTCTTTATATCCATCATTGAATACTTTACTTACTTGGTCTATTGCATTTCCAACGTGTTGAAGACGTTTACCTCCTTGAGGCTGACTATCAATTATTCTTTGTGTTTTGTCAAGAATAGACCCATCTCTGAAATCGTTATTAACTGACTCTGTATTAACGTAAGACGATGGTCTAAAGTCCTCATCTTGTTCAGTAACCTCACCACCAATACCAACTTTTTTACCAGCATTACCTCTGTACTTAGGTGAAACCCAAGTAAATCCACCTTCAATACCTCCACCATTACTATATGTCGGCCCATTCGCACCAAGTCTTACAGATTGACTTGGTCCTTCATATAACTGAGCTAACTCTGAAGGACCATAGACAGGTGACTGTTGTTCAACACCGAATTGGTTAACAGGAACATCTCCAACAGGAGAAAATACTTGAGATGGATTGGAAGTTATACTTCCAACATAAAAGTTACTATTATCAGATACTGTACCTAAAAGAGTACCACCTACCCTTTGGAAAAAGTTTCTTGGGAAATTAGGTTTGTATCTGTTAAAATCTATGTTTTTGAACAACCGAGACCTTTGTCCCGCACCCATGTTATTAAACATGATTTGAGATCCAGTTTCACCACCACCCATTAATCGATTAAAGAACTTACCAACACCACTTTGTCTAAAAGCATTGGATAGTTGTTGTATTGTGGTTGGCTGACCTAAAGTTGTATTTGGGTCAAAATATGAACCTGGTATAGGTGATACAGGTAATATACTTCCTCCGAGTCTTAAAGCAAAGTTCGTTGCTGCAAGTATTGGGTTTGCAGTTACTGTGATAGTATAAACAGGCTCAATGATAGGAACAACACCTGTTAATATATTAACAATGTCAGTACCACTAGAAACGTTAAGAATATTTGCCCTACCTAGTGTATCTTGTCGTATTTGAGCTGCAATTCTTTGTTCAAACTCTCTTCTCAAAGTTTGAGCACCTAAACGAGCAATAAATGAATCTTGACTCAAAAAACCATTACTTCCGCTCGGATCAGGGGACAATAATATTGATACAGGAGTATAATTGGAAGATACAAATGTTGTTGGATATGGTTGGTTGTTATTACCATTGGTAGTAATTGGTCTATTTAATGATCCGAAAAACTCCGCACTATCCAACTGAACCTGATTCCCATTTGAAAAAACATTAAGAGGTTTCCACTTTTGAGATTCTGGTAACGATTGACCTACGATATTTGCATCTTGGTATCCATATTCACCCTCATTGGATTTCGTGTTTAATAATGCTCCTGGATCCGGTACCTGTTCATATCCACCCTCATTTCCATATTGATTTAGTGGATATAACTTATTTGCAAAAGAAGGTTCATCAATCAATTTATCAGGACTATCTTGAACTGACGAATTCGATTGAACGTATTCCGTATCGATTGGTTGTGTTGGTCTATTTGGGGCTTTTGCATAGGGTGTTAAATTCCTAGTCAAAAGTTTTTTTCTGAAACCCTCTGAATTTGCTAAATCTAATAACGGACTTGCCATTTATATTTTTATTAATAAATAGGTTATGATTGTTTTTTTATTTATAAATTTCAGTAGGATGCTCCTCCTCCACCTTTATATGCATTACTCGGAGTAGTAACATTAACGATATAATCCTTAAATCTCTGCTCATTAATCTTGTCAGAGAAAGTTTTGGTAATTTGTTCTTTCTGTTCTGAACTTAATCCTGTCGGCATATCTTGGAATTTCACGTTTACCTTTATTTCTCCAAGTAACTCAATAAGGCTTTTTTGTTCTCTTACTTGGTTCTCAACAGTACCTAAATTTCGGTTAGCCCCCGACATTCCTTCGACTGTAAGGCTTGTCCAAAAATCATCTTCAGTTGTTGTTCCTCCACTACCACCTTTCTTCAATGGATTTAATTCAAAATCTGAAACTTTTGTTGCTAAATTTTCCAAAATTTTATCAATATTTTCACCAGCCTTTCCTAAATATCCACCTTCGTTGGCTAATTCTTTTTTTATTTGTTCAGCAGCTCCTGACAATTTTTCTTTTGATTCTCCAGTCAACTTTATGAACGACCCACCTGTTTCTGTTACTAACGTAGTTAATGCTCCCTTAATATCTCCGGATGAAATCATTGTCTCTATACTACCCTTAAACTTTTCGCTGAGTTCTTCACTTGATTTCCTAATTGAATCTGTAGTAACAGTATCAACACCAGCCCTTCCAGTAATTTCTGCAAGGGTTCGACCACCTTCACGTAAATCTGCAATATTTTTGTCGGTAAGTATCCCTCCTAAAACCGCGTATTTAATAGCCGCGATATCACTCTGCATAATCTCATTAACAGTTAATTGGGATCTTTGTAACTCTTCAACAGTTTTTGGTCCTGTTTTTTGAGCTTCAATTAATTTTTCAAATTCAGGTTGTGTAAGGTCGGCTAACTCTTTCTGAGTTCCATCTTTCAATGTCACTTGGTAAGTTCCATCCTTGCCCAATTTAGCAATATTCGCTAAATATTGTTTGTCTTCTTCATTAACTATTGATAGACCCGCAGAATTGACTGCAGCAAGTCTATCGTCTAATTCTGCTGCTGCTAATCCCATTTTAGATAAAGATCCTGCACTCAAATTAGCAGCTTGCTCCATTTCTCGGAGAATCAAAACTCCTTGTGGATTCATTTTGTATGTTTTTGATTTTTCATCAAAAAACGTATACTGTTTTGAAACTTCTGCCAAACTATCTTGTAAAGCACCGGGATCATTAATTGATGCATTCATCAAAGCAAAAGGGTCAACTAAATTGCCAGCAGCAACTCCCAATCTTTGGAACGCCGACGCAACTTCAATCGCACCCTCAGGTGAGATTACCTTTTCTGCCAGAGCAAATGTATTTGACATTTCAAATCTCAACATCGATGCTTGGGCCGCCATTTTTGTTAATCCTACAACACCACCTTCGAACTGATATCGGTTCATCTGATCCATGTTCTTTTGGACATCCTGCATGACTTGACGAGCATTACCTCCAATACCTCTAACATAGTCGATAGACTCTTCTAGTTTTTTTGACATTTGTTCAATTCCAACACCAACGTCCAAAAAACTATTAGTTAAATCTTGCGCACTTATTCCAAGAGTTTTTGTAGCAGCAAATAACGACTTAATTTCTTCATCATTCGCAACAACATTCCTACGTGCGGCAACACCAACTTCTTGTATGATTCTACCAACATCCTTTATATCCCCCCCTAAACTCCTAACCCCAGGTAACGAATCTGTTATCGCTCTTTGAAATTCAAAAACTCTCTCCCTACCTTGAGTAAAGGTACCAATAATTTGATTAGATACTTTATCTAAACTTATTCGAACATCGTCAATGTTAAAACTTTCGGGTTTTGAAGCTCCGGTATCACCGGCGGTTTCTGCTTGAAAAAACATAATTGATTATTATATCTATAAATATAAAAGGACTGATTTTTCAGTCCTTTTTGTTTAGTTCAACCCATTTATCTAAAAGATACTTCCTAATGAATACTGGCATTATTAAAAAATCAGAATAAGATATATTCAAAAGTGTCTTGAGGTAGTAAAATTCATCTATTTGCCCTTTCCTATAATCAGAAGAAAGGACGAAAAAAGTCAACCCCAAACCCAACATTGACTGTTAGTTTCTCTCCTGATGGGGCTATTACTGTTCTCGTTAAATCTAATTTTGGTTCATTTTCTTCCATAAACTTTCTTATGTATTTGGAATCTGCAATTGGCATTTGTTCTATAAATCTTGCGATTTCAGATCTATCGGTTATTCCATTTACTTCAATGATTTGTTTGTTCAATCTCCAAGTAACTTTTGGTGCAGTTCTACCTTGTGGATATGACTCCGACATTTTTTGTACTTCCAAAATTTCGCCATAAGTCATGGGTTTCAATTTTACAGTAGTTTGTGATTTAGGTAACATAGTTATAAAAGTTCCATCATCAGACGGTTGTTGACCTTTAATAACATCTAATTCATCTAATCTAACTACCCCTTTGAATGGTTTTTTTGTAATCGGGTCAACCAAGTTTAATTCCATTTCAGGTCCGAACGAAGTATTTCTCAAAAAAATTAATATCGATTCAACATCACCTTCCAATAAATCTTCAATACGAACATCTGGTTCGTAAATCTTTGATCTTAAAAGAGTTTGTGTCATGTCATTACCACCAGCCATAAGGATGTTTTCATCATTTGCGGTAAGATATCCAACTTTGATTGATTTTTTCTTATTCTTGTAGAAGAGACCTTGTGTCGGTAAAGGCACAACGTCGTGAGGTAACGTAAAATTCGATTGTCCGTGTTCTCTTGCTTGATTATCCATATAAAAATTTAACCGTAAAGTTTAGTGCTTTACGGTTAAATATAATTGTATTTGAATTTTAATAAATAGTATCTTGATAAATTAGTAAACAAGTACGCAACGGTCCATTCTAAGTGTTGCATTAATTGTCGCTAGTCCGTCTTGTGCGTAACTCAAAGTATTGAAGTTAACATCAGTTAAGAATGTTCCGTACAAAATCCATTTTTCTACAACAACACCGGTTGGGTCCAACATTTCGAGGTCGACATCTTTTTTGTAACCCGCAGCATAACCCATACGACCTGTTACAGATTCAGCATGTAAACGAACCCACTCCATAAGAGCTTGAGCCGCTGAAGGTCCAATTGGATCTCTAAACACCGCCGGAATTGTTTGCCAAGTGAATTTACCCGCGACATAAGTTTCAGTATTCAAGAAAGGAATTGGAACTGGGTTTATAATAATATGTGGTCTTGCAGAAGATTCAACAAACCATTCATTTATACCAAGAGATGATGGAAACCTTAGGATAAAACGATTCTGTCGTTTTGGTTCGTAAGGAATCGGCATTTTCATTAACAAATCAGCCATGTGTTTTTAATTTTTTTGTTTTTGTTATTTTATTGATAAATATATCCTTTCACAAAAATTTTTCTATTTACTTTTTTTTTGAAAACGATATTCTTATTTAACTTCCTGCTTAACTCCTCCAGCAGTAGAATAAGTTTTTACTATATTATCTGGTTTATTTTTGAAGTGTTTTTGCATTACTTCTATATTTTTTGGATCATCGTCACTAAATCCTATAGATAAATTATCCGGATTAAATTTATTACTTATATCCTTTTTTAAGAAAGCCTTTTTATTAAGCACTGCCGCCATAGCCTTAATGTAATTTACAAAACCTTCCATTGCCTCTACTTTAGCTTCTTCAGGATTAACTGCTCCTTGGTCATCTCCAAAAGACACTGGATGATACTTATTAAGTTCCAAATATGACTTAATTAATTCTTCATCACTCATTTCATCTTCACCTATAAAAGACCTATATTTTTTAAGATTTTTAATTAACTCGTCTTTATCGATTCCGTTGAACCCTTCTATAATATAATTATAAATTGCTTCTTTTATGGTGTTTGGATTGTGTCCCCTCGCAGTAATTATCGCAAATATTGAACCGTTATTGATTGCTTCTCTGAAATCATCGAACGCTGGTCCTTCTTTCGCCCTCATTGCATCCACCAAAAAATCTTTATCCCCATCGGTTCTAAAGTTTCTGAACGGAGAGTCACTATAACCTACAATTGTGTTACCTTTATAATTAAATGGTTCTTTTCCTATTTGATGTCTAAACTCAGCGAAATCATCAGTAGGCATCCCAACCTCATTACCACTCTCATCTTTAACTAAAATTTTAGTTGGCATATGAACTATATTATCGTCCCAATCGAACGCATAATATTTTAAGTCCGGAGTACCCTCACTTTTGAATCCTTCTGTAAAAACTTTTTCCATTTGGCTAAAGGGGGGATTTTACCCCCCTATTAATTATTAGATATTTTCGAACGAAGCTCCTGTTGGAGTGATGAAGAATTCGATATCGATGAATTCTAATGCCTTCGTTGGTTTTAAGTATATCTTTCCTGTTAATGTATTTCTATCTAAATCTTCAGGTGAAGAAGAAACTGTTACTCTGAAATCATAAAGACCTCTGTCTCTTCTAATTGAATCTAAGATAGGGTTAACACTATCCAAGAATTGTTGTCTAACGATTTGGTCGTTTTGTTCGAACAACAATCTTACCGCTACTGCTGAAATCAACTTACGAGCTTGAAGTAATAATCTCCTTACGTTCAGTCTGTTAAGTGCTGTGTCAGCAACTTGTAAGGTTTTGTTACCCCAAATTACAGTTCCCACATCAGAGAATGTTGCAATTGGGTTGATTCTACCTTGATACAAAGTATCTCTGTCTTCTTGAGTCAATTTAACTCTCGCTTTGATAGAGTTTACAAGACCTCTTGTGTAACCCGCTGAAGCGAACCAAGGGAATGCAATGTTATCTGTCAATGCCAAGTTTCTACAAACTTCTCCTGTTGGTGGAAGATAGATTTGTGTATTATTAACAGTATCTCTTGTAAGAATCCAAGGATAGTAAGTCGCAGTGTAGTTAGAATCAATACCTGTGTTATCCAAGTTGTCAACCGCTTCTTGAGGATAAATAATATCCTGTGGATTTGTTGCATCGGGAGTAAACATTTGGTAATCAGGTGTAGTTGCAATGTAAACTGAATCCGCTCTTGAGAATTGTACCATGTCAATAGCTTCTTCAACAAGGTTAGAGTTGTTTACATAATCAATACTTGATGTCGCAAATACGTTGATGTTCGTTGATTCAGGATTTGCAAATGTCAATATACCAAGTAAGTAAGCGTAGTAGTCAGTGTTCGCAAAATCTTGAGTATTGTTTTGAACTACAATTCTTTTGAATAGACCATCACCAGTCGCGTTTGGATATCTTGTAGATGGAGATGCTCCTGCCAAGAAACCTGTTGCTCCCAATTGGAATCTGTCCTCGTTAGTTCTAAACTCTCTATAAATGTCCCATCCATCAAAACCACCCGCGAAACATATTGTGAATTTTCTTGAGTAGATGAAGTAATAAGGGTTTTCTTGAGTTTCAGGGTCTCTTGTAAAGTCAGCAACACCACATTCAAATGCTGTTTGACCACTTGTTAAAAATGAATTAGCAAGTGTTACTACTGTTGCGCCAGAATCCATGTGGAAACCTTTACTTAAATAATTCCATGGTGCCCCTTCAACAGGAAGTGGAGATGTAATCCAGCTAATAGGATTTTGTGTTCCTTTATATTGTAAGAATGAATCATCAACTCCAAATTGACTTGAGAAACCTAAGTAACTTCTTCTAACAATGTCACCTGAAGATTCAGTTACATCAGTTGGAGCTCCGAATGGAGGGTTATAAATAACTTCACCAGGAAAGTAATATTTTGTTTTGAAAATTGGAACTGGTGAAGGGTTGGTTACCGAAGAGTATTCTCTTTGTGTGTATCCATAGAAACCACAAGGGATAGCATCAATTGGTGCTTCGTCAGCCAACTCAATCATAATGTAACGTGAAATCAATGCATACTCTCCGTCACTTGAACCGATTTTCTTAGCAACGAAATTATTAGATGCCGGATCCATGTTACAGTTAGTGAATTTTTCAATCACCACAGGGTTAGCGTCAGTGTCAAAGAAATTTCTAACCAACACATCAAATGTCATGTTATTAAATGATAAGTTAGTGATAGAAATTTTTACCTCTGTGTTTGCAGCATTACCGTCAGAAATTGATATAAACTTGAATAAGTTATAAACCTTATTACCTCTAAGTTCAGATACTAAATATGGTGTACTCGGTGACTTATATTGAGTTACATTGTAAGCTATTGATTGTGAGTTCTCACTTCTAGCATCTTCAAGTGCTATCAAATTACAATTCAAACCACGAATATATCCTTGATTATACGCATAATTCAAAGTATTAGGGTAAATCTCTTCAACATAAACAGGAACCTCGTTTCTTGATTTACCAAAGTTATCAACACCAAGAACTTTAGTGATGAACTTAGAAGACGATGCCGCCATTGAAGTTTCAAAAGAGAAATTGTCTCCGTCTTTTGTTACACCTGAAATTAAGAATGTCTCAAATGGTGATTGAGTAACACCTGAGTATTGTTCACTACAATTCAAAGTCAAAGCTGATAATGCGTTAACTTCATAAATCGGTCCGTGGTTGTCACTTGTAGAACTATTAGTGTATAAAGATATACCTCTTGAACGTAAAGTTGCAACAACCATGTTGTTATATTCAGAGTAAGCAGTTCCTGAGTAAGTATAAACATTACCAGATATCGTACCTGTGAATGTTGAGGACGCTCCTGAAGTTAATGAAGATACATAATAGAAGAATGAATATCCAGAATATGCATTTCCTGAAGTAATATCAAAGTTAGCATAATACCATGGATCATTCGAATCAGAAGACAAGTCGTTAGTTGCAAGATTAACTGTGTCACAATCATATTCATTTATTATGTTTGAATAAGTTGCGGTCAAGTCATAAAAGTTAGATTCAGGCATTGCTCCATAAACAACTGCTGTGTTAGCAGATAAAGATGGAGTATCCATGATATTATCAAGGTTACTTGTAAAATCCAACGCTAAAGTTGATGTGCTACCATCAGACAATCTATATTGAGTGTTAAAATTCGCAAGAACTTGTGGAGGTAATGCTCCACCTGTAAATGTTACAGTATTTCCTGAAGATGACCCTGAGAAGTTTGCACTCCATGTAGTTCCAGTTGCCGGATTAAGACCGATAGTTAATGGGTCAACATTCGCAGTTACCTTGATACTCCAAGATGGTCCTGCGTCATATCCAGATAAACCTAAAATTCTCGTAACGAAAAGTTGGTTAGATTGTTGTAAATATGATTTTGCGATATAAGCCGCTTCATATTTCGGGATTTGTGTGTTTATAAATTTTGTAGGTTCAGTCCCCCCAAAATATGCTTGAAACTCATCATAGTTTGTGATAAAAATAGGTTCGAATGCGGGACCTTTAATTGTTTCTCCCACTAAACCTAGTGTAGTCACACCCACACTTTGAGCCACAAATGATAAGTCAGTTTCAGACGTATATACTCCAGGCGATACGTATACCTTTTGATTTACTTGTGTTGCCATGCTTTAATTATTCTATTGCAGATTTATTTTAATGATAAATATTCATATCTATATGAAAAAACTTGACTTTTGAATATCTATTTGTAAGGAGTATGATTTTATTCTACCTTTTTTCTGCCCATGAAAACAACCAAAGAAATAAAGAATATCAAAATATCCCCTGAATCACACGAGATATTAAAAAAGTACTGTGAAAAGCGTGGGATAAAAATCTATAAGTTTTTAGAAAATCTTATTATAGAAAATTGTAAAGAGAAGAAAGATATCTATGGAGAGGATTAAACCAACTGAGATTCAAACTTGATGGTGGACTCTAAGGAGTTATTAGTTTTGACAACATCAATCCTTAAAATATCATTTGTGGTGATTTGAATTTCTGAAACATCACTACCAAAATAATCACCATTTATATAAACATCAAAACTATCAACATTGGTCGACCCAACTAAAGATAAATTGGCAGTAAAATCAATTATTTCACTTAAGGTATCATTTCCAACTATGTATAAAAAGTTGGATAAAAATTCATCAGGATTTTCAGGAAACTTTGGTCTCCTTCTTTTTAATACGGTAGTATCTAATTCCATAATTTGAGCAACTCTAGCAATCGCAGGCTTGACTTCAAATTCCTCCTCATCAATCAAATAACCTAACATAGTGAAGTCATAATTCTGAATAAAATATTTTCTAGCATCAAGTTGCATTTGTGACTCATCAGATATATTATTAAGAATAATTGGAACATATTGACCTTTAATAAAAGTGTAAGCCTGTCTTGAAGAAAACTTTTGCATTACAATCTTATTAAGTTGATTTAACTCCCTCATTCTATTACAAATAATTTTGACACTGTAATTAATATCAACTGGAACTGGTTGTGGGATTGTATATATATCCATACCTTGTTCATTACCATTCCAAGTTGGTACAGAAGCATAATAGAATTGTTTTCTGTTAGGTATAGTATATTGTAAAGACGGATTAGTTCCGAATTTAACTTCAGGTTGTCTTACCACAGTAATGAATGGAGGTTCAGGATTGAAATCTAAGTTGGTAAATAAAGCGGTCTCCACATATTGAGACCAATTTTGTGTTGTAATTATAATATCAACCATTGGAATTATTTTTCCAGCGGTCACAACTTGAAGATCTTCTTTGACAAAATCTAACATACCACGATCCAAATCAGCATGTAATACTGACTTTGGTAAGTAAGTTCCATCTTTGTTTATATACTCAAGAAGTTGTTCTCTTCTTGCATACAAAGTTTTCTTCGGAACTAAAGGTAATGTAGGTTTGACTTGTTTTGGTAATGGCATCTTTTTTTATTTTTCAGAATTATCATGTCCACATTTATGACACATGTAAGGGTCTTTACCACCTTCAGATAATTTCCAAGACCAACCACATTCATCACAAATAACTTTCTCTTTGGTGACCTTTTCAATGATTCGAGTCAGCTGAGTTTCCCTAACAATAATTTTCATTATATTCCCCTAAATTCATTTTCACTCACATAAGTGGCAACAATAGTTCTGTAAAAAGGTTTGTACCCACCATACGTATGTTTATTATCAGATTTTACGTATCCATCATCGGCAACCACATAATATCTAACTCGGTTTTCCGATTCATAGTATCCAAAATAATCACCCATAAATATCTCTACACCCATATCATCCAAAGTTTTTTGGTAGATACTGAACTTCATGTTACCTGGCTCTTGTTGCTCTACTTTGGAATTTCCAAGATTTTTATGAGCGGGCGCCATAACTTGAACTAATCCTTTCAATTCAACAGGTGCGAGAAACTGTATCCCATCTTCCAATACTTCACCATATACATCATCAGTTTTTGTCTTCCTTCTATCAATACGGTAAAGTACTATGGTGAAATTCATGTCACCGATTAGCCATTCTTCACCCATACCGATATCTAAACTATAATCTTCAGCTCCGAAGAATTTACCTAATCTTGTTATTGGAACTAACTTTTCTGCCATTATATTATGTGATTTCCTATATATTGATAAATACTCAGTTTATAACTATATTTTAACCAAATATTTTTCTTATAGATGAATGTAAGTCTAGAATCGAAAGCATTAGCACTATTGGAATCTTATGAAGGTGGAAATAACTATTTGCTTGAACTCAAACGAAAGTCTCAAATAAATAAAAAATTCTATCCAACAAGAAGCCAATCTGAGTATATTATCAATAACCATAACAACCAACCAAAGGTTGCAAAGAAGTGGGTTATACTAGACGCATACTTTGCAAAAAAGTTAGCGGATGACAAATTATATACCATAATACCTGATAGAGTATGGGTTGAAAAACTATTGTGTGATACAGAAAAAGCATTTCACATTTGGGGTAAGGTGTTCGAAACTGAAGAATTCCACGATTTTTGGTTACCAAAAGCAGCAATTATAAAAGACAATTCAGTTAAAGATGTTGTTATAGATTATGAAAAATATTCTCATAGACCTCCACTCCAACATCAAAAAGAATCAATCCAAAAACTTGTTGAAAATAAAAAATTCATATTAGCTGACGATATGGGTTTGGGAAAAACCACTTCAACAATCATCGCAGCTTTAGAAACAGGAGCAAAGAAGATTCTTATCATTTGTCCTGCAACTCTGAAGATTAATTGGAAACGAGAAATAGAAAATTACTCGGACAGATCGATATTCATATCTGAAGGAAAAACTTTTAGTACCGAACACGATTTTGTAATCATAAACTACGACATTATTAAAAACTTTCATGACACTAAGAAAAAAGATGAATCGCAAGTTATTGCTGCCAATTTTGATTTGGTGGTCGTTGACGAAGCACACTATATCAAGAATCCTACGGCCCAAAGAACAAAACTAATCAACGACATCGCAAAAAATGTTGATAGACTATGGTTATTGACAGGTACCCCGATGACATCAAGGCCAATGGACTATTTCAACTTGTTACATCTTATTGAATCACCTGTCGCCCGTAACTGGATGGCATATGCTATCAGATATTGCAGCGGATATCAATTTAATGTTGGAGGACGTAAAGTTTGGAACGTGACAGGGTCATCTAATTTGGAAGAACTACGGGACAGAACCACAGGTCTTGTCTTACGAAGACTCAAAGAAAACGTATTGGACTTACCTGAAAAAATAATCACCCCTGTTTATTTGAGATTGAAGTCAAAGGCATACGAAGAAGTGATGGGAGAGTATTATGATTGGTACGATAAAAATCCCGAAGAATCAAAATCACTCACGGTTCAATTTACTAAACTCACGAAAGTACGACAAATCATTGCCGATGAAAAAATAAGTCAAACGATTGAGATCGCTGAGAACATTATTGAACAAGACAAGAAAGTGATTATTTTTTGTAACTTCACTGACTCCTTAAATAAAATTTGTCAACATTTTGGAAAAACTGCAGTCAAAGTGGATGGGTCTATGGCTCAACATGAACGTCAATTTAGTGTTGACCAATTCCAAGAAAATGATAAAGTAAAAGTATTTGTAGGTAACATTAAAGCTTCAGGAACAGGAATTACATTAACTTCTGGGGAGGTTGTAATTTTCAATGATTTATCATTTTTGCCGTCAGATATGGCACAAGCTGAAGATAGGGCATATCGTTATGGCCAAAAAAATAACGTGTTAGTTTATTATCCAATATTTGATAACAGTATTGAAGCAATTATTTACGACATCGTTAATGCAAAGAAAAAAGTAATTGCAACAGTAATGGGTGATGATAAAAATACTGCAGACGCTGCTGAAGAAATTATGAATAAAATTCACCAATTAAGGAAATAAAAGTCAAACTTTTACTATACATATAGATATTTATTATTATGGGAAGACCGTCCAAAAAAGAAGAAGATAAAAAAATTAAAATCGGTATTAGTTTAGATAGACAACTTTATAATAAAATTATGAAAGATGGTGGTAAGGTTTCTCGTATAATTGAAAAAATAATTAAGGAGTATTGTGGAGACAAAAATTTGTAGTAAGTGTAAGATTAAAAAAGATATTTGTGAATTCAATAAACGAATTACATCTAAAGACGGAAAGCGAAGTTCTTGTAAAGAATGTGATAATGAAGATATTAAAAAATGGAGACAGAACAACAAAGAGAAATTAAAGTTACAAAGACAGAAATATACCAAAAAACACCATCAAAAAAATTTAGATAGAGGTAAAAAATATAGAGAAAATAACAAAGAAAAACATTTAACTCGTAATAGTAATTGGAGGAAAGAAAATAAAGAATATTTCATAAAATACTATCAAGAAAACAAAACTAAAATTTCCAAACAATATTCTGAAAGAAAAAAAACAAATATCTTATTCAAGTTATCTTCATTGTATCGAAGTAAAATAAATAAAGTTTTAGGGTCAAAAAAAAATAACACGACTTTTGAGATTATTGGATGTTCACCTGAAATATTGAAAGACCATCTTGAAAAACAATTTACTAAAGACATGTCTTGGGATAATCATGGTCTTTTTGGGTGGCATATCGACCATATAGTACCACTATCCTCGGCAAAAACAGAAGAAGAAGTTTATAAATTATGTCATTATACTAATCTTCAACCATTATGGGCAAAAGATAATTTGAAAAAATCTAACAAGTTGGATTATTTATAGTAAATTAAAGCCAACAATGACTAAAGTACAAGAAAAGATTCAACAACTCGAGTTACAAATTGTAGAACAAAAAGTAACACGAGAAAAAGAGTTGTTAATCACAGAAATGAAAAAAATTGGAATAGAAAAACTACCTTATTCCTACTCAGCTCTAAAGCAATTTATTGACCCTGAAACAATGGATTTCCATTATAACAAACATTACAAGGGGTATGTTGATAAATTAAACGACGCTCTATCCAAGAAAAAATATGGAGATTTGGAGTTAGAACAAATAATCAAAACAATAAGTCGATTTGACAAAACAATTAGAAATAATGCAGGTGGAGCATTTAACCATGCATTGTTTTGGAACATGTTAACACCTGAACCCAAAAGACTCAAAGGGGATTTACAGAAAAAAATTATCAAGGAGTTCGGTAGTTTTATTTTATTCAAGAAAAAATTCGAAGAGATTGCCAAAGAAAGATTTGGTTCAGGATGGGTTTGGTTAGTTTTGACAGGTAGAAATAGTTTGAAAATCATGTCCACCCCAAATCAAGATAATCCTTTAATGAACATTATTGAAGGTGGAGGTTTTCCGTTATTAGGTTTGGATTTATGGGAACATGCATACTATCTCAAATATAAAAACAAAAGAGATGAATATATTTCTAACTTTTGGAAAGTGGTGAATTGGGAATTTGTTTCCAAACTTTATGATATGAAAACAGAAACAAAACTTTTGGAATCTGTTGAAATGAAAAAAATTATCAAAGAATTCAAAGAACCAAAATTTTGTGATTCAAATGAAATTACTTTTTATAAGGAATTAATCAACAACCCTAAGATAAAAAAATTATATCAAGATGGTGTTACTGATGTTTTGAAAAAAGTATTTCATGAATATTGGGTGGAGAGTAATGAGAAAGAAATGTCAGGATTTTATGGGATTGAATCCGACAGTGCTAGATCGGTTTTGAATAACTTGAATACCAACTTTAATACTTTTTGTTTATTGACAAAGGCAATCAATAGACAAATAGAGTCAATTAACAAACCGAACAAAAAATTCGATTTTTCTATCAAAGAAAAACGAACAATTAGTGAGGTCAATAGACTTATATCAGCATTAGATTATTTCAAAAAAGAAATTTTTACAAAAAACAATGAAGATTTTGTTAACATAATCAGTGTTTTGTTAAAACTTTGGGATAGAGGACAAAAATCTGAAGACAAAGTTCTTTCTAAAATAGAACAATATTTCGGTAAAGATTCTTCAGTTGAAAAGATAGGTGGACACGGTCAAAAGAGTGACGCATTCAAAGGTATTGATTTGATTGTTAATGTTGATGGTAAAAAATACACCGCTCAAGTAAAACCTTTTTCTTCTATAAAAAAAGAAGGAGACAAAATTACAGTCTTGAATACAGGCAACGTTAAACCATATAACGTAGATTGGATGATATTTATAAACACTAAGTCTAATAAAATTCTAATTATCGAGAATAATCCAATTGAGAGTCGTGACCAATATGTTTTCAATGCGTCATCTCTAATTCACGAAATAGATTAACAAAGATATTTATATTATATGTCAGCAATACCAGAACCAGAACGAAGTAGAATATACACTAGAATTAAACACCAATTAGGTGCACCACTCAGAAGTGTTGAACTCGAAGACGAAATGTTGGATTCACTAATGGAATTAGCCATCGGGGATTATGAAGAATATATCCTTCAGTGGTTAATCGATTCACAGTGGGTTAATCTCGTAAACTTGAATATGAATGAAAGATCGGTTGCCAGAGCGTTGGTAACTCGAACTATGGATTTTGAACAACAATTCAGCTATTCATATTCTAAAATTGTGGGTCTTCAAACTGAAGGTCCTTGGGTTCTAAAAAAAGATTATTTCATTTTAAGTGCTAATACACAAACTTATGAAATTCCTGCAGGACGAGAGGTCAATGAACTATTATGGTTTTCTAACCAAGCATGGACTGCATTTGGATTGGGAGGTCTTGGTGGATTTGGATTTGGTGGTATAGGATTAGGTGCCAATGAAGCGGGTTACGCTCAAATGGGTTATCAAGGGTCTTATTTCATGATGTCAGGTTTTGATTACTTGATTAGAATGCAAGAGGCAAACATCCTTAATAGAATCTTAGGTGGTTCCTTGACATATAGAATTACAGGTCTTCCTGATGGTAAAAAACTTATTCACTTGTATAATACTCCGGGGGGTAAATTCAACTGGTCAAATTATAACCTTTATGTTGGCAAAGCGGTATGGTATTGGTATTATGATGTTGAACCTGATAGTAGAGCAGATTGTTTGAAAAACAATCCTGATATTATCAAACTTCCTACTGACGTACCTATTGAAGAACTAACTTGGACAGACATAAATGTACCAGGTCAGCAGTGGGTAAGAAGATGGTTCACAGCATATTGTAAAGAAACTTTAGCAAGAGTAAGAGGAAAGTACAGTGGTAATCTGAAAACTCCTGACAGTGAAATTACTATGGATTATCAAAGTTTGTTGACTGAAGCTAAAGATGAAAAAACTAAATTAGTTGAAGAATTAATTGGTGCCGAGGGTTGGTTGACAAGAATGAGACCTGATAAGGTTATGGAGAGAGAAGCGTTAATTGCTGAGAATCTAAATAAACAAATGAAGTTTAGAGCAATGCCTCGACAAATATACGTAATTTAATTTTATGGCAATAGTAAAATCAATACCTTCAAAAAGAATAATTAAAGGAGAAGTTCTAACTGCTTCAGAAATTTCTGTAGTTTCAGAAACCACGTATAGAACCAACGGAGAAAGTTGTGTTATTGTAAGAGGTGTTGCTCAATCGGTAATAATTTTGGATTCAACAAATACAGACCACGTTGTGGTTAAATCAATGACCAACCTCACCATACTTCCTGATGTCGGACTAATCGACGAAGAATATGATGAGGTTGTTGTTGATAAGTTTGCTTGTATAGAATTCAGGTTCGTTGGAGGTAATTGGTATATCCTCTCCTCGGACGGTCTAAAACAATCTTAGATTTTACTATGAAAGTTTTTCAATAACATACTCGGCAACATAATCTTTACCGTCACTAATGCCCTTACTGATTGTTTTCATTAACTTCTTTAATTCTTTAATTTTTACATTCAATTCAGAATAAGAAGGATGCTCATCAAGGAATTCGTATTTCTTATTTTCTTCAATTATTCTATTAGCTAATATTGATAGCTCAGATTCTGTTATTCTAATTATCTTCCTCATTTTATTTTTTTTTATTTCTAATAAATACTAGATACTCTTAATTTTTTCTTCCCAACCTTCTTCCGCCAAATCATACATATAGAAAGGGCTTAATCCTCTTCTTTCCCAATACTTTAATTCTGCTTCAGTAATATCCAATACATCTTCTTTTAATCTGTCTTGGTCTCCATCCGCTAAAGGTTGTCCGTTAATCAACTCACATTGTGATGTTGTAAAAATTCCTCTCTTTTCAGGTTCATTAACAATTAAACCGTTTCTAACTTCTTCCTGAAATACAACCATAAGAGGTTCAATTCTTTTATTAAATGTAACAATTGCTCTTGGTACATTGTAATCACCAGTCAGGTCAGGATTATTATCAAGAATGTCTTTATCTAACATATAACAATTAACCACAACGCCATCTTTAACTTCTAAAGATTTAGGGTCTTGAAGTTTATTTGCTGCGTTCAAATCTTTTAGTTGTTTCACAGTCATTTTCTGAACATCTCCTTGAGAAGCCTTTGTACCGTTATTAACATACATAATTACGTCTCCCAAGTTTACATTTAGTCCTTCCTGAATAGCAAGTTCCATGTGTGCCATACGAGACATACTATTACCCGACTTAGTTTTGGTTGTTAATCTTTTCTTGTATTCATCAATACCCAACTTCACTTTTGCTCTCTGTGCGATTTTGGAAAGAGGAATCTTCTTGTCATAAATCTTCTGAAGATATTCATAGTAATATTCAACAAATTCTTTACCATCACCTTTAAGTAACATCTTAATACCTTTATCCAAAAACTCTTCAATATAGATTGGAAGTTTCTTTGATTTGATACTATTACCCGTAAGTTTGATTTTCCCCTTCGCATCCATAACTGCGTAGTTTTTACGAGCTAAGTTAATACAGGACGGCCACACACCATCAGTATCCAATGCCATCTCACCCCTCATGAATATGTCATTATATTCCGCAACGTCCGCTTCAGGACCATAATATTCTTTACCCAACTTCACTTTCCAATTCAATCCACGTCCAACATAAACTCTGTTTTTAGCATCTTCAGGTGTGGAAAAGTTCACACCGTCAGTATCCATTACCAATGGAACATAACCTTTCGCCATGAAGAATTTAATCATTTGACGTAGATATTGTCTACCTGTACAAGTAATTTGTTCACCCATATACATGTCACCCCAAGCATAAACCTGAGGAGCGGATAAAGCGCCGAACATGGAGTTAATAAAGATTTTAATTGGCAATTGTTTGTTACCATAGGACTCTGACTTTTTACGGTCGGTTTCATAGTATTGTTCTGCCAAGTTTTTGTATTTGATACGAGTATCACGGAACCACTTCAACATACCCTTCATTGCACCCGTAACATCACAGTCAGGAAATACATCGTGTACCAACTGAATTGATGGGTATAGAGACGAGAAGTCAAGTTTGAGTACGTCTTTACTATATCCCACCTTAAGTAGTCTGGATAGACCACCAACGAAGTCAGTTTTAGATTCTTTGGCAGGAATTGCAATCTTATGTTTATAAGACCACGCCATCATCAACATTTTCCACAATGTTGCAGTACCCATAGTGGATACTCTCTCATAAGTGGTTGGAATCATCGCCGCCAACAAGAATGAACCTTGGTTAAATTCTTGGTCAACTTTCAAGGTTTCGTCCAAGTCATCGTCAAGATATCTTTCAACCAAGTTGTCACCTGTCACCTTGAGATAAACATCAGACCTCTCATTACAAATTTCATCTATCTTGGGATCTTGTCCAACTTTACGATAGTTACCGTTTTGAGTATTCAGCCAAAACTCTTCCTTCTTAGCATAAAATGGACCAATGTCCAAGTGATCAATGTAAACTCGGTCAGGTGCTTCAGCGTTAATATATTGTGTAATATACTTCAAACCCGCCGACTTGATACTCGAGTTGATTGCCTGTGCTCTACGAACCGCATGAATAATATCAATAACATTGTAACCCCAAATAGAAGTTTGAGTATATGACTCAACCTCATTTGCAAGTTTCAACATACTTTCTTTTCTTGTGAAAGAATGGTCGGGATGTAATGAACGACAAATCTTCTTGGGGTCAATACCCAAGATTTTACATCGTTCGAATATCCAATGCCAGTCGAAGTTTGCCGAATTGTACCCACCAATAATACTTGGTTTCAATTCATTAATAATACTAAAAAACTCTATGATGGCACCTCGTTCTTGAGATTCATCAATACATTCAATTACTTTGTGGTATCCTTTGTTTGTCTTAATTCCAATCATGAATATACGACCGTCTTTTGGTTCCAAGGCGGTCGTTTCTAAGTCAAATACAAGGCGGGTAACTTGATTATAATCTTCAAACCCTTTGAACAATCTTTTTTCTTTTTGTACCAAGTATTGTTCGACAGGAGAAAGAATCGTAATTTTTTCTTTTGTTCTTTCTCCCCATGGGTCACATCCACCTTCTCTAAAAAATTGTACAAGTTCACGGTATCCCTTTAGAGATTTAACCATAAAGGTCATACCCTTTTCTAATCTTGGATTACCGTGTGTCTCGAGTTTATCAATCATGATACCATGTTTGGTCATGGCTTCTTTCTGTGCGGCTTTGGAACCACCATAAAAGTTAATGTCTCGTAAATCACCAACCCACGCAAATGGAGTAAACGTATCCTTACGGATTTCTTTACCTTTGCCTGGAATTTCTTTGATTTTGTAAATGGAGTTGGAAGCGTAGTCGAACTCAATGGCGACTATAAATTCTTCGGGGTCGTTTCCGTGTAGGAACGATTCAATTTCTTTTTCTGTAAACATTTTCTATACACGAGTGGTTTATTGGCTTTCACACTAACGTGAAGTTTACCTTACTCATCGAGTATAAATATAACGGAAATTTGTGTCTTGTCAAATTAGCAACATGCAGTTTCAGAAATAAAACTGTCTTGTATATTAATAAAAAGTTCTTCTCTGATTGGAAGAATCAAACTACCTTCGTCATTTCTGATTAGGAATTGACCCTGATATCTTCCAGGAGTATTTGTGTCTCTTGAGGTGAACTTGAAATAAATATAGTATTCGGGAGCGGCTCCCAAAGGTAAAATTAAATTAACGATTTCACAAGGTGCTGAAACAATCTTGGGTATTCCTGTTTCCACATCAATCATGGTAAAAAATATAGTCGAGACCTCAAGGTCTTCCATGAGTTGTTGGTAACCTGCTCTTCCGTCTTTTACCACCTGCATTTTTAACACAGGGAGAGTTGCGTTCTTTTTAATATAAAATTCCATAACAATAAATATACTGTTATGACTCTTTACGAAGCCCCCTATCGTAATGTTCGAATCTATCGTGTTCTGTTGGAGTTAGTAGTAATAATCCAGGGTTTAATTCCCCCTTTTTTACAAGTTGATACATGTGAGACATCCAAGTTTGTTCAAATGGGTGTGCCCACGTTGTATCTAAAAACATTTTTTGATTTCCTGTTCTTGAAACAATTTGAGGCCAGTTACAGTAGTAGACTTCACCTTTGGTGTAAGGTATACCTTTATAAGATAAAACCGCATGGAATTCTGTCTTAGGGGCATTAGGATCTAATCCAATTTCAGGTAGTCTAGGTTTGTCAGGCCAAAATTCGGTTCTTATGTGTTGAGGCACATTATACCATGACCACTGAGTACCGTTATCTCCATAAAACTCACTGTAATTTAACTTTAAGAAATCTAAATTTTCTTTTTTAATAATTTCTAAAGACTTACTGTATAAGTTAGGGGCATATCTATTGAATCCATTTCTACAAACCTTACCTTCATTTGGATAGAAAAACATATCATCTTCAAAAAACAAGTAATAATCCAAATCAGTTTCATTTTGGAAATGTTCTGCTACCCATTGTCTTCCCCCACATATCCCTAAATTATCTTTTTTAATATGTTCAAATCCAAACTCATTACAAATTTCCAAGTATTCTTCGGTAGTTGACAAATCACTTGAATTGTCTAATAAAAATTTACTAGTTTTGTTGAGATAATCTTTATCGTACGCTAACATAGAATCAATCAATGTCTTGAATTGTTTTGGACTATTGAATGTGATAACATACAGACCTACTTTGTTTGTATCTAAATTATTTACAACTTGTACAGAACTTTCATTTTTTACTTTCAGGGTATCATTTTTTAAGTCTTCGAAGAATTTACCAACTAATCCATTTCCTTCGATTTCAAAATAATTGAATAGGTCTGAATGTTTATAGCACATGATACTGAATATCGATTCTTCAGTACCCATGTATCCTTCTTCTAAAGTACTTTTTAACAATCCATAATAAATTCCATTAACATCACTAATTGTGTGTTTCGGGCCACCAAAAAATCCACCTCGAGCGACTTTAGTTACTTTATTACCGGCAATGGAATTTAACTTGTTATATTCAAATCCATGAATTTCTCTTTCCGCATCATAAGGGAAACAAATGAATGAAAATTTTGAAATGTATTTAGATAAGTTGTTCAAAACTTTATCGTGAGTAAAATAGCCTGGATGCACTGTATTAGTTAATCCACCATCAATCCAAAACATATACTCCGAATTAAATTGGTCCATGATTTTGGCATCATGTAACAAAAACACTTTTGACATGACCAAAGGATTATAGTTTTCCAAACGACCTTGTGTAGATTCCTTTAACCACCCCGACAAATTATACCATTCGGGGTTTGTTCTAATTTTTTGAATTAACGGAAAAAATTCAGAGTTAGTAAACCAACTAAGTGGTCGGGTGATGAATTGAGTATTTTCAGTATTTCTTCTTTCAAACACAAAAGTTTTTAATTCTTCATCTCCGAACACTATTAGATTTTCTTCAACCTTTAATAGTTGTTCGAATTTATCCAAATAGTGCTGATAAGACCTACTCCAACCTTCAGTTAGTTCTCCACGACCAATGTCCCAAATACCTGTGACTAAAGTTATATTACTCATATATTTTGTTAAATTCTTCTAATATTTTATAAAAACTTTTATTTTGTTGGAATAATTCTTCCGACGTTCCTCTTGGAGCATTATCTCTACACCACCAAATATCAAAATGTTTTCTTTCAAAAAGTTCTTTATGATTATAATACATAAGGGTCATTATATGTTCTTCATGTGGAATACCTTTGTCTTCAGATATAATGTTTTGAATATAGGTTTCAAACAAAGTAACCATTTCGTCCCACTTACTTTTGTGACCACCAAAAAGCCCTCCAATAATATGTAATCCTCTATCGTATTCTTTATACCATTTTCTGTCTACAGTACCTGACCAAAAGTTTCTATCGTTTTCTTTTCCGATAATTAAAAACTTATCTTTGGTTTCTTCAATAACATTTTTCAAAAATTCATTATTAAATAAGGAACTTTCATAATATCTTCTAACTAAACCATCGTGAGTCAAATATTTTAATGGAATCAAACCGCAATGAGATAAACCAGCGTCAATCCAATAATAATAGTCGTATGATTTATCTTCGTTCCACCACCAATGAAATTTTGAATATTGAATTTCTACACATCTATCAGACTTTTTGGTTTCGTCAATATTCTTATATTGATTAATTAAATCTCTGAATTTTGTTTGTGAAATATCAAATGTTTGAAATTTTAATTTCTCGGGGGAAATTTGATTTTCTTCATAAAAGAATTTAATTAGTGAATCTAATTCTCTATCTGAAGTGTAACACAAAAAATCTGCGTCTGTCATCTTTAGTAATGATAACAAACTATATCTATAATGACCTCCCCTGTTTGTTCTTCCACCAAACTCAGTTCCATATAAGTCACTATATATCGAAGTTATAAATTTAACTGACATAATAAAATTTATGATGTTCGTTTTTATCTTTCATTTCTTGGACTTTATACTGGTCCATAAATTCATTAGGTATTTTTCTTGGTGTCCACCTGTTCCAATTATATGTTTGCATATACCAATTGTTGTACATACCTTCTGATATGTTTGAGTAATTCGATTTCTGTGGAGCAATTGGTAATATTGGCGAATAACTTTGATGTTTTTGAACTATAAACTGATAGGTGTAATCGTCTAATGCAAAGTAATATTCTCCACTTGTAGTAAACGCGGTTTGCGAAATATCAAAAATTTTGTCATAAATTGACTCATCATAAATCACCATGTTAGCACCGTAAATCCCTCTACATTCTGACGGAGCATCAGGAGTATTTGTCATATCAAACAATAACTCATACTTGTCACTAACATTGATAGGTCTATTTTGTGTTGGTCCCAAATTAAACATTGCGAACTCCAAATCAGAACAAGTTTCTTCGATTTGTTCCAATAAATCTTTCGCGTATGGCATAAACCCGCAATCGTCTTCAATTAACATCACTCTTGGATATTTTCTTTCTTGAGCAATTTTAATAATTTCGAATGTGGATTTGGTAATACCCATATATGAGTTTGTATCTATTGCTGAAAACCTTTCAAAATCCCAACCAATGTATTCCATTTCTTTGGTTATTGATTCCATTCTATCAGGTCTTCTATCCAAGTTTATGACAAACTTTGGTATTTCTGAAAACTTCATTAACTAACGTGATTGTGATTTAATTGTCCGGTTAATCTATCACACCAACCTTTAGATTCTGAGTGAGGCCATACCACCCAATATGATGGTAGTACTGTTGTAGGAAATTCTCTCCATACTTTACAGTATTTGTCAGGGTCTTTGAAAAATCCATTAATTTCATTTTTGTCGGCATCTTTTCTGAAAATGGTCTCATCATTTGGTCCGTGGAAGGCAACAACCCAAAAATCATAATCCTTTTCAGGAACACTTGAATATCCAACATCAATACAATGTTTATAGATAGTTGAGAAACTATTTTTCCATTCTTCCTCATCTTCAATTAGAGGACTTGGTGGATATTTTTTGTCTATACAATGTTGGTCAACTGCTCTTTTTTCAAATAGTAAACCGGAATATTTTTCATATTCTCTGAGTGTTCTGACTGTACCAAACCCATAAGGTCCGTCATGACCTTCTTGAGTTTCACCATCCATACCAAATAGTTTTCTATTTGTTAAGTGAGAATGTTTGTTTTTGTCTCCCCACGTTTTATCGTCGTCCCATTGTTTGGTTCTACCTTTACGAGTATATTCATGATAGACAACAGGAATGTGTGGGTGGAACAAATCATAACCCCAAGTATATGCTCTTGCCGCAATAGAAATTTCTTCTCCGTGAAAATAGTATTCTGGGTTGTGTTGTACCTCTGTTGAGAATTGTCCGAGTGTAAAACAGAAGTGAGCAGAATAGAATCTTGCGGTAACAGGTTTTGTCATCTCTCTCCAACCTGGTATTGTCTCAGGTAAAAAGAATACTGCACCTTCGGGAATGAATCTATCAAATGCCATTCTCCAAGCGTCTTGTGCTCGACCTGCGGGATCGTTTTCAGGGTCAAATGAAGGAACATAACCTGTTAACAAAGGTTTCTTATATCCATCCTTTTGTAATCCTTTAATCATTTTGATTAATACATCATCCCAGTCCTTGATGAATCTCATGTGAGAATCAATTTGAAGTGTGTATGTTTCACCATCATAAAGTTGTTGTGTCAGATTTCTAGCGAAACAAACTCCCTTAGATTCCTGATATGGAATATCCAAGATTTTGAATCGTTTATCTTTTCTATACTCATCCAAATTATCGAATCCGTCAGATTCACTATATTGTCTTGCAATACCGAAAACCAAATTATTTGGTTTTTTTGCATTTGCAATCATGTCTTTAAGGGTTGGAACCAACTGAGGGTCTCTGTAAGAAGCAATCTGAATAAAAATTTTCATTTGATTTATATTTTTACTATAAAATAAAAAAACCCTCCGATAAGTGGAGGGTTTCAAGCGTATAATTATGAATTATTTTTAATCTGTAATTGTTACTACAAGGGAATCCGATGCCTGTAATGGCACCGCACTTAGAGTCGTACTTATGTTTACTGGAGGAGATATCGGTGTTGGGCCAGATATTGTTATTCCATTTAGAACAACTGTAAAACTTATTGATGTATTACCCGTAACATTAACTTGTGGATTATTATTTGTAAGTCCGTGGTCGGCCGATAGAGTTTGACCTGATGACACAGGGAAACTTCCTGTTGGATTAGTTAATGTGATAGATCCAACGTTATCGAAGAAGCTCGTAAATGCTGCGTTTGATGTCGTGTTATTTACAAATCTTGTGTTATAAACTTTTGTTGCGGTCGGAGTTGGTGTTGGAGTTGTTGTTGTAGTGTTGGTAGGAGTAACAGTTGGAGTACTTGTTGGAGTTGATGTTGCAGTTGGTGTAAGTCCCACACTCGCTGTTGGAGTTGCGGTTGGAGTTGCGGTAGATGTGTTAGTTGGTGTTGAAGTTGTTGTTTGGGTTAGAGTGGTTGTTGTTGTTGGAGTTGGTGTTGAAGTGGTTGTTGCTGTTGGAGTTGCGGTTGGTGTTGCCGTAGATGTGTTAGTTGGTGTTGAAGTTGTTGTTTGAGTTGGAGTTTGTGTGGTTGTAACACTTGGAGTTGGTGTAGAGGTTTCAGTATTCGTAGGCGTTGGAGTTGGAGTACCGGTTTGTGTGGTTGTAACACTTGGAGTTGGAGTATTAGTCGCAGTATTAGTCGGTGTTACTGTTGGAGATGGTGTTAGAGTAGGAGATGGTGTTGGAGTGTTTGTTGCCGAAATAGGAGGAAACGCTCCTTGATTGACCAATGATATGACTGACTTAAATGCCGGAGCAACAGTATAGGTACCATCAATAACCCATATATTTTTAGTTTGGTTTTGTAATAATTCAACTTGATAATCCCAAAGTGAATCGTCACATCTTCTGTAACTGAAGTTAACTATTGTTGAACCTGTGTTCGTGAGTATATATTTACTACATGCCATTGTTTTTCTTATTTATCTTATAAATACTACAAAGTTGTACAATTTCCCATAGTTTATCATTAAAAAAAAAAATTGTTCAATTTTCAACAAATTCCTTTGTTTATTATTAAAGTTCCACTTAATTGAACAAAAATCGCACCATCAGAAACCGTAAAGAAGTTACCGATTGGTGGGATAGTTAACTCTCTATTTCCATAAACTCTGTCGCCAACCTCAAGTTCATGAAAAGGTATTGTTGTAAATACCGTGACATTTGCAGGATTTGCGATTTGATTTACCGATTGACAAACATTTTGATACCATCCACCGGCGCGTAAATTTCTTTCATATACCGCAGACGGAGTAACGGATGGTGTTGGAGAGTAAGTCGGTGTTGGAGTTTGTGTAATTGATGTTGGGGTTATACTTACGGTTGGAGTTACTGATGGAGTGATAGACGGAGTTGGTGTAGCCGTTGGACATAATCCTATGTTTGTAATGTCCAACGGCCCACTATAACTTTCTTTTACCAAATCTTCTGCACAAACATACTCTGTGTTTAATGGAGATATGGTTCCGACACTTATAATACTAGTACAACCAGTATATCGATAATATCCATTTTCAACACTATTGTAGTTTATTATTTGGTAATAGTTACATGCCATATTATACTTGTGATATTGTTACAATAACTGATGGTGTTGCAGGTTTTGCGTATGGTGTTGTTTGTACTGGTTCACCTAACAACTCATAGGTAATATCTGCAGAGGCCCAAACAATTTCAAGATAATCGTTAGCATTCATTGATTCCGCAATATTCCAAGCTGCAACAAGTTTACCGTAAGCACCTTGTTTTGCAACTTGCATTTCCGTATTTGAGTTTGCTAAATCAACACCATTCTTTCTAAACCAAATCGCCACTTCATCGGTATTACTTGAGGTTTTACTTAGTTGAGCTGAGAATTGAAGGTTATAAACCCCTGTGTTTAATACCACAAATCTTGTACTTGCACTTAATACAACACCGCTAGACAACGTAGTAGTGTTTGCACTCATAACTTGCGGTGTATTAACAGTGCTTAATGGTTGTGTTCCACTATCAAAAAACGCCCCGTAAGATTTTGTTGTTCCTGAAGGAGATACTCCTGAAGACCCACTAGTTCCTGAAGAACCTGATGTACCTGTAGAACCGCTAGTTCCTGATGAACCAGATGTGCCTGTAGAACCTGAACTTCCTGAAGAACCGCTAGTTCCTGATGTTCCAGAACTTCCTGAAGAACCGCTAGTTCCTGATGTTCCACTAGATCCAGAAGTCCCACTAGTTCCTGATGTTCCATTTGTTCCTGATGTTCCAGAACTTCCTGAAGAACCGCTAGTTCCTGATGTTCCAGAACTTCCTGAAGAACCGCTAGTTCCTGATGTTCCAGAAGTACCACTTGATCCGTCAGTTCCCGAACTACCGCTAGTTCCTGATGTGCCAGAAGAACCATCACCACCAGCGGCCCCCTCTAAATTCACTAACCACGTAGAATAACTTCCGGATCCAATAATGCCAGTAACATTAACAACCATATTACCATTTGATGGATTGTAACTCACTACCGTACCAATCATATGGTTTGAAAGGTCATAGGCAATAATAACGTCTTGTGCAATACTATATCCTAAATTAGTTCCAACTACAAAAGTTCCAGTACTACCTGTTTGAATTGGTAATAAAGTTGACGATGTTGTTCGATATAAGTCTCCTGCGAGACCGCTAGAACCTGACGTTCCACTTGTACCAGAAGATCCATTAGAACCTGATGTTCCACTTGTTCCTGATGAACCAGAAGTACCTGACGTTCCATTTGTACCTGAAGTACCAGAAGTTCCTGACGTTCCATTTGTACCGCTAGTTCCACTCGATCCTGCACCACCAATCACTCCAATTGTTCCACCTGTTATTCCAATCGTAATATTATCTGGTCTTACACCTCCAATTTTTGATATAGTCGCGGTCCCAAGATATGCTGTTTCTTGAATACTATTGTCACCAAATTTAATTGTAGACCCACTTTGTGGTATAGTTATTCCTGATGGATTTATTATGAAAGATAATGAACCTTGATATTCATTTGGTTTTGTAGCATAAAATCTGAATTCAGTTGGAGTACTTGTCGCACTGAAGGTACCTAAAGAATACATATCCATAAACGTGTGAGGTAAATCCCCTGGAATACCGAAACCTGATTCAGTTGTCCAACCTACACCAGCAAATCTTGCAATTGGCCCTACTTTGGTATTTGTTGGAAATTGCGCGGTACCTCCCGCATGTCGACCACCAAATTGACTAAATCGTGTGTCTCCATAACTATCGTTAACAATTCTACTTACTTGGTTATCGTGACCAGTCACGTGAATCATTCCACCAGGATTCACAGGTGGAGCAGAATACCCCCCATCATTTCCTATAATTTCAAAAACCGAAGCATTATTTGGATTTTGGTACGAAGACGTGATAAAAACTTGTCCATTGGGATCAACTCTAAAAACACCGAGATCCACTGTCTGTCCACTTATTCCTTCGACAATCAAACCACCTGATTGAACCCTCAAAAAATTAAATAAATTACTCAAGGTTACGGTATTACCTGAAGGAGAGTCAGGTAATAGTTTCAAACTGGCATTCCCTAAAATAACATCACTCCAAGGATGTTCAACTGAACCCAAAGAATTACCGCTAAAAAAAGGTAAGAAATTTCCATTAAGAAACATATCTCCATTTCCTGGAATTATGAGTAAATTTTCATTTGTTATACCTGAAATTGTGTTACCCGATAAAACTATTGCATTTGTATAAATAGATTTTAAGGAATTCAATAAGTCCCCTATTTGGTAAGTATTGTCAGTATCAGGAATCAAATTTTGAACCATAACCCCAAAAGGGGAACTTTTCCATAAATCCTGAATGTTCATATTATAGGTTACACCACTAGCAACAATTGGAATTAACGAAGTGTTGGTTGATGCTGTTAAGTTAGGTAATCCTGATATTGGTAAATTAGGCATTTTCTTTTTATTTTATAAATATTGTTTTTATGTCACAATTATGTTGAACCCATCTTCTTGTTGTATTGTAAAATAATCTTCTTGTGCTAAAAAGATAAATCCAGTTGGAGTTGGAGTTTGTGTAAATGTCGGTGTAGGAGTTGGTGTTCCAGTGTTAGTAGGTGTTACGGTTGGTGTTGGAGTTTTGGTTGCGGTTTGAGTATTAGTTTGGGTTACAGAAGGAGTATTAGTTGGAGTTGTAGTTGATGTTGGAGTTTTGGTTGCAGTTTGAGTATTAGTTGGGGTTTGGGTATTAGTTGGGGTTACAGAAGGAGTATTAGTTGGAGTTGGTGTAGATGTTTCAGTTGCGGTTGGAGTTTGTCCAACACTTGCTGTTGGGGTAACTGTTGACGTTTGAGTCACAGTTTGAGAAGGTGTCTGAGTTGGAGTTTCTGTATTTGTTGGAGTTACTGTTGGTGTTGGAGTTTGTGTTTCTGTAGCGGTCGGAGTTTGTCCAACACTAGCGGTTGGAGTCACACTTGCAGTTTGACTTGGAGTTTGTGTTGGAGTTTGTGTATTTGTTGGAGTTGGAGTTGTACTCGAAGTTGGGGTCGGACTCGGAAGAATAACAAAACAATCAGGACATTTTGGATCTAATAATCCATATCTTGTTTTTAACAATTTGAAATTATGCCAAACTTGTGACGCATTCAACGGTTCAACATACATTCTAAACGCACTGACATCACCAATCATACTACCACCAAAATATTCTTCTAACTTAATATGTGTGGTTAGTCCTGAGTATATTGTATTATCTAAATCGTCAGTTGTTAAACATTCGGGGTCTTGTTGATACGTAATCCCACTAATAGATTCTGGACATCCTCCCGAGAATGTTAAATTATCTTTAAGACCTTGAGTACCTCCACCCAAAGAAATATTATATCCAACACCAATTTGTTTTTCTCGTTCAACATCTAACAATCTTGGAATAATTTCTTCAAAGTTCTCGGCAACCATAAACAACTTGCCGTTTACGAATATTTTGAGAGTTCCTAATCTATATTTTTTTTCTTCGGTCCAATTATCATTGAATGTAACAATTTCAGTTGTTGCCGGATCGTAAGGTAACTCATGAGTCAGTGGAGGTTCAATCAAACTAACACTATTGTTTGCTGGTGTTGCAGTATAAATGGTATCAACAAGAAGACCCAACCCTCCCTTCTCATAAAGGTCACACGTATCTAACCATTGATTTCTTTGAAAGACAGCATCAATTTGAACCCAATGTTCCAACTGAATATATGGAGTATTTTTACAATCGTCAAAAATTCCTCGTGTTGAACACCATTCTGTAACTGATGTTCCTGTGTGATAAGTTAATCCTGTTTGACAAGTTCCTGTTGTTTCACAACCTCCAGTTATTGTATAGGTTTTTATACATAATCTCGGATTACCACTATCACCACTTAACCTTAATGAAAGTCCATTTGATACTCCATCATATAAAGGATCTTTTTCAGCATATTTGGCGGTTACGCTACAATTACAAGGACAACCGCAATTACAATTCGTTGAAGTACCTCCTGATATTTGATAAACTTCTAAACAAGTCGACGCAGTATTTGCTGAACTTGAACATCCACAAGTGTGCATACAAGTTAATCCTGACGTAACTCTTGTATATCCTGTATCTTGTTTAGGTGACCCATCGGCATAATGGTAGAATTTGTTTTCCGCTCTCGAACCCATATAAAAGAACGTACCTTTATTATTAGGGTATCGATTGTTCAGTCCTACACTTGTATCTCCTGTCCATCGGTATCTTAACATGAACTCCGCAGTCCATCCTAAAGGAACTCTCTGTGGAAAAATTTGATAATCATATCCAGGTATTTTATAAAACCCTTGAAAAAACCCACCATTTAGCCGAGCAAAATATCCTACCGCACCACCATCAGTTGCATAGTTCAAATCGTAACTATAAGAATCATCATTCCATAGTCGGTTTTGTGTTGTAGTAAATCCTGTGATAGGATGAAGTTTCATTCTCCTATCGTATTTGTATCGACTATATTTGTCTGTATTGTTTGTGTAAAGCCCTGTAGTTATTTGTATTGTCTCACCTGACATTTTTTTAACCAAGCCATTATCAATACCGGTCAAACCAACATCACATAAGTCAGTAACCTTTGGACAAAAGTTAGGGTCAATGTCATCAGGATTCCAATAATTTTCAGAAACAATTACGTCATTATCAAAAGTACATGAACCTGATTGGCATATCGTTGTACCCGTACTATTGAAATCAAATCTAAATGGCATTCTATTTCCATCGACTTCACCTATTAATAATGGTGAAAAAATTACCTCTTGGTCATAGTCCTTCTCGTCTGAAGCCAAACAGATATCGGTAATTTCGTTGACAGGTTTAATACCCCAACGTCTAAAATTATACTGATTAATATTTTGATATGCCATAAACTAATGATAAATACCTTATGTCATAGTATTTATAGATAAAAAATGCGCTATGATTCCTGTAGATACTGAATTTTTTTCATCACCATATTATTTCTTGATGAGAGACAAGGGAAATAAGTATTCGTTATATTTCTCTGTTGAGAATACTTTGACCGAAGCACGTAAAAAAGATGAGGTCATTCACTTCTCAAAAGAAAAAGGTGAAAAAGTAAAAAAACATTTGAAAAAAGTTGCAAAAGAAAAGAAAATCAAAGATACAAAAACTTTGAAGACTGACTTAGAGGAACTAGTAAATTCTGATGGAAGTATGTCAAACTCCAAAATTCCAATTTTGGACCCAAGATTACATCCAAGAAAAACTATGGACCAGACTGTTTCAGCAGCACGTATCACAAACGACCCAATTTCTCGTGGATATAGAACATACTACGGAGAAAGTGAAGTTAAGGAAATCGATATGTCTGGAGCTTTTGGATACGAAGAAACTGAAGACATGGACGGTAAAGAAACCTATGAATTTTTGGTTAAAGACATGGGTATGGAACCAGATGAAGCGAAGGAAAGAACAAAACAACAAGGAAAAGATCCGTCGGGTAAAAAAGATAAAAAGTCAGAATATTACGAAGACCCCAATTTCATAACAAGAGCAACTTTATCTGAAATTCAAAAACAGAAGGCAATTAAGGTGGTTGAAGATATGTTGGCAAAAAAGAAAGATTCTAATTCTGCTGACGTTGGAAAAAAGGATACCCCAAAAGATTTAGATAATTTATCTCCAGTATTGAAAAAAAATCTTCAGTCTTTATTGAAACAAGCTGAGAAACACGGATTTTCTAAAAAAGATTTAATTAAAATAATTCAAGGTGAATAACGATTTATATAATTCGGCAAAAGGCGAAATTGAATTTCCATCAACCATGAGGGACCATATGAAAAAATGTTTCCACATGGTTAAAGGTGCCGATGAGAATACAGAAGGATTTAACCGTAACAAAGAATTACAGGATAAAAATTTTATAGAGTACAAACAATTAAAAAGAATAAAAAACTTTTTTGACAATTTTATAGGTAATCATAAGGAACCTTCATTCATTTTGAATGGTGGTGTTGAAATGAAAAATTGGGTTAATAATGAGTTACGGAAAATGAGGGATTATACCAAAATGACCAAAACAAATAAAATGGATGCAGGAATGCAGAATCAATTTATTAAACCTCATGAGAAAAAAGATTTTACCAATGTTAGACCATCACAACAACACGCAAACACCTTTAACAAATATGATGCGGCGGTAACCGAAAGTCTTAAAAGAATAAACGAAATAATGAAACAATTATAATTATGGCAAACGAACTTGCAATCGATTTATCACAAGATATACCAAATGCATTGACTGCAATTGGTGATGTGGAAAGAGCTAAATTAATCCCTAAAAACGACTATAATGCAGTTGGTAATGAATATTCATCTGTAAACAGAGACGCTGTTGCTGATGGTGATTCTATGGGTAGAGGTACGGGAACATTTTTGGATGTTTATAATGTCAACGCTGGAACTATCACAGACGTTGTTGAAAGAAAAAATGAAATAAAAATTAACAAATTTAATTCATCAAAAACTTATCCTAACTTTTAATGAAATTACAAGAGACACTTAAAGGTTTAATTTGTGAAATCGCTTCTGTCGATAGCGTCGTTAACGCTATTAAAAACAAACAGAAAGTGGTTATTTATTACGATGGTGATGAACCAGGTGGTAGAGGATTAAGAGAAATTGAACCTGTGTGTTTAGGTACAAGTAAAGCGGGAAACAAAGTATTACGAGCGTGGGATGAGGAAGGTTCATCTCACACAGCCTACAAAGGAGAACAACCTTTACCGGGATGGAGACTTTTTAGATTAGACAAAATTCTATCTCTTAAACCAACTGGAGAAAATTTCACAGAAATGAAACCAAATTTCAATCCAAATGGTGACAAAAGTATGACTTCGATTATTATTATAGCAAAATTCTAATTATGGACCAATTAATGCAAAAACTTATGATATCTAAAGCCATTATGGATAAGACTGATGGTATCAAAAGAACTGATAATAGAGAAATGAATTCCCCATCAAACATGGTGGAAACATTCAATATGCCACAAGCAAAGTACAATATACCTCAAGAATTCTTACAGGAACAACCTTCGATGCAACAAATGAGCCAACCTTATTTGTCATCACTACCAGTAGAAAATACCAAACCAGTTGGAGTTCCTACCATAGATGCAATTAAGAACTCAAGGCTTCCTGACGAGATTAAAAAACTCATGATGGAACATCCAATATCTCAACCACAACAGGCAAACCCAACTTTGTCAAGCGACTTGGTAGAAAGAGCCTCAAGATTGATGAAAGAAAATCCAAGTGGATATGTTCCAGAATCCGCAAAACCAAAACAACAAACACAGACATCCCAACCAACAGGAAATATTGACTACAAGGTTTTACAGAAAATGATTAATGAAGCGGTCAACAATGCTCTAAAAGAGAATGGATTGTTAATGGAATCATCAGAAAAGACCAATGAAGTTTTTAGTTTCAAAGTAGGTAAACATATATTTGAAGGTAAGGTAACCAAGATTAAAAAGTTATCCTAACCACTTTTCTTATTTGACATAAAAACTTATACTTTGGAGTATATTCTAAATTTATGTCAAAAATTAAAGTTTTAGTTGTCCCTTCTGACCGATCTGGTGTTGGTAAATTCCGTTCGGTCGATCCACACATTTTTCTTCAAAATCAATATCCCGATGAGTTTCACGTAGACATTGTCTATGAACCACCATACGAGGATATGAATTTTTGGACTCAATACCAAATAGTTGCTTACCATAGAAGTATTGGATCTGATTTTGATAAGGCAAACAGGTTAATCCAAATGTTAAACTCTTTAGGAGTCGTAACCGTTTGCGATATTGACGATTATTGGATGCCAGGTAAAGAACATCCTATTCACGATATCATTCGAGTTAATAAAATTAACGAAAAGATTGTTGCCAACCTTAAGGTCTCTAAATTTGTAACAACCACTACTGAAATATTCGCCGACGAAATACGGAAATACAATAAAAACGTTATTGTATTTCCGAACGCCATTAATCCAAACGAAGCTCAATTCAAAGAGAAAACTGAAGAATCGGACAAAGTTAGAATTGGATGGTTAGGTGGTTCATCTCACTTACATGATATTCAATTATTAGATTCAGGGTTTTCCAAACTATTACATCTCAAAGATAAAGTACAATATGTATTGTGTGGGTTTGACACTAGAGGAACTGTAACTGAAATCAATGCCCAAACAGGTGAACAAACAAAAAGAAATATTTTGCCATCAGAGACTGTATGGGCAAGATATGAAGAAATTTTCACACAAAATTATAAAATAGTTTCAGAAGGATACAAAAATCATCTTCTAAAATATAACCAAGAAGAATACCTTGGTGATAGTGGAGAATCGTATCTCCGAGTTTGGACAAAACCAGTTACAGGTTACGCTAAAAACTATTCTAAATTTGACGTTTCCTTGTCTCCTATCAAAAACACAATGTTCAATAGAATGAAATCACAACTCAAAGTAATTGAGGCTGGTTTCTATAAAAAAGCATTAATTGCTTCAAACATCGGACCTTACACTATTGATTTGAAACATTGCTTGGATAACGGAAATTTTGTAGATGGAAATGCGATTTTAGTTAATGAGGCTAGAAATCATGCGGATTGGGCAAAATTCATCGAAAAATTAGTTAAGAACCCAAATCTCATTAAGGATATGGGTGAAAGGTTGTATGAAACAGTAAAAGACAAATATGACTTGAATAACGTCACTAAGGATAGAAAACAATTTTATATAGATATTGCCAATAAATCATGATAAACATACCTTTAGACAAACTACTTTTTATTGATATTGAAACAGTTGGAATTGAGTCCAATTGGGAAACATTGAGGAAAAACAGGCCTGAACTTTCATCTATTTTTATAAATTATCTTGATTGGTTTCAAAAAAGATTTCCTGAAGACTCAACATTATCTATTGATAGTATCTTCTATAACCGTTCTGCATTAGTTCCCGAATTTGCAAAAATTGCTTGTGTAAGTGTTGCCTTTGTCACCGACAAAGGTGAGACAAAGATGCAATCATTTAGTAACGAAAATGAAAAAGATTTGTTACAAGAAGTTCAGAAACTTTTACGTAGGGTTGGAGAATTAGGATTTTTCCTTTGTGGTCACAATGTCAAAGGATTTGATATTCCTATGTTGGCAAAAAGAATGATTATTAATGGATTATTACCCCCCAAAATATTACCAGGTCATGACACTAAACCATGGGAAATTAAGGCATTAGATACCAAGGAACTTTGGCAATACGGTGGATATGGTACGATTGCATCATTAGAATTGATGTGCGTTTCTATGGGTGTCGAATCTTCAAAAAATATGGAGATAAAAGGAAATAAGGTACATGAAGCGTATTGGATAAATAAAGACATCAAAGGTATAGTAGAATACTGTGAAAAAGATGTGTTGGTATTGATTGATGTCATAAAGAAAATTACAACATTAGTATGAAAGTTTTAGTTACTGGGTCTAATGGATTAGTTGGGTCACCATTCAAAGAATTATTAGGTGAAGGTCACATATATCATACTAGACAAGATGTTGATTTGACCGATGAAAAATTAACCAAAGAATATATTACCTATCATGTTAAAAATTCGGGAGTAGATACAATCATAAATTGTGCAGCAAAAGTTGGAGGGGTTCAAGCCAACATTATGGACAATGAAAACTTTTTTTTACAAAATTATATAATAAATAATAATGTTATAAATTCGGCATTCGAAAATAACATTAAAAATTTTGTAAATTTATCCTCCACTTGTATATTTCCTGATTCAGATGTAACATACCCTCTTACTCCAGACCAAATGGATTTAGGTGCCCCTCACCCATCAAATAGAGGATACGCATATTCTAAGAGGATTTCAGGTTATCAGACAAAAATATTCAGACAATTAACAGGAAATAATTGGTTTACCGTTGTTCCGGCTAATGTTTACGGACCACACGATAATTTCCATCCTGATTATAGCCATATAATTCCAGGAATTATTCAACGAGCATACAATTGTAAACACAAAAATGAAGAGTTCATTGTTTGGGGAGATGGGTCACCTTTAAGACAATTTATTCATTCTGAAGACCTTGCAAAAAATATTTTATGGGCAATCGATAATTGGAATAATGAAACTCCATTTATGGCAGTCAACGAACTCGAATATTCGGTTATGGACATTGTTAATATCGTTACAAAAAAATTTGAGATTTACACAGATAAAATAATTTTTGACGAAACAAAACCAAGAGGACAATTCAAAAAAACTGCAACATCAGATGTCCCTAAAGATTATGAGTACATCAACATTGAACAAGGTATTAACGAAACCATTGATTGGTTTATTAAAAATTATGAAATAGCAAGAAAATGACAAACGAAAATTCAAATGATGCCGATATTTGGAAACAAATACAAGAAACATTTAACCAAATCAAACAAGACGCAGGAGTTGAACCTGAAGAAGACTACATGAAAGAATTGGAAAATATTTTGGGAATGTCTGTTGATGAAATGAATGAATCCCACATGATAATGATGAAAACAAAATCATTAGGTGTAGAATTAGTTCATGAAGATGCAAAAGTTCCCTCATATGCGTATCCATCAGATTCAGGTTTTGATTTACGTTCAACTGTAGAAATAAACATACCTCCATTCGGTCGAGCACTAATTCCGACAGGTATTAAACTATCAATTCCTGAAGAGCATGAAATTCAAATTAGACCTAAAAGTGGACTAGCTATCAATATGGGACTTACAGTCTTAAATACACCTGGTACAGTCGATTCAGGTTATGTCGGAGAAATTCAAGTTATTGTTTTCAACACCAACAATCATTCTGTTACAATTTCTAAAGGAATGAAAATTGCACAAGCGGTTTTATGTCCTGTAGTAAATGGTAAATACGTTGAGTTTGAATTGGTCGATAAAGTTGGTGATAAAGATAGGGGGAATAAAGGTTTTGGGAGTACTGGATTATGATAACCGTAGGATATTCAACTAGAGAAACTAAACCTGAATTTATTGAGTATCTCAAGAAAAGTTCAGGGTTCAAAAAACTTGAAGTTATTGAGAAAGTCAATAATGGGAAAAAATCCCTTGCCCAAGTTTATAACGAAATCTTATCTGAAGCAAAGACAGATATAGTTCTTCTTTGCCACGATGACATATATTTTGACACACCCGCTTGGTATAGCAAACTCCTTAAACATTTCGAAAAAACCGATTTCGGTATTATCGGAATGGCGGGTACTACTTTAATGCCATCAGGAGGAATGTGGTGGGAGAATAGAAAAAGAATGGTTGGTATTGTTAATCATGAAAAAGATGGAAAAAAATGGGAATCAAAATATGCCGATTCTTTAGGTAATACTGTTCATGAGACTGTTATTGTAGACGGATTATTTATTGCAGTACATAAGAAAAGAATAAAAAAACCATTCAATGAAGAGTTCAATGGGTTTCACTTTTATGACATTCCATTCTGTCTCGAAAATCATTTGGAAGGTGTAAAAGTTGGTGTTATCACTAATATTAGAATGACTCACAAGTCAATTGGAGAAACTAATCAACAATGGGAAGAAAACCGTAAAATCTTTGAGGAAAAGTATAAATCACATCTACCACTTAAATTACTTCTCAACCCAAATAAAAGACTTAAAGTTTTAATCAGTTGTTTGTTCTTTAGAACATTCACGGGTTCAGAATTATATGTTTATGAGTTAGCAAAGAACTTAATGAAACTAAATTGTGAGGTCACAGTCTTATCTCAAATTGGTGGGCCATTAACGGAACTAGCAAAAAAACAAGGAATTAAATGTGTTCCATTCGAACAAGCACCAGGGTTCAAATTAGGTGATGGTAAGTGGGGAGTCCAAACTGAAAATGGGATACAGACATCACAACCAAACGTAATGTATCGTATAGGTACGGTAAATTTTGATATTATTCATATGCAACATAAACCAGTTGCTGAAAGAATGGTTCAATTTTATCCTGAAATCGATAAGGTATATTCTATACACTCTGAAGTAATAGAATTGGAAGATCCAATCAAACACGAATCAATCAAAAAATACATTGCAATCAGGCCTGAAATTAAAGATCACATTGTTGATAAATTCGAAATCGACGAAAATATGATTGAAGTAATATATAATCCAGTTGATAATGAAAAATTCAAATCCAAATCAGTAAAAGAAGAAAATTATGTATTATTTGTTGGGACGATAGATTATCTACGTAAAGAAACAATTATGGATTTGATTGACTATACTGCGGATAATGGTAAGGAACTTTGGTTAGTTGGAGAAGATAAATCAAATTATCTTCCGGCAATCTTATCAAACTCCCATGTTAAACATTTTCCACCAACATGGAATGTGGAACCATATGTTCAAAAGTGTTCTGAAACTGCGGGTATTCAATTAGGCCGAACGACTATAGAAGGATGGATGTGCGGAAAACCAAGTTGGATTTATAAGGTTGATTCGGGAGGGTTCATTCTCTCAAAAGAAAAATTTAATCCTCCAACAGACATAGAAAAATATTATTCAGTAAACGTCGCAACAAAAATAAAAGAAGAATATAAAAAAGTGTTATAATGGATAGAATTATTGATTACAAAAATTTATCAAGTAAAATCCAAGAATGGATTTTATCCTATGTAGTTAAAAACAATATTACAACTTTAGTTGTGGGAGTTTCTGGTGGTATTGATTCTGCGGTTGTATCAACGTTATGTGCAGAAACAGGACTGCCTACTTTAGTTCTTAATTTACCATTAAACTCATCCCAAAAGAACACAGAATTATCTGACAAACATATTTCGTTCTTATGTTCAAAATATGATAATGTTCATGGTTATACTATAGATTTATCAAAAACATTTCAAGAATTCAAATCTAATGTACTTTTTGAAAAAGAATTCTATTCTGAATTAGGATTTGCAAACACTAAATCAAGATTACGTATGATGGCGTTGTATCAAATCGCATCCTCAAGAAATGGGATTGTTGTTGGTACTGGAAACAAAGTTGAAGATTTTGGAGTCGGATTTTACACTAAGTATGGAGATGGTGGAGTTGATATCTCTCCTATCGCAGACTTATATAAAACTGAAGTTAGAAATTTAGGTCGACATTTAGGGGTAATTACTGAAATCATCAATGCGGAGCCTACTGATGGATTATGGGAAGATAACCGAGTGGATGAAGTTCAAATTGGAGCAACCTATGAAGAACTTGAATGGGCGATGGAAAGAGGTGTAGCTAAACAAAATTACAGTGAAAAAGAATACAAGATTATTGAAACTTTTTTAAGTTTTAATAAAAAAAATAAACATAAAATGGTTTCTATACCAATTTTTGATTTGAAAGAAAACGAAATTATATGAAGATAGGTATCATAGGTGCCGGAAGATTAGGACTCACATTTGCACTATTATGTGAAAAAGCAGGATATGATGTTATTGTATCAGATAAACGTGAGGATTATGTTTATAACTTAAATCATAGGATTTGTAACACTAATGAACCATTAATTCAAAAAATGTTGTTTGAAGTTAATTACTTCAGTGCAACTACAAGTAATGTTGAAATTATTGAAAACTCTGATATTATATTTACCTTTGTCGCAACTCCATCCACTACTGACGGAAGTTATAACACGTCAGCCGTTTTTGAGGTGGTAAATGATTTTTTTGCTGCGTCCAAATTAGAAATCCCTATTTTTAATAAAAAGTTTATTGTTGGTTGTACAACTAATCCTGGTGATGTGGAACAAATCCAAAATAAACTTTCAATGTTCAGCATTCAAGTTGCATATAATCCGGAATTTATTGCTCAAGGAGAAATTGTTAAAGGGATAGAACAATCAGATATAGTTTTAATTGGAACTGAATACCAAGAACTTGCAAATGAATTGATTCAAATATATGACAAAATACAAACCACGCCAGTTAACGCACATGTCATGTCTCCAAAGGCTGCTGAAATTACAAAAATTGGTATTAATTGTTTTTTGACAACTAAAATTAGTTATGCCAATATGATGGGAGATATTTTGACAAAATCGAATTTGAGTAATGAAATTGATTCTGTATTAAATGCTGTTGGTGGTGATAGTCGTGTTGGAAAAAAATATATGAAATATGGATTTGGATTTGGTGGGCCATGTTTACCAAGAGACAATCGAGCTTTGGGTCATTACGCCAATGAACTTGGGTTGAAATTAAATCTACCGCTTACAGTAGATGAATTTAACAAAGAGCATGCAGAATTTATTAAGAACTTTTACATGAATCAAAATCCAAACAAAAGTGTACCATTCGTTATGAACTACATAACATACAAGAGAGGAACAGATATTTTGGAAGAATCACAACAATTCAAATTGTGTTTGGATTTATTAGAGGAAGGGTATTACGTTAATGTGATTGAAATCGATCCAGTAATTAAACAACTTTCCGAGTTGAGTGAACAATTTGATAATAGATTAAAATTCTATAAACCGGGAACCTCTCCTGAAGGTTATGTAATCAACTTACAATGATAAATTTTGTCGTCTGTGTCTGGAACGCAGAAAAATATATAAAAAATTGTATCAGAACTTTGAAGTCCCAACAAGATAGGGATTTCAAAGTTTTTATCATTGATGATGTGTCTACAGACAATACTGTAGAAATAATTAAATCATTAATTATAGATGATAATAGATTCAATTTGGTGATTAATACGGAGAAAAAATTCAAACTAAAAAATTTAGATGAGATAATCCCAACATTTGATGATGATGACATTGTGATTGAATTGGATGGTGATGATTTTTTACTCAACTCAGACGTTGTTTCTGATATTCGTAAGATTTATTCTGAAGGGGATGTTTGGTTAACAAACGGTTCATTCATGTACTCTAGTGGTAACGAAGGTTTTTCAAGTAAATGTAATCCGGATACTATTCGTAAAGATGTTTTTAGATTTTCTCATTTAAGAACATGGAAAACATTCTTATGGAAAGCAATTCCAAAAGATTATCTCAGAGATGATAATGGAGAATATTTCATATCGGCTGCCGATGTTGCTTACACATTCTCACTTTTAGAATTAGCGGGAGAAGAAAATTATAGATTTTTACCTAAACTATATTACGTTTATAATGAACAGTCTCCATATAATGACCACAAACCAGGAAGTGCGACTGGAGGGGGACATCGTGAACAGGAAAGATGTTCAAATATAATACGTAATAAACCAAAATTAAAAAAATTAATTAGATGAGTAATTTTATTTCATGTAATTTGATGGGAGGATTGGGAAACCAACTTTTTCAAGCCGCTCATGCGGTTGCCCAAGGAATTACACATAATAGAGAAGTGGTTTTCATTCCTAAATCTTGGACTCCAATGCAAGGAAGACAAACAGAAAACTATGTGAGTAATATTTTTCGTAATTTGAAATTTGTAGATAACATTGATGGATTTGAAAAAGTCAGTGAAGGACCTTGGGAATTCAGTGAAGTATTTGTGAAAGACCATGATACTGTGTTTGACGGTTATTTCCAAAGTTCAAAAAATTTTAACCCACACTTTGATAGTGTTCGTGATATTTTTTCACCAACAGAAGAATTTGTTGAAGAAATGTTACAAAAGCATCCTGAATTAAATCAAGAAAATACCTTATCTGTTCATATTAGACGAGGTGATTGTTTCATGAATCCTGACATTCACCCAATTGCAACTGAAAAATACATCGAAAGAGCATTAAAAGAAGTTGGAGAATATTCTCATGTTTTTGTTTTCAGTGATGATAAAGAATGGGTTAAAGAAAACCTCAAATTTGAAAATGTTACTTACATCGAAGATGAGGATTATAAGGAAATGTGGTTAATGTCCTTATGTAAAAACAATATCATTGTAAATTCAAGTTTCTCATGGTGGGGAAGTTTTTTGAACAAGAACCCTAATAAAAAAGTAATTGCTCCATCGATTTGGTTTGGTCCAAGAGGGCCTAGAAATTATAGTGACATCTATGAACCATATTGGACGGTGCTTGAAGTAAAATATGAAGACGGATGGTTAAATTAAACATGTTGTCTAGAAACTTTGCACATGACAAAGGATCTACCGCAAACAAAGCCCCTCAACTAGTTGAATGGTGTTTTAATAGTTACGACAACCCAATTTCCGTTTATTTGGATAATGATTTGTTCAAAGGTATCGAAGACCATAAAAATGACGGTGGGTCAAAAAAGAAATTCCTTTGGATTATTGAATCTCGGAAATTTGATGGTGGAGCGATTGAAAACATTAAAAATAATTTGGATAGTGTATTAAATACATTTGAACAAATTTGGACACATAATGATGAACTATTATCATTAGATTCAAAATTCAAGTGGACACCAGCTTACGGTAGTTATATCAAAGAATTTGGGATTCATCCCAAAACAAAAATGGCATCAATGATTACATCTAATAAGAGATGGACTCATCAACATGAAATTCGTCACGACTTTGCCATGGCTAACATAGATAAAATTGATGTTTATGGTAGAGGAATTAATGAAATACCCAATAAAGAAATAGGATTAAAAGATTACAGGTTTTCATTTGCAGTTGAAAATGATACCTATGACACTTATTTCACTGAAAAGATTTTGGATTGTTTCGCAACAGGGACTATCCCTGTTTATATGGGTACAAAAAAAGTTGTTGAATATTTCAACCCTGAGGGAATAATTTTCTTTGATGGTACTTTCGATTTATCGTTACTAACTGAAGAATTATACCAATCAAAAATGGACGCAATAAAAGACAACTATGACAGAGTACAAAAGTACAGTGTTTTGGATGATTGGATTTTTGAAAACTATTTAATAGAATATGTCTAAGATTTGTTTAATAAGACAACCAGCAGGAATCGGTGATATTTTTTTCACACAAAAAATTGCAAAGTATTACATATCTAAAGGGTATACTGTTATATGGCCTGTAATTCCTCAATTCGAATTTATTAAAGATTATATCAAAATCGATAACCTAATATTTGTTAGTGAAAATGATGATTTTCAATATAAAAACATATATAATGAGGGATATTCCAAACCAGTTCTTCTTAATTTAGATGATGTTTATCTACCAATTCAACACTTTGATAGGCATTACAATGGACCTATTATGCATGCTAAGTACAAATTATTAGATCTTGATTTTGACGATTGGGTTGAACACTTTTCTTTCGAAAGAAACTTGGAGAGAGAACAAAAGTTAATCGACCATTTCGACGCAAATGATAGAGAGTTTGTCTTAGTTAATAGAATGTTCGGTTCTCCCCCAGATTCAAAACCATGTCCACATATGGGTCAATATGATAATTCAATTGAAATGACATATCTTGGATGGGACAATCTTTTTGATTGGATTGGTCTATTGTTGAAAGCGAAACATATCTACACAGTCGAAACTTCGATTCTATATATAATTAATAAATTGGGATTAAAAAATGTTACAGTTTACTCAAGACATAACCCGCCGAGTTTTCACCAAGTAGAACATATGTTCGATAAAGATTTAACTTATATAAAATGATACACGTACCAGTTAGTGTCGGAGAGTTGATTGACAAATTGTCAATCTTGCATGTCAAAAGAATCAAAATAATTAATGAAGAAAAATTAATACTAGTTAATAAAGAATTTGAATTACTGTATAATTTATCATCAGTTTATCTAAATTCTTCTGAAATTGAATTATTATATCATCAATTGTGTGATATAAATGCAAAACTATGGGAAATTGAAGATGAATTAAGAATATTAGAAACAAGACAATCTTTTAATGTAGAATTTATAGAACTTGCAAGAGGCGTTTATTATACAAATGATGAAAGATTTAGATTGAAAAATGAAATAAACCAAATCACCGATTCAGAAATAAGAGAGGTGAAAGAATATGTAAATTACAAACAAAATGATACAAAACATTAAAGAATCTCTTAAAAATTATTTTGAAAACGAAACAAGCATCGCTCCCAATTTGGATGTTGAAAAAGGATACTCAGAACGAGATATAGATTGGATGAAATCAAATTTAATACCTCGAATCAAAAATTTGGTGGTTGAAGGCATTTCAAAAAATTGTTTAGATGTAGGTTGTGCTTACGGATATTTTACAAAAGTTTTAAGTGAAAATTTCGAACAAACTTATGGAATTGATTTATCCTCCAATAGGATTGAATATGCTAAAAAATACGAAACAGACACTATGAAGTTTGTTCAGTCCGATTTAACTGAGAGTTTTGTAAATAAATTTCCAGTTAAGTTTGATTTTATGTTTACCAATGCGGTTTTACCTCACATCCCATTAAGATTCAAATCAGATGTTTTCAGAAACTTAGCGGAGGTCGCAAACACAGGATGTATCTTTGTCATGTACGATGGGTTATTGTCTAACGACAATGACCAATGTGGGTTTGAAAGTTGGGATGGTAATCAAATGATTAAAGTAGTACTTGTTAGTGAAAATTGGATACGGGAAAATGCCCCTGATTGGGAAATTGTACAAATAAATAATGTCTCGTCAGGGACAGAAGAAATTATATTAAGAAAAAAATAAATGAGTTTATTTGGAGCATTTTGGGACAAAGACCCTAATCCTGTAGGGGAGAGTCAATTTGGTAATAATAAAGGATTATTTTTTAATCTAAATTGGTACCCGAAAGGGGTTTTACATATTGGAGCATGGGATGCTTGGGAAGCAAAACAATACGCGCATTATTGTGGAGATAACTCCATATTTTTAGAAGCAAATCCAAATTCATATGAACGGTTCAAAAGTGAAATTGAGCAGTTCGGCCAAAAAATTTATAATTTAGCGGCATGGAATCAAGATGATTTAGAATTGAATCTTTATTGTCCTCCTCATAACCAAGATTCAAGTTCTTTAATGGAACAAAATGGTGATGTACTGAAAACGAAAACAATCACAATTAAAACTTTATTTGAAAGAGAAGGTTTAGATTTTTCTAATTATGATTTATTGAATATTGATACTGAAGGTGCTGAATTACAAGTACTTGAAGGGATTGGAGAAAATCTGAAAAACTTTGAATATATAATTATTGAAGTTACGGATTTAGGGTCAGAATTTGATTCGAAAGTGAATGATGCAATTACGTCTCAAGGTTTTACACATGTTAGAGATAGTCATCATCATAGAAGTTCCGTAAATGGGAAAATGTTCTGTGATAAATTATATAAAAAAATTTAATGAAAAGTTCGGTTATATTATCATCCAGAAACGACAATTATGGGGGTAATCTTCATAAAAGAACGACAATGGCGTTAACATCTCTAATTGAAAATCATGATGAGGTCGTTTTTGTGGATTGGAAAACCGTTAATGGAGAAGGTGTTATATCCAATATTAAAAATAATTTACCTCACTCCAAAAAGTTAAAATGGGTACAAGTTCCTAAGGGGTTATTGAAATCCAAATATCCTGACATTGCGAATTACAATATGATAGAATCAATTGGGAGGAATGTTGGTATCAGAAGAACTGAACACGAAGTTATAGTTTCAACGAATATTGATATCATATCTACACCTTTAGATTTCAGTGTATTAGATATGAATTCATTCTATACAGTAGCAAGAAGAGATGTGGATGAATCATTTCATTTATCTTTTGACAACTATCAATCATTATATTCTCATCTTAGTTCTAATAAAGATTCTTTTAGGCCAAAAGAAAGGATTGGGAGTGAAGATGATAGATGGTCATTGATTAATTGTTGTGGGGACTATCAAATCGGTCATCGGGACATTTGGTTCAAAATGAAAGGGTTTGAAGAATCTGTTTTATTTGGTTGCGGAATTGATACTAATGTTATGAAGAAGGCATCATTCTATTCCGAAATAAAAGTTTTAGACCATTATATTTTTCACCTCAATCATGGTAAAAATGCTGATAGAGATGAAGATGAATCAGTGCCACCTATGTCAGACCAAAAATCAATAATAAAAAATTTTACCGAAACAACAAATCCCGATGATTGGGGGATGTTTAATGAAGATTTACCTATAGAAATTATATGAGTACTTCCAAATCAATATTAATAGTTGGAGGTTCCGCAGGAGCTAAAATTGCAACTAACATATTCAGGATGACACATCCTCATCATATCTTATATTATGTTGAGTGTTATGCTGATGAAATACAACTTAATAGATTATATTCCTCAGTTGAAAAATCATTAGAACATATCAATCTCCCAAATGTTGATTATTTCATTGCAACAGGAGATAACGAAATGAGAAAAACACATTATGAATTGATTAAAGGTTATACTAAAAAAGAACCGATTAATTGTATTCATCCTACATCAGTTGTTGAAACCAAATGGATAGGACATGGAAATTTAATTTGTGCTAACTCTGTAATTCACGTTGATTCGGTTATCGGTAACTGTACTATAATTAACACAAGTTCTGTAGTAGAACACGATTGTAATGTTGGGGATTTTACCCAAATTTCACCTAATACAACTCTATGTGGTTACGTAAAGATTGGTGAAAATTGTTTTATAAGTGCCGGAAGTACAATCATCCCAAAGATAGAAATTGGGGATAACTCAATTGTAGCGGCAGGATCTGTTGTAATAAATCACGTACCACCTAATGTAATGGTTGCTGGAGTTCCATCAAAAATTAAGAAAACATTATAATATGAAAAAATTTAACATTCCAATTTTTAGATTAAAATTTGACTTCAAATCAAAATTAAAATTCCTTAAAGGTTCATGGGACATTTTATCTTCAGATAGACCATTGGGAGAATCAAAATATACGAAAGAATTTGAAGAACGATTTGCTAAAATGAGTGATTCGAAATTTGCATTAGCATGTTCCAATGGCACCACTGCGATTGAATTAGCACTCAAAGCAATAGATGTAAAAGGAAAAAAAGTATTAATACCCTCTAACACCTTTTTTGCAACAAGTGTTGCGGTGACAAATGCTGGGGGTATAATCGAATTATTGGATATGGAACCAGATTCATTTTCAATTGATTTGAAAGATTTGGAAAATAAAATCACTACAGAAATAGGAGCAGTTATTATTGTACACATCGGTGGGATTATCAGTCATGACATTACTAAAATTGCAAAAATTTGTAAGAAAAATCGAGTATCTTTAATTGAAGATGCGGCACATGCCCACTTTTCGTCAAAAGGTTCACATCGAGCCGGAACTATAGGTGATATTGGAACATTTTCTTTTTTCCCCACAAAAGTTATGACAACTGGTGAGGGAGGTATGATTACCACCAACAACAAAAAATACTATGAAAAAATGAAGTCCTTAAAAAACTTCGGTAGAGATATTAATGATGGTGGAATTATTGTTAACCCCGAAGGTAATAATTTCAAAATTAATGAGTTTACTTCATTATTGGGTTGTATCGAACTTGATAGAGTTTATGAAAGAATAGAACAAAGGTCTCAACTTTTAAGCCGATACCAAAAAAATTTAGAAAATACGAAATACAAAGTCCTTAAACAGAATGGTGAAGGTACTTGTGCGAATTATAAAGCAATTGTAATTACCCCAATGGATGGAGATTGGCTGAAAAAATATTGCAAAGAAAAAAATATAACATTGACTGGAGAAGTATATAAAATACCTGTTCATCACCAATCTCTATATAAAGCACAATTTACCTCTGTAAATTTGCCAAATACTGATTATTATTGTAAACATCACATATGTCCACCATTATATCCTGAATTAACAATGGATGAAGTAGATTATGTCTGTGATGTATTAAAACAAGCTTTAATTGATTATGAAGAACAGAGTCGCAAAATTAACTCAAATACGAAAAATTGAAATTTTTGAGGAAGAAATTCCTAAATTAAAAGAGGGTCAATTACTCGTAGCAATGAAATCCGTCGGAATTTGTGGTTCTGACATGCATTATTTTAAGGAAGGAGGACTCGGATCTTTCAAAAATCCATTACCTATGTATATGGGGCACGAACCATCAGGTGTTGTTGTAGATGCCAACGGGTCAAATAAATTTAGTGATGGAGATAGGGTTGCCGTCGAGCCAGGTATGCCATGTATAACTTCTTATTGGTCATTAAAAGGAAAACATAATTTATGTGAAAAAGGAACTTTTATGGGGGCAAATTCTCAAGGAGCTTTCGCAGATTATGTTGTCGTTGAAGAATTACAACTTGTAAAAATTCCTGATTCTATGTCTTTTAATTTAGCGAGTTTACTTGAACCACTTGGAGTTTGTCTTCACACCGCAAATTTAATTGAACCAAAATTCACAGAATCAGCAGCCATATTTGGTGCGGGGCCAATCGGATTATGTATGTTTTCTATTTTGAAAAAAATGGGTCTTAAAGATATATACATGATTGACAAACTACCTTATAGAGTAGATTTTGCTAAAAAATTCGGTGCAAAAGAATCTTTTTTATTGGCGGAGGATTACAATAAAAAAATTAAAGAATTAACGCACGGTATGGGGGCAACTTTAACTATCGATACTGGTGGCACAACAGAATCTATTGATGGATGTATCAATGTTGCTGCGGTAAATGGTAGGGTCGCTTTAATCGGAATACCTGAAGCAGATTTTGTTTCCTATAATCCACACAGAATGAGAACAAAAGAATTAACCATAAAGAACGTACGTAGATCTAACCAAACATTGGACGATTGTGTTGTAAATTATACTGGAGATAAAGAAATAGAAAAAATAATATCACATGAGTTTGATTTTGAAAACATTCAAAAAGCTTTTGATACTGTAGCGGATTACAAAGACGAGATTCTTAAATGTATTATAACAAATAACTAATTTATGAGAAAAATATTAAGCATAGATGGTTTTAGATATAAAACTGTCGATAGATTAAATGAAATAAAAAATACTTTGAGATGGAACTCAAAGTATTTTGATGTAATTCATGTTTGGTGCCAAGAGCCTGCTGATTATGAGGCGTTCGTAGAATTTGATTCTGAAAAAATTATTATCCATAATCTTAATCGTTCACATGGGATTTCAATGAAGGATCTTTATGATTTTACAAATGAAGTTTCTTCTGATGAAGATTATAAGTTTTTTGCAAATTCGGATACAACATTTGGTGATGAAATTTCAAATTATAACTGTGAAGAGAATTGGTTTGTATTGTTTACTAATCGATCGATGAGAGATCCAAAAATTGGACAAAATCCCCAAGCATATCAATTATCTGAAAATGATGGATTAGTGTTATTCAACAGAGACGGAATTCTTGACCCGAGTTGGTTTCAAGATGATGAGAGTATAAAGAGTTATGCAATCAATGCTTATTGTGGTTGGTCATGGAAAACTAAGAAACCCATACAAGAAGGAGATTGTTATTTAGGAACTCAAGGAGGAGAAAATTGTTTCCTTACCAAAATTTTTGAGGCGAATTTCGATCCTAAAGCTGCAGTACTCAAATACCCAACATACCATAATCATAGGACCAGTGAAAAAACCGATAGATTTAATACTCGGGTTGGAGGTTCATCATTATCTTATTCAAACTACTTATGAAAAAATTTATAATCACAACAACAATCAATAGTCCAACAGAAGCGACTATAAAATTCTGTAAAATTGCAGATAAAAAAGATTTTCAATTTGTTATCGTAGGAGATACTAAAACTCCACATGATGAATATCATAATTTGGAACAACAATACGAGAATGTAATTTATCTCACACCAGAAATACAATCTGAATTGTATCCTGAGTTGTCCGAAATTATCGGATGGAAGACCATTCAAAGACGTAATATTGGTTTTGTCTACGCATATGAAAATGGTGCTGAAATTGTAGCCACCGTGGATGACGATAATATACCTTATGAATTCTGGGGTGACAACATATTACTGGACCAAGAAATTGAAGTGGATGAATATGAAAACTTGTCATGTCCTTACTTTGATGCAATTTCAACCACAGAACATAATGACTTATGGCATAGAGGATTTCCAATTGAATATCTACAAGTAAAAAATGACATCGAATATAAAGGAAAAACTAAAATCACACCTTTAGTTCAAGCTGAGTTTTGGGATGGAGATCCTGATATAGATGCAATTTGTAGACTAAGTAAAAAACCTATCGTCAAATTCAAATCTTTTGACCCTTTCACAACAAAACAATTAACACCATTCAACTCACAGAATACATTCCTACACAGAAGTATCCTTAAGTATTATTCAGTATTTCCATATACCGGAAGAATGGATGACATTTGGGGGGCATATGTAATGCAACACTATTTTCCAAATTCAGTAATTTTTACAAAAGCTTCTGTTTATCAAGCAAGAAATCCACAAGATCTTGTAAAAAATTTGGAGAACGAAGTGATTGGATACAGAGGTACATTAAACCTTATTGACAACATCAAGAATTTTAGGGATTTACTTCCTGCTAAAACTGTCGAATATTTTGACATATATCAAAAATACTTTAACTAATGAAAAAAATTGTAGTATTAGGTGGAGGAGGGTTCATAGGTGGACACCTTGCCAAAAGATTAAAAGAAGAAGGAAATCATGTACGAGTATGTGATATCAAGAAACATGAATACTTCTTTCAAGACGAGTTTTGTCATGAATTTATTTTAGGAGATTTAACTGACCCCAAAGTTGTAGAATTAGTAATCGAAGAGGGTGTTGATGAAGTTTATCAACTCGCGGCAGATATGGGTGGTGCTTTGTATATTTTCACAGGTGAACACGATGCGGATGTTATGTACAATTCCGCAACTATCAATCTTAATGTCGCTCGTGAAGCAGTTAAGAAAAAGGTAGGCAAACTATTTTACTCATCTTCGGCATGTATGTATCCTGAACACAATCAGTTGGATCCTGAAAATCCAAACTGTGAAGAATCTTCGGCGTATCCTGCTAATCCTGATTCAGAGTATGGTTGGGAAAAATTATTCTCTGAAAGATTATATTTGGCGTTTAGTAGAAACTATAAATTGAATGTTAGAATTGCAAGATTCCACAACATATTCGGACCTCAGGGAACGTGGAATGGAGGTAGAGAGAAATCACCAGCGGCAATGTGTAGAAAGGCTGTCGAAACTGAAAATGGTGGGGAAATCGAAGTTTGGGGTAATGGATTACAAACTCGTTCATTTTTGTATGTTGACGAGTGTGTTGAAGCTGTTCTTAAATTAATGGAATCTGATTTCGAAGGTCCTGTAAACATTGGTAGTGAAGAAATGGTAACAATTAACCAATTGGCTAAAATGGCAATAGAAATTGCAGAAAAAGATATAACTATTAAAAATATTGAGGGAGAGGAATTTGTGCAGAAGTACGGTTTCAAATGTCCTTTAGGTGTTAAAGGGAGAAACTCTGATAATAAGCTATATCGAGAAAAAATTGGATGGGAGGTAAGTCAACCTCTATCAGTAGGATTACGGAAAACCTATCAATGGATTAAGTCTCAAGTTGATAAAAAACAAAATGAAACCGTATGGATTTATGAAAGTCCTGATGGGGGAGATACAGTTTATAAAAGAGAGTTAGGAAATACAGATAGACATAAAGTTAAATAACTAAACATGGGTAGATTAACAAAACCAAAACCAACGGCAACTTTACCTAGTGAAGAGGCTCCGATTAAAAATAAAAAACAACAAATCTGTTCAATAATTAAACGAAAAACTAAAGAAAAGTTTTTATCCGAAAGTCAAAAAGAATATTACGAAAAGTTAGTTAATAACCAAATTAGTATTTGTTCAGGACCTGCTGGTGTAGGAAAAAGTTATATTGCAATGAAATGTGCAGTTGATTTATTATCCGACCCAAATACTCCTTACGAAAAAATTATCATTGTAAGACCTGCCGTTGAAGCTGAAGAAAAATTAGGTAGTTTACCAGGCGGTGTTGAAGAAAAACTTGACCCATATATTTTTCCTTCATACTATCTATTAAATAAAATAATCGGTAAAGATACTAGAGAAAAATTAAAAGAAATCGAGGCAATAGAAGTATTCGCTTTAGCATATATGAGAGGAATGAATATTGATAATTCGATTTTGATTTTTGAAGAAGCTCAAAACTCAACCCCAAGTCAAATGAAATTGTTACTAACTAGAATTGGGTTCAACTCTAAGTTTTTTATATCAGGCGATTTAGAACAATTTGATAGACACAAAGATAAAACACAAACAGGTCTTTGGGATGCTTTGAAAAAATTTCAAAATATGGGGGACATCGGTGTTTTTGAATTCAAATCTACAGATATTGTTAGAAATCCATTAATATCTAAAATATTAGAAAAGTACGAAGAATGAGAATAGGGATTGAACTGAATGGGGTATTAAGAGACACTCTAAAAAAAATACAACAAGAATACGAAAAATGGTACCTAAATAATCCATTCAAAGAAGAAAATGAAGAAGATAACTTTGAATACGAAGTTTTATCTGATTTAACTTCATTAGACATTTTGAAACACTTGAAATTCAAAAATGAGGAGGAATTGTACGATTTCCTTTATAAAGAACATACGATGGAAATTTTTGGGCATGCCGGATCTGTAGAACCTTCAGGTCTTTTAGACTTGAATGAATTTTACTTGGATATGAGAGAGTCACACGATATTATCATTGTCTCAGATGAGATTGGTAAATCAAAACCCGCATCGTTATTTTTTATTTCGAAATTCGGATGCTTAGTTGAATCCGTTAAATTTTATAGCGAAAGTACAATTAATTCTCTGTGGGATTCCGTAGACATTTTACTTACCGCAAATCCTAAACTATTATTAAACCACCCACAAAACAAAATTGTAATTAAATTCAACACGAGTTATAATAATGATGTTGAATCTAATTTTCATATTTCAAGTCTTAAGGAGTTAAAAACAAAAATACAAGAAATAATATGATACAGATATTTGGCGAAAATTATTTTATCGACTTAGATGAAATTGAAAACTATCTCGATATGAATCAAACTGACGACAGTGAAGATTCAGAGTCAGGAGTAACAGAAACAAAAATTAATATTATAAAATTCGAAATGGTCAAAATGTTATTAGACACTATTTTGAACGAACAAGAAATTGTTGACGAAAAACTTGGAATGAAATCTAATGCACAAGTAAGTATCCCATTTAGATTAGCATTCAATAGTTTATTAAATAAAAAACTTATCAATCATTATTAATATGGAAAACCAATTTCAAGAAAAAGTAAAACAGTCCATTAAGATTTTAAGAGACAAAGAAGCCAGAATATATTTTTTAGTCCAAGATACTAAAGGTAACGCTAAGGCTTCAGTAAGGCTCATATATCAAATGGCAAAAACATTAAAAGATAATGGATTTAATCCAATTATACTTCATGAAAAGGCTGATTATGCAGGTGTTGTTGCATGGTTAGATGAAGAGTACATGTCAATACCTCACAGAGCAATTGAAGGACAAAATTTAGAAATCTCACCAGAAGATTTTTTAGTTATTCCTGAAATTTTTGGATATGTAATGGACCAAGTAAAACAACTTCCTTGTGCCAAAATTGTTTTGACACAACAATATGCCCACATGTTAGAAACTTTACAACCAGGTCAAACATGGAACCAATTTGGGTTTTTGAAATGTATCACAACCTCAAGTAAACAGAAAGAATATATTGAAAGGGTCATGAGACAAATTTCTTTCGACATCATTGACCCACTCATTAGTGAAGAGTTTACTCCTAAATCAAGTCCGGCAATGCCCATCATAGGAGTTCATGCAAAAGAACAGAGTGATGCGATTAATTTAATTAAGACCTTCTATTTGAAATTTCCACAATATAGATGGTTCACGTTTAGAGACTTAAGAGGGTTGTCAGAAAAGGAATTTGCGAATTCTTTGAGAGATTGTTTTTTGAGTGTTTGGATTGACGACCATAGTGGTTTTGGTACGTTCCCACTTGAATCTATGAAATCAAATGTTCCTGTGATTGGAAAAGTTCCAAACTTGTCACCTGATTGGATGAGTGAAGAAAATGGTATTTGGGTTACAGACCAAACTTTATTACCTGATTTGGTTGCAGACTATGCTCAAAATTGGTTAGAAGACAATATTGACCCACAAATTTTTGAAAAAATGAAGGAGACCGTTGAAAGATATACGGATAAACAAAAGTTTGAATCAACAGTAGTTTCTTTATTCGAAGGGTATTTGACTACAAGAGCAGATTCATTCGAAAACCAAATTTCCAAAACAGAAGAATAATATGAATAATACATTATCACTATCAGTAATACTACCTATAAAATCCTCTAAAGCAAAAGATTTCGATGAGTATTTCGAAAAGGCAATTTTATCTCTTAAAAATCAACAAGTAGGATTTGAAGAATTAGTAATTGTTCATTCACAAGAACAATCCCTTATTGACTTATTGAACTCATATGATTTTGGGGACTTGAATGTAACAAAATTATTGTGGGACAAAGAACCAAATTACGCTAGTCAAGTAAACTTTGGTATTAAGAATGCAAAAGGGACTTGGATTTCTCTTTTTGAATTTGATGATGAATATTCATCAATATGGTTCAAAAATGTTAAGAAATATGTTGAATCATTTCCTGATGTTCAAATGTTCTTACCTGTTGTGGTAGAAACGGATGAGAAGGGATTGTTTGCAGGTTTCACAAATGAAGCAACATTCGCAGCTAATTTCTCTCAAGAAATGGGTATCTTGACAAATGATACTTTACAAGAATATCAAAACTTCCAAACCGCAGGTTCTGTAATCAAAAAATCTGTTATCGAAGATTTCGGAGGTTTCAAACCATCAATCAAACTAACTTTCATTTATGAGTTTTTATTAAGATTGACTTATAACTCCGTTACAGTTATGACAATCCCAAGACTTGGTTACAAACACGTAAATCTTAGAGAAGGTTCTATTTTTTGGAACTACAAATTCGGTGATAGTAAAATGATTGAGGATGAAGTAAAGTTTTGGATTCAAACCGCAAAAAGAGAATATTTTTTCACGGACGACAGATCCATAAAATATCAATCTGAAAATGCTTAATGCAAGATTCACTCTCTGCCACAACAGAGGATGTTTTATCAAAAAAAAGAGGTAGAAAGGCAGTTAAAGAAAATTATTTTGATGTAAGAGAAGAAGAGGCGGTTAGGAAATTCCTGATTGCCGAATCTTCATACGAAAAAAATAAAATCTATAATCAATTTTTAAGGTCCCCTTTAGATAAAATGATTTCCTCAATCATTAGACGATATAAGTTATATCGTAAAGATATGGATTTTGAGGAAATTCATACAGATACACATTCCTTTCTTATGACGAAAGTCGATAAGTTTAAGCCAGATAAAAATAAAAAGGCCTATTCTTATTTTGGGACTATCTGTAAAAATTATCTGATGGGCCAAATTATAAAGGACCAAAAAGAAACTAACCGAAAAATATCATACGAAGATATTTCATCAAGTCTCGAAGAAAGACCTGATATGTCTTATAGAATTGATGATGATGTAATCGAAACTGATTATGTTATTAATGAATATTTGACAGAATTAAAAAATTATATTGAATCCGAACAGTTAAATGATAACGAAAAAAAATTGGGTTATGCGTTAATTGATTTGTTTGATAATTATGAAACAATTTTTTCAGGGGCAGATAATAACAAGTTCAACAAGAATGTAATATTATTATCACTCAGAGAGATGACTAACTTAAGTACTAAAGAAATACGTAGTTCAATTAAGAGATTCAAAAAATTATATGTAGTAATTCAATCAAGAATCAAAAACTAATAAAAAAGTATTTATAGATATGCCGAGACCTCAAAGAAAAGAAATCAATTTCACCAAAGATTCTATATTATCACTCATGCAAGAAATCTATAACGAACTTGTTGAGCAAAGACAAACTGCAATTAGGATTCAGAATAAGATGTTAGCGATGCTAAAGGACCCATCCGATATGACTACTATTGGACCCGTAATTGAAAAACAACAAAAAATCGTAAATGATTGTGTTGAGAAAAAACTCAATCTATCAAAATTACAGTCAAGTATTTGGGAAAAATCTAACAACAATAAAGAGGAATCGTTTTCTCTTGCAGATTTAGACGATGATTTGATACAAAATCTTATTGAGAAAGACGTTTCCAAAGATGAGGAATCTTACAAAATGAGATAAATTATGCCATTAGATATAAATTCAGCTCAACAATCAATTCAAAGTAAAATTGACGCCTACAAAACTTACAGAGAGGTTTCACAATCAGAAAAAAGTCTTTTAGGTAAGTTGGGTAACTCCGCCACTGAGGCGACCTCCAAAATTTCAAGTCAATTAGATAAGGTTAGTGAATTTCAAAAAAGATTTCAAAGAGACCCTCCGAATTCGATGGATCAATTGTTGGGATTTTTGGGACAAACACAAGGGAATGGTAGTGCGACACTAAAATATTTAAGATCCAAAATATTACAAGCGGCGGCACAAATCGAGCCCAAAATGGCGGATATTCTGAAAAAAGAGACGATAAATGCTCTTGGATGTTCAGTTGAACAAACATATAATGGAGTAACCTCAGAAAGTTTATCTTTACAACCAATCCCATTAAGGCCACAACAAGAAGGTATATACATTCCTGTTAATTCAGTTGATTTTTTTTCAAATCTAAAACAATCTCCTCAAACCGGTTTCGGTAAAATTTATTACGAAAGTGAAGACCCATCTGCGGATTCAACATTTCGTCCTTACGGGGGTGCAATACCATTTCCAATGAATAAGCAATTATTCAACTTAATGACATCAGATAACAAAGATAGGTCATATAGTCAAATAAATGGAAAAAATTATGATGGTAAATCTGGTCAACCTTTGTTTGATTTACAATATACAAATACTAATAGTTTCGGAGTCACTGGTGATTACTACCGAGTTTTTTTAATTGACCGTGAGGATGGCCAAGGTAATATCACAAATAATGTTGGTGAATTTATTTCTGACTATTATAGTACTATTAAAATAGTAGACTCTGTCGATATTGGTGCTCAAATTGTAAATTTAATTTCAGGGGCCATGAACACTAACGCACAAGTTGGTTTTGGAGAATTAAATAATCAAAGTAGATTTAACTTAATTGCATCAAGAATCCTTGGGTTGTGCTTTGATGAAAGAAGAGAAATTGATGTAAGTGGTGTTGCAAAAGTTGGTGAATTAGATGGAGTTGACGATTCTTTTTTTGAACTTAATGAAATTGATTTACGAAATATTGAAGTTGAAATTTCAAATGTTCAAAATGGAATTATGGAATTCGAGGATTGTGATAATATCCAATTACCTGTTGATTCTGAGGTGTTAATTGCTCAATTGATAGAGTTTAGAAATAACTTGAGTGGGGAAACCGTTGAAAGACAAGCTGAAAATATCGGTGAAATTATTGATACAATATCAGATAATCCTGCTTGGTCTTTAACGGCGCCTTCAAACTTAAACGTTAAACTATCAATAGATAAGAATGTAATTAAAAAAATACCGTTGGCCGTTGCTGCTGGAGTGTTAACACCAAAAAATCTTCTTCCACTTTATACTTTATTATCTGTGGTAGAATCTGGCGCGACATACACTTATAATCAAGCAGTCACTGAAATCAATCAAACTACTGCACCAATTACTGATTTCGGAAATCAAGCGGCTAATATTGGAACTCAAGGAAGTAATATTGTTAATAGTGGGGAAGATTTCTTAAAAAAATTCAAGACATTTTCAATCCAAGTTATTTCTCAAATTAATGCGGAGTTTCTTCAAGTTCTTTATGAAATATTAAAAAAAGATATTATAAATTTAGTATCTATTATAATTACTGATGTTGCGAACTCGGCTAAATTGAAACAATATACCATGATAATTAGATTAGCACAAATTGCGTTAGTTGTGTCTCAGTTGGTAAATGATTATCGAAAATGTAAAAGCCTTTTAGACAATATATTACTTTTACTGAATTTAATTGGTCAAACAGCACGTATCACAATACCACAACCGTTATTGGCCTTGGCAGATTTATTACCGGGAACTTCACCTGAAAGAGCGTCAATAAATGTTATCGAAGGTCTACAAAAGGTAGGGATACCAACAGGAACTTTACCCGATGGTTCACCAAACTTAATGGGATTATACGATTTAATAAGTAAAAGGGGAAGTGAAAAAGAAGAAGCGGAAAACGGAAAAATTTTAACAACAATAAAACCTCAATCTGGAGGATTTTTGATGGTAGGTAAAAAATTTTAATAATGAAAGACGAAAAATTTAAGGAAATATTAGATAGTCAACTAAATCTCAAAGATTTACCAAATACAAAGTTGGTGGAATATATGGATTTATTATCATCGGATTTCGAATCAACAAAAGAATCTATAATAAAAAGCACTCTATACTTAGACAAAGTAGAAGAATTATACGACAGAGTATTAAAAGTTTATCAAGAAAGAAATAATGGAAAATAACTCAATATTTTTTCAGTGTAGGGTATTAAATACTGAAGACCCAATGATGTTGGGTAGAATCAGAGGTGTTAGACTTATCGACAATTATGACGATATCTTGAAAAGTATTAGTGACCCTCCGTGGAATGAAGAAAAAGATATATGGACATCAAGAGACCCATTTGTATTCAACGCGCTACTTCCCTATTTCGTATATTCTGTACCTAAAGTAGACGAATTAGTTCAGGTTATTTACGTAAACAAAGATTTCCAATATCAAAATCAGTACTACGTTCAAAACACTTTTTCAAGCCCAACTGCAACGTTCAAAGAATTTTATTTCGGTGGAAATAAATTCACGGGTACGGGTATGCAAATTAAGAATCCGAAACCACTCAAAAATCAAGATGGAACGTTTACGGACCAATCGGTTCACAAGGGAGTATTCCCACAGCCAGGAGATAATGCTCTTTTAGGTAGAGGTAGTGCTGACGTTGTTGTAAAACAAGACGAAGTATTAATAAGAGCAGGTAAATTCAAAGGAGAACAACTACAACCTAACGTCATACCTGTTGCTAATCAACAAAGAGGGTTTTTACAACTATCAAAGTTCCAAAGTACATTACAGAATTTAGAACCTAAAACGTATTTTGAACTTCAAGAAGATGTTTTACTTACAAAATATTTAATCGAATGGACTTTGGTTAATCCTGAAAACGCTCACGATAAATTTACAGGAGCCGTCTATTTGTACCAATTAAAACCTGACGTTACTATAAATTCCAAAAATATAACAGTAGATAGTGAAATCTCAGAAAATCTTAAGAAATTAGTTGCGACTGAATCATTTACGATGTTATCAAAAACACAAACTATTGAATTTATAAATAACTTCATTAATACCTGTAATCAAAGTAATGTAACCAAAAGTGGTGTAAAATTATTTACTGATAACAACGATTCAAGTAAATTTCCAATTTTTTATCGACCTAATACAATAATGTATTCAAAGTTGATCCCATCCACACCTTTAGGGTCAACAGCAACACCAATAGAAGTAAGTAACATCAGTGACATTTATAAGGGAGTAAAATTGAATCCATCACTAAAAGGTGGATATGGTTTAATTTACGCAAAAGGGAAGGTTGGAAATCCAAGAACACCGGTAAAAAAGGTGGTTAAACAACAAAAATACATTAACCAAGAGTCTTCTTATGGGGCTTTAGGTAGCGATGTACTATTTTTAGTTTCACACAATTCACAAGTACCAGGAAAAGGTAAAATCAATTTTGATGACACTTTATATGGTATTACTCCTGAAAAATTTGCTAATGAATTTCTTCCAAAAACTTCGAGTATGGTTAGAGGTGAGGAACTTTTGGAATTAATTAACTTGATTGTAAAATTCTTGATAACTCATACTCACGCATATCCAGGTCTCCCTCCGATACCCGTAACTCAAGACGGAACAAACGCTCAAACAATTTTAGTCGAGCTCAATAATGCTGTTAACAAAATTCTAAGCAAAAATATTCGACTTAATTGATATTTATAAGATAAAAGATAAATGTCGATCTTAAGGTCTTATATAAATAAAAACAATACCATCATTTCAAACTCATATGTTAATACGGGAAGAAACCCTGTAATTGAGTTGAATTTTGGTGCTTCGGATTTAATTGTCCCAAACTTTGGTTACACAAGATTTATCTTCGATTTAGATTTATCTTTATTAGAAGAAAACATTGCGTCAGGTGTTATATCAACAGGTTGTACTTCTGCAATGACACACACCCTGAAAATGACCAACACATCTTCATTTGACAATGAATTATTAAATTCATTTATGTCCAATGAAAGACGAAGAGCAACTTCATTTGACTTAATATTATGGAGAATCCCTAAGTTTTCAGGAACTACAGGTCAACCTCAATATTGGGATGAAGGTGTCGGTTATGACTACAACGATTTCAATATTGCACAAAATAGTGCGAATGGTGGAATTTCCCCTTTAACGTACGTTGACAGTCGAGCATATTCCACACGACCATCTAACTGGTATCAGACGACAACTCTCTCTGGATGGTCTCAAAATGGTATTTACAACAATAAGAATGAAGGGTCTGTAAACTATTCAGGTTTGACCATCGTTGCGAGACAACATTTCGAACTCGGAAACGAAGATTTGAATATGGATATGACCGCAGAAATTAATGGTATTCTGAATGGTTCAATTACTGGAGTCACAGGTTGGGGTATATCATACCTTCCTCAAATAGAAAATATTACAGGTCTAACAGAAAGTTATAGTGTTGCTTTCTTTTCAAGACACACTCAAACATTTTATCAGCCATATCTATTAACAAATTACAATGACTTAATTACGGATGATAGAAATCTATTCTTAAAAAATCAGGAAAATAAGTTATTCTTATATGTTTACCAAAATGGTGATTTTGTGAATCTCGATTCAGACCCTTTTGTAAGAATTGAAGATAGAAATGGAACTGCTGTGGCGGGTATGGCTTCCTTAACAACTTGCCTAAAAACCAAAGGCGTTTATGAAGTAACCGTTCCAAATGGGTTTTCCAACTATCCAACTCCATGTATTTTTTATGATGTATGGTCAGGTCTTACAATCAATGGGCAATCTATTCCTAACGTAACAAATCAATTTACCTTACAACCATATACCTCAGGTATCCAAATCGGTTCAGTATCTAAAGAACCAGAAATATTTGGATTTGATTTCTACGGTATTCTCCAAAATGAAAAGATTCTTAATACAGATATTCGTAAGGTTGGTGTTACAATCAAAAAGGCTTACACAGGGCAAGTACTTCTATTGGATGTTTCAGGATTCTACAGAGTTTATGTGATGGAAGGGACAACTGAAGTATTAGTACAAGATTGGACTCCATTGAACCGAACACCAAATGAGTATTACTTCATATTCGATATGAGAGATAAAATCCCAAATCAATATTTTGTTGATATTCAAGTGAACACTTCAGGTGAAAAAGATACTTATAAGAGACAATTAACATTTTCAATCGTAAATACAAAATGAATAAAGTAGTAAAATTAACAGAAAAGGATTTATCACATTTAGTCAAAAGAGTTTTGAGTGAACAACAAGAATCCGAAAATTATATGTTCTTCAGTAATCTAAAACAAATTGCAAGACAATGTCAAATGTTGTTAGAAATGGACGAAGAGATGATTGACCAAATTCTACAAGATGGACATGATTGGGCTGACGACCACGTTTCAGAAGCAAAGACAAACATGGACCAAGTTTTTGACTTCATAATGAATGAGAAGAGAAAAATGGGCCAATATGTCGATTATGAAGAAATGACCGAAGGGAGAAAGAAAACCGGAACCAAACTTTGTGCTAGAGGTTTAGCTGCCGCTAAGGGAAAGTTTAAGGTTCACCCCTCAGCTTATAGTAACGGCTACGGAGTCCAAGTATGTAAAGGTAAGATGCCGGGTTTAGACGGTAAAAAACATTGTTCAGGGGCTTATTGTTAAAAATAAAAAGAAGAATTTAGGTTCTTCTTTTTTTTTACCCAACAATTTTTATATCTTTGTGTAGTTATTATATCTCACGAAAGACATGAAAAAATTCTTCAGAAAATTATGGTTAAAATTTTTAATAAGGATGAATCGAAAAATTCAACCAAAAGTCAATTTTGATGATAATGAAAAAACTTCATCATCAATTTGTCGAAAATTAATAAATCATGAGGATTCCAAATTTTTGATTGCTCCTCTTTCTCAAAAAAGATACATCAAGAATGAAACTCTACAAATGTTTGTGATAATTCAAGGAGATAGAATAAACATTACAAACCACATTTACAATTATGATATCACAATTTCATTACAAATGGGGGAAAAACTTGGGAGGTTGTTCGATAACAAAGTGGAAGAAGCAAGAATGAAATTTGAAAAGGAAATGCATAGCCAAGTACAACACTCATTGAAAAAAATTTTAGAAAAACTTATCTAATGTTTTCTTTCAAAATTTTAACAATTAAATCCCTTAATGATTCATTTTGGGATTTTTTTGGTTTATAAGATGTCATAGTTGGTTTATTACCAGTACCAACTTTTGGGTCTGATTTTTCTGCTCTTCTTTTCTGTGAACATGCTGATTTCTTTTGAGAGTCAGTCATGTTTGCCGCGACTCCTTTAGCACGACATTTAGGGTATCCCTTACTATCCGCTTCAGGCCTACCACAAGGGGGATGTCCTCCTCCTTCTTTCTTTCTACAAATATTAACCCATGGTCCTGAAGGTTGTTTTGAACCTTTAGGTTTTTTCTTAGTACCAAACCAAACTGCCAAATCTTCTTTTACTATCTTTTCTTTCAAGGGTTCACCACTCATAGTTGGATTTATTGCCGACCCATCCTCATCATTTTGACCCATATAAGATTTTTTCTTTTGCATGTTAATTTTACTCATTAATTTGGTTCTTTTTTCAATTTTTTCCCTTTCTTCAGGGGATTCAGTAAAATCTCCATCCGCCTCTTGATAGGCAAGTTGGGCATTCGTATATTTGTAAACTGGCTCTGTGAAAGGGCCAAGTTGGTCATCTTTCCATGTTTGTGGCCCGAGTACAAGTGGGCCTGAATAAGATCCGGCTAAACCTGCCCCACTTACCTCTTTGATTATTTTTCTTATAATATCTTTCACAATAATAAATATACAGTTAAATCAAAATTATGGAACAAAGACAACCTATTGGATTACTATTTGGAAGTGTCGGGTATTACAGTCCTGATGACATAAATTCTATCTGTGATGACATGAACTTAGAACAAGCATATTTTATGATAATAAAGGCTTTGGAATATTCTCACAATTCTAATATCTTTACACTTCAAGAATCCGAATTAGTTTCAAAATCACTCAGAATATTAAACAATCATTTCACTCAAGAAAAATAATATAAAAACATGAAAACATTCAAAATATTTATCCTGTTAATTTTCTTTTCGTTAGGTCTTAATGCACAAGGAACTGCAATAAAAACTAAAAGATTTTTTTGGGCAGATTCTGAAGTAAATTTTAATCAACAGCTAACTGAATCAGGTAAAGAATTATTGAATTCTACCTTAAAAATGTCCAATGTCGATTTAACCGATTGTATTGGAATAACATCTGATGAGGAATTACAATACACAAGTAGTGAATACTTAAGAAACCGCAAGTACCAATTCATTACAATGTCTAAATATGATGATATAGTATCGTTTAATATCTACAATAATAAATCAAATGAGATATCGAATGAAAAAAAGAAAGTAATATTAACATATTCCAAAGATAATAACAACAAAATTGATGTAATTACACTACACGTAATTGAATAATTCTATTTTTTTTCTTTGGTTATAGTTGGCATTTTGATAATCAAACGTCTGTTTGGGGCAGTTTTATTTACGTCTTTGACTTCAGGGTACTTCATCCCTTTTGCAAATTGGTCAGTTTGTCCAATACCTTTAGGGATGAAGTTCAATGTAGATATACCTGTTTCAGTTTTCAACCTATTAGCGATTGTACTTGCTCTATTATCAGATAGTTTTTGATTATAGTCTCTTTTCTGATTTTCATCACCATCAATCGACGCTGATGCAATAACTTCAACATTACCACTTACTCCTTGGTAGTTTGATTTAACTTTCTCGACAAATTTTTTGAATTCAATTTCAGCATCGGGGGTCAAAGTTGTTTTATCAAATTCAAATGGGCTTTGAATGTCCAATTTAATTTCCTCAAACTCTGGTCTTGTTGATGGTGGAGTTTCAGGTTTTATTGGTTCCACTTTGTCCCCAGCAAACGCGTATCCTATTCCTAAAACATGTTTTGGGGTATAACTTTTAGCGTATTGTATGACAACACCTTTCCTATTTTTAAGTTCTTTAAGTATCGGTTTAGACTCCGATCCGTAAGTACCATTCCAAGTCAAAATACTATAAACTGGTGTAGGTTCATCAAAATATCGTCCTAAATCATCAATAAATACAAACCAACTACCACCCACACCTTTGAAAATCTTTGTGGGGTCATATTGTGCTGGTGTAACTCTATTACAAGGACCCGCAATTGGACCATTATATTTTTCCTCTGTATCATCAATATATCCAGCAGCGTATTTCATATATAGACCGTATTTCATACCTGTCATCACATCCTCTGGAAAGTATAACCCTTGTCCCTTTGTGGGATCTATTGTTGCGGTAATTTGACTGGCGAGAGGTAATTTACGTAATTCTCCTTTATTAGTTTGAATGTAATAATCCGCTCCTTTTTTTATGATTGTGTAACTACATAATCTCCAAGTGTCTTCTCCACTTTCTTGAGCATGCATAAGGTCGGGATCGCCATATTGTTCAGACATTAAATAAAAATTCTTTGTTGCTGATTCGTGAAGAGATAAAATTCTATTTCTTTCTTCGTTAGATATTTCCCAAGTTTGCTTAATCATAATATACAATTTATTATAAATATCAGGATAAAAAAAAAGGGACAATTTCTTGTCCCTTTTTACCATATCGAAATTTCGATTATCTCAATTCTCTCAAGTCGAATGTTCTAACTCCATCAACTGTGATTCTACCGTAGAATCTGTTATTAACCATTTTCTTAGCGTATCTAGTCATGATACCTTTGATTGGTGTAAAGTTGAATGGATTGTACATTGTAGGAGTTAATTGTAGAGGTACATACGGTGCGTAGATGTAACCTGTGTCCAATAGAGAAGTTCCTTTGTGACCCATCAATACTTGGTTTGGTGGGAAGTAAGGGTCTCTATACACTTGGTAACGACCTGCTAATGTACCAACTCTTTCAATACCCATGTTGTACTGGTCCTGCTCAGGAGCCGCGTTTGATACGTGGAAGTATTCCAAGTCATCAAAGATAGCACTGATTTCAGAAGAAACAACGATCCAGTTAGCTCCACCTCTTAATGTAGATTTGTGGATTTGTGCTGAAATTTGGTTGATTGCAGTGATAAGAGTTTGGTTCCAATCTTTCTGAGTATAAGGAACTGCACTAGATCCTAATCTCTTCCATCCATTGTAATCCCATCTTAAGTTCCAAGCTGCTCCTTTTCTAAGGTCTCTCAAGATTTCTCTATCAATTTCAGCCGCAACTTGCTCAGATAACAATGCAGTTAATTCAGCTTCAGCGTCGATGTTGTGGAATGCCGCAACGTCCTGAGCCATTTCTGGAGACCACTGAGCTCTTAATTTTCTTTCAGTTACAGAAACTGTTACTGACATAAGGTCGAATGAAACTTCACCAATCTTATCTTCGAATTCCAAGTTCTTATAGATTCTATAAGTAGCTGTGAATGCGTTGTCTGCTGCAGTTGTTGAAGAGAATGTTGAACCTGTGTAACCGTCTAATGAACCACCACAAGTAACACATACTGGTACTTGTAAATCAACTTCCAAGTAGATTTTACCTTCAGCGTCACATAAGTTGTCATACTGACCACCATCTGTCTTACTGTTAGGGAATACCAACGTAGCGTTGTTGTTACCATACTGTACAATTCCTTTACCATATCTCTGAGTTACAACTCTGAATAAGTAAGGGTTTGAAGTGTTAGCAGAAGTGTAAACGTTTCCTGCTGCACCATAAACTGTCAAATCAGATAAGAATGCTTCGTTATCCATTGGTTGACCATCAGGACCGATTAATTTACCTGCTCCGTCAGATGCGAAACCTGACATAACTACTAATACTTTTCTGTAATCAGAAAGAGTATACGCTGAAGGAACCAATTGGTCGGCTAACCATGCAACAGTTCCAACTTGTGCTGTGATAGCAGAATATTGTCCTTTAGAGTAATCGAACAACCCAGGAGGATCCAAAGCTGGTTCGTTACCTTCGTAGAATCTATCGTAAAGATCCTTAGTGTTATTATAGTCATAACCACTGTTTGGAGTTTGACCAGCCGCAGCGTTTGGAGAACCATAAGGTGCGTAGTGCTCAGAAGTACCTGGTTGGTAAGACTGAATGTTAGGTACGAAGTAGAATAATTTACCGATAGGTAAGTTCATAGCTTGTACAGAAACGATATCGTTTGCTAATAATTTAGAGAAAACTCTTCTTACGATAGGGAAAACAACTGTTTCAAATGCACCTGTGTCAGATGTAGATGATGCTTCGTTAATTAAGTGAGAAGCTTGGTTTTCATAAAGTTGAGCTACGTTCTCTCTCATGTGACCTTTAAGACCCTCAAGGAATCCTAATTTGTCCCATTTGTTGATTGTGTCTTCTTTAATAACTTTAAGGTGCTTAAGACCAATGTTACCAACAAGACCTGATTCTAATAATGCTCCCATTTTTAGTATTTTGTTTTGTTTGTTTTATTTGTTTATTTAATTTTGATTACCCAATTTTACTCATCAAATCTTTCATTCTTAAGAATTGAGGATTCTCATAAGTTTTTGATTCAATTAGGGTAGTTGATGAACCTGTAGAAACACTCTTGTTTAATTTAGTTTCCACTGATTCGTTAATTGGTGTACTTTCAGTTTTAGACAATTCGTCTTTAATCGACTTATAAAGATTTTTAGATTCTTTCAAAGTATCTACATTATCAAATCTTCTAAGAATGTTAATTTTTTCTTTTTTAGTAGTCGAATGTTCAGTGAATAATCTTGTAGCATATGCCAAGTTTGAATTGAAGATAGCAACCTCATTAAGTTTTTCTCTGAAAACATTTAATGCTTTTCTGTATTCTTCATTTTTCTCTCTTAACGTTGCAACTTCTGATTCTGAGGATTCAACTTTTACTCCGTTTTTACCATAAACATAATTTCTGTTGTTAGTAATACCTTTTCTAAGTCCTCTTCCTTCTTTTGAACCCATTCCATAAGTTCTAGCAGCTTCTTTGGTTTCTCTTTTTTCAAAACCTGCGTCATCTCTACGAGCCTTAGTAGTTTTAAGATCTTTTGAAGCAATTTTGCCATGTTTCATTGCCAATCTTTCATCCTCTTTGTCTTTGTATCCTTGACCTTCTTTTGTTTCTGCCTTAACAACTTTGGATTTTTGTTCCATATTTTCGCCTTTCTTGTATTCGAATTTAGCCTTTCCTGTTCCCATTGTCTTAGGACCTTCTTTTTTGTCCTCTTTGAACCCACCTGCAGCTTTATCTTTGTAAGTGAATTTAGGTCCAGAACCAATTCCAACACCTTTAGGTTTTACTGTCGATTTTGCCTCTCTAACAGCTCTTCTATGGTTGTAAGATTCGTCCAAATCTTCTTCTTCGTCTTCATCTTCGTCTTCTTCCATCATGTCTTCATCTCCTTCCATCATGTCTTCATCTTCTTCCATCATGTCTTCATCTCCTTCCATCATGTCGTCTTCCGAATCAAACTCGATTTCGTACATAACTTCTTCGTCTTGGTCCATGTCGATATCTTCAACATCTCCGTCTTTTGAGAAAATAGCATTGATTACATCTTCTGTATCAACATCCATTTCATCGATTTCATCTACGTTCATAGTTTCATCTAATTCTTCCTCTTCCTCGGACTCACCAAGCTTAACTAAATATTCTGAATCAGTGTCAGCATCGGTTAAGTGAATGTCTTCACCGTCTTTTTTAACGATAATACCATCTTCTTCACCCATAGCTTTGAACACCTTAAGAATTTCTTCGTCTGAAGCGTCAGTTAAATCTATTGGACTTTCTTCTGAATCCATATCCATGTCCATATCAAATTCCATGTCCATTTCCATATCATCATCATTATCAACAGGCATATCGGTATCGATATCTGTATCTAATTCAATCTCATCTTCCATGTCTTGTTCTGACAGAGATTCTTTTACTAATTGGTTGATTTCTTCCTTCATAGTTGAAGCAAGTATTCCTTTTGCGTTTTGGGCGATTGCTTCTTCAACATTTCTCATTTGAATCAACGCCTCCTGTACTAAGTTTTTATTTTCTTGCATAGAAAAAAATTGTTTAATTTATCATATAAATAGTACCAAAACTAAAAAAATTCATTTTACGATAGCCCCAAAATAAAAAAAGTGGCCGATTGACCACTTTCTTTGTTTCAGTTTGATTATTGATTACTCAATTACTTCGTCGATTTTACTTTCAGATACTGCAGTGATTCTCCAATCATGAGTGAATCCTTCATATTTTTTAGTCACCTTAGCTTCCACATCTGTGACAGAGTAACCTTTAACCAGTTTCTCTTCTCTAACTTTTTTAATCTTACCTGTGTTTTCATCAGGGAAATCATACTGAATTTTTGCTACAAAATATTTTTCGTCCATAATTTTATTTTCCTAAAAAATCGTCTAATTTTCTCATTAAGTCAACCGACTTTCCAACATAGTCGTTATTTTGTTTAGATTTTATTTCTTCTTCTAAGTTTTCTTCGTACTTACTTCTATCGTCGGGATTAGAAAATAAATATGCTCCTGGTGTTGATGGAGAAGATACCAAGTCAAAACATATCAGTTCAAAATCATCTTGTACTTCATTTCTTTCTCCAACTTTTTTTAATGAACCGACACCTCTTGATGAAATACCTAAGGTCACTCCTTGTCTCATTAAGTTAGCCGCTTGGTCTCCTTTAGTTGAAACAATACCTCTTTCATGAAACCCTGGAGATGTCAATAATTTGAGTTTTCCCATTAGTATATTTTTATCCCACCATATGTCTGTGATGATGTGAGATACTCTGTCTAAGTCTATTAATGATGACTCAGGGTGGTTTAATTCTGATGTGGATAATCCCTTAGAAATTGCTTGCTTATATCTTTCAGATTCTCTTTTCAAAATCCTTTCAGGATACGTTCTACCATTTCTATTTGGTGTGTCGTATTTTTGAAGAACCGCATAAAACTCAAATGGATTTCTATAATCTAAATTGGCGGCCTCTTTCAGAACATCAATATTATGGGTATCTTTTGGAGAAACCCAACCTGCATCCATTTCAATCAATATACCATGGCCAAGTTCGCTTGCCTCTAAAATTCTTAAATTTTTCATCTAATCTTTTAAGATAAATATACGGATTTGAATAGTTTGTTAGTTTTCGTCTTTTTTAGAAATTGAAAATTCAAAATATTTGTTTTGAACTACGTTATTTTTGTAGATGGATTTGACTATAGTTTTTATTGATTCTTTTAGTTCATCACACTTGAAATCCATATCACGTAGGGTATATAGATTGATTTCCAAATTAAAAAATGATTTTTTCCCTTTAGATATTCCACTTGTCCGAAGGTCCAAATCAACAATATTTTTTTCTTGAAAAATTTTGCAATCTATTGATTCATAAACGGAATTTTTTATTTCTCGTCCCAAACCTGAGACAACTCGGTTCCAATTATCTAACTCTTCTTTTGGTGTGACCCACGATTGGATGTTTATGTAAACTGATTTTAAGTTTTTGGAATCTACTGTCCCATACTGTGACTTTATAGGATTGAACAGGTTAAGTTTGACACTTTTTCCTTTTTTCATTAATAATGATATTATGTATGTTTATTGATGAAATAATATACATAATATGTATGATTGTCAAAATTTTTTTATATTTATAGATATTTCTAATATATGATAATAATAAAAATCACCCAGGGTAATCCTCTTGAGAAAGCTCTCAAGACCCTAAAGTCAAAAGTAATTAAAACAAAACAAAATCAGATTTTATTTGATAGAAAGCAATATACAAAAAAATCTGTACTTAGAAGAGCACAGATTCTGAAGGCAAAACATATTCAAAGTCTCAAAGACCAATCAAATTGATTCTTCCAAATTTTTTAACTTCAAAAAGTTTAATTGGTCGAATTTCTCAGATTTAATTTTGTTAATCGTTTCTGAAATTTTTGTTTTCATGTCCTGAGAATCTTCGTTGTTTTGAATCTCGGTTAGTTTGGATATCGTACTTTCTCTTAATGTTTCAAATTTAGTTTCCAAAGTTTTAGTGTCTTCAGAAACTATTTGAAAAAATTCTTTTTTAGAATTTTCATCTAAATTAAGTATATAGTTATTGACGGTTTGGTTTGCCACCGCAACCATAGAACTAATTGGGATATTTATACTTTCCTTAATAGATTCTTTTGTAGAAGTAATAACTTTCAAAATATTTTTCTTTGCTTTAACTCTTTCGAGTAAATCCACTCCTTGTGTGTAAACTAAGGTATCAATATCGGAATAACTGTTTTCAGTTTTTTCGGAAAGTGTGATTGGAAGTTTAATACTTGGCAAAACTTTGTTTAATAGATTAATCCCTTCTTCAATAAAATATTTTGCATCCTGTTCACTTAACCCTTGGGGTGAACTCAGTTGATCATATATCGCATATGCTTTAGACATAGCTTTATTATTCAAAACGTTGTGTTTGAATTCTCGTAAAGTCTTCTTGAATTCTATTTCATTTTTGTAGGATTCCAAGAGATTTTTTTCAATTAGGGATTTTACTGTTCCGAAGGTCATTGTGTCTTTTTCAAATAAATATTATGAATTTAATAACTTATTCAACTCTTTTGAAATTTCTACCAAAGAATCTTGTGCCTGACCCAAATTTATTATCTGTGACCCTTCGATTAAATTATTTTCTACTAAAATGTTAAGGTCTTTTTTTGTTGATTCAGGTGTTACTTCTGCGGGTGGAGCTTCTTCTGCTCCTCCTCCTGCCGGTGGAGTTTCCGTTCCTAAATCGAGACCCGACGGTTCTGACCCGAATGATGGTGGTGACGCCAATTCTTCTCCTCCATCCATAGTTGTTTCCGCCCCAGCAGTTGGAGTTGAACCTGTTTGACTACCATACAATTTGTCGATATTATCAAACAAACCTGTTTTGGTTATCACAGTTGGAGTTGCTTTAAGTTCTTCTCCAACCGCTCTTTCGATTCTTTGTTGTTGTAGGTCTAAACGAACTTCATCATCAGACCAACCAAATATGTGTTTCTTAGCCCATGTAGATGAAGTTGCCTGTATTCCATTTCCTGGATCGGCAACCAAATCCTTGTATAATAATACCTTTTCTTTCCAAACATCAATCTTCAGCAAATCTGCTTGAGTTGATGGGTTTGTTAATCCAAGTGTAAAATTGGATAATTCATCTTCGAATCCTAATAAAAATAAATGTACAATGGCAATTTTATTAAGTTCTGCCAACATACTTTTTTGGATTCTATTAATTGTACGAGCAAATCTAATGTCTTGTAACGCCAAGTTTTTACCATCGCCTACCACTTCTTCAAAACCCAAGAATGCTTTTGGTACTCGTAGAGCAGTTAACAATTTCTTCTGAATGTATTCAATGTCGGCAATTTCAGATAAGTTAGTTGCACCTGGCAAAGTATCGATAGGTGTTGGTGCTGCAGGATCTCTTACAGGTATGAAATAATCTTGGTCAACCGCCATTTGATTGAATCTCATGTCGACATTACCTGTTTTACTATCAACAACTTGCTCTCTTTTGAATTTGTTTGCAACACGTTGTACATATGCTTCGACATCATCGTCGTTCATGTTACCCACAAAAACTTTGAATATTCTTCTCTCAGGTGCTCTCGAAGTTCTATATATTAACATAGCATCTTCACAAAGGAGTAATTGTTTCCAAATACGTCTTGCTTTTTCCAACATTGATGTTCCATAAGGAAGTTTTCTATCATCACCCAATAATCTGAAGTGAGCCATCTCCCAAGATTGAAACTCCATGTTTTTATTTTTCCATGTAAAGTGTAATGCTTTTCTGTCTTTATCAACTTCATTTTTAACATCAACAGATATTTTACCACTGGCACCAACTTCATGTCTTTCAATTTCTATGGTTGGTAATTGTTGACATCCAACAATTCCTTTCTCAGGGTCTAATTTAAGATACACGAAATTGTCTCCATATTTACAGGTATTCCGTGTCCACATTGGAAGATTGGTATTAACATCTAAAGCATTGTTAAACAAATCGGCTAATACCCCCTTTATTCTTTTTGATTCAGAATAAATTTGTAATATGAATCCATCTTCATTTGTTGTAGTGGATTCTTCAGCATAAATGTCTAATGCCGCAGAAATCTCAGGAGTGTATTCCATTGATTCATAATCATATTGGGCAGATAATCTTGTTGGTTCATAATAAATTGCTTGAGAATAAAGATTATTCTCAACTTTAGCCCATTGATTGGTAAGATAATATGTTTGTTGTGCTTGGAGTTTTTCTTTCTCGTATTCCTCTCTACTTTTGGTTCGCAGGAGTTCCTTTTTATCAAACTTGAATGTTGGATAATCTTGATTGAGAAGTGAATTCGGTCCAAATGTTTGTGACAATCTTTGCCAAACTGTCATATTTTGTTCTGCCATACGTAATGTTACTATTTACCCTGATAATATAAATAGTTATTTAGCACCAAATAACCAACCATATTTTTGATAATCTGCTTTACTAGCACCATTATTATTTAGGTTTGGGTCTCTACCCATTTGAGGTACCATTGGATTAAAAAATTCTGAAGTATTTTTATTCTCATTCACAACTGATGCCCATGAATTTAACATTGCCTTAGTATGGTTAACAACTTTTGTTAATGATTGAAATGATTTTTCTGCAATATAAATTGCCATTGATAATCCCATAATACAGTCATCATGTTGACCTTTTTGGTGATCAGGTCTTCCATTTATATAGACGAAGGTATTCATCTCGTTATATGTCCTATGAGAATATATTTTGAATCCATGTCTAACACCTTCTTCAAATGCGGCAATAATTTGAACTCTTTTAGTATTGAAGTTAATTCCAGGAATTCTGTCATTTATCTTTGGATCCCACTTCCACTTATTAGATGTGTCAACCCCATCAACATAAAGTCCTGGTTGGTATTGTAATTCTTGCATTTTTCTTGCAGTCGAAACTCCCATACCACCAGTTATATCAATTACACAAAATGCATTGTACATTGTTCCCCATTTATATGCAATCTCAGCTAATACATCTGGAGGAATTTTTCCAACGTATTCTAATACTTGTTCTCGTTCATTAAAGTCAATAATTTGTATGGATGAAAAATCTTCTGAATCACCACGAGAAACGTCAACACCCATTACATACTTGTGACCATTTACAGGTTCCTTGAAAATCCATAAAGCATTACCCATAAGTTTTGCTTGGGGTGTTTGTAATTGATTTTTAGCAATGTTCTGCATCAAATCAGAATCGAATACGTTATCACCCGACCCCAAGAAATTACATTCCAATTCTTGAGCAACTTTACGTCGGTCATACTTAAGTTTCTTTACCATCCCCTCGAACCATGATGAACAAGGTTTGTAACCCTTTTCAATATAATCCGTAACTATGCCATGGTCTCTTTCGTATGGACTATCTGTACTTAAATCAATAACGGTATCTATTGGATAATCTTCTCTGTTGAGTAAATAATGAACCAAATCATTTGTTTTGACCATATACAAATCCTTTGTATATCTAGGGTCTCTGTACCAAAACATTTCTGAGATTTTGAAATCATTCATACCTCTTAATGCTTGGTCGTAGATTTCATAATAGATTGGGTCGTATCCGTTTGGAGTTGATACCACAATAACTTTACCACCTGTAGATAGTGATGCCATACAAGCTGACCAGAAGTCACCATCAGCCTCGATAAATGCCGCTTCATCAAAAATAAGAATAGTAGGAGTATAACCTCTCAACGCATCTTTAGATGTTGCAACAGATTTTACTTCACATCCATTATTGAGTTTGAAATGTCTTTGAGAATTTTTTTCAGCAGAAAATGCTATCCCCACCCAAGCAGGCCACTGTTCAATGAATCCCCTAATCTTATTTGCCATTTCAACTGAGGTATCCAATTTGTTGGCAATGATTAGAATCTTTTCAGGTTTTTCCTTTCTAGCAAAGGCGAGTTTTTTTGAAGACCAAGCGGCGGTCACGGTTGACACACCTGCTTGTCTATATTTTAAGGCAATATTTTCGTTGTATTTTTCGTAGTCCTCGAGTAGTGAAACTTGGTCGGGAAAAAGTTCTAACGGAACATACTTTGAAACTGTATTATCGTATGTCTGTAAATAAGTACGAAGTGCATAAGGGGTATTCCTCATACACTTCGTATATTCTATAATTAATTGTTCTTTATTCACAAAATAAAATCATATTCTGATTTTTATGGTCTTGGGATTCCCAAATCTCTATAAAGTTGGTCTAAATCATCATCTTCATCTTCAGATCCTTCTTCTCCTTTGAAATCATCATACTCACTCTTCGACTGTTGAGCTTGTTTCATAATTTCTTTGAATTTTGCAGTCGCCTTCCTTACTTTTGATTCATCTTCCGAAATTGCATTACCAATGATATCTAAAAATTCTTTAGCTTCTGTCTTGTAAAGAATTGAATAAAACCAAGGTACCAATCCTTTGTTCACATCGTCAAACATTTCGTCAGGTAATGCAAACCTTAATTTTTCAACAATTTCAGGACCAATTCTAAGTTGCATCGGTTCGTTTGATAAAACATCCGTTACTCCTCTAACTTGTTGAGACATTTCCGGATCTTCAGGTAATCCGTGTCTTGCAATAGATTCCTCTAACCCTTTGATTATTTCATGACACAAAATTGGGAATATTAAACCTTCCGCAACAATTTTTGTATCTGGTTCATCTTCACCGTCGCCACCTTCTTCTTCGTCTTCATCTTTATTTTCTAACTTAACTTTTCCAGCAACACCATTTCCTGTTTGAGACATCATTTCAATCATTTGTTCCATAGAAAAATACATGAAGTCATTGATTGACATAATTTTCAAATACGCGGGATATAATTGTGGATCAATTTCATCCAACCTTTCTTTAATTTCAGGTTTTTGAAAAATATAATGTCCCTTTTTTGCGGCTCCTTGAACAAGAGCGTTAATCATATTTCTTTTATGAATCTCCAGTTCCATCACTTCTTCGTCAGTTAGGTTTTCAACGTCAAAAGAAGGAATTTCAGGTGTCTCTTTATCTTCCTTTTTCTTTGGTTTAGTAGCTTGCATTCTGAAATCCGAAATATTGATAGGAGCTCTATTCAATAATGCCTCAATCGTAAACCAATCTGCAGGAACTTGAGTTTCTTCTAAACATGCATCAATTGCAAGTTGTTCTAATTCTTCTCTATGTCTTCCTTCAATTCTTGTTATTCCTGGAACTTTGCTCATCATTTCTTGAAAAAGCATTCCTTGAACTTGTTGAGAGCTAATATCCTGTACTCCAGTCACTTGTTTTAACTTATCGGCAACTTTTCCGAATCTTGAACTTACCAATCTTTGAACATCCGCAGCCCCCTTTCTCATTGCAGGATTTTTTGCATACAAACTTTCAGGACTTCCCAATTTTCGTTCTAATCTTGGGTCCATTCTTTCGGGTCTATCCCCGTAATTTATTTGTTCTTTAATCTTCGCCATTTTATTATTTCAATAAATTTAAGATAACATCAATTACTTCTTGTTTTGCATCTTCAGGAGATATTCTTCCTGCTTTAGGATCAATTTGTTCTCCTGGTCTCGGATTTTTTCCGGGATGAGAAGGTCTTGTTCTTGGTTTCGTGTCAGGTTTAGTAATTGGTTTAGTTGGTGCTGTAGTTGGTTCACCAGCTTTTGGGTCAATTTGTTCTCCCGGTCTTGGATTTTTGCCAGGGTGTGATGGTCTTGTCCGAGGTTTTGTGTCGGGTTTAGTAGTAGGTTTGACAGGTGCGGTCAATGGTGCGTTTGCTTCTGAAAGGTATTTCAATAAGTCACCCTTAGTAATTCTCGGAGGTAAGTTTCTTTCCACAATTTTTGTAATTTCTGATTCAATAAACAAAGATACAGGATTTTTTCCTTCTTCCAATTGTTTTTTTACAGATTTTACGCATCTTTCGAATTTTCTTGTTTTTTTAGGACCAACCTGTGCATGGCATATTGCCCATGGATTTGGTTGACCTGGCTTAAGGTCTGCTTCACTTTCAAACATCCCCATACCATCAGTTTCATCACCAAATCCATCATCTGATGAAGGACCCACTTGTTTTGGGTCTTGAGTTTCAATTTCTTTATTTGGGTCGGTAGTTACTTCTACATCTTCATCCATTTCTCCTTCAGTAGTAACTGATATACTTCCATCAGCATTAACTTTAACCGCTTTACCTCCAGGAATAGATTGTCCTTTGGCTTTCATTGTTTGTACTTCACTTGAAGAATAAGTTCTTTGTTTAGTAATCGTATCAGTTGCTTCAGATATTAATCTACTATGTAGAATATTAATTTGGGATTCTGTCAATTTACCAACCGTTTTTGCAGATAATCCTTTTTCAATTAATTCGAGTGCCTTATTATTAATTTTCATAAACTACTTTTTTTTCGAATTCTAATATCAAATCTCTTTCGTAGAGTTTGTCTTTTATTTGTTGTTCGGACATTCCAAATCTAAAAACCATTCTTTTGTGATTTTCATACTCGTCTGTTTCCCAGGCTAATGCGACCACATCATCGATTGCATCTTCCATAGAAAAAAAATCGGAGTTCTGAATCAATTCCAATTTTACATCAGTATTTCTCAGAACTCCTACTTTTTTAATATGATGTAATTCGGGAGGACTTGGATAACCGTTAGCCGGTCTACTTTCCCAAGAATCTCCCCAAACATCAAGACTATCAGAGAAAATGAATTCGTAAAGATTGTCTCCCTTATAATTGGGTCCTAAACCATTTACGTATATCAAATAACTCATACTAATAATCCTTCAGGTGATATTTTTACTTGTTTTCCTTTATTTTCAAACACTAAGTTTTTCTTATTTGTTACTCCAACAATTTTTGATGAAGAATTTTCTTCTAAGAATTTTTTTGCGGATAATTCTTGTTCGATAGTTTCACTTAATCTTACAACTTCTTTCATTTGTTTTTTAACTTCAGAAACTTTCGTGGTTTTCCCCTTGCTTTCAAGAATTTCCTTTTTTGTAATTTCAAAGTACTTAGAAATAACTTTGTCTACGGTGGATTCTCCGAAAATGCTATCGATGATTGCTCCATTTCCATATCCTTCTTCTTCCATTTCACTTTCTACAGGAATGTCCATGTCAGCTTGAATGTCTTCAACTTCACTATCATCAGTCAAATCTAATCCATTCATATCATCTCCACCCAAATCTTCAGATTCTTCATCAAATTTAGATAGTATGTCTTCTCTATCCTCTTCAGATAATTCGTTCAAATCAAATGAAGATAATACCATGTTGATTACATACTTAATGTCCTCAGAAGTCATTCCTTGGTCAGTATCCAAAGTTCTAATTTTTTGGGTCAATTTTCCCGTAAGTTTTTGAATAGTTTTGAACGTAACTTGTTCTTCTTCTCCAGTTGCTGGAGTTTCAATATCCATAGATACATCTGCATCAACTTCTCCTTCAGGACCCATGTCTTCCATACCCATATCAATGTTCAACTCATCTTCTCCCGCTGGCATTTCATCATTTGGAGATGGTGGTAAAGATGGAGCAGGAACTGCGGGTGGAGCGGCAGGTACCTCGGCAGCTGGCATTGGTTCTGCCGCTGGTTTAGGAGTTTTTAACGTAAACTTTTTTTGTTCACCGAAAAAAGAAACACCTTCCTCATTTTCATTAATTCTGTTTAACTCACCTGCAACTAAGTTTAATCTTTTGAAGGCTTGAGAATATGAAGAATAGTATTTTCTATTTTTCATTGGCTCAATATAATCTGTTTCAGATTCAGAAATGGTTTTTTTAATGATATAACCCTGTCTTTCTTTAACTATTTCATATTGATTACCATCTGCCAAAGAAATAGAATATTCGCTTCTTGCAGTTTCATTAATATTTGATGGAATCACCTCGTTAAAACGAGCGATTTCCATGATTCTTTTTATTTTATCTTGTCCAGTTAATTTTTCACTGCCAAGTGGTTTCAAATCTCCCATATTATGATTTATTTATATTTTTTTGTTTTTTTTTTAATTATTCAATCCTTGGAATCCTCCTAGTGATATTGCGTTTAGTTGAACAATAACTTCATCCCCATCTTCACTCGTCATAACAGAATAAGGCACAGTTGATCCGGATGGTGCAGTACCTCCACTAAATGAACCTAACATACCGATAGTATATTCATATTGTTGGTTTACTTCAATCACAAATCCAAGAGTTACACTTGGGGTAGGTGTGGAAGTTGGAGTTGACGCTGGAGTTCCTGTTGGTGTTGGTGTAACAGGTGCAGTTGCACTTGGTGATGCAGTGATACTTGGTGTTGGTGTTCTCGTAGCAGTATTTGTCGGTGTTGCGGTCTGTGTATTCGTAACAGTCGGTGTTGGAGTGTTAGTAGATGTGGAGGTGTTTGTAGGTGTTTGAGTTTGTGTTGCAGTATTTGTAGGTGTTTGGGTTGTGGTTGGAGTTGGAGTTACCGCAGCAGTTCCAGTTTGAGTTGGTGTAGGTGTTTGAGTTGAGGTTGTGGTTGGAGTTGGAGTGTTTGATGCAGTAGGTGTTGGCGTAATGTCTCCAAGACATTCAACACAAGTATTCCACGGTCCGTTAAAAATTGTAACAGTTGCAGCTAATGGAGTTTCAAATCCATCACCAACTGTAAAACACTGATGACTTCCATCCGGTAATGATAAGTCATATATTTTATTATTAATTAAACTACCAATGAATTTGGCGTAAAATGCTTCTCCTCCCGCACATGGAGTTATAATATAATATGTAAACGGTAGTGGGGATTTTGTTGGTGTAACAGTATTAGTTGGGGTTACCGTAGGAGTTGACGTATTTGTTGAAGTTACAGTTGGTGTTGGAGTTTTAGTCGCAGTATTTGTTGGTGTTGCAGTATTTGTTGGTGTTACAGTTGGTGTTGGGGTTTTAGTTGTCGTCTGAGTATTAGTAACAGTTTGAGTATTAGTTGGCGTTGCGGTATTCGTTGGAGTCTGTGTGTTGGTTGGAGTCTGTGTAGGAGTTGCAGTATTAGACGCAGTTGGTGTTGGCGTAACATCTCCAAGACATTCAACACAACTATTCCATGGCCCATTAAATATTGTTGCAGTCGCAGCTAAAGGAGTATCGATACCAGGTTCAATTGTATAACATCCGTTAGAACCCCCTCCGATGATTAAGTCGTAGATATCACCTACAATAAGATTTTCTTCTGACTTTATGTATAAAGTATTAGAAGAATTACAAGAAGACGCAATATAATAATTAAAAGCCATTTAATTTTTTCTTTATAAATATATGGTTATTCACATTTATTAAGGTGTAAGTATCAGTCTTCCAATTTTCTCTCAATAGAAAGTTCTTTATCGAGAGCTTTATTTGACATATCAAACAATTTTTCAATGTGTCCCGACCTTCTCAAAAACTTAAAAACCAAGTTTTCATACGAAAGTTCACCTTCTTTTTCCAAACCTGATTTTCTATAATTTTTTAATTTTTCTTTGATTGAATCTATCAATTTGATATCATCTTCCGAACTTTCGGATTCAATTACCTTATCAATTTTTTCAGTCCAGTTTTTGATTTTCTTTTCCAAAACTGATTTATCAATCTCGTTTTCTAACTGTTTAGGTTTTGTCACCCATTCATCATTCATTACTGAATAAACACCTGTTGCGAAATGTGGCTCTTCATTATCTTGTGCATATAATTCGACATCATACCCAAATATTTTAATATCGTGTTTGTCGTTGAATACTTGTTTCTTTAGATTATACAATTCTTTATATAAAGGAGCTTCATCTTCGAATTGTTGTAAATCTACAAGAATGTGTAAATCAAAATCAGAATATTCCGACCAATTAAAATTAGCTAATGATCCAGTTAAAACAATATCTTCAACAAAAACATCTTCACCAAGATAATCGATGAATTTTTCGGCAATCTTCAATAAAGCGTTTTTCACCTTCGGAACCATCTTTGCTTTCTGTGGGTTCTCAGGGTTCTCCCAAATTTTTGGATTGAGAGTTTCTTGTACTGAAAAACTATTAAGGATTTTTTGAAAATTATTCATCTAGATAAATACTATAACTTCTTATACTTGAACGTCTTTGATATGTCCGTAGTAAAAAACTTTCCTTGCGACTCCGACATTCTGAATTTTGTATACACTTGGTGAGGTACATCTTCGTACTCATATTTGAATCCATTATTAAATTCTACTACAAGTTTTTTTGTTTCCGTGTCGTATTCTGTTTTTTTAATGTTGGAAGATTTTATTTCATTAATAATCTTCGTCCCCTGAATCTCTTCTTTCAGTATCGCCATCTCTAAGTGGTGTTAATTCGTTTATTTTTAATAGTTGAGGCATGATAAAATCCGAAACTTCATCTTTGGTCACTTCAAATCCGTAATTCTGAAGAAACCTAACCACGTTATTAAATTCATTATTGAATTTTTCTTGTAAACTCATCATCTTAAAAGTATATGTCGGAGGATTATCTAGTTCTGATTCACTGAATCCCATCTCCTGTAAATGTTGTCTTAATCTCAAATAAATGTCCAAGAGATCTCTTAAATGAGAAGAATATGTTAAATATTTTTCAAAAGGTTTCATAAATATAAATATTATAAAAACTTTTTGTATCTAAAGTACCACAAAAATAAAAAAACCCACCTTTGTGGGGTGGGTTAAATTTTAGTTACGACGTGGAGGTTGTAAAGTTTTTTCAAACTGCGAATCTGTCGTAAGAAACTCGTAATTTAGGGTTTCTCAAAAGTGTTTTAATTCGTTCAATGTTAGATGCTAAGTCTCCCTCAATCCATTTCAGGACTAAAGTATTTGGATTACCTTCAAAAGGTACAAATCCATTATCCTCTGCAATTTTTTTCATTTCAGGGGTTTTATATGTAAAATACACGCCTCCATTATTCCGAATCGACAAATTATATGTCTCAATCGCAACTTTTTTTGCCGTATCATAAAATTTATCCGTATAATCAATGTGACTATACGGTCTACCGTTAAATGTTCCAAAGTTATCTCTCGAAGGTTTTTTGAATGACACCAATGAGCTTTTAACCTTTCCGAAAGATTCTTCGTTTTCTAAAGATTTAGGTTCATCTTCTTTCTTTGGTTCAACTTTTTTTGTAGGGTCGAATTCGATGTTCAAATCACTTTGTTCCTTAATAACCCGTTTTACCAATCTAACCAAATCGGATTCGGTTAATCTTATTGTTTTTTTCATTTTATTTATAACTTATGGTTTACAGTACAAAAAACTTTTTTAGTTGCACCTCTCAATAATCCATCAATCTTAAGGAGAGGAGTTTTTATTTGATTATGTACTTCTTGATATTCTTCAACTTCGGAATCTTTTGGAACGAGTTTTCCGGCCTTACAAACATCATTGTAATATTTTTCTTTAAGTTTTCTATCCAATTTTAAGAATCTTACTTTGGAGTCGGTTCCTGTTTCGGCGATTACTTTTTTAACCAATCTTGTTAAATCAGATTCGGTTAATCTTATAATTTTTTTCATATGTTATAAATATCCACAGAATAAAAAAAAATCCCCACCTTTTGAGTGGGGATTTTTTTTTACTTTAGTTTTTTGAGTTGGTCTCGAATCTCGATTGATTTTTCAAAATTTTGTTCTTCGATTGACTTTTTAAGTTCCTCTTCAAGTTTATCGATTTCCTTTTGGTTTGATTCCAACTTTTTAATTTGGTCTCTCAATTCAACCGCTTTTTCAAAATCCTCATTTTCAATTGCGATTTCAAGTTGTTGTTTCAGATTTTTTGAAGTTGGGTTTGTTTTAGTGTTGTCGTAGTAATACGTAGTTATTTTCATTGTTCCATCTTCTGAAACTTTAGTTTGAGTTTTCCACTCACCGTTAGATGGGGTTAATTGATTGAACATTTCGTCGAATGTTCTAAAGATGTCGTTATAAGATCTTCTGTTACCAAACATAATTTTAGTTTTTTGTTTTAAGTTTATTTGTTATCTTTGTTCCAAGATTTATGCCGGTAGTGGTTCTATGACAATATGTCAGAAAAAGATATAATAAAAATAAATATTTCCTGACAATTTGTCAAATCATTTGGATAAGAATAAAAATTGTTATTACTTTGTAAAAATTAAAAAACATTATGAACGACTTAATGGACGACGAAGACAAAATGATGAGTAAAAAACAGAAGTCAGGAGATACCTCGACACCTGTTCTAGACAATTTCAGTAGAGATTTGAATAAACTTGCAGAGGCGGGTAAGTTGGACCCTGTCATCGGAAGAGACCGAGAGATTCTACGAATCGCACAAATTCTTTCCCGAAGAAAGAAAAATAATCCAATTATTCTTGGTGAACCTGGTTGTGGTAAAACTGCAATTGTTGAAGGTTTGGCGATGAAAATTGTCAATGGTGATTGTCCTCGTAATCTTTTGGATAAAAGATTGGTTAACCTTGACCTAACTTCAGTTGTTGCTGGTACAAAGTATCGTGGACAATTTGAAGAAAGAATGAAGGTTATCATCGAAGAACTTCAGGCTAATCCTAACATCATCGTATTCATTGATGAAATTCATACTTTGGTTGGCTCAGGTAATTCTTCAGGTTCGATGGATGGTTCCAACATTTTCAAACCAGCACTATCTCGTGGTGAACTACAAGTAATCGGTGCAACCACTTTGGATGAGTTCAGAAAGAACATCGAAAAAGATGGGGCATTGGAACGTAGATTCCAAAAAGTTATTGTTGACCCATCTACAGTGACTGAGACAATCCAAATTTTGAAGAATGTTCGGGACAAATACGAAACATATCACAAAGTGACTTATTCCGATGAAGTCATTGAAACTTGTGTTAAGTTGGCGGATAGATATATCACCGACCGTGAATTCCCTGACAAAGCATTCGACATCTTGGATGAAGTTGGTGCTAGAATGCAGACCGAACTTAAGGTTCCTGAGGCTATCGAAGAGTTGAAGCGTAAAGCTGCAGAACTTAAACAACAGAAGTTGGATGTAGTTAAAAAACAGAATTACGAACAAGCCGCACAACTCAGAGACAAAGAGAAAAAGTTGTTGGACAAATTGGACCAAGAAAAACAAAAATTCGAGGAACAAATGTCCAAAGACAAACAAAAGGTCGGAATGGATGATGTTTATGATGTTGTTTCAAACATGACTAAAATCCCTGTTAACAAAATGTCTACGGATGATACCAAAGCGTTGTTGAACTTGGACAAACACATTGTTGGAACTGTCATTGGTCAGGATGCCGCGGTTATCAAGGTTGCAAAATCTATCAAGAGAAACCGACTAGGTATCAAAGATCCAAATCGTCCGATTGGTTCATTCGTTTTCTTGGGTTCAACAGGTGTTGGTAAAACTCACTTAGCAAAACAACTTGCAAAGGAAATGTTTGGAAGTGAGGACGCGCTAATCCGTGTGGATATGTCTGAGTACCAAGAGAAACATACCGTATCCAAATTGGTTGGAGCACCTCCAGGCTATGTTGGATACGAAGAAGGTGGATTGTTGACTGAGAAAGTTAAGAACAAGCCTTACTCTGTTATCTTGTTTGATGAGGTTGAGAAAGCTCACAAAGATGTATTCACCGTATTACTTCAAATCTTGGACGATGGTCACGTTACGGATAGTTTGGGTAGAAAGATTAACTTCAAGAATACCCTAATTATCTTAACATCAAATCTCGGAGTTAAAAAACTACAAGACTTCGGAACTGGTATTGGATTCTCATCAAGTACCTATGGTAACGAAGAGGCGAAGAAAGAAATCTTGATGAAAGAAATGAAGAATTTCTTTTCTCCTGAGTTTATCAACCGTATCGATGACACCATTGTTTTCAATTCTCTATCTCAAGAGGATATCAAGAAAATCACCGACATCGAACTTAAGAAGTTGATGAAGCGTCTTGACGAAATGAAGTATAAGATTACTTATGATGAATCACTTTTGAATTACCTCTCAAAAATCGGATATGATGAGGTATACGGTGCAAGACCACTCAAGAGAGCGATTCAGGATAAAGTTGAAGACTTATTATCTGAAGAAGTTCTGACCGACAAAATTATAGTAGGAAAAACCTACGTGATTAAAGTCGAAGATGAAGTAGTCAAAGTAGTCAAGAAAGGTCGGTAAATTAAAAAGGGGATAATTCCCCTTTTTTTTATATTTATAGACATGAGTAATTTTTCCCGACTATTAGACAAATTCAAAAATTCATTCCCAAAAGACTTACAATCAAAAGTTGATGTAATTGAAAATTTTGTTGTGGGATATATTCAAGAAAATGACCTCAATGTAAAGTTCTTGAATTCATGTTCCGCAGGGTTCAAAGGAGTTAGGACAAGAGACCAAATTATTATTTGTTCTCCAATCAGTATGGAAACCATAGGAGACTTTTTATATACCATATTTCACGAAATCAGGCATGAGCAACAGATTAGAGATTTGAAAATGTTAAATCCTTTAACGGATTTTGATTTAGAGGATTTCGAGGCTCTTTACGAACAATACTGGAATATGGAGTTGGATGCCGATAAATTCGCAAAAGAAATGGTGGCAAAACTGGTAATCAAATTGGGGATTCCAATCGATATTGCAAAAAAATTATTTTCGTTGTCACCATACGTTCAGCAATATCCAACCATGTCAAACATGGTTCGTGGAGGTATTCAACAAATTATTAATGACATTAAGAGAATAAAAAAATCGGGTGGAGAATATACTGATATTCAAGACCACCCGGTAGTACAAAGACACATCGATAAGTTAGAGGATTTTATTTAATCTATCAACTTCAATATTATCGTATAAAAAGTTGATTTACCTTCCCACCCGTAAGAATCATAATCGACTGATTCAACTGAAAAATGTTGATTAGATAACACACGAATATCTTCTTCGGTTACACCATCGCAGTTTTCAATTAATACAATTTTCCCATTTGGGTTTAGGTATCTATGTACAGATTCGAAAAACTTTTTATGAAATTGCATGTCATAGTCCAAAGAGATTAATTTTTCTTCACTACTTCTATAACCATTAGGTCTTTCAGTTTTGAAATGTGGGGGGTTTGATACGATAGTGTCAAACTTATTGGAGTCCTCCATTGAATCAAAACAATCGGACTGAATAAACTCAACTTTCAGATTATTAAATCGATTTGTTGTTTCTATACTATCTCGAACCTCGGGATTAATATCTGACAAAACTAATCTATTTGCTTTATTATATTTCAATAAAGTGTAACCGATGAATCCAGGCCCTGAACATATTTCCAATACGTCCCCTTGGTCTTGAATTTTATTTATAATATCGGATTTGGTAATGGCATTAAATCCAAAAGTAGTGCCACCTCCGTCAAACCTTTTTTCGTAGAATACTGAAAGATCGATGATATTGAATAATTCCATAATCAAAAGGGATGAAATTGTCCTCTTGGCACCGACTTTTTGAAATGTAATTTATACCCTAACTCGTCAATCATTTTTCTTCCCATTTCTATCCCATTGAATACGTCCTCAATAACGACATATTCTTCTGGCGTATGATAATCATAATATCCAATAGAAAAATTAATACAAGAAAAATCAAATTTACTTCTCAAGGCATAAACGTCTGTATATGGGTGAACCATATATTGCATTTGTTCATTAATCATTCCTTCAGTCAAAACCTTATCAATTTTTTCGAAGAACTCGGTACCTCTGTCAAATAACATCTGTCCAAAACATTTTTCAGTAATCATCCAATTTTCGGGGGCATCGAACTGAATACCATATCCAACATTTTCAAAAAATTTGGAATCGGCAGCTTTTGAGCCATGACATCCAGTTTCTTCTGAAACGAAGAATGCCGCTTTAAGGTATGGTAATTCTTTAAGTAAAGTTAAACAGGCAAACACACCACATTTGTCGTCTCCTCCAATGCCTGTCGGTCTCTCGTTATCATTAAATGCTTTCAATGCTGGCTTCAATTCACCTTGGGCATTTTTCAACATCATTTCTTTTACGTTGATTGTATCGATATGGTGAACTGTATCTGTATGTGATATTACACAAGGAAAATAAAAATCTTCAGGAAGGTCTGTTGTTCCTTGTTTGGTTGCATAGATATTCATTGTGTCATCGACATAATGTTCTATATTGTTTTCGGTTAACCAATTAACCAAAAATTCAACCATACGATGTTCTTGGTAAGTTTTTGTGGGTACGCTCAGAACTTCTTTGAGCAAAGTTATATCTTTCATTCTATAAAGATATAAATAAATTAGATTTCATCCAAACTAAATAATGAAGGTTGGTATAATAAATTGTAAAAATTTTGTTCACTTAAAGATACTGTCTTTTGTTTTAATCCTTTCGACAATGTCACTATTATTTTCATTTCAGGAAACTTAAATCCTTCAATTTTGAACCTTATTTCTTTTTTGGGGTCTTTTGGTAAAAAGTAATATTCTTCTTGTCTAAATTTTTTCAAAATTCTCGAAGTCATATCAGTGAAATCTTTGAAACTAACTCCCTCTTCTTCTCCCTCTTCTTGAATCGTATCCAAAATTTCAGTAAAAATTGTGTTTGCGACTCTGTTGAAGCCTAAAGAGTCAAACTCATTGGGGTCTTCATAAGCATAATAATCTTCTTCCCAACCGCCTGGTGCTTCTTTTCTACTAAAAATCCTTTCTAATAATTCTTTCAAAGAAATATGGAGTTCACCTTCTTCAATATACAACGCTATCAAGTCTGCTACCGTAATTCTGAAACCTTCACTATATGCGTCAATACCCAACTCAGCAAAATACTCATCCATTTCTTTATTTATCTCTCTTGCAAGTGATGTCTTGAATGCATGATTTTTTTCGTCTACGTAATCTTCAATAACGTATTTTATTTTTTTTCCGAAATTTTCCATTAATTTTTCAGATAACTCCTTTCTGTATTCGTCATCTTCAAAGTTGACTTTCATAGGAAGTATGGCGTTGGAAATTTCAGACAATAGCTCCTTATTTTCTTCGTCCAAAGTGTAGTAAAACCCATACCCCACCATAAAATCTTCTACTGCGGAATAGTGATCCAAAAATTCATACTCAGAATAAGGTGCATTCACCATTTGATAAAACCAAACATCATCATCCCGCATTCCCAACATTTCTAAAAAATCTTGTTGATTGCGAAATTCAACATCAATAACACTCTGACCAGGCGTACTTCTGTCTTCTCTCATGTACGAGAATAGCTTATCAGAGGCTAAAAGTTCATCTTTGGTTATTTTGTGTTTAGCGTAATTTCTTAATGACCTGAAAGTTTCATAATTCATACTACAAATAAATATCAATTTAGTTGGATTCGGAAATATTTATACTTACATTTGTACAACAATGGGGGTGAAATAGAATTGATTAACGTTTGTATAATCAATGGGCACGTAGTCAGAATTCATCTATGACTTGAATCTACGGTGAAGAAAGTAAACGGCAATACTCTTGCTAAGATGTCTGCTTTAGGTTTAACTAGAGAAGCATCTGTTGTAACTGCTTAAGAAGTAGATACAACGTCAGGTCGAATGGGCATATAACCTAGGAACAGAAGCCCTCCAAGGTGTGATACCACCCGAAGCGTATCAAAAGGTCACGTTCAGAGGACTACCTTAGTAAAAGTGAACTCGACACAGTTGTTGGTAACGATGTCAAAATAGGAACCATCTATTTCGGAAGGTATCACAAACCTTGGCCTAAACGTGTAGTCCATTTTTGATATGGCGGGTAAGACTGGGAGGCGGTATCCCACACCTCCACCATTAAATAAAAAAGGGAGTCATTGACTCCCTTTTTTTTTAGTTTCCTTTTGACGGAAATCTTGTCCATCCATTGACCCATATAGGTTTGTCTAATTCCGGTATTACCACGTCAACTTCTTTATTACTTTTTGATAATGCCAATGTTTTAAGTTGTTCACTTGTTAGAATTGTTGTCGCTCTACTAATGAAATTCAGAGTTGGATTGAATGTTCCAACAGAATTGTTTTCAAAGACAGATACACCATCTTTTACGAACTGTGCGGTTTCATTACTTTCCAAACTTAAGCCACCTTTCATCCATCCCCAAACTACGCTATTCTTCATTGTGAATTGGGTAGCTCTTCTAAATCTCAATCCTAAGTTGTGGTTAGCCAATGCTGAAGATGTATTTGGTCCAACCAAAATCATATTGAAAAGTTTTGGGTGTGTGTAAGGTTGTGCTGCGGATCCTGTTCCATCATTATCACATTCCACACCATTTCCAGCGTCACCACTATCGACAAATTGAGGGTCTCTTTTTGCCACTCCGTTTGTAATCATCCCTGTATAACCAAAGTCAAAGTCGAAATCATCATCTGCGGTTGCAAATGCGTAAAGATTTTTACCATTTACGGTTCCACCAAAGAATTCGAATGCGTCATCGTTAGCATATATTGTTTGAATGTTTTCAAGAATTGTTCCGTTTCCTACACCACCTAAAGTAAGTGCGTTGATTTCAGAATTCGGCATCGCTGCGATTCCTGCATATTCAATTCTAACGAATCTCAATACACCACTATTATCAGAATCATTTGTTCCACCATAAGGTCTTCCAATACCACCTTCGATTGTAGGTTCAGAAGAACGGTTTGTCTTCGCTCTACCTAAAATTACTATACCACCCCAATCACCAGGAGATCGTTGTCCCTCAGGTCTCCCAGACGTAAATACAATAGGTTTGGATTGGGTTCCTTCCGCAATAATTTGGGAACCTCTTTCAATACATAACGCTCCCTTCTCGGCAACATCAGAAACTATGGTAGTTCCAGGTTGGATAATAAGTTTTGCTCCATCGGTTACATAAACATATCCTTTAAGTGTCCAAACTTTGTCAGATGTCAAAGTTGTTGTCGTGTTTATGTTTCCTGTAAGTGTTGTGGTAGCTGGGACATTCACTGGTCCTTCTCCTCCACCTAAATCTCTATCACAGCTGAAGAGACCTAATGCAATCATAATTGTTAATAGTTTTTTCATAAATTTAGATTTAAGGTTAATGAAACTATTGTTTCGTTATTTGTGTTTATTAAATTACGGTTTGAAATTCTTTGATAGTTTATTGATGGTTGTGCAAAAATGTCTGATATTGCCAATTTCAATTCTCCCTTTGGAAGTTTGTGTAAGAAAGTAATATCCAAAACATCTCTACTATTTTCGAATATGTCAGGATAACCCTGAAATCCGACAGCGGAAATCCTTTCTCCAATTCTATTGTAGGTTAGATTAAGTGTATTATTTTTCTTGTTGATGTTTACACCTGAATTAACAACATAGTTTGATTGTCCTTGTAATTGTCTTTTTACACCATTTACATCAACCTCAGAATTCATAACTGAAGCGTTTGTGTAAAAATCAAACCATCCATTTATTCTTTTTCTAACTTCCATTTCAACACCATATACAAGAGCGGATTCAGGATTTGAATAAGTTAAAAGTAAGTTGGATGGGACTGACCCATCGGCAACAACTTGTTCGATTGGGTTTACGAAATTCTTACCAAAAAATGAGAGAGAAATATTTTCTGTGTTTGAAGGATATAATTCGTATTTCAAATCAACATTGTATATGTCGGTTTTTTTCAAGTTGGAGTTTCCTAATATTTGTGCGTTTCTAACAAAGTCATAATATGCGAAGTTCGCAACTTCTCTGAACTCTGGTCTTGCCAAGGTCTTACTCAAAGAGAATCTATATTTTGTCTTCTCCAAGTTATAAGAAAGGTTCAATGATGGAAGAATATCCAAATATGTTCTATCCACATTCACCTTTTGACCACTGAAATCTGCGGTCTCCACATCAAACAAGTTGTATTCACCTCTTACACCTGTATTGATTTTCCATTTTCCGATTTCGTTCTCATACATCGTATAAAGATTACCCAAATCAAAGTCAGCGGTATATCTGTCTGTATTGTTGGTTATTTCATCCAATAAATCCGTTGTTTGATATCTGAAAACTCTTGCATTAAATCCTCGAATCTTTTTCAGATAACCTCCACCAACTTCAAATTTACCCAAATCTTTTTTCAAGTTTCCGTTGAATGAATTTTCATCCATAACGCTCCAAAATCTGTAGGTGTCTCTCCATGCCGTTGCAAATGGTTCATTCACACCTAATGATTTGGTGATTGGGTTAATTCTATAATCAGGTTGTTCTCTGAAGATATAGTTATATCCGAAATTGAAATCAAAAGTTTCAATATTACCATCAACCTGTGAGTTGATTACCACGTTATTGATATGGTTTGACGCATTACTCAACACATCTTGTACGTTGTCAAAGTTTTGTCCTTCTCTTGTTAGGTATGAACTTTCCTTTTGGAAGTTTGCCAATGTTTTCCAACTATATTTGTTTTTACCCAAATAAGTTAAGTTTAATAATCCATTTGTGGAGAATCTCTGGGTGTATAATCTATCGTTATAGTCATATGCCAATTCAGTGGAAGATTGATAATCCTTTCTCTCAATGTTGTTGAGAGTATATGAGTTTCTAATTGTTGAACTGAATAATGAATTGAATTTGTTTTTCACATAACCAAATGAAACTCCTCCATTTAAGTTTGGTATGGATTGAAACCCATTTTCAGTTGGGTTTCCTATTTGTTTGGTGAATAGTCGTTTGTCTCCATTACCACTTATTCTGTATTTGTAAGTGGAAGGAAAGGTTGACGGAAATGGGATCGATTCCACCAGTTTGAAGCCTTGGAAAGTCGAGACAGATCCGATTCCCGTCCCCAAGCTTACGTCCAAAAAATTGTCGGACACCTCCTTTGTCGATACTTGAACCAATCCTCCACTCCAATCACCAGGTTGGTTTGCCGAAAATGATTTGGAGACCATAATATTATCAATCAAAGAAGTTGGGATAATATCAAATGAGAATGCCCGTCTATCAGGCTCTGTGGATGGTAAAGGTGTCTGATTTAATAATGCCGAATTATATCTATCGGCAAGTCCTCGAACCAAAACAAATTTGTCATTCTGAATTGTGACACCACTTACTCGTTTCAATGCGTCACCCAAATTTCTATCGGGGGTCTTCTTTATGAATTCTATTGATAATCCATCGGATACGACAATATTATTTCGTATAGATTTCATAACCGATATATCTGTGACTTTTTGAGCAGTTCCTCTCACAAGTACCTCATTTAACTCTGTATCAGTTTGTTCGAAAAGGATATCAAAGATTGTAACCGTGGTTACAGTAATAGTGGTTACGAAATCTTTATATCCGATGTATGTTCCTTTTACTTCATAAGTTCCTTCTTTCAAAGTTATACTGTACTTGGCGTTTTCATCAGAAATTGTTGTGAACTTATTACCATCAGTATCTTGAAATGTTACGTGTGCAAAGTAAATGTCTTCAGTTTTTGATTTTGTTGTCCCATTGATGGTTATTTCCTTTTGTTGTGAAAACAAGGTCAATGGAAATAGGAGTAAAAAAATTAGTGTCCTAATCATATATAATTTTTATCAACAATAATTAGGATGACCATTCCGTTAATACCCAAAATGAATATTATTAAACGGCTAAGTTGTTGTTAACAAAAAATTCTTGGACTTCATGCTGTTATCAGGGAATTTTTATTTATATTTACAAAATGGATATAGCCAAAATATTACTCGCCACCCTGTTTATGACTTTAGGACAAATTGGGTCTTTTATGCAACTTCAAGGTTCAATCAAATATGGTTGGTCAGAAAAATACCTTTGGTTACTCTTACTATCAGGAATCCCTATCAGTTACCTCTACATTAAATCTGTCAATCTTTACGTACAAGGATTTGGGGGTCAAATTTGGCCTAGCAGATTGGTTGGGTTTGCATTGGGAGTTGTAATATTCACAATATTGTCTTCAGTTCTTTTTCAAGAACACTTAAACCTCAAAACGGTCATAAGTTTAATTCTTGCGTTCACAATTGTTGGAATTCAAATATTTTGGAAATGAAAGTTATATTTTTAGATAACGATGGAGTTATCTGTTTAAGTAATAACTGGGGGTCTCGCCTCAAAAAGCAAAAAAAACTGGGTAACAAACCGGTATTTAATCATGAATTACCAGTTGAATATCGCTTTGATAACTTTGATATCAAAGCAGTCAAGGTGTTGAATAAAATCTTGGAACAAACAGGCGCCGAAATTGTAGTAAGTTCTGATTGGAGATTGTACGCATCATTAGAGGAATTAGGAGAATACTACACATCTAAAGGTATCATCAAAAAACCAATCGGATTCACCGAAGTGTTTCATTACACAGATTGGTTAAATGAAGGTCGTGTTCCGTCTGATTTTGATTGGAATAGGACCGATGGTCGAGAACAAGAAAGACACTTTGAGATTAAAGATTGGTTGAAATCACACCCCGAAGTTACACATTGGGTGGCCATTGATGACCTTCACATGGGCATCCACGTTGAAGCGAGTAGTTACGGTTCATACGACAGAGATTGGGGATTGGAAAACTTTGTATGGACACCTCAAAGTGATGAAGGTATTAAACAAAGTGGGATAAAAGATAAAATAATAAAATACTTATCAAATGATTGATTTACAAAAAATATTAGAAGAAGAAGGTGAAGTTCGTAAATTCGGTGGAGTAGCTCCCGAAGGTTTTGTTTTAGTCCATGAAAAAACTCTTGAATCTTTGAAAGATTTCAACACATGGAAAATGTGGAAACATAATGAAATTACCATAAAAGAATTAAACAAAAATAACTTTACTAATAGTTAAAAATATATGATAGATTTTATTAAAATTTCCCCAAAAAGACATTTGTTAAAAACAATAAGCTATAGAGTCTTAAGTAGTGTTATTGGTTTTTTGGTGATGTGGCTTTTTTTCGGAATAATGGTTGGGATTTCATTCAGTTTATTTGAACTACTTTGGAAACCATTACAATATTATTTCCACGAAAGAATATGGTACCGATACATAAAGTACGGTGTCACAAAAGTTGAAGATCCAATTAAACCTGATTTACGTATTATGGACTCCATGTCAACTGTAGGAGTTTCAAATACTGTAACAACCACAGGACCGAAAAGATTAGTTTATACAAAGAAGACCGAATAACTCGGTCTTTTTTTTTGTCCTGATATTTATTTAGTATGAGTATCGAAAAAAACATATCAAGATTATTTGAAGAAATTGAAAAATCGGAAAAACTTATATCGGAATCTATCATTCTAAGTGAGTCATCTACATTCTCACCTCCTTTGAATAAACTTCGAGTATCCTCCCCTTTTGGACCAAGATGGGGAAGTCATCACGATGGGGTTGATTTAGATGCCGTTGATGAGCCTGTTAAATCTCTTGCAGATGGGGTTGTAATTGCGACTCATGCCGACAAATACCCTTGTGGAGGTACTATAATGATTAAACATTCAGATGGTTATACCACAGGTTTTTGTCATATGCAAAAAATAAACGTGAAAGTAGGACAAGAAGTTAAAAAAGGAGATGTAATCGGAATTAGTGGGGGTGGAGAAGGTGATCCAGGTAAAGGTAGAAGTACCGGAAAACACTTACACTTATCGATAAGAAAAGACGGAAAACCATTGGATCCGATGGATTATATAGATAAAGAGGGAGTATTAGTTGGTACAGTACCTTTATCACCAACATCAGGTACAGACATTGCAACCATTCCAACTTCAAGTTCGGATAGTCAAGGTACCGTACCGGAATTCGGAATTGCTGACTTTGATTTCTTAACGGGAAATGTAAAAGGGAATATTGCAGATTTTGATTTTATTAAAGGAATCAAAGAACGAAAAATCACAGAAAATATAAAAAGGATAAAAAAATTGTTATAAAAAAACCCACCATAAGGTGGGTCTTTTTTTTGGGTTAGGTTGAGATTACTTTACCTCTACGGCTTCAACTTCTTCAACTGCTACTGTGTCAGCAACTTCTACCGCTACTGAATCTACCGCTACTGAATCAACTGCAACTGAATCAGTTGCAACAGTTTCAACTGCTTTACCTCCACAAGATGCAAGAATCATGGTAGAAAGGATTGCGAATACTACTAAACTTTTTTTCATTTTTTTTGTGTTTTTGTTTTTTAATTTAATTTACGAACTATAAATATACGAAAGTTTCTCGAGGTCGTCAAATATTTTAGATTTTTTTGCAGAATATTTAATTCATAATCTGTAAAAAAATATAAGAAAGTTTGTATCCCGTAAATGCCCCAAGAGCAGACGGTATTGGAAATACAATCAATTTCCCCAAATCTGTCACATATTTAGGTCTATTAACAATTTTACCCATAAAGAAATAATAAGTCAAATAACCTATTAAAACCGCCAAATCAGTTTCAGTTGCAATGAAGACAACTAAAGTTGCCGCAATGAATCCAAAGATAAAATTATCTCGAACACCCTCCCAAATTTCATAAGAACTTGCGTCCTTATATTCTTTTACAATTTTATTGAATTTAGCCTTGTTGCCAATTCTTTTTTTCACTTGAATTTCCATGTTGGAATAGGTGGACTCGAACCACCAACCTTTCGCGTATCAGACGAATGCTCTAACCAATTGAGCTATATTCCATTATGCTGTAAGAGATGGATTCGAACCACCACGAGGAGATTCAACAAATAACATATCGCCGGCCGGCTGGTGGTCTACCCCCTCATATTATTTGTCTATTTCTAATTCCCCACCCCCGAGACAGGAGGGCTTGTCTGCCAATTTCAACACCTTACAAAAAGCAGAGAGTATTGGATTCGAACCAATGCATCCCTTTCGAGATGACAGATTAGCAATCTGCTCCTTTAACCACTCAGGCAACTCTCTATTGTTATCCTACAAGGATTCGAACCTCGAACGACTGAACCAAAATCAGTAGTGTTACCGTTACACCATAGGATAGTTTAGACAGACCTTAGGAGACGTATTATTCTCTTCATTATCCTTGTACTTTAACACCGTGGGAAGCGTGTGTCTGTCTTGTGGGAACGATAGGACTCGAACCTATGAACTCCGAAGAGAGGAGATTTACAGTCTCCGGCAATTGCCGCTATGCGACGTTCCCAAAATAAGGAAAGGAGAAGATGGTTCCGTGGACATCTCCTTTTACGATTGGCGTTACTACGATGATTCCAAACTCCAAATGTACCACCTCCATCATCAGGTTAACATACATTCCTTCCCCAATCAACCTTTAGCACAGGAGGAGAGAATCGAACTCCCGACAACTGGTTTTGGAGACCAGTGCTCTTCCATCTGAGCTACTCCTGTATTCAACAAAGTTAAATAAATTTGTTCATCAAATTTAACTCTTTTATCAAATCTTTACAATAAAATTTATGACCATTTTCGGACCAATGTCCATCAGATATACGTCCATTTGTTTCTTCTTTGATGGTTTGATACTTTTGAAATAAACCATTTTGATTCCACCTCCAAATATGTAAAATCATATCTTTCATTACAAATTTTATCATATTCTCCCAAGCCATACGTTCTTCCTCTATTCCTTTATTCGGATCACGATGTTCTCCCGTAACCCTATTTAGAAGCAAGTTGAGAATAGAATCACTATCAATCCCCCCCCAATCAATTTGTTCCATCACATTGAATGATCTCCACTCACCATTCTCATCAGTTATTCGAATTCTTGGTTCAGGTGCCCATCCAACAAAAACAATATCATTCGGTTTTATTTCTGTAATATTTTCACAAAAAGATTGGAGTATTGAATAGTTATCCCATCCTCCTTGAGCAAAATTTTTGTAATCATATCCCAATTCTTCAGAAACCAATTTCCCCCATGATTTTGGGAAATATCCTTTCAAATCCTTGTAAAGTTCGAAATTACCAATTCGGTTATTTTCGAAATCCACAGAAAATGAATCACCGAATACCCATACTGTTTTCATGTGTTTATTTTTTCAACAACCAAGACGAAGATTGGATTTTATCGCCAAGTCCATCAATCAACTTAATCCCTAACCAATCACATATGTGTCTCTCAGGGATGCTATTGTTAGTTTGGTCTCCACCATTGGCGAATAAGTATTCATCCTCTCTATCCCCCAAAGTATAAATCGTTTCGAGTGTTTTACAAACAGTTCTATCTGTATCTATGGAGGGGAAAACTCTATCAACCATTTTCAAATTTTGGACGATAAACATTCTCTCATCTTCACTCTGAAACTCTTTACTACCTTTCAACTCTCTCTGTTTGTCGTTATTGACGATAACATAGAGTTTATCACCATGTTCTTTGGACTTATTGAAATATTCAATATGTCCCTTATGAACAGGATTAAAATAACCGCTTACAATTACAATTTTCATATTCTAAAATTAAATGAGGTCAGAATCGGATTCGAACCGATGGATACTTGTTTTGCAGACAAGCCCCTTAAGCCACTTGGGTATCTGACCATTTATAATGTGTCAGGACGGGTTTCTAACCCGCTCCTCAGTTAACTACTGTGTGCTGCCATTTACACCACCTGACTAAATTTAGATTTCTAAAACTCATCCTCGAAAGGGTAAAGAAACTCCATCTTATTTGTTTTTTGCGTAGTCAGGACAGGATTCGAACCTGTACGAAGAGTATGTGTGTCTCTTCTCCTATGGGTTTACCTCAAGGGTTTCCACCTGCCATCGCACGTTGTAGCGTCTACCAATTTCGCCACCTGACTATATTAGGTTAGAGGCTGTTAACCATAAGGTCGTACGAAACATCACTTGTACTTCGTGTCAGGGAATTTCCCATACCTCTAAAGTAGTCAGGACAGGATTCGAACCTGTATGATTGAAAAGACCAATTTTATTCGGTTCTTCGGGATGGTCAACATATTTAATGTGATGTCTCACGGCCCGATTAATCAATCACCCATTACACGTCTACCAATTTCGCCACCTGACCAATGTTTTTAGTTACTTTATCAACACTTCTCCAAGAACCACCTCGGCCAGTTTATATCAATTTCACTTAGGTTACGTCATGATTCTGCTGGTTAAGCGTCCTCAATCTAAACCCGTTTGTACTCCGTACGGGACTCGAACCCGTAAGCTCTCCCGTGAAAGGGGAGTGTCCTAACCAATTAGACGAACGGAGCTTGTTTGTCTTACAAAGATACTACAATATTTCAAAGAACAAAAACATGTCATAAAAAAACCCCAAACTTTTTTTAAGAGTTCGGGGTCTAAAAATTTAATTTATCTAAATTAAAAAATTACTTTCTATGACATCCGAACTACAGGGCAAATACCTTCATACCAACATTTCTCTTGTTGACTATTACTGTTAATATGTTGACCTGTAGTTCTCATTGTATTGATAATTACTTCTAATGTATGAAATATTTTTATTTTGTCAAATGTTTTTTGTATCCCCGACACGATTCGAACGTGTGACCCCAAACTTAGAAGGTTTGCGCTCTATCCAGCTGAGCTACGGAGACAAATATTACTGACCGTATATTTTTTTAGCAAGTTCTTCGGCTTCAGCCAGAAGTTTGTCAGATGCGGTTCTGTTTGTATGAGATAATTTATAAGCATCTGCCATCATTTTCTCATAAGTTTCCTGTAGTTTTTCTTTTTCTGTTTTCTTCTTAAATAATCCGAACATAATATGTGAATAACACTATCGTCTTTGAAAGTTTTTATTTAATCTTTATGCCTTGCGGCGTTCAATCTACTTTCAAGTTTATCAAGTCGTGAATCTATTGTTCGATAAATATCGTCAATAATTCTATCACGATCTCTCATTTGATTTTCAATTTCTCTTGCGAGAAACTGATTTATTTGTTTAATTTCTTCCTTCTGTTTATTCACTCTAACAAAAGCAATAACCGCAACCACTGCCACAGCAATGACCACAACTATAGACATTCCTAAAATAAATGATACTAAATCCATATAATTTTCTCCTTTATTCCAAAGAACGATAGTGTTATACTCTACATTTATGTTACTCTACCTGGTTTCCAACCGTCGGGAATAATATCTTCTTTTTTTATTTTTCTATTTTCATCACCATTTGTAATCCATTTTGTACCAAATTGTGAGTTAGATTTTCCGATACCCTTTCCTTTTTGAACTTCTCTCATTTTTCTTTTGGTCTCCTCGGTGTGAAGCCTATTTCTGAATGTTGCGTGATCAAAATTACTTTTTTGGAATCCCAATTTAATTCGATTCGAGAACCACTTATTCCATTCGTCATTCATCAGAAGTTTTTGAACTTCTGGTGACCCTTTAATTAGATTCTTTTTTCCTGCTTCTGAAAATTTATATTTATGATTATCGTTTACAAATCCACCAGATCCACCAGGTTTCAGATTCATACACATCGGGTCTTTCAATAAATTTTCATTTACTAATTCTTTTTCTCTTAAAGACAAAGAAAGCCTATTTGGGAAAAATTCTAAAATTTCGAGCTTAAAATTTTCTTTACCATTTTTCCTAATAGACCTTCTTAATCTAATTCCACTCCCTAAATAACCATCATTCAGATTATCACTTGAGTGCATACCTATATAAAACTTTCCATTTTTAAGGTTTGTGGTTTTATATATGTAATGATACTTTTTTTGTGGTCTTGCCATAACTTATACATTATATATATAAATATAGCAAAGTACAAAAAAGTACTCCGGTATCAGAGATGGGAGTCGAACCCACACGAGCTTTCGCCCAGCAGATTTTAAGTCTGCCATGTATACCATTCCATCACTCCGACATTATTCTACAAATATAATGAAAGTTTTAGATACTTTCAACCCGATGTTTCATAATTTCACAATACTTCTCATCGATTTCATAACTAATAGAGTTGAATCCCAACTCTTGAGCAACCTTACTTGTTGTTCCACTTCCACCGAATACATCGATAATTGTTTGATTTGGTTGTGCGGTTGTCAAAATAATTCTTCGGATTACTTCCTCAGGAATTTGACAAGGGTGCTCGGTCTTTTCCTTGCTAACATTTTTGACTTGGTTGATTTCCCACCAATCATAAAGTTTTGCACCAGTCTTTCCTTCAGCAATTCTTTTTTGAATACGTTTGTCTTTGAGATTTTTATATTCCTGTCTGACTTTCCTAAAGTCAGGTTTACAACCCCACCATGATATCAATCGACTTTGTTTTCCTGTGTTGGAATTATACACCCAACAAACAACCTGTTCACATTTGGCGTTGATTGCCTTTGGTAACAAGTTGATTGTTTCTTCGGGGTAATGAATGATGACACAAGGGGTTGGGATTTTGGATAATAATTCGATATAATCCTCTTCGCTTAATTTGTCTTTATATTCGTTGTAAGAATATTCTTGATTATAAGGTGGGTCGGTTATTGTTAATCCTGTTGGTATGTCGCAGTTTCTAAAATCTTCGTTAATAATTGTTGTTTCCACCATAAATTTAATAAATCATTCTAAAATTCTTCTTCCCACAGTGTGTTGGATATAGACTCCTCAATGTTGTATGCGTGTGATAATATAACATATTTTTTGTCAAAGTAAAATTGGAATTCTCCTTGAGATCCTTCATTTATTTCCCAACCTCCGAAGTTTTCTTCCAATTGTTGATAACACCATTCTTCTATTTCGGGTGGTACAGGTTGACCACTCTCAAAATTCGATTCGATGTATCCACTATCACCACCTCCATTATACTTCAAGACCAAATAATTATCTTCAGGAATTTCGATATCATCGAAAACTCCTTTTTCTTCCCACTCTTCAATCATATCATCGTATTCGACACCTTCTGAACCTCCCTCAGTTTGATAACTATACATGTGTGTTAAGGAGATTTCTTTTTTAACACTATCAATCGTTATTTCGAATCCTTGATAAACGATGTTAGCATCATTAGGTAATTCATCGTATAATCCTTCATCATCAACATAACTGATAATTTTTTTCAATATTGGTACAAGGCCGTCTGGAATTTCTGCGGTATAATTATTCTCAAAATGAGTTGGAAAATAATTTTCCCCGTATGAAATTTCATCGTCGTCTGGTTCCATTTCAAATGTAATTTCTCCATAGCTTATTCCCAATGAACTGAGATATCTCGAAACTTTACCTAAATATTTTTTTTCTTCTGGTGTTAATATATTTTGTGCCATACAAATAAATATCAGTCTTCGAATTCTAATTTAATTGTCTTCAACATCCATTGTGGTCTTTGACTGGTCGCAACATTATTAACCCATTCTTTTGCGGATGGAATGTAGTTGTTACAATCTTCCTTTACATGTTGTTCACCAACATATCGGGTATAAACTGTCTTACCATCCGAGTTTTTGAATTCGGTACCAAACCTTTTTTCCATTTCAAATATTCCTTCACTATGATGTCTAAACATTCTATGTAGGGAATCACCAAACCATGACTTGGTTTCGTCTAACCATTCATGCAAATGAATGTAGTCCTCAGGTTTTCCACCAAACTTTTTGGCGGATGATTTTGCATGTAAGTTTGGATGTGCCATTATGATTTAATTTGTGAAAAAGATTGTAACGTCTGTACGGTTTGTTTCCAAGGATAATCCTTCAGTTTCCATTTCATTCTTAGCGTCCGTTCCGTCATTCTTTCGAATCGTTACTATATTGCAGAGGAGACAGGATTCGAACCTGCAAAGCTTTTACACCCGACGGTTTTCAAGACCGCTCAACAACCGCTGTCCACTCCTCTAATTAAACCTAACATAATCAAATCGTCATTTGAATAGAGGTTAGGGGTGTGATTTTAGCTTATACCTTGGGCTATTCACTTATATCACAATACAACCTCTGTGTTGTTCTTACGGTTAACATCGAGGTACACGGCTTACCCTGGGACGCTGTTCTTATGGATAGCGTGGTAATTACCGTTGGAGCTCCCACTCGGAATCGAACCAAGTTATCATGATTACAAGTCATGTGCATCGCCAGCAATGCTTTAGGAGCGTATAATTAAATATCTGTGGGCCTGGTAGGAATCGAACCTACTACCTTCACATTATGAGTGTGCCGCTCTAACCGAGTGAGCTACAGGCCCGAAGTATCGTAAATATTAACTATGTTTTTCTTCAAATCAACATGACAAAGGTAATAAAATTTTTCATTCACAACAACTTTCGTTTCTAAAAAAAATAAATTACTTTTGTTGAAATATTTGATAAATGAGTACGGTATTAGTTTTGAATTCTGATTACACTCCTCTGAACGTAACAAGTGTTCAGAGAGGATTTGTATTGGTTACCAAAGGAAAGGCGGAAGTGTTAAGGTCGGATGAAAATCCGATTGTGACAGGTTACAAGACGTTTATACGACCCGTTATCATACGACTATTAAAATATATTAGGCATAGAACAAGATTGAACAAACCCAACCGTAGTCGCATTTATAAAAGGGACGGATATGAGTGTGTTTATTGTGGGTCGAAAAAGAATCTAACCTTAGACCACGTTATACCCAAATCAAGAGGAGGTTCGAATGAATGGACAAACTTGGTTACTTGTTGTTCAAAGTGTAATCGAGATAAGGACAACAAAACTCCTGATGAGGCAAAGATGCCAATGAAGAAGCCGGCATACGAACCACCAATAATGTATGATGATGTGGCGTTATTAAATGTTTGGACAGATTTCCAAAAATCTTTTGTATAAAATAAAAATTGTATTAACTTTGTGAAAAATAAATCAGATATGAACATCGGACAAGAATTTCAAAACTATTACGTGAAACATTTGGGAAAAGGGTCATTAGACCTTCACAATTTCTCAAGTCAAATTCAATCATCAATGACTCCTTATATTCTTGAAGAAAGAGAAATGAGGGCAACTCAAATCGACATCTTCTCAAGATTGATGAGAGACAGAATTATTTGGGTGGCTGGTCCTGTGGATGATAGAATGTCGACTATTGTACAAGCACAATTGATGTTTATGGACAATGTTGATAAGACCGATATTACTATGCACATTGATAGTCCAGGTGGAAGTGTGAAGTCAGGATTGTCTATGGTTGATGTAATGAACTACATTGCTTGTGATATCAGAACGGTGAATACAGGTATGGCAGCTTCTATGGGTTCTGTGTTGTTAGGAGCAGGAACCAAAGGAAAAAGAAGTTCTTTGAGATTTTCGAGAACAATGTTACACCAATCTTCTGGTGGTGCCGTAGGTAACATTCAAGACGCTGAAATCACAATGAGAGAATGGGCAAAATTGAATGATATTCTATTTGGTCTCCTTGGTGAGTTTTGTGGAAAAGACCCTGAACAAGTTAAGTTGGACGCTAGTAGAGATTTGTGGTTGGATAGTGAACAAGCCCTCGAATATGGAATTATTGACGAGATTGTTAAAACGAAAAAGAGGGGTAAATAACCCCTCTTTTTTTTTAGACTTAGAACACCCCCTTTTCTTTTTGTTCGTCAGTTTATCACAAAATAATTTTACTTATTTTGGCTATTGTGTGAATAATCCTCCATCCACATCAGGTTTCAATTTGTCATAAACTTTCGAAGCCTTTTCACTCATTGTATTAAATAAATCACATACTACATCTCTAATCTTTCTTTGTACATTTTCAGAGAAACTTTGGTCTTGTACTGCATCCGCTAAAGCGCTATTCAAGAATTTGGATTCGATTGCGTCAGTGCCACTTTGTTGAAGAATTCTTTTGTGTATCACATCTGATAACGCGTCTGCAATCAACTTGGATAATTCGTCACAACTTCTTAATGATTGGGCAAGTTTTGTTGGGTCTGCAGATAAAATAGATTTTAATGACTCTTTGAAATAATCCGCAAGTTGTAATGATTTCATCAATGAATTCACTATCGGGTCAATAATTGTTTGGAAAATCCCTGTAAATCCATCTCCGAAAATTTTACCCAAGAAATCTTTAAGTTGTTCGTTCAATAAATTTGTTTCTTGTAAATAATTCATTTCAGATACAAGTTTGAACGCAATTTTCTCCTGTTTTAATTTCGATAATGAACCAAAATTTTTAATATTTTCTTCAGATTCAAAAATCATAAGAATTCTTTTCTTGACTAAATTTTGTTCAATCAAGAGTTTTTCTTTTCTTTCTTTTGTTTCTAAGATTGCTTTTTTTACTTTAATTTCTAACATAAGTGTAATTACTTAATTCTCCACATTGAATCGGATCCTTGTGTTAATGGTCCTCCCTCTTTACGACCTGATAGAATATCTAGCATGTTATCAATTCTTTCACCACCCTTACCTAACACACCGAATTTTCCATAATGTTGGTCTCTACAAGCCTGAACAATTCTTTTTGCCTTGGCGATTGTTGCTGGGTCAACAACGATACTATTTTTTTGTTTGAATGAATCGTAAAAATCTGTAATATTTTTTCTACAAACTGATTTATTAACCGATTGGTTGTCTAGAATATCACTCAAAATACTATCTTGTCTCCTAAGTGTGGATTGTTGATTAGCGTCAGTGTAACCTGCGGCTGGTCCAGTTTGTGTTGGTTGAGCAACAGGTTGAGTTTGTGTTGGCTGAGCGACAGGTTGAGCTTGTGTTGGCTGACCGCCAGATTGAATTTGTTTGAAGAATTCTTCCGCGTTTTTGCTATCGAAATTAAAGTTTCCCAAAACACTTCTCATTGTAAAATTTGAATCCCCGTCACAACTCCATACACCGTTGTCAGACAAATCCCCATCTGTATACTGTTTCCAAGTTTTTTTTCCATCCTTCCAAGTAAGAAATTTCCAAGTGAGGTTTGAAGGTAATGTCACTTCCAACTCACCAGTTCCATATACGGAAGCTTGAGTGTATTTGGCATTTTTGTAATAATAAAAAGTTTTTGTTCGGAAATAATTTTTGACACATGAAAGTGGGTCAGATGTGTTAGTTTGAGTTTGTTGAATTTTCGACTCAGGTTCTCCTGTAGGACCAAATTTTAATTTATAAGATGGGTTATCAATTTTTGACTTTCTACTAATTTTTGGACTACCATCACTTCTTTTACTTGTAAATTTATTTGAACCATTTTCCTTATTCATCCGAAAATGTTGGTCATCCAAACAATTGAATGTCCCTCTTTCAGTGATTTGACCTTCATCCAATTGATTCCATTCACCAACACCATTTTCAAATTTGAAATCCCATACTGTTACACCTTGATCAGCCATTTCACTTTCAAATGGAATTATGTGTACTCTAAAAGAATTTCCTAAATCTTGTGTAGGAACAAATGAGTCGTGGACTTGATAGAATTTTTTTACACACGCTAAAGAAGTTTTTGTTCCTGATTGGACCGCTCTACCATCATTTAACTTAGACCAAGTATCTCCCCCTACCACACCATCATCTTCCAAACCATTTGCCACTTGAAAAGCCGTAACCATTTTTTTTGTTCTTTCACCGAAGGAATTATCTACCTTACCACTTTTACTAATATCTTTATATCCTTTACTTATAAGTAATTCTTGAATTTTACCAACAATATCCCCTTTCATTCCCAACTTAACAAATTTACCACCTTCACTCAAATCGTCAGGAGTTAATGTTGTTGTTTGTTCTGAAACTAAGATTTTGTTTTCAACAGAAGTTTTTGATAAATCATACTTCATCATCAACTTTACTCTCTCTAATGCTTCTTCAGGGCTATATTTTGGTTGGACCATAATTCACTAATTTATATTATAAATACACGTAATTTACCAAATTTGATTGGCAGCTCCTCTCGTAAGACCTGTTTCCCATTTTTCTCCCGACGCCCCCAACCGATTTGCTTTACCTCTAGTAATTGTATATGAATCAGACCATTTTGGAACTTTTCCTCCACCACCTCCTGAAGATGCCGGAGCAGACCCAGCGTCATCTTGTTCACCCATTTCATCTTTAGCTCCGATTTGAGAATACTTTGAAAAAAAATCTATAAGGAAGTCAACGTCTAATATCATACTAATAAATATTTGTTTAATTAGAAAATTTTTTATTACATTTGGAATATGAAAAAGATTACACTAATACTCCTCTTATTTCTAACCTCTTGTCAATTCTACGTCACCGAAATCAAGAACGTTACGTTGAGTGGAAAATACGTTGTTTCGAGATTGGATATTACTAGTGTCGACCAAAGCAATCCAAGAATTGAAAAATACAATAATGGTACATGTATAAATAACAATTTTGGTAATCCATTTAACGAGATTACTATAAATAATTTTTATATTCATTTTGATTATTCTACAGTAAGAATGGGGGGGATTCGAGTGGAAAATGGTCGAGATATTTGGGAATATGGGATGTCCCCAAAAGAAATTTTTTACCGAGTATCTAATACAACCCCTTTTCATTCAGGTAATCTTGAATTTGATTACTTATCAAAAGATGGTTCCCTCAGGTCAATGAAATTTATTATCGAAGATGATGGATTAGAAACTCTCCAATTAAAGTCAACAGGGATTTGGCCAAACAATCAGTTTGGAGAAAAACAAGTCATGACACTGTATTTGACTCGGGTCGGCCCTTAATAAAATTCAGGTTGAGGTATTGAATCTGTATTAACGATATAATATTCGTTTAGAAAAGACATTAATTCATCTTCATCTAATTCAATTTTTTCTTCTTCATATGAATCTTCTTCAAGGTCATCATCGAAAAAATCAAAAGATTCTGTTATCAAATCGAATCCATAACTTTCAACTACATCATAATTGATAGTGTCGATTCTCACAACATCTTCTTCGTCCTCAATAGTTCTGAACGAAACTTCCAATAGATTTTTCTCACCGTTAAAGTAGTAAGAGACGATTTCCTTTATTTCCATATGGCAACAATTTAATAACAAATATTAGAAAACATATGAAAAGTTATATTTTTGTTATAATAAAATAAAAAAACCCCATATTACTATGGGGTTGAAACTCATTTGAGTCGGTCCTACGAGACTATCATAGGAGGGGAATTTTATTTTATAATCTTCATTCTACTCATCATTTCAGTAATTTTGTTTTTCTGATTGTGGAAAGATTCTTGTAAATCTTCATCTATTTCGAATTCTTCTTCATCTTCAACTTCCATCTCATCTATTTCTTCTTCATTATAACTTGTTCTCTGATATGGTCCTGCTTTACCCGGTCCTTCAGAGTCAAAGTCATATGGAGGATCCATTTCACCATAAATTCCTTGAGAACCTGATACATCGACTTCATCAATTTCATCCGCGAATGCCGACTCCATGAACATGAAATCCTCTTCTTCTTCCTCTTCTTGACTTCCACATTCTTCCATATACTCTACGATTAAATCTTCACCGAACCAGTCCTTACACAAATCATGAATTTCATAATAGAAATCAGAATGTAATTCTTGTTCAGTTTCAATAAAAAAAGTATCTAATGCGGTAGTAATAACATTGTCGGCATATTCAAATTCATCACCGAAGTCTTTGCAAGCATCGAATTGGTCTTTTTCATATTCAATGAAAGTTAACAAATTCGGATAAGTAATTCCTCTTCTTTTATATCTCATCATATCCTCAGGTGACATTTGTTCTTCCATTTCCCCTTCTGTAGGATATACATCTCCACCTGCCATTGGCCCATCGGAAATAAAGTTGTATGCTGGATCGATATTACTTAAATCCATATCAGGAGCATTTCCTCCACCTGTATAACCTTGTTCATCGATAGTTTCTGTACCCTTCAACAAATCTTTGTCGATAAGACCTACTCTCACTAAACGATTCAATAATGTTTTTCTTGGTAATTTTCTCAAATATCTGATTACAATTGGTGGTATATCTTCACCATATTGGCCAAATAAATTACTCAAAATTTCATTTTCTTTTGGAGTTGGGATAAATGATGCTCTTGCTCTTGATGCTTTCATACCTCTTGAACCTTTTTCGTAAGGCATATCATCTGTAATATCTTCATCCAATTGGTCTCCAACCTCTAAATCTTCGAATCCATCATCTTCATTATCAGGATCTTCGTATTCGTCTTCTTTGTATAGATTTTTGTGCATTTTCTCAAATGTATCAACACTATTAGACGGTCCTTCGATGTAATCAAATCCCGCAGATGGATTAAGGTCTGATTCATCATAAATGTCGTCTAATTTACCAGTGGCTTCTTCCATTTTTCCACTACCACATTGTTCACATATACCTTCACTCATTCTCATTGCTCCACACTCGTCACAAACTTCTGTTTTTTCAACTTGTTCGTTAATTCCCATATTTGTATATTTCTTCACTTCACCTTTGTTGTTTACAACCATTCCGTCTTTATCTCCGGCAAAATCGTAAACATGTAAGGGTTGGGTATTGGAAACCTGTGGTTGCATAGTTTGGTATCCATTGTATAAACTTTTGTGTTGGTCTAAAATATTTTGTTTCTCTGTTGCAGATAATTGACCTAATCCGAAGTATCCTCTCATAACTAATAGTTTTACTTATAAATACTTTTATTTCTTCGTTTTTTCATTTGACATTATCTCACATAAAATTTATTATTGTATTACACAAGTGAGTTCTGTATTTTCATCCGATAGTATCTTGGTAATTTATTTATCGCCTCAATTTATGGACTCACTTGTTTTTTAACTACTATGACAATCAACGACTACGATATCCACGAATACGCTGAAGGTGCCATCATCCTTGATGGACTTGACGAGGCAATCATTGGGATTGTTGAGGAGTTCGGAAACGGGCCTCGTATCCTTTATTCCAAAAACAAAATCCTTAACATTTTATGTGAAAGAGATTTAATGACACACTCAGAGGCCGAAGAGTTTTATGATTACAATATCATCGGTCTTTACGCTGGAGAACAAAATCCAGTATTTTTGGTTTCCGAGTAATTTTTTCTTATTATTGTAAAAAACAAAAAAATGTACTGGAAAGTAAATCACAGTAAACTTAGAAAAGTTCCGGGAAAATATTGGATAATTCCCTGTATATCTATTTGGTATGATCAATATTACTTCTTGGAATCAGGAGTAAACACTCCAGCCTTTGGTCTTAATGTTTCTTTTTATAATTTTGCTTACGGAATAGTTATACAAAAACAATATTACTAAAATAAAAAAATATGGCACTACAAACACTAATTTTCAACACAAAAACCAAATCCGTCGTAGTTTACGAAGGAGAACATCATTCAAAAATTCTTTATACTTTCCAAGACGTTCCAACCGTAAAAGTTTTGGACACCTACTACGAAGTTATGGTTAAACAAGCAAGTGAAGAAGGAGAGATAAGAGTACCTGTAGGTAGATTTCCAGTCTCTAACACAAACATGCTAATCCAAAATTAAATTATGACGAAAAAAATTGTAATTTTAATCAAAAGATTTTTGCCACCACTTTTGTTGGGAATCTTTTTAGTTTTTTCTCTCATACCATTGACGGAATCTACAAATTTTTTTGTTTCGACAATCTCGACAATTTTGGGGGGAATTTTAATTTCACTTGTGTTTTATCTACTTTTTTTTCGTATCTTTAGGGGTACTGAAAAAAAATGAACTTCGACTTAAACATATTGAATGATTACATTGAAAAGGGTTTGGTGGTCAAAAATGACCATCCAACCCTTTCTTTATCTATATACAACTACACCAGAAAAACCCAATACGAAAAATTGTGGGACAATATTACCAAAAGTTGTAGAGGATTAATTTTAGATAATCAAGGGAATGTAATCGCGAAGTCATTCGACAAGTTTTTCAATTTAGAGGAACATTCTCCTACCGAAATACCCAACGAAGATTTTGAAGTATATGAAAAACTTGATGGGTCTTTGGGTATTTTGTTTTGGTATCAAGGCAAATGGATTATCGCTAGTAAGGGGTCATTTACTTCAGAACAATCAATTAAGGCAAAACAAATATTAGACGAAAAGTATAATGTGGAACCTATCCCAAAAGGATACACTACTTTAGTCGAAATAATTTACCCTCAGAATAGAATCGTATGTGATTACGGTAGTGACGAATCTTTGGTGGTACTATCAATGATTAGTAATGCCAACGGTAAAGAACTTGAACATGATTCGTTATTATTGATAAATAAAGAAACTAATATCCCCGTAGTCAAAAAATACGATGGAATTCAAGACTACAAGAGTCTTAAATCCACTATCTCCAAAGAAAGGGAGGGTTATGTTATTAAATTCAGAAGTGGTCTTAGAATGAAGATAAAGGGTGAAGATTACGTTTATCTTCACAGATTATTGACTGAGTTTTCAAATGTAGATATTTGGGAATATTTGAAAGACAATAAGGATTTGAATGTGTTGTTGGATAGAGTACCTGATGAATTTGATTCTTGGGTTAAAAACACCGTAAAAGATTTGGTTGCCAGATATGAAAATATCCTCAAAGATTACACTGAGATATTCAATGAACTGAAATCAAAGAATTTGGAACAAAAAGATTTTGCTGAGAATGCAAAAGGATATGACCATCCATCAATATTATTCAGTATGTTGAATGGAAAAGATGTTTCACCATTTATTTGGAAATTAATAAAACCGGAGTACAGTAAACCGTTTTGGCAGAAAGAATCATGAAACCGAGTTTAGAAAAAATATTGAATAATCACATTGTACACACTGGATTTTTTGATAGGAATTCAGTTGAAAAATGTATGGAACAATCTTATGATTTGGGGACTAAAGAATTTATTGAATGGTTATCAAAACAAGATTATCTATCCGACAACATAAACTACATCATCGAAGAATGGAAGAACCAAAATAAATTATGAAATATTATCTTTTGGTTTTGGCGTTTCAAATTATGTTCAATATCTTTAAGGTGTTGGAAATAAAATATACGTACGAGAACAAGTTGACCCTATTGTTATATAATTCTGTTTACATTAACTTAGTCTCCTTAGCAACAGTTTATTGGTCATTGGACCTTCTGTTTGAAGGTGATTGGTGGGTAATTCCATTTTACGTTGGTGGTAGTGTTATTGGAAAATGGATTGCGATGAGACATGTAGAAAACATCAGATATAAAATATTCAAACTTTTTGGTAAAAAAATAAGTAAATTACAAAATAAACTACCTAAACAAGATGAAGACAACTAGTAAATTCGGTCCATTCAAGGACAACAGACCTTTTGATGAGAAAGCTTTGGATTTTCTACAAAGCCTTCTATTTTGGAGAGGTAGAAAAAAAGGAATGGTTTATACCAGGGATATTACTTGGGACGATATTCGTGCGGTTTTTTTTCCAGAAAATTTTTACGAGAAATATAAATATTTGGGTTCTGTACCTTACAGAGAACTCGGAACTGTATTCAAAGCAATGTACCCTTTGGTACTAGCAATGGATTACGAAGCGAAACCTAAAGGTTGCCCAAGATGGTTTCTTCGTTTCTTGCACTTGTTTGGGTCAGATAATTCTATTATCAGAGTTCGTAACCTAACTTTACATAATTTGAAAGTGAAACTTACCAAAGGGATTATGATGAATGATTATAAAACAAAGTGGGCGGATTATGATTTGAGAATTTCAATAAGCGCTCCTGAACATCTTCATAATCTGGCAAATGCAATAGAAGGAGAATATTTTTCTCAAGGAAGACAAAAGGAGTTGGCAGAACAAATCAAGGAACTTGACCCAAATGCAAGTATTATTTGGGGTGATGTCAACCGACTTGTAAAACAGTATAACGATTTATTATCTAACGAAAACAAAGAAGTATATGACTATATCAGTTGAAATATTAATATCAATTTTCTTTGTACTTCTAACACCCATTGTTATTTCTATTCTGTGGGTAAGAGGTATAGATTACATGCATAAAAATCATCCTGATTATAAAGGATATGATTTATTCGATGAAGATGAAGATGAAAAAGATGATTCAAAAGATTAGTTTTATTCTAAAAGAGATTTGGAAAGGGTTTTCCATTTCCAGTTATATTCAACAAAATCACCAACAATTTGGTAAACTATAAAATTATGACAAAGCGATTGACTATAAAACAGAAACAAGAACAATTTGTGGTAGATGTAATCAACAAAATGTTTGAAATCGCAGGACACCAAGTAACCTACGATGATGTAAAGGATAGGAAAGATGATTGGTATACCCAATGGACAATGACCATGGAACAAAATGAACAATGGAAAAAGTGGGGTATGGATTATATGAAACGAGTATTTCGTTGGAATAAAACCCTATGTGAAAGAGAAATGGGAATGGTTTCTTTAATGTGGGGATTAAAATTTAGTGATTTCAATAATGAATAACATAGAAAGACAATATCAACAACTACTCGGAGACATTTTAGAGAATGGAGTAGAAAAAAAGGATAGAACAGGAACTGGAACCCTTTCCGTTTTTGGTAGACAAATCCGCCATAAAATGAGTGAGGGATTTCCTTTACTTACCACAAAGAAAATGGCGTGGAAAACTATGGTGACGGAACTCTTATGGTTTCTACGTGGGGATACCAATATCAAATTCTTATTGGATTATGATTGTCATATTTGGGATGGTGATGCATATAAGAACTATATTACAAAGTTTCGTCAAGAGTGTGTAAACTGCCCCGAGATAACAAAAGAAGAATTCATCAAGGGTATCAAGACAGATGAAAAACTAGCTGAGTGGTGGGGTGAGTTGGGTCCTATCTATGGAAAACAATGGAGAAATTGGACTAACCAAACTAAAAAGAACCATTATGTTACTCCAGGTCAACCAACACATCATGGTATCAAAATTGACCAAATCAAAAATTTGATTGAGGATTTGAAAGATGATCCCGATAGTAGAAGATTGATGGTCAGTGCTTGGAACGTTGGTGAACTTCACCAAATGGTACTTCCTCCTTGTCATTATGGATTTCAAGTTTATACAAGAGAGTTAAGTATTGAAGAGCAAGTTGAAGCATACGAGAAGATGGGTTATGCGAAAAACCTCGATCCATTGGATTATGCACCAAAGAGAGCAATCTCCCTAATGTGGAATCAACGTTCAGTAGATACATTCTTAGGATTACCATTTAACATTGCCTCTTATGGATTGTTGTTAGAAATCCTTGCAAAGGAAGTGAATATGGTACCTGATGAATTGATTGGTAATTTGGGTGATGTGCATTTATACAAAAATCATATTGACCAAGCTAAAGAACAAATCAGTAGAGAACCATACGAATTACCAAAAGTAGAAATTACCGAAAGGAATTGGTATCAACATGAAAAAGTAAAAGAACACTTAGGTGAAAAAACTTTCATTGAAAAAATCATGTCCTATAGACCAGAATGTTTTGAATTAATAAATTATCAATCTCACCCGAGCATCAAAGCTCCTTTATCAAATTGAGTCATGCAAGTTGTTATCTTACTTAGTACTGATGTCGAACCTGATATCACAGACCTTATCCTCGAACATAAATTGGAAGGTGGATATTCAATTGATTACGCTCTCAATTCATTAGTGTCTTATTACAAGGGTAAAGAAATAATAATATTTAACTTCAAAAAATACTTTGCACTTGATAATAGATGGAGTGGATATAAAATAGATGATTACGGGACTAAAATTGTTATAAACTTCAAATAAATGTTACAAGTTACAGAAAAAGTGAAAAATAAAACTTACGAAATAAGTTTGAAATCAACAGGTATTGTTGTAGGTTCATTTGTAAACATCGACGGATTCTTTTATTATGACCCACCAAAAAACAGAACTTGGGGGTATTGGTCTGAAGAATTTCTACGTAGTTTATCAAATGAGATAGAAAAATTAAATTGTCCGATGAACAAAAGTATTGAAGAATTTTTCCATTTAGAAAATTAAATAAGATATGGAAAATTCAAAAGCAAATTACAAATGTGGTTGGCCTTGGGTATTCCATTATAATTCAAAAGGAAAATTGAATGCAATATTCAAAGCCAAACTCCCACAAAAAACTATTGAAAATTATATTAAAGGAGATTATTGGTTAAAAAAATGAAAAAAGTTAAAGAAGTATTTGTAATTTTTAATCCTTACGATAATGGATACTATGATGGGTATGGATATTTTCGAGGGATTTTGTTTAGTAAAAAATATGCTGAAAAAGAAATGGCAGTTTCAGAAATGGAAAAAATTCTCGATAATTCAAGTGGACAAACTTTCTTGAAGATTGAATCATTTAACACTTTCTCGTAAATATGAAAGAAATTAAAGAGGATGACTACGGGAGAGAAAATTAATCTCTCCCACTTTATTCTTAAGACATAAGTTTTTTCCACGAATCAGTAGAACTAATTAGTGCTAAATTAGTCCCATTTTCCCATTTAACACTAATTATCTTTTCATCTCCATTAGGTTCAAAGGGGTCAGTGGTTACGCCGGTAACTTCACCAATCGTTCCAGGAGGCACACCAATTTCTCCATCCATGTGATAGCACATAACTTTATCTCCAACTTTTAATTCCGCATTTAATAATCCTTTCATAACAATAAATATATACAATATATTTATATTCATATGGAATTTTTAATTACAGAATCTCAACTAAGAGTACTTCTTCAAGAAGAAGAAAAATCCCAACTTGGATTATACATGAAAAACATGTATGCCTTCACAAAACAAATGTTAAATAAAGTCTTCAAATCTTATGGTATAAACCTAAGAATGTTGCTGACTTGGGGTACATCAGTTGGAGGTTTGGTTCTTCCTCTTGACCAATATTTGAGAACTCAACATTTAGCTTTGAATGAAGACCAAAGAATGTTGGTATTAGTGGGAATTATTTTTGCATTATTTTTCGAGACCAAAAGACCATTTGTGAAAATTATGTCCTTAATTAAGGAAAATGGTTTGGAAGATATTTTTCAGGACGGCCTTCGAAAAGGAACACAATTAAGAGACGCATTTACAAACTTTTTATCGTCTGCTAACACAGGAGTTGGAACATTTTTGGAGGCGATTGCCTACAGTTTCTTAATTCCTATTATTACAGATGTTCAATCTGTATTAAGTCAAACGGAAGACATTGAAACTGCATCAATATTAATCGCCGAAAGATTACTTGCAACTGGTTTAGTTTTGGTTGGGAAACAAGCTTTGATAGATGTGGTGAAAAATATTTTGAAAAAAATAGGGTAACAATACTTTAATCTACAAGATTAACAACTTCGGTACAAACTAATGGATTTTCTATCCCGAAGTAAATTAAAACATCAGATAATAAATCATTGGTTTTACGAACTACCATATAATAAGATCCACGTTCGGCGGTTAATGTTCTCTCTCCCGCCAAATCTTTAATTGATGAAAAATATATATCTGACCCTCCTCCTGATGGAAGAATATAAAGTCTATATTCAATATATTCTTTGTCATTGACTTGTCTATAAATTTTTGTCCCTGTTAATTCCATTTTGAAGTTTGTGTGGAATTTGAAAGATTCATCGGCACCGGGAGGAGTCCATTCCAAATTGAATGTATGTGTTTCTAAAAATCTATTGATTTTGTTCCATAACGGACTTGATGGTTCCATACCTTATAATTCTTCAATTTCGACCACCAATTGGTCCGATCCTTTTATGACTCTGTGCCAAACAAATTTAGGGATGTGAATATGACTGGACTTAGACAATTTGACCGGCAATTCATTTTCCATTTGAAATGACCATCCACCATCTTCAATAATGGTTACATTACGATCACTTAAGTCTTGGTGCCACTTTAATTCTTCTTCCTCTACATCAGGACTAAACGTCCTAATTTTTTTATTATCTACTTCTATTTGTTCAAAAGGGAAATCCATTACCAAGAATTTGAAGATGATAATCCGAGCTGTTTTGCGTAACGACCTACGTTACAACTCCAGTATCCTGCGGTAGTTCTGTCTTTCTTTTGGTCACATTTATGTCGTGCTCTGAATGATTTCGCAGCACCCTTATTTTTATTTCTAACTCTCAAGTTAGGGTCTCCAAAAGATACTTTTTTAATACCACCACTCGGAGATTTGACATAAACCGCAAATTTCTTTGGTCCTCCTGAAGTTCTGAATGGTTTGTTCAACTTAACATTTTTACCTCTATGTTTTGCTTCTTCCAAAACGTCTTCCTCATCTTCTTCTTCAGTTACAAATGGCGCATCAAGATAGATTAATTGACCCTTAATCATTACTTTTTTACCCAAGTCTGATTCAACCATCAAAGTATCCTCCTCATTCAATTTAATCTTACCCGCTTCCCACAATCTTCTCACTTCATTTACCAAATCGAAATAACTTTCAGAATAAGCTCTGAAAATGTTATTTGTTAAAGTCAATTCATTATCAACATGGTATTTCAATGCCTCAGAAAGTTCAACTGATTCTTTAATAATTAAAGATTTGTTCAAATGTTCTTCTAATGTTTCTTTGATTAGTTCTCTTAAATCCATTGGTTTGATATTTCCTATAAATACTCTTACTCTCTATTAAATTTTAATTTCCAATAAACACCTCCTGTTACATATGGGGTAAATTTACCAGTAACACCATCAAAGGTTCTATTTGCAACACCACCACCCAATTGGAATATCTTGTCATCTTTTGTTTTCAATAATATACTTGTCCCGAGTGAGTTGACCCAATCTTGATGACTTAAGGCTCCGTTCAATCCCACATAAACTTGGTTTCTAACTTTTGGTGGTTCAGGTGCTGGTTCCCTAACAATCTTAGGTTTTACATTTGTTGTAAACTTTCTTGAAACAACGTTATTTTGTGAAATGGTGTCAAACAAATATATAACCCCCTGATTATTACTCAACATTATTGTATCTTGAACGAAATTTTTTATAAAAAAATTTTTTAAGATGAATGCAGTGTCAACAAGTGGTGTTGGGGATGGAACCTCAACGATTTTTTCCACTTCAACTTCGTATGGAACCTCAACTTCGACCTCATAAATAACTTCCTGAGGGATTGTATCATAAACCAATTTTTCTTCTATTTCAATTTGTGGAGGAACGAAAAATTGTAAGAAGATTATTACACCCACCATTATGAGTATTACTATGTGTCTGATGTCAAATATCTTTTTCATATTGTTATAACATTAATCTTGAACCAATCAAGAAATTGCTAAGAATTGGAGAACTTGAGTTACCCAATGCTCTGTAGTTTAGGCTTAATCCGAATCGTTTACTTATTTTATAATCAAATGAGGAACCGACTAAGAAAGAAAATTGTCTATTCACCGTTGACTCACCTGTTTTGGGGTTATATGAAATTGGTGAGTTCATTAAGAATACTTGGGGAGATAATGTGAGCTTTGGATTTACAACATAAGGTTTTGTCCAAAATACAACCGCTGAGGTCGCAAGAGATACGTTAAATGCTCTTTTAATTGTTCTTGTTTCAGTATTAACTTCAGTATCTTTCAACAATAAAGTTATTAAACCAACGTTATATCCGTATGTACCATATTTTTCACTTGGTTTAATATTCGTGTACCCAAGTAATCCCATATAAGTTCCATCTAAGTAAGCCGCGGTGAATGAGTAAGAGTGGATTTGACTTAATTTACCTTGTTGGAAATTCATTTTTGTATATCCCCCACCCAAAGCAAATTGGTCTAATGTACTCCAAATCATGGCGTTTGCACCCCAAGTTTCATTCCCTGCTAATGACGATTGACTAACACCAAAGGAGGCGATGGCGCTGTATTTCAAATCGGGTCCCTGTGCGGTTGTCAAGTCTGAGGAAACCAACATTGGATTTACGGGACCAACTTTCTTTTTTTCTTCTTTACCTTTTCCGTCTGAACTTTCTTCATCACTTTCACCCGAGTCTCCACCATCTGAACCACCTTCTTCAGACCCACCCTCACTCGAACTTGATTCACTCGATCCTGACTCACTTGAACTTGATTCACCGCTACTCGAAGACGATGAGGATTCACTTGAAGAAGATTGTGATGATGAACTAGACGAACTAGATGATGAGGATGTAGGAGTGGAACTACTTGCGGAAGACGCAGCAGTTGAGGAGGCTGATGAAGATGCCGCGGAAGATGCTGCAGATGAGGCTGCTGACGACGCCGCATTTGCCGCCGCTTGTGATACAGTTTGGGTGACAGTTTGGGTTACCACCGCATTTGCGGGACATGGAGTTGAAAAAATTCCGTTAATCCAAATGGTAACTTCCCCCGAAGTAAATTGTTGATAATTGAATATCTTGGATTTGTTTCTGACGATAACTAATACACCATTGTTAGATTGTATGGGTATGGATACCACATAAGTTTTTGAATCACAGGGGTCAATGTATGTTTGTGTAACAACTTGCCCCTGTGACTCGTGGTATGCTAATACCATGAATAATAACATTAAAAATATTTTCAAACTTTTCAATTTTCATCGGTTTCCAAATATTTTATTCTGTGAATATACCTTTTTTAATCATTCTATCTAAGATTCTGGCACAAGCAATGTCAAGTGCCTTTTTTGTTGCGATAGATATTGTAGATTGATTAAATTTTACTGGATCGACAGTTGCGTCTGATAAAAGAGTCAATTCTCTTGTGGTAACCGCCTCTCCAAGTCCTGATGCTCCAAATACGACACCTGTTTCAGCATTTGTAAATCTAACTTGTAGACCAATACGGGTAACCATCATATTTTTCACACCATCTTTCAGGTTTACAGTTTCATCTTCTGAGATGGAGTAATCATAACATTCAATAGTTACAAAATATTCTGCCAAATTGATTTTACCAAATCCATCTAATTGATTTTCAGAAATTCCCGCCTGAGATGCTTGAAATTGTTTCACCATTCGGTTTTTAATTTCCGTCTTATCTTCAGTAAATTTGAATCTGTTTAGATTCTCAAGATATTCCATTGAAATGTTCGCAACACCTAATCCAACTCTTTTTTCTTTGAGTTCAGGATACATCTCATACATTTCATCTGAAATACCTGCCTTTAGGATTTGAATTGGAATCTGTTTTCCTTCATAATCCATAAATTGACTTATGTCAATTGCGGTTTCGAATGAAGCCTTGTATTGCTCAGTCTTTGTGCTTCCCACAGTTTGAGAAAACGCCGATATTTGTACTATTAGTGCAAATATCGACGATAATATAAATTTTTTCATATTAAACCTCAATTGTATTATATGTTTATTAAGGTCTCTTTGGCCAAGCCCAACCCTTCTTCTTACCTCTCAACATCAAGTAAGTCACACCTCCGAAGAAGATTAACATATATAATGATGGTGAATAAAATACAAACATGGCAACCATCAACAATGACAGAAATACCATAAAACTTAAAAATTGTTCCATATTACCATTTTGGAGAGGTTTCTTTGAACTCGTCTCCTTCTTTTTTCTTAGGTTTATCTGTCGATGCAGGTTGTGATGCTGGTTGACTTGATTTTTCTCTGATAATCACAGTTTCTTTACCACCAGATTGTTGCTGTTGGTTGTTATTGTTGATGATAATTGGTGTTTGTTGTTGGACAGGTGTTGCCGCAGCTTCTTCATCTCCACCGATGAATTTACTTGTCATAACACCACCAGCTCCTAAGACTGCAGTAGTCAACAATCCGATGATTGTTTTCTTTAACCCTGTCCATGTTCCATCATTGTGGTCTTCTGTTTCTTCACTCATAATTTATTTTAGTTTAGTTGGTTTATTTTATTATTATTGGGTATTTTATTTCTTTTCCTGAAACATCCAAAAAGACCAAGTCATAATATCCTTTGGGAAATTCAGTCAAATCGTATACTCTTTGTGTGGTTGTGTTAGTAGCCGTGAATCCCTCCTTCTTTGCGGGGATTTCTTGACCAAACGCGACTATTTGAACAGAGTATTTCGCACCAATGGTGGTTTCAAACTCTATTATCACTACGTTTTCACTCTGAAAAACAGATTTGATGTTTGTAGTTGTTGACTCAACTCCTAAATTGATTTCAGGCATCTCCTCGTAATAAGGGTTGAAACATCCTTGTAACAAGAGAACTGAGAAACTTAGTATTGCTATTATTTTTTTCATTTTAGAAATTATTATATCCCGTTAATTTTATTTGGGTTGTGTTTAATTTTATCCCTAACTGAGAACCCTTAACTGTACTTGCGTCCATAGTTGAGGATACTTTGATAGAAGTCAGAATATCGACTCCATTCCCGATGGTTGAAAATTTCAACTTGAACGGAATCGTATTTCCAATTATTGGGGTTTTTTCACCTTGATCTATACCACCGAATTTGACTTTACCGTCAACAGAATTGACAAATATGTACCATGTATTTGGTAGATTTGGCGACAACTCCTCAAACTTTATCTTTGTTGGGTCATAATCAAATTCAAACTGTAATCCTGTGATAGGATTACCATTTGTTGTTACATTTACTGGGATTTCGATGTTGTTAGATGTCACAGTCAAATTAGATAGGTTGACATCTACTGATGGAACATTATTTGGAGTATTGATAAATGACTCAGTAGACATGGTTCTAAACGCAGTGTTAGACTTCAAACTATTTGATGCTCTACTTACAACAGATGATACTCCATTATTACTAACAACAACTTGTGATGAATGTGAACGATTCACATCTCCCCACAAAAGATATTTCAAGTCTACAACTGTGTTAGTTCCTATTGTCCCTGTTTTCACATAAACTTTTGGATATTCAAAATCTTTCCAATTCGTTGTGGTGATTGCTCCCCATGAATTGGACGGTGAAGTATTAAATGTAAATTCAGCCCTCAGTCCGAAGTCTGGTCCTCCATTTATATTTCTTATGTATGGGGCATATGCCGATGTTCCTATAGTGCTTATACCTGATGGTATTCTGAAAGTTGCCCAAGTGGCATCTTTTGATACAAATTCTATAGGACCTACATATAAGTCAAAAATCTGAAGTGATTTTACGTTGTCAGGAATGTTAGTTCCGCTAAATTCTCTCATATCAATCAATATTCTTGACACGTTCTGAGAATAATGGTTAGGTGTAATGATACCCCATTCTACTTGTCCTGCGATTGTTGTCGCATCAGTTGAAATCCATGTTGGGATACTCATGAATTGACCACTACCTACGGTGTATCCGTTTGGAAGAGTAACCAGTTGGTCAATACCCACAACTTGTGATAATAATTTTGGTAAGTCTCCACCGTCAATGGTTTTGTTTCTGTTAATGTCCGCTGTGTATAGAGATTGTCCTGTATTGATTGTTTGTCCTTTACTTCCATCCAATCCCATAGTCGAGAATTCTCCTTGTGATGATGTGAAATCAGAAATTGTGATAGCATTATTATAAATCGTATTTAGTTTATCCATTTCATGCATTACAGAAACTTCATAAACTTTATTTTCAGATAACAAGGACTGATTTATATCAACATTACCATTTGACAAAACATCGAAAGTTTGACCAGTATTGGTTACAGTATCTTTGAAAGAAACTTTCAATTTTGACAAATTAAGTAAATTAGTGTTTGCATCAACTTTCGCAGTAATCAATTTACCCGTGTTTTGATTCATGATTACATCAGTTGATAATGGTAAATCCATGATTGTAGGTACTCCTATCCCTTGTCCATTCCATCCAGCAACAAAGTTTAATTTAACAGGGTTAAATGCATTCGATGTAGATGTTGGTTTCAATCTAAATCTTACAATTATTATTTGAGAAAACTCATTGAAAGGCATTGGAGAGGTTGTTGCCCATGTTAAAGTTGCTCTTATGATTGCATTGGAACTTGTTACATTATATGAATAAGCTAAACCTGTTGTATATCTTGTTGTTCCATTAGTATTAGTTGTGTTTCCAGCATAGCCATACCCAGGGTAGTTTTGCCAAGATAGTTGTATATTAGATCCTGTTGGAAATACTCCTCCGTTTCCACCAGTACCTGTATGATTGATGGAAATTATTTCAAAGTTTGTTTGGTCGTATTGAAAGTCAAATAGTAATTGTCTTGTTACAGCATCACCATTACCATTCGCATGAACCATAACATCAAATTGGTCTCCTCTATCAATCACTCCCCCACTTATATCTGTTAAAACTCTTGTGTCGGGGAACTTAAACCTAATTTGTCCAAATGAAGTGAACGAGATTAGGAAAAAAGATATTAGTAATATATTTTTCATTTAATTTGTTTCAAATAGTTTAGTAACCAAGTTATCACTTGCTTTCTTCAAAGCATTACTCAATGATTGCTGATTGAAATTTCCTCCGTTGTCCACAATCAGTGTTGACATAGAAATTTCAGATGATTCTTCTTCGACAATAACTTCTTTGATTTTTTTCCCATCAACCTTCAAAACTCCTCTAAGACGTATTACAACAGATTCACTGTCTTTGTGAAATACAGAGACATTCGTCTTGGTTTTTAATACATCCAAGTAGATAATTTCAATAGATAATTTTTGTTTGGAGTCAGGGTTTAGATCGAAATTTTTTTCTTGTAAAAATTCCTCTGTGATGTTTCTCAAACCGAATTCTAAGTTTCGATTTCCTGCGAGATTTCCCACTTGAATCTTGTTTACAACAGATTCAACCCATATTTCATCAGTAAGATTTGTGGTGATATGGGGCATTATATATAGTATAATACCCGCCATAAACAGGGTTAATATTTTCATTCGATAGTATCTTGGTATTCATAAATACCACGAAATTTAATTTTGTCCTAAAGTTTTAGTTTATGTTAGTGTGAACTCTTTTATCCTAATGAGTCAATATTTATAGACATAAAATAAATTACTATGATACTAAAGAACGGGTCTAAAGGGGAAGACGTTAAAAAACTCCAAGCAAAATTAGGTTTAGGTGCCGATGGTGTATTCGGTTCTGGTACAGAAGCTGCGGTTAAAAAATGGCAAGCGGCTAATGGATTAACTGCTGACGGTATTGTTGGTGAAGGTACTTGGGCAAAGATGTTCGGAGAGAAACAATTAATTACAGAACCATCTACTCCAATCGTAAACGCAGGCCCTTTGAAGTTAGAAAATCTAAAGGGTCACATTCCTGATGCGGTAATCGCACAGATTCCTGACGCCGCAAAAAAATTCAACATTTCAAATCCACTAAGATTGGCTCACTTTTTAGCTCAGTGTGGACATGAATCTGCAGGATTCAAAGCAGTTCAAGAAAATCTTAACTATTCTGCGGATGGTTTGAAAAAAATATTTCCAAAGTATTTCCCTGGAAACTTAGCGGAAGGTTACGCTAGAAATCCTGAAAAAATTGCATCCAAAGTTTATGGAAGTAGAATGGGTAACGGAGATGAAACTACAAAAGAAGGTTTCAAGTTTAGAGGTCGTGGTTATATCCAATTGACAGGAAAAGACAACTACACTAAATTCGCTAAATTCATTGGCGAAGATACTGTAGGAAATCCTGACTTGGTTGCAACAAAATATCCTTTGGCGTCCGCGGCTTTTTTCTTTGATTCAAACAAATTGTGGGAAATCTGTGATAAAGGTGCTGATGACGCAACTGTTACTGCAGTAACAAAAAGAGTCAATGGTGGTACCATAGGACTTGCAGATAGAATCAAACACTTCAAAGAATATTTCGGTTTGTTGAAATAAGGAAGTTGAAGATAAACCTCAACAATTTTAATTATTTATTCTTGTGGGTTTCGCAGAGTAAATTTTTATTGTATCTTTGTTGTAAATAAATAACCATGATGACAATGAATATGACTTCCGCAATCAAAGATTTCAAGTGGGTACTCAAACTACTCCAATCTTCGAAGAGTAAAGAACATCTGGATACAACACTTCGGTGTTTTAATCTTTGGGAAAACAAACACACCAAAGAAAAACTCACTGAGACAGATGCTGACGCGGTAAAACATATGAGATATCAATTTTGGTGTTTTTTCAAAAATAAATATTCGAGGTTCGGACTCTTGGTAAAGTAAAAAAAATTACTCTGTGAATACCGTCAATCGTATTTTTTTGAAAATTAACATATTTATTTATACAATCGCTCACAAAGTGAGTGTTCTCATATATCCCTTTATTTAAGACCCACATTTTTTTGGTGGGTCTTATTTTTTTTACTATATTTGTATATTAAATCTAAAAACTATGAACTGGCAACGCATCACTCATCCAATCCGAAGAAAATACCAACAAATCCAAAGAGTAATCGACTTCTTGCCGATTATTTGGAATGGATTTGATTTTGATTATATCTATTCTATTCAACTTTTCAAAAAACAATTGGAAAGACAGGCGAAATTCTTTGAATCAGGTAAATCATATTCAGATAGATCGAAACAGGATGCATCAAGAATCAGAACTGCAATTAGTTTGATGGATAAAGTTTATGATGAAGGATATAGCTCGGAATGGATCGATAAATTCATCGAGAAATACGGAAATGATGTATTAGACCACGACTTTGAAGAGACTGAACCAGGAAAAGAAACGTATTACCTTAGATACAAATATGAAACTTGGGATAATGCTGAAGAAATCAGAAAAGTGAAATTTGAATTTATTAAAGAATCAGAAAAGAAACAAAAGAAAGGCGAACAATTAGTATGGAAATTTATAGGGCACAACATTCGTTATTGGTGGTCGTGATATGAAAATATATGAAGTATACGGACAAATTTATATTTTTCCATTTGTAAAAATAACCCATACAAGAAAACTTAACGGTGATTTGGAACTAATTATTGGTTGGTTAAAATGGGAATTGACGATATCATTATGAAAAAGAAAATAACATTCATCTCTGACACTCACAACAAACACAAACACCTTACAAGTAAGGGGATGGGAAACATATTGGGTAGTGGTGATATTCTCGTACACGCAGGTGATTGCACAAGTATGGGGTACAAACACGAAATTAATGAGTTTTTGGATTGGTTTTCGAATACTGATTTCAAACATAAAATTTTCATTGCCGGAAATCACGATTTTGGATTTGAACAACAAACAGATATTGCTCAAGAATATAAAAACATGGGAGTAACCTATTTGTTTGACAACGATGTCACCATTGATGGAATAAAATTTTATGGAAGTCCTTGGCAACCAGAGTTTCATAATTGGGCATTCAATTTATCAAGAGGAGAAGAGTTGGCAGAAAAATGGGAACAAATTCCAAACGATGTTGATGTGTTAATAACACACGGGCCGGCATATGGTATTTTGGATTATGCCCCAATAGGTGGTCATGTTGGTTGTGAAGAACTATATCGCAAAATTGTGGAGGTAAAGCCAAAGATTCACGTTTGTGGTCACATCCATGATGGTTATGGACAAAAAACGATGGCTGGGATTGAATTTCTTAATGCATCAGTTCTCAACGATAGATATGAATACGCTCACAAACCAATCTTTGTTGAGTACGATACTGAAACAAAAGAAATTAATTATATCTAAAAAATGGAAAAAATGTATAAAGTCTATTTGGATGACGTTAGAACTCCAATAGAAAATGATTGGGAAATTGCTAGAAATTATGACCAATTCGTAGAAATAATCCAAAGGTTAGGATTAGATAATATAGAAGTAATTTCTTTAGATCATGATTTGGACGATTCAGCCATTGCAGAATATTATGCAAACGCCAAACCAAACAATATGTTGAATTACGACAACATATTGGAAAAAACTGGAATGGACTGTTGCAAGTTCTTGGTTGAGGAAAGCATGAACACAAACATTCCCTTACCTCAGGTTTATATTCATTCGTCTAATCCTCCAGGTAGAGAAAATATGATGAGTTTGATTAACAACTACTTGAAAAGTTGTGGATTACCCGAAACTTGTGAAAGAAAAATTGTGAAATTCACTGTATAAAAAAAAGATGGAGAAATCCATCTTTTTATTTTTTAACTCGGGTCTGCTTTCTCGCTTCTTTTGCCAAATCACCCAAAGTTTTCTTTTTCTGTTCTGTCGGATGTTTGAATCCTGGTTTGTGTCTAAATTCCACGGAAATGGGTCCGTTTTTATTAATATCGGAATTGTACTTGAATACGGATACCGATTCCTCGTCTTCGTAGGTTATTTCCCACTTTGTAGTTCCTGATGTTCTCATAGGACAAATATACTTAATTTTCACATAAATAAAAAATCCCCACTATTTTAAGTGGGGATTAGTTAATTTACTCTTCGATTTGGTCTGACTTTCCTTTGTTAATCCATTTGTCGACTGACCCGATTCCGAAGGAACCAAGAACTAACCATAAGAAGGCATTAAAGATGAATTCGTTTATCACTAGGTCTTTACCTAAAGATCCGGTTACAATATCCGCAATAGCGAATCCTGTCATCATTACAAACGCCATAAATCCTACGACGCTTTTTTCATTGATTGTGTTGTTGTCATCAAACAACTGAGATAAGAATTTTTTCATAGTATTTTGGTAATTTACTTACCAATAAATATCATAAAAAAAGGGAGATACCGTCGTACCTCCCAATTTTCTCCGTCGAGAAAATATAGCGTGTCTTTTTGGATTGGGCTGATCACAAACCCTAAGGATGGATGGTCCTTTGTTTTATTTATCGTCTCAAAACATCCAATAGTGACGTGTTTAATTCTATCTTTTTCTAGGTCAAAGATACAGAAAACAACAACTTCTAACCTCCCATACCTGATTCTACGTTTTTCTAATTTATAAAGCGGAGAAGAAATTGTTAAGGTGAGTATGGGAAAACACCATGATAAAATATTCCGCTATCCATTTGGTGGTTGGGAGTGGGATCGAACCACTGGCTCATCGGGTTTCAACCGATTGCTCTACCATAAACTCTAAGGAGTTCCTGAGCTACCACAACCATATTGTTTCTCGGGGTTTGGAACCGAGTATCTTTCATCGCCTGTAAGTCCCAAACCCTTTACAAATATAGAAAATTGTTTTCGGACTGTCAAACTATTTATGAAAAAAAGCCTCCCCTTTTTTGGGGCGTTTAGGACCGTTCCAGTTATGGGACAATTTAAGAGAACGATTCGCTACCGTTCTCTTTTTTATTATTTCTCTATAAGATATTTATAATAAAAAAAAAATATGGCAAAAGGTTCAAAAGGGGGTTCATCTCCATCTCGTAAAATTTCTTTTGGTAAAAAAAGAACAGGTGTAGCAAAAAAATCTTATTCCAAATACGAACAAAAACCTAAGAAATATCAGGGTCAAGGAAGATAACTTGAGATTTTTTTTATTTTTTTAATATATTTTTATCATGTCAGATAAGAAACGTAGATTCTATCGCCTTTTGGAAACCTATATGAATGAGTCTCGGAAAGAAGATGTTGAACTTATGTATGGTAAAGACGCAAAAATAAAAGTTCATAATTGGACCCATAATGTCAAAGGAGACCAATTTATATTTGAACTAATTGTTGTGTTGGGTAGTACTATTAATGAATCCGTTATGGATAAAAATCTTGCCGAAGTACTTTTAGAAGATGCCTTACAATATTTTTATCCCGAAGTGACGAAAATATGTTATATGGTAAGATTTGATGTCTAATATTAAAGACCTGTTGGATTTTTGGATTGTAAAAATTCCACTTTAACTGTTAGAGCCGCCACTTGTTCAGTAAGTTTTAATATTGTTGCTCTCATCTCATCTTTTTCTTTGGACGAATTTTCAAGAAGAGCTTCTAATTTAGCAATTCTGTCTTTGCAGTCGTGTCGGATGAAATCTTCATCTCTATCTCTTTTCATTGCTCTTTTCTCATAGAATCTCCAAGCTGAACCCCCACCTAAAACTGTGATCAATGTAATTACTGCCGTCCAAATACTTTGTTCCTCCATTTTGTTTTTTACATAATAAATATGAGGAGTAATCAACTTTTACTCGGAAGGTCAATAAATATTATTCTACTTGTGACCATGTCATATCACTGTTTAATACTGTGGAGTAAAGATATTTTTGATTCCATAAAGAAGGTTCAATTATGGAAAGAAACTTCGTACCGTCCTTTTTCTCATAAAGGTGGTATATCTCCCCTATAATCGGCTCAAACTTATAAGATGAGTCGTAGACCTCTTGAGTAATATTAAACGATTTTTGGAGGGTTTCAGCCTCTTTTAAGAGTTCTTGATACCTTCGATTGAATATCTTGTTTGCTTTATCAGTACCATTTTGTTTGAATGGTGTCAAATCTACGGGTACAATCTTCGGTGCTCCAACATGATGGGGGTATTCCATCAAATTTGGGGTCATATTAACTTTATCAATGTGAGATGGTGTAGACATAAAAAAACCTCGGATATACCGAGGTTAAATATAATTAAATTTTTATTGGATTCAAATTATTCTCCTTTAATCATCGCCAATCCATGCTTCAAAAATTCCTTCGCTCTTTGTGAAACATTTGATAATGCATAAACCTTCTCGATGTCTTTTACAAGTTCTTCACCGTGTTCGTTCTCCTTATAAAGTTCAATAATTTTATCCATTGCCTTATTACATTCTTTTTTAGTCTCATCAAAGTAGTTGTAAGGTTTGAACTCTTTCAAATGATTCATAATGTTGTACGCTATGTGTTCCCCACCATCAGAAATATTTGGGTGGATTCTCAAAGTCTTTAATAATTCGAGTCTATCAGTAAGACCTCCAACTCCATTCTTTCTAAGTTGGACCCCTTCAATGTAATCTTCAAGTTCATCAGACCCAACAATGTCTTCAAGAGTTTTTACATTTCCACCGTGGCAGAATTTTCTATCCTCTTTTTCTTCTGATTGTTCAATCATATATAATTTCTTGATTGACTCTTTTTCTTCTTCCGTAAGTACAAATCTTTTGCTCATACCGATAAATATATCAATCATTACAAATTGACAATCTATTTATTCTTAAAAACATATGAAAAGATTTTTATATTCAATCACAATTGTTTTACTATCTCTATTATTTGTAAGTTCTGCACAAAATAAGAATGAAGTCGTACTAAAACACACAAACTACACATCAACATTTAGTATTTCCAAAAAATATCCTGTGGTGGTTGAATGGTGGGTAACAAAAGCAATGGTAAGTTGTCCGACACCACTAAAACGAAAAGATAATTTCAAACCAGATCCATTATTACCACAACACACAGACATCGCAAAGGATTATGTCGGAAGTGGATACGATAGAGGTCATATGATGCCAGCGGCAGACAATCTATGTCAAACACAACAAATTCAAGATGAAAGTTTTTATTTTTCTAATATGGCGGCTCAGACACATAGACTAAATGCCGGAGATTGGAAATCATTAGAGACGTTCACGAGAGATGAATCCAAATTAAAAGATTCAATTCACGTTTGGGCGGGAAATGTTGGTGAAATTAAGAAAATAGGAAGTGTGTCCGTTCCAAAATATTGTTGGAAAGTCATCCACATCAAAAAGGAAAATAAGTGGGTAGCGTACTTGTTTGAAAACAATACGTCAGCTCCTGATGGATTCAAAAACAACGAAGTTGCCCTTAAAGAAATTATGGCTTTAACGGGATTTACGTTTCGTTAGACAACCACTTACATTTCGTGAAACAAATACTTGTTGATATTATCCAAGGTATAAGTAGATTCTCGTTTATCGTAGACATGTTCCCATAAGGTTTTATTTTTGAGATATGGGTGAGGTTGAGACTTCGCCCATCTTTTTCCCATTTTATAATCTTTAACATTATACGTTAATTTTTTTGTTGGTTGTTTAGCAAACCAACCTCTCACGGTCATTTTTAATTTGTGTAACATAAGCATAAAAAAACCCCTAATATAAGGGGTCTAAATTTTGTTTATAGATATAATCTTTGTGTGTCCAAATAAAGTTGTTTCATTCGTGCTTCCAAAATAGTAATTTGTTTTTGGTCGGCTTCTGAAACATCAAAACTTTTGGCTTTAATCAGTCTAACTTGTTCCGCCATTTTTTCGTATCTGAATAACATGTCGTTGTAAAGTTTTGCTTTTTCGTCGTTTGTTAAGTAACCCATAGTGTCGTTTTTTATAAATATATTATGGGATTGATAATTGTAAATTAATTTAGTATTTTATAATTAATGGGAAAATTTACATTGAACACGGTTTATAATTTTTGGGACGGAGATAATCCAATACCAAATGGTAAATTTCAATATCCTAAAAAACATTTTTGGGATATCGAAGAATTTATAAAATTATACATAAATTCTTTTTCGGGTGAGGGTGATAAAATTACTGTAAAGAATACTAAAATTTCCGATGTATATGAAAATCCAAATCAAAAATATTTTTATTTTATCGGTCATGCAACAATGAATATTGATGAGATAATTGAGGATGATTTAATTATTAGTGAAGAAATCAAAAAGTGTTTAAGATTATGTGATAATTTTAATATTGTATTTCTCACACATCATGAACCTGATGACGAAAATGGATTTATTAGATTGAATAATTTGGATTTACCAAAAAATCAAATATACATCATAAACAATAATCATAAATTGGCGGAATATGTGAATAAACATAATTCTAAAATTAAAGTTCATAGTGCCATGTACTTGCCCGTCGTGGTTTCGGAGTCATTAAGAGAATTGGGTGGAACAGAATTTAGTACAGAAGAGAAAGAAAAATTTTTTATGAGCTTCAATAGGGTACCAAAAATACATAGGTATTCTTTGTTGGCGTTTATGATGAAAAATAATCTATTGTCTGACACCAACTGGTCTTTGATTCCAGTTTATTTTGTTGACTTCAATTGTAACTCTTATGATAAAATATTTGAGATGGGTGAGTGTGAAAACTATTTAGAAGAGATTGATACTCTGAATAAATTGAAACGGAAAATAAGTGACCATGAATCAACAGAACTATCTTTTGATGACAATAATCGAATCACAGTATTAAATCCAAAATATGCAAAGGTTTTGCTCCCACCCGAAATGCCTCTCAATTACGAAAACTCATATGTCAATATTGTAACCGAATCTAATTTTTTAGATAAAGAAAATGTGATTCAAATAACCGAAAAATCATTCAAACCATTTTTCTATTACCAATTCCCAATGATTTTGGCAACTCATCATCATACAAAATCCTTAAAAGAAAAATATGGGTTTGATTTTTTTGATGATATAATTGACCATAGTTACGATAATGAAATGGACCAAAAGAAAAGGTTCAGTATGTTTGTTAAGGAAGTGAAAAGATTACATGATAATAAAGAAAGTTTGATTGAGTTTTATAACAACAATCAACATCGTTTCGAAGAAAATAAGAAAAAAGTTATTAGTATTGGAAATAATATATCTGACTACCTTTTTATAAGGTCATTATCTAATTCATGATAACATTTCACAATAAAATCATGAACTAATTCGGAAATCAATTTATATCCTTCAATATTTGGGTGTTGGGTGGGACGATCTTTATAATTGTCAATGTGCTCCCATATATCTTCCCTATTTGTATTATTCAAAAAATCTCGGATAGTTTTTTTGTTGAACTCCCAATAATTTTTGTTATCTATCAAATCTATTTTACTGTCATTCTCATTTACGTTGATTATCATGCTTTCAAACGCATCGAACATAACATATTTGATTTTGTAGAACTCAAACATTTTTTGTAAAAAAATAATATAGTTTTGATTGACGATGTTATAATAATTTTGGTTAAATAAATCTGTTATAAATAATTCTTTGAAGGAATATAAGAAGTTATTATATTTCTCATTTTCACTTTGGTATGATTCTATGAATTTGTGTGGGAGTTCGACTAAATGTTTTACAGACCAGCTTACCCACTCATTCTTGGGTAGAAATGGCACAATGTCTCTTAATGATGATGACCACATAACAACGACAACATCATTTTCTTGAATTTTATTTTCTATCAGGTCGTCAACAACTTTATTGAAAATACTTAAATTTGAATTTCCTGAAATACCGCTATTATTAGAGTTGATACCAAGTTTGTCGGATACGATTTTTACCCAAGAGTGGTTTTTCCACTCCTTTCTATCATTTGTTGTTCCTTGTCCTTCGGTCCAACTATCTCCATAAGCGTGTAAGTTCATCAATTAAAAAATACCAATAAACATATGGTTGTAAATTACTTTTCGTATTTGATTTCTTCGTGGGCTTTCTTGATACCATCTAATCCTTTGTAGATTAAATCCTTAACTTCAGGACGAGTTTTCTTTCCTCCCTTGAACATGGATATCAACTCTTCCAAACTATCAATCACTTCTTCACTCGCATCGATTACATCCAAATTACCATTATCAGTATCTGTTTGCATAGGTTGTGTGTATATATCCAAATCCATGGCAACACTATTTGACCCTGTTTCAACTAATTTTTTATATTGATTTTCGCTAATAATGACTTTCATCGTAATCTGATTTATATTTATAAATACATAAAAGTATGCTTATGAGACAAATTATAAAATTAATCTTCGTTTTGTCATTAGTTATTATGACATCTTGTTCAACTCAACAACGAGTAGTTTATAGAAACTGCGATTGTAATACCACCACATTCGGATTTGGATGGAATAATAATCCGTATTGGGGGTTAAATAACCAATTTTATGGGTGGAATAACCCATATTGGGGATGGAACAACTGGAATTGGTATCCATATCGAGTAATCCCAAGATATTACGTGTATCCCAATAGAATTCAACCATCTGAACCTTCAAGATATGAGAGAAGACAATCTATTGGAGCTAGACCGAGTAGAAATTTTCAGAATGAACCCAATCGTACAGATAATTTGTATCCAGGAAGAACTGAACCGAACAGATATCAGAATGAAACTCCAAATAGATGGGAATCTCCATCAAGAGTTCAACAAAGAACAAATTCTAATGTTACAACTCAACCAAATAGGGTAGAATCTCCATCAAGAGTTCAACAAAGAACAAATACACCTGTTACAACACAACCAAGTCGAGTAGAGACACCTTCAAGGGTTCAACAACGAACAAATACACCTGTTACGACACAACCAACGAGAAGTAGAGTCCAAAATAGGGAAAATTAAGGTTTTTTAGGTTTTTTTGAGGATTTTTCCTTCCATTCTAACCAAAAACCTGTTGCAACAATGATATTCATGCCCATTGAGGCTAAAATTTCGTGTAAATCATGGTAAATGTTAGTTGTTAGGTGTACATGACCGACAACCCAAAAGGGAATTGATAGATTTGTTGCAATCCACTTGATAAAAAACTTAAAAAACTTCAATTTCATGTAAAAAATGTTCTAATTTGATGTTTTTTTCGGGAATATGCTTTTTTAAGTCCAAAAATCGTCTTACAACACTATGTGGGAACCCATAACGTTCGTTAAGTTTCCAATTTTTAGTGGTTCCTCTTGTAATTCCGTCAATATAGTACGAAATATCCAAATTTCTCCTTGAAATTTGGTTTATTTGGTATCCAAAACCGATTTCAACCCATTTTTTTAACAAAATTTGATATTGTTTCTGTTCCAAAGAGAAAAAATAGAAAAAATCATCAAAAAACTTTGGATTATAGTTCAATTTTCCTTCACTATTGTACTGAAAATACCAATTTACTTCTTCCAAATCTAAAATCCAGATATCTTTACCGTATGGATAGTAAATTTTATCCGACAATTCCTCAGAAAGTCGTTGATAAATGAATTTTCTTAATTTTACGTTGTCAATTATATCCACCAAGAAAAAAATATGTAATAAATCACATAAAGGACATAGGTACCGAACAAAATACCCGATACTAAGGCCAAAATGACTAACCATTCAAAAAATTTCTTAATCATGATTAAATTATGTATTTTATAAATACGATTGTAAATAAAAACCCTCAATTAATGAGGGTCTTGTTTAAGTTTTCTCTTTGTTAAAAAATAACGGATACCTTTGATATCAAAGAACTCAGTACCAACCTCAAAAATGTGCTTTTTTAATGGCTCGAAAGTTAAAATTTCATTAGGATATTTTAAGAGAATCTTGTTATCGTCGATTTTAATTAAATTGATATTTTCCATAATCAAAATATAATAAATAAATGTTAAATAAAAAACCCCACTCTATTAGGTGGGGTCTAATTTTTTATTTGTTTCCATCTGTGGGAAATTTCTTATCGGCGTATTGCTGAAACGCTGCTTGGACTCCTCGTGTATTTGGTGCTGCTGGAGGAGCGAGTAAAGCATTTATTGTTTCAGGGCCAACAATACCATCTTTCTCTAATGATTCTCCCTTATCGTTTTTATTTTCTGATTGGAATTTTTCAACTTGTGTTTTAGTCATGCGACCGAACATACTGTCAGGTTTACCGGACTTACTAACGTCTTTATATCCTTTACCAATCAATAATTCTTGTATTTTACCAACGACATCACCTTTCATTCCTATCGAAACACTTTTACCATTTTTCAAATCCTCTATAGTTAAAGTTGTTTCTTTCCATGAAAAACCTGAACCTCCACCAGAAGTTCCTGATGAACCCGTAGATCCTCCAGAAGAACTTGAACCAGTAGATGATGTGTCATCAGAATATTGATCAATACCATTTTCCTCGAAAAAAGATCTACTAACTTCACCTTCTTTTTCTTCATACCCTCGGAAAGTTGTTTCCGGGTCAGGCATATTTGCCCGTCTAAATGCTTGTGGTAAAGTAGGTAATTGTCTAGAACCTAGTCCAGTACTAGCAGTATTGAAACGGGTATTCCCTAGTTGTTGCTCAGAAATCAATTTTTTATGTAAATTGAGTATTCTATTTTTTTCGTCTTCGTGTACTATAAACTTTTTCATTTTATCAATCCCTCCTTCCTTTGGTATTCTATTAGTTTATTTTCTGTTTGGGTATCAAATATCCCGTTCACAGTCAAAGGATTATTAGGTAACTTACTATTTAAGAATTTTTGTAATTTCACAACATTTGGACCTTTGCTACCGTATTTCAATGGAAATGTATCACGGTCTATTGTTGCCCAATTATCACTTCTACTGGAGTAACTCTCATCATCAGTAAAAATGAAAAAATGGTGGTCTCCATCACAATTCCATTTTCCAGTAAATTCATTTACACCATCTTTGGACTGAACCCATTTTTTATCTTTGTAAAATATATGTGAAACTTTATTCGGTTCGTCTACAAAGAAAGATACAGAATTCCCATCTGAACTTACAGTAGCTACAGGACCACGTACATTTTTATTTTTTAATATACAAGCAAATACAGAATTATTAACGTCAGACTCATCTTCTACAGATGGTCTTTCCACCCAACCTCCACCATCGGAAGACCAAGTGTGTTTCTCAGTGGTAATAATAAAATTATTATTACCTTTACATTCCCATGTTCCTGTTGACTTTTGTTCATATTTTCCATCAACGTTTGGTAGTAAATAAAACCAATCACCATTGAAAGTAAATACGTACATTGAATTGTCCTGAGGATATTTTGTATATAAACGGTCAGTCATTTCCCTGACCTCTTGAGGTATTTTTTTATAAAATTCTATAATACATTTTTTATCTGGCATAATCGTTTTATTTATAAATATATTTAATAACCCAATGAGTCGAGTTAAATACTAGGAGGACCACCAGGAGGGCCTCCTGGTGCTGGTTGAGGATTTGGGGTTGTTATGTTTGGTTGTTGTGGGTTGATTCTAACGGAAGGTATTTGAGGTCGTTGTATATTAGGAATATTATTTATCCTACGCATTTCACGATCGATTATTTCTTGATTTCTACGTTCGGTTTCATCTGCCCATCGTTTGAAACCTCCAGATTCAAACCAATCTAAACCGGTACCAATTTCATCCCAAAAAGTTGTAAATGGATTCAAAGCTTTCCAAATATTATATTGCTCCTCATCCAAACTATTTTTAGCTTGTTGGTCTATGTCTCTTTCCAATCCTAACGCAAATTCTTTGAACCTTTCAATAACAAATAGTTTGTATCTTTCCCAAAAACCTATACCTTGTTCATCAGTAGTTATCCCATGATAAAGTGAATCATATAACGCATACAATATTGGAACAATAGTACTTTTAATTACCTTCGATGTTGCAGCAAAATACAAAGATCCCAAAGCAACACCGTGTTTTCTAACATAACTGTTGAATATTTCGTTAATTTTGTAAATTGTACTTGTAGAAATAAACATTAATGTCCTTTGAATAAAATTACCCCACCAAATCATCCATGGAGACGGGTTAAATATTGTCTCATTTTTTCCTGGAAACCTTAACATTTTTCCGAGAGCCGACTCATCTGTCAAATATTTATAGTAACTCGGATAATCTTCACTTAATTTATCATTTTTTTTCAATTTTTCTACGAAATCATAACCTCTTCCTCGTCCGAGCTTAGTTTCAACCGCATCTTGAATAACATTATAAATCTCACTTTTGGTAAAATATTCGGTTTGCCTCAATGCTTCAATTTCAGCGTCTATTGCAGCAAATATTTGAGGTTTCGTTTCAAAAAATTTTTTATCACTGTCAATTTGTTTAATTAGACCTATGATTTTTTCTAAAGACTTACTTTGCCCACCATCTATTCCGAGCCTCTTAATTTGAGTATTGTAGGCATTATTAAGTATGTAATTTATTTTAGCTCTTAACCCACGAAACCATAGTTTATCTGTCAATAGGATTTTATCCTTGGCAGACAAACCTCTCGAAGTTATAATATCCCAATCTTCTATTAGTTTACTAAGTTTACCCTCTGGTGTTGTATCATCAATTACTTTTACAGGTTTTGTAATTGCGTCTATTACGTCCTTTTTTATTATATCCTTAACTCCCTGAAATTCTGTATTTATACGGTTATCGACCAGTGATTCGATTGTTTTTTTCACTGAATCTAAGGTATGTTTTGGGTTTCCCTTCTCATCTTTTTCTTGTAAAAGTTTTTTTCCATGTGCAATTAAATCGTCAACAAATTGTAATACTTCAGCCTTTCTAGTTGACATGACTTTCGAGATAATAACATTTCTAAATGAAGGATTAACATCTGCCAACTTAGCAAGTGCTGCAATCGCCTCTTCATCATTTTTAGCATTTGCGAGGTCTCCGAATATCTTGGAGTATTTCATTTTAATATCAGGTAGATTATCTGCGGCTCTAAGAATTAAATCCGATAGCTCCTTAAAAACTAAAACACTTTCATTTATGAGGTAAACTTCCATCAAAACTTTAAGTCTATCTAACTCCTCCTGAAGATTTTTTTTATTTTTTCTCATTTGATTTACTAATTATTTTCTTTAATGATTCTGAATCAACAACTCCAGTTTCTTTGAGTTTGTTTTGACTTTGAAATAGTAATACCGCATCGAATGTGTTATCTCCAAAATCTCCATCAATACTTTTTTTATTATCATCATATCCTTTCAAAGTATCTCCTAAATCTAAATTTTCTAACATCTCTTGGATTTTTCTGACTGATTCTCCCTTTTGCCCTTTTCTTATGACATAAGGTTCACCAGTGATGGGGTCTATTTGTTTTGATAAAACAATTTCAAATGAAGGAGATGTAGTTTTATTTTCATTTTGATTTATTAATTCTTCTTCTGACTTTGTGATATCTGATTTATATTCAGGATCAATTTCTATTAACCTTTTTGGATCCTTTGATATTTGCTCGAAATTATAATTAAGGTACTCTTCAGCTTGTTTTTCTACGCTCTCCTGATTAGTAAGAACTTTAAGTAACCTAACTAATGTCTGAAATCCAGAATTAAAACGTAATTTCATTTTTTCTTTATCTGTTCCGTAAAGAGCTAAATATATTTCATCCCATGTATAATATATTCCTGAAAGTAATGCGAAAGGCTTTCCGATTGCCCAACTTGTTTTAGATAATAATAACACTGTACCAAACAATTTTTTTCCTCCAGTTTTTATTATATTTGATAATATTCTTGTAGTGTAATACTTTTGTGTAAGTTTTGCGATTTCATCAGCCTTTTCAGTAAGTGATTTTATCAAAGTATCGGCTTCTTTTATAATGGCCTTTTCAGTGGTATCTAATACCTTTTTACCTGAAAGAGACTTTGCTTTTTTGAGCAAATCAATTGCATATTGTTTTCCTTTTTTAAGTACGCCTGTAGCCCCTGGTGCAATACGAATCCATTCTCCCAAAGGAATCAAACAAAAAGACAAAATTAATCCACCCATATACGGGTCATTTTCTTTGAAATATAGCGCAGCATCGGCGTGACACGCCACTAATGACGCTCCCAAAAGAAATGGCGCCGCAGGTGTCGGAAACATACCCAAAAGACCTGTGGTAATATCAACAAAAGTTAACCAATCATGTTCATTGAAACTTTTGAACCAATTAAAAGTTTTGAGGAGTCCACCCATACCCCCTATTGGTGTGAGTAAATTCCCAACACTTATTTGTTCATTGACCGCATAAACTCCCATCAAACTTTGAATTCGTTCGATTTCAATTTCATAAAGATATTTACCCTCTTGTACCACAAACTAATCTTTTTTATATAAATATAATGGTAACATCAATTATTTTGTTTATCTTTGTTTCATGATAAACTTCAACATTGGACAAAAAATAAAGTCCCTAACAAAAAAATCAACACACGTTATCGAGTCTATCGAAACTGTAGAAGGTAAAACTGTGATTTTCACAGAAGATGTAAAATGTTTTCCAATCGAAGACGTGGAACGGCATTATGATTCGTTTGTTTCTGAGTACTTCATAAAAATTTTCTCAGGAGGCACTCCAACAAAAGAGGAAGATGAAAAATTAAACAAAATATTTCAAGGAATGAATTTGGTAACGTTGAAAAAGTAATTTTACTTCTTCAAATGATTGAACCTGAAGACAATATTCTCCTCTTCAGGTTTATCTGAGAATTTCGGTCCCAAATAATTTTGAAAATTGTTTCTCAACTTTGTCTCGATTTGTTTTTCAACCTTTTCAGGAGTTACGTTTGGTATTTCACCTTTCAAATAATTTTCAGGTGTTGGAACTTGTTTTCCGTCTACCACTTTCAAAACGTCTTGAATGTCCACGTTCACGACGTTTTTGTCGTCAATATCTTCAACGGAAGAAATTTTGAATTTGATGCTAATTTTTGGTTCCATACCATAGGACGAAGATTTTGCGGTCGAAACTTTTTGGGAAATCAATGAAGGAGCAAGTTCTCTGAATGCCTTTCGTTTAAGTTCCATCACTTTCTCGTGAGTAGCCCCTCTCTCAATCATTTCCATTTCTTGACGAGACAATAGATAAACTTGAGAGTCCAAAGTATCATTCCATCTATATGGTTGAGAAGCATACATTTGTTTTCCTGTGGACGATGAATATCTATCTGAGGTTTCATACCACTTTCCATCTTTGAAGATATAAACTGGATACCATCCATAAGACTCGACAATATATATCTTTCCGTCCATTGTTGTTCTCCAATATCCCCTCAAGTTTGAACCTTCAAATGGAAGTTGAGCTTTGGTATAAACTTTGGCGTTATAATTCGGAGTACGTTTACCTTTCATCTTTCTTGGATCGATAAAGTTATCCTTTGTCAATGATGAATAATCACCATCTTCTCGATAATTCAAAAGATATAATTCCAAAATATATGAAGCATAATCTGCGTCAATCCCAAAATAAGGTAAATAATCCTTGATTGCGGTTTGTAAGTCTCTTTTGTTGTTATAATTACTTTTTTGGGTATTAAGAATTTTGAATAGTTTGACAATCACCTTATTTGGTTCAATATCGACCGCCTCATTCATCATGTTATCATCAACGCAAGCGGTTAGATAATATTCCATCAAATCATCACCATACCAACTCTGACACAGTGCAAAAATTCTGTCAATAAATTCTTCATAACTATTCTCAGTAAAATAATCTTCGTTAACCGCAAAAAAATGTTCAATCGCCATCGCAATAATGTTACCGGAATATTCGTATTCATCATCATAGTCTCCACAAAGATCCGGAAATTCCTCCTGTGTCTCAAGAATATATTTCATGAAGGATTCCTTAGTAACCCTCCGTTTCAATCTATCCATTAAGGATGACTCAGATAATAATTCGTGCTGTGATTCAATTACTCTTTCAAGTTGTGATTCAGTAATAATATATTCTTTTTTTAATTTTTGTTCTGTTAAATTAGATGGGTCATTCCATCCTAACTTTGGATAATTCGAACTTAAATAAAGTTGATTCGGACTTTCCAATCCAGCAAGTAATTCTTTTTCAATGTTATTAAAATCGGTATAAGCGATTCTTATTAATTTAATATTATTTTGACTTGTGTATTGATTTTTGATTGTATCATAATTTACTCTTTCTTTGAATCTCGTTTCTCCTCCATGTTTCGCATTTGGCTTGAAATGTGGCTCTCCATCGTATTCAACTAAAATTTCTCTGTTTTCCTTATCCTTCAAATAAAAATCAAATTTCAATCGGGTACATCTATTCGATTCTTTTCCACTTTTACAATCTGAGAATTTTTTTTCTTTTTCGAAATCTTTATAACCCTTTTCTATTAAAATATCGTTTAATTTTTTCGCGCCAATAGACCCTTCAGCTTTTCTACATATGGGGCATCCAGTTTTGCCTTGGCGAAGATTATCTATATTGACCCCATCTTTAGCAAAAACTCCATGGGTATTACCATTTTCGTCTTTTTTTGTACAAAATACATCTTTAACATATCTTCTTATAGTGTTTCCTCTTGTTTCACGATAAAATGTACTTTGGTCAAAGTTATAACCCCTATCTTTTGGAAAATTTTTTACGTACTCATCGAAGTCCACTCTTTTAGGTCCCATGCTTAGACGACGACATTCCCTACAACCACCCTCTCCTCTATATAAATAAGAGACTTTCAAATTATTACTGACACCATGTGGATTTCCATTTTCATCTTTGATAGGACAATATAAGTTATTCAAATATCTCTGTCCTTTCATATTCGGGCTTAATTCCCCTTTATCAAAGTAATATTCAACATTAGAAAAATCCCATTGAGGATATAACGCTTGGAGTTCGGCGGTTACTTGTTCATCGGGTTTCTTGGCTTCAAAAATTAATTTCATATTCATAAATACCCCAAAAAAACAAAATCCCTTCAAAATTGTGGGATTATATATTAGTTGTTAGGAAATTCGGTTGAAATTTTACCATTTTCATAGAAAGTGTAATTTTTAAGTAAATTGTGTTCTTTATACCACCATTTCAACTTTCCAACAAAAGTACCATTATATTTTTCGGAAATGTCTATTACTTTATTCATCACCTCTTCATCGCATTGATAATTCCAGTCTTGAAGGTTTCTCCCTGAAAATATAACTTGGCCATTTTCCAATTCAGGGGTCAATAAAGCTTTCCGAAGAACAATACATTCATATGTTTGTTCATCTAACTCTCGATAAATGTTTTCCAACAATTTTGACTTGTCCCCTGATACAAATTCCAAATTGATGGCATAGTTAAAAATTCCTGTCATATTTTTTTTTATTGAATATAAATAGTATCTTTACCTTAAGAAGCATAATTATGAACCCTCGTCTCAAAAATATCATCAAGAATAAACTTTCCGAAGATTTGTCTTCGGTGAGCATTATCAATTATAATGGTTCTATTTGGTTTATTGATCCCAAATCCAAATATTGGTACCTTGAACTTTACAAAAAAACTAAAACACTATGGTGGAGATTAGATTTTTTTGAAGAGTTCTTTATATTGTTCAGCATGGAACAACGTGAGTTTGTGCCAATAATTATTGAGTGGGTGGAAGAGGTATTGAATTCAAGGGTTTATATAACAAAAGTGTGGAGGGGTATTGACAGCAACGGGGTGGAAGAGGTATTGAATGGTGAGGTTGTTTCAACTGATGGTCCAGGTGCTGCGAGTACCCGTAGGGTGGAAGAGGTATTGGATGGTAAGATTCTTTCAACATTAGGTGACCTTCCTCCATCCCAAGTGATGGTGGAAAAGGTATTGAATGGTGAGGTTGTTTCAACACGCCGTCAAAAATTGAGACAAGAAACCCAAGTGGAAGAAATATTGAATGCTGAAGGAGTTTCTGCCGACAGCCAAATTTTTGTTCAAGAAGCAATCGTTCAGGCGTTAATGAAAAATGTGATTGAGACCACAACTCCTGACTCCAATTCCGATTATTCCCGTGTAGAAGATGCTTTGAATTCAATATAATTCATTTACATCTCCATACGTTTATTATGGAGGTTTGATTTTTTTTTGTTATATTTTTTATATGGAAAAACCTAAAGTTCATAATGTAACGGAATGCCCCTCATGCAAAATACCGAAAGGATGGGGTGAAGAAATCATTATCACAAATAATGAATTATATTGTGGTAAATTATTGTGTTTCAAGGAAGGTGCGAAATTCTCAATGCACTACCACATGATTAAAGATGAAACTTGGTATGTTGATGAAGGTCAATTCATTTATAGATGGATTGATACAGAAACTGCACAAGTTAATGAACAAATCCTCAATGTCGGAGATGTCGTAAGACAACGACCAGGACAACCACATCAACTCGAAGCTCTAACCAAAGGTGTGGTCTTTGAAGTATCAACAGAACATTTTGATTCTGATTCATATAGAATATGGAAGGGGGATACGCTATGAAGATTTGGTTAAATGGTTGTTTTGATATCCTACATCACGGACACTTCAAATTAATACAACACGCCGCATCATTCGGTGGTCAAGTCATAATCGGAATTGATTCTGATGAACGAGTAAAAAAACTGAAAGGAGAAGGAAGACCATTCCATTCTGAAAGTGAAAGATCATTTAATCTTAAACAAATCAAAGGTGTTGATACCGTAGTGGTGTTCGATTCTGATGAAAAATTAAGAGAACTTCTTGAACGATATAAACCTGATAAATTTTTTATTGGATCAGATTATCTTGGTAAAGAAATAATCGGGCAAGAATTTGCAAAGCAAGTTGTAATCTTCAATAGATTAGATAAATTTTCTACCACCGACATATTAAATTATGCAAATAACAATAATAGGTGAATTATGTCATGATGTGTTCATCTATGGTGATGTAAAACGTTTATGTCCCGAAGCTCCTGTTCCAGTTCTCACAGACATTGTAACAGAGTCGAATTTGGGAATGGCAGGAAACGTAAGAGAAAACCTATGGGCACACAATCCCTCATTAAAAATATCGATAATCAATCAAACCAATTCAATTAAGAAAACAAGATACATCGATGAGAAAACAAACCATATGTTTCTCCGAGTCGACGAAGGTGAAGATAATATCGATTCATTAGTACTTACTCCAGAAAAAATTGAAGATATTTCAGAATCCGATTTGGTAATTGTTAGTGATTATAACAAAGGATTCTTAAGTGAAGAAACCCTGATTCAAATTGGTAAATTATCAAAACTATCCGTAATCGATACCAAAAAAATAATCACGGAAGACCTTATCAACTCATTCACATTCATAAAACTAAATGAACATGAATATCAAAGAAATAAAAATATTTCTGATAAGAATAAAGATAAGTTTATAATTACATTAGGAATGAACGGAGCAAAACATAACGACATTGTATTTCCATCACCGTCTCCAAAACAAACCATAGACGTGAGTGGAGCTGGAGATACATTCACAGCATTTTTTAGTTTGAAATATTCTGAAACAAAAAATATTTCAGAATCAATAACATTTGCAAATCAGATGGCATCAATTGTAGTATCCAAAAGGGGAGTTGCAACACCTTAAATAAAAACACTTATGAGAAAATATTTTTATTATCCACATACACAAGAAAATAGAATTACAGAGGATTCCAAACTTTTAATTGGGATTGGTGATAGTTTTTGTGCAGGACGAGGAGCATGTTCCATAGAGATATGGGAAAAATATGGCTGGGACATGGAAAGAATGTATGGTGAAGGTGGAGCGGAAGTGGAGGAATCAAACTACGCAAACTCTTGGGTAAATCAACTGTGTAAAAATCATATGCCAGATTGGACACCATTGAATTTAGGAATGTCAGGTAAAGGGAATCGATACGCAATAAAAGAATTGATGGTTAATCCACTTTTAGGTATTGAAAAGGCAAAAGAGAAAATTGTAGTTTTTGCGGTTTCAGGATTCGAAAGATTTGACTTGGCAAAAGATTTAGTTGGCGAAGAACATTTTACAACACAATGGCCTGTCTATGGTGGTTACAAAGAAAAAAAGTTAGGGTATTCAGAATTAACTTTAGAAAATGGTGATTCTCTTTATTCTGAAAAATTTGTAATAAGTGAATTTATTTTGAACATTATTGAATTGATGAATTGGTGTAAACTACACAATGCAAAACTATTGTTAATGAGTGCGTTTACACCAGAATTTAATAAAAATCATTTTATCGATGTATTATCTCCAAATGTAACATCAGTTTTAGGTCAAATGAAATTAGATGAATTAATATGGTCTGTTCCATGGGAAAGAATAATTCGACCACTTGGTTTTAGTTGTATCACTGACATGTTGATGCATTTAGAAGGGTGGGATAAGGATTTACCTGGATACGGTTTTAGAAATGTGAAAATTGACACTATCGGGCCAAATGGTTACATGACCAAATGTCAACATCCAAGTGAAAAAGGTCACAAACTTTTAGCAGAAATTATTTACGAACACATTTTGAAGTATGACGAAATATCTCCGAATGTTAAAAAAACAAGAATGATTTAATTATTAAAGACTAAAACTTTCACCACAACCACAGGTTCTTGTTGCGTTTGGGTTCTTCCATTCAAACCCTTTACCATTCAGACCATCTCCATAATCCAACTCGGTTCCTGCCAAGTATAAGAGAGATAATTTATTAATACAGACCTTAATAGAATCGAGGTCAACGATTGTATCACTTGGTTCCTCCTTATCATCAAATTTCATTTGATAAGATAATCCACTACATCCTCCTCCAATTACTCCGACTCTTAACTTATGAGTTTCAGGGGATATACCCTCATTCTCCATTAAAATTAAAAGTTGATTTTTTGCTCGTTCAGAAACAGTTACCATTTTAATAGTTTTTACGATGAATATATTAAAGAATACTTAATTCGGCAACTTCTACGCCAGTTAAATCATATAAAAGTTTTCTTATTATTTTTTGGACTTCTTTGTCACTGAGTAAAAATAAGTTCATAATTGAACCGAAAATATTTCCATCAATACTGAAATAATACGCGTTCATTTCAGGTGAATAGGATAACAGTGCAGTTTCATATCCATTTTTAACAAAAATCTCCAATGTTGGAATTTCGGACTTTTTCAACTCCCCTAATTCGTCGAGTAAGTATTTCGTTGCAATTGTCTGTAATCTTGATTGGTTAATTTGATATTTCATCTAAATCGATATGATTAAAGCTTCCAAAATAAATTTTTGTCGGTGGTTCGATACCAAGGTAGTTAGAGAACCATTTTCTAATTGACTCTTTTTTTTGTTCATAGTCAAGTGAAAACATATTTTCTAATGGATCCGAAATTTTTGCTCTGTCAAAGACTATTTTATCTTCAGGTTTTGACCACATAAAAACTATTTCCCCATCTTTCAAATAAAAATCCCAGTTTTTATATAATTTTCCACCTGAAAACGAATCCAAATTGTTATAGGTATCATTCAAAAAATATGCTCCCAAGTCAATCAGTCTCGATTCTGTAATTATTACCTTCATGAATAATAAATATCAAAACAAATCCGATTCCAATTTTTTAATGATTGAATTGGCAACTATACGATGACATTTCAAAGATGGATGAAAATCTTTGGGAGGTTCTTCAAAATTATCAGTGTCATTAATTATCATTAGTTTTTTATCAAATGCAAAAAGGTCACCAAAGTTTTTGAAGGTAGTTCCATTATATTCAATATCAATAAATCTACTTTTGATAAACTCATCATTTTTTATTAAATCAAAATAATCATCGGTAATTGCCAGCATATAACATTTGATACCTTTGTCTTCGAGAAAAAGGAACAAATCCCTTATTTTATTATAGTATGTTATTTTCAATTCTTTCCAAAACTCTTTAACATTTGGAGAAATGTTGGGATAATTTTTCCATACTTTCGCCAAATCTCCAATCCATATTTCTTTACCGTCCTTAATCAAAGAACATCTATCCAAATAACTTGTCTGAAAAACAAGATGAGAAATTTCACTAAAATCTAAATCTACTTTCGCCCATTTTGGTTCCCACGTATTGAATCTTAGTAATTCAGGAACAAATTCTAAATTCAATTTATCAGATCCAGAAGTAAAATCTCTAATAACCTCGGGAGTCCCAAAATATTTACTCACTAATCTTGGGAATCGGTTTTTTCTCATAAAATCCAAACTCACAGGAAACTCTTTTGGGGACACCCATACATCATCTTTTGACATCCCTTCTTCTTTGGTATATTGCCATAATCCATGTCCGTACGTAAATGAACATCCTGCAAAAATTATACGTTTCATTTTATAGTCCATGTTTTTTATTCATGTAAGTTATTAAATTATCCGCCCACCATTCACAAATTGGATACGTTGGATGTCCGTTATTTTCATTACCATCAAAATCTTTATGATTGTTCATTGCGACAAACATATTACCTAAATCAGAGAAAAAAGTATCATCATTCAAAATACTTTTCCTCACATTTGAATCGAATAATTGTAAAGATGCTTTAATACAATTCACATCCTTTTCATAATCGGGAAGATAATCCATAATTGACCCTATACCCTCAAACATTACGAAATCAATATTTTTCGATATTAAATAGTTTTTTACCAATATCATGTAATGGATTGTTCGGAGTATATTTTCTTGATAATCCCACCAAATTGAGTTAAAAAACTTTTCGTTTTTTTCAAAAACATCTTTATCTTCAAATTTTATCCAAGGGATTGAATAGGTTTGTCCCTTGAAAATATCCGAATTAACTACATTATATAATTTATCATCACTGTTCCAAACCTCTCTTCTGACTGATTGACTCCATTGAATTCCAACACAAATATCCGTCATATCATTATTTTCACAATAAGAAATACATTGAGACATTATTGTATAATTTGTTGAGCCCGGCATCCCGACAGGAATTTTTTCACAACCAAGTCGTTTAGCCAATGAATCTCCCCAAGAATAATCTTTAGTAAAATTATCTCCTTGAGTAAATGAACATCCACAAACTAAAAGTGATTTATATTTTTTTGAAGGATTGATTAATCCCATATTATGTGATTGATTTAATTGAAAAATTTATTTAACAAGTATCTACCAAAATGTAAATTCATTTTGTAACTCCAATGAAAATCCCCTTCTAATCCATAACAACCATCTGTGGATAAAAAAACATCTTGATGAGTTTCCCAAAATCCAATGTTATCCTCCAAGGTATTTCTATCTTCTATTTTTTGAGATTTGATGTCCATGTTATCCCAAGAAAATACGTAAGTTCTACATTTTGTCAATTCGATCAAGGATTCAATAACTTCGATTGTTGTTTTTTGATTTGAGATTGACGTATTAATAATTTCTTGGTGAGATAGTTCGTTTTCAAAGTATTTCCAAGAGTATTCCTGACCCCAAAATTCTAAAGATGTGTAATCATTATTGTATGATGGAGTCCCCACAAATCGAGTATAAAGTATATCCTCGTCAATTTTTGATTGAGTGTAGTGGTTTTCCAAAAGTGGTAATCTAGTTCGTCTGAAGTATGGGAGACAAATGATTAAAAAATCATCTTCCTTCAAATTTTTAATAACTCGAATCCAATTTTCGATTATTGTTTGCACGTCTCGGCTAGGGAAAGAATCAACTATTACCCGATAATCAACAAGTTTATCTTTTAATACATCGGGCCAAAAATTCTTGGATTCATTTGGTTGGGGTTCAACCCAATCCATTCTTCCGCAAAAACTATCACCAATTATTATTATTTTATTCATCAGATTAATTTGTCTTTGATATGAGAATAAAAAATTTCACCTAAAATTCGATGCCCACTTTCTCCGAAGTGTAAATCTTTTATCAGTCCATTAGTTTCTTCCAATAATCTTTGTCCTTTTCTTCTAAAAACTTCGTCAAATATTGTTTCTCCATTCTTAATATATCCGTTCCCAATATATTTCGATTGTTTATTTATCTTTTCATTTGGATAGATTATTTGATAGTCGGCAGACCAAAAATATAATTTGAAACCAACTGATTTTGATAACGCTTCAATGATTTTTTCAAAATCATAAATTTGTTCGATATATAATTCGTGAGTACGATTGATAATAATATTATTGTGTGTGTTTTCCTCAATAATATCAGGTGTCACATTATCAGGACCTAAACTTTGCCAATGATTACCAAGAAAATGGGCCCACCTGAATCTGATAATATAAGACCATTCGATAATTACAGTATCACTTGAAGTAAATTCGGAACAATGTTTACATACATCCTGAAAGATTTGGTCATTTCCGTTCCCTCCTCTACCATAGTTAACCAAATCTAAATTTAGTTTATTGGCAAGAACTTGTCCCCAAGTCGGAGGAAAATTATATCCCCTAAACTTATAGTAATCCAAATAAAACTGATTCAACCCAGGCCCATGACTAAATTCGGCAGTATAACTACATCCAAACAAAAATAATTTCCCCATACTTAAAAATTAATACAGCTCTAATATATCTCCCTCCACATCATCGATGTTTCCAGGTGTATCATCATCCCAAGATATTTCAATCCATTTTTGTTCACCCTTCATTTCACTAACTTCTACTGAAAAAGGATAGATAGCACCTTTATTATCAGTATAATAACCGTAAGAAGTTTTCACGACCATAAAATTTTTTTTATCAATTGTAATCCCCATATCTTTTTTTTTCAAAAATAATAAATTTCAGTTAAAATTCAAAAAAAAACCCAACTATTAATAGTTGGGGGTTTTGATAATATTTTGAGAATCTTAAAGTCCTTTTGTTACTTGGTCTATTTTGTGATTCAACCAAAATAATCCAATGAAATTTCTTCCTGTATTATCTGTGAATCCTTCCCATTGTTCTGGTCCATTTATGCCTTCGATTGTGATGACATTATCAGGGACTGACATTGCTGGATTGAGGTAGACTATACGAAATTCTCCATCGATACCAGTATTCTTAATTGTCACTTGGTCATTCTCATCGTTGTACCGAAGAGTTATAAAATTTCCCAATCCGTCAGTTATAGTTTCTTCCACCATTTTATTTTTTAACTATAAATATTCGGGTTATAAGGTTATTTATTGAAAAAAGAAAAAATGATATATGTTTTCGGTGATAGTTTTTCAGAAGATACAAAAAACCCCAAAAAATCAACGTACATAGACAAATATTTTGAATATAAAGGAAGAAGAACCAAATTTTATACGGAACTTTTGTCCGAAAAATTTATCCAACCAATAAAAAATTTTTCAAGGGGAGGAATGGGTAATGATTACATTTTTTTAGAGTTCATGAAAAACTATAAAAACATTACTAATGGGGATATTGTAATTTTTGGATGGGCGGATATACAAAGAATTTTAATCCCAAATAAGGATATGTGGTATAGTAATTTACACGGATTCAATATTCTATCCAAAAGTACTCAAGATGAAATTAGGGTAATGAGAATGGATCCGTTATTTACCAAAAGACAATTAGAAATTATTGAATTCATCGATAATTGTTTATCTGACGATATCACTGTAATTCATTGGACTTGGGCAACCGTACCTCACAAACATTCGTTATCAATTTACACTGAAACCAAAGGACTTATCGATGATAGTCACTATAGTGAGGAGGGTCACTATGATTTGTATAAAAAAATTTTAGAACAACTTGAATACACGAACAGAGTCAAAATAAATCTATGGGACCGAATCGATCCTCATGTTGTTGCGGGAATTAATCTTAAATAAGATTACGATTCTTGATATGATTTTCGATTAAATCATTCAAATATCTATCCATTTCTTTATTTTCAATTCTAAGTTTGTGCCTTGAATCATAAATGTCTGTTTGAGATTTTAATCCGAGATATTCTTCAATTCTTTTCTGTCCAGTATTCTCAACGAATATCTCTTCGTATGAAATAAGGAGTCCAACTCCAAGGTCTTTCATCTCTTGATTATCCTTTTCAGAAGATTTCATTGTTCTGAAAATTTCGGCATAATGAGTATCACAAAATTCTTTTGTTATTTCATAGTACGCATCGAACTTACCATCACTATGTTGAAAACGTTTGCTGACTATTGTATGTAAATTACTTATTGATTGTTCAAATGTATTTTTTCGATAAAGACAAATGATTTTATCAAAACATTCAAACTTTATTGGTTGTCTATCAGACATCCATTGGTCACTAACTTCAGTATTATATTTTGGTCTGAAATAAATTTTACGGATAAAATTATCATTGTTTTCATAATCAAATTCTACACTCTCGGCAATAAAAGGAAGTTTCAATTCTCGAGATAACCACCTACCTAAAGAATGAGAACCAACTCTACCACTAGAATAAATTAAAATTTTCATACAATCTAACCTTTTATAACTCCCATTAAATCAACATTTCTTTGATATGGATCCCAACCTAAACTCAACATATCAATTGGTTCATTACTCAAATCTATTTTTTCAGTCCATTCATTGATGAATTCAATTGTTTTTGGATGTAAATCAATTTTGAATTTCGGTAAAATGAATTCGGTCAAATATGAGAAATGTTCCTTTGGAGTTGGATGTTCTTCCTTGAAGATTTGTTTGTTTTCCCCATAATAAACTTCAGGTCCAATTCTTTTCAAATCTCTTTTCATAAAATCCATCACGGGAATAGAATGCATTTTCATATCATCACCGTAATATTCAATAACTTTATTTGTATAGTCGGTAATTTTGTTCGCGTCATTTTCATCTTCCTCCAATTTATTCATTGAAAAAAAATGATAATTACATCCAATACTTTCCAAAATAGTTTTTACCGCAGAAATCATTGCACAGTCCCTGAAATAATAATGAATTGGGTCAACCCACTTTTCATTGAATTCTTTTGGATACACATTTTGAGTCAACACATTTCCAGTTGTTTCCCATCCTCTACCCGATATGTACCTATCCTCCCTACATATAGAAGTCCAGCAAAATATAATCAAATCATCTTTATTGAATTTGAACTTTGCATTCATTTCCATAAATTTTATAAAACTATATTGATTGCTTGAAGCATGCTTTCCCCAATTAACTCCTTTTAACCCATTACTTTCGAAATGATGAATTAAAAAATCGGCCCAAGTCGGCCACCTGAACGCTGTGAAACTACAACCAAAAGTAAAAACTCTGTTCATAATCAAATTATCCCATAGATGGAGTCCAATTTAACCCATTTTTTAATGCGACAATTTTTATGTCAACGGATTTCCATTTAGCAAGATTCAAAAAGTTTGAATGGACATCTCCAAAGAAATTGAATGAAAACACTTCATTTGAATCTGATATGGTTAAGGATTCAACTGCAGCATCTATTGTTCTTTCCTCATATTCACTTTTTCCAAATTCTCCTGTAAACGGTAATGCTGATAAGTGATTTCCGAATTCTTGTTCGAATGGCAAATCATACATGAAAACATTCGGAGAATTGAACGATTTGATATACTCCTTGAATTTATATGAATTGGAACAAATAAATACTTTCCCTTTATTGAATATTATATCCTTGAACTCATCTTCGTGGTCAATATATAAATCAACATTATCCTGATGGTCTTTCGCTCTGAAATGAAGTGACTTATATTCTTCATTTTTATGAACGTTAGTTTGTTCATACCTCTCTATCACATAGTCAGAGAAAAAATTAACAAATTTGGGTACTATTACGTCATAGAAGTATAGTCCCAAGCTATTTTTGAAATAATAAAATATTGGTGCATCTTGATTTATAAAAATATCGAACTGGTTAAACCCAATTTTGTTTTCCCCATTCACATAAAAAAAAGACAAACCATTATAATCAGGATTGGTTATTGCAACATCAGAAACTACAATCTCATCAAATAACGTTTCGAATAAGGATTTTTTATATAATCTGAAGAAAAAATCTTTATCAAACATTGTACTTTCTTTCATATTCACATGAAGACCAATTTTTGTAAATCCATTTTCTCTCATTTTATCTACCAAATGAAAATACCTAAACATTCCATTAGTATAGTCACCCAAGCCGGCTCTTACATTATGTTGAATTAAAACTTCCATGAGAAAATTATAAGAAAAATTTTTAATAAAAAAACCCCACCTATATAAGATGGGGTTTATCAAAAAATTTTTTTTTTAATTATGGTTGAAAATCTGGTGTTGCATCGATATCTGCAGCACAACCGAAAGCTTTGAATAATATATCTGAAAGTGCAGGGTTACTTGCACCCATATATCCGTTCGACAATTGATAAGTGCTTGCTTCGGTGTGTCCTACCCGCTGCATTCCCTTTGCATAAAAAGTTTTGGGGTTTTTACATCCTTTCCATGTTAGTGTATTAATTTTAACCTGTCCAAATTCTAAAGGACTTTTATCAACTCCTCTATTATCTACAGCTTTCAAATCTTTTCCTCTCATAATTAGTTGTTCACCAGTGTTATTAGTAGTTGCGTCCTCGATTAAGAAAGTAGTAAAGACATCTCCAGCTTGGAAGTTTGTTTTCGTGTCAATCCCTTCAGGGTGGAACTTTCCAGTATTAGATGTCAAACCCACCTTTTTTCCGACGATTTGTTTTTTAATTGCCTCTAAATCAGGAGTTTTTGCTGCAGCTTGTTCTCTGATAACTCTTTTAACCAATCTTGTCAAATCAGATTCGGTCATTCTTATAATTTTTTTCATATTGTTGTTTCAGTTTATAATAAATATTACAATATTGAAAAAAAATATATCATCACAAAAAAAAAGGGGTTGGGGTTATTAAACCTCAACTTAGAAATAGTGTCGATTCATAGTCTCGTCTTCGGTCCAACGATGAATAGTTTATTCCAGTCTTTGCTCCAGTTGTCGGACCTTGACTTATATAAGCAGCAGCTGCCTCCATATCACCATCATCAATCGCATCTTTTATTTTTTGACCGTAATCTCTGGCGGTTATAAAATATGGACCAACATTATATGAGAAACTCATCAATGATGCTTTTTGTTTATCATTCAACCCATCCCAATTACTTACACCAAGTTGTTTGGCAATCAAAGGTGCAAATGTATTTTTTAATTGGTAATCCAAAGTTTCCTCAGCTTCTTCTTTTGTCCATCGAGTATCTGCGGTAACATCTTCTAATTTACCATTTACCAATTTCTTACTTGACCCATATCCCCCTCTCCATGTACCTTCATCCTCAGAAGGTCTACTTGTAAAAGTTTCGAATTTTCTTATAAGTTGTTTTGACATTTCCAACCAATCACCTGTCAAAGATATTTTTTCCCCTCCCACTGTTGGGTCAGATAATTTATTTATGTCCTCAGAGGTAATCCCTTTTTGTTTCAACATATCAATCAGTTTATTCAACATCTCAGGAGTCGCCTTACCCATAGGTTTTGAAGTACCTACCGCTGCCTTGGATAATCCTGTTGCCAAATCACTCAAATTACCTGAAGATATTGCAACGTGAACATGAGGAGTAATACCTCCACCTTGCATGATTTTACCAATTACATCACCTTGTTTTACTGTATCACCAACTTTTAGTGGAGAATCGATGTGGGTATAAAATACGTCTGGTCCATCAGTACTTTTGATTACAACTTGGTCTCCATATATTTTTTTGACTCCACTTTTAACAACATTGGAGTCCCCCCCTTTGAAAAGTTCGACAACTCCGTTGGTTAGTGAATAAACTTCCGTACCTACAGGAGCTGTAATGTCCCACGCATTATTATTATACCAACCTGATGCACTGTGGGTACCTTGACCTGGTGTACCAATTATTCCACCACCTTGTGCAACCAATTTTACGGCTTCATTCATGGATTCATCAGTTCCCAAGTTTTCTTCAGTGAACTTATTAACTGCTGCAGCAGTCTCAGGTCCAAATAATCCATCAACACCATGAATTGGCAAATCATATCCAAGAAGAATCAAACCAATTTGCATTGATTCAACTTCTTTTTTGAATTCGTAACTACCTCGTTGTTGTTCAGAGATTCCACCACTTTGTGCCGCAGATTCCAATGTACTATAAAACTCATCTACATCATCACCAACCAAATCAGCTTTAGTCGGGTCATCTTCTTTTCTGTATCCCAAGTCTTTCAAAAATTTATCAACGAATTCTTGTTCAACAATTTGATTACCATACATCATGGAATGCATTCTCACCAATTCTTCGGTCAATGTTTTTTTCATAACAATAAATATACAATTACAAAAGTTTGTTGAACTTAGTTATTCTATCCCATTCTTTTTTGGACAATGTGATATTGTGTTTGGTAATCCCATCATAGTTATAATCTTCCATGTATTTCTCCCAAATGAACTTTTCGAATTCAGGTTTGACCTTAACAAAATTACAATTAAACGCGACCTTATTCCATAACATGATATATGAAATTAAATTTGGATGATGTCCATAATTTGGTAAAACTTCATCGACACCAAAATTATAATCCAATTTGTTTGGACTAATTTCCACATATCCAAGTTCGGTCATGTTATCCATTGCCCACTCATCAATACCACCTCTTCTAAACCTTTCAGATTCATACATCCAAAAGTTATCGAAATTTATTTGATCCATTTTGAATTTAATCTCAGGCATAATCTTTTCGATATCAGATTCGGGATTATTGATGGGATTAAAATTTGGACTCAATACCACACGATTACTAATAATCTCATATTGTTGTCTTCCTCCATTAAATAATGGGTGGGTAATTACTCCACTTTTGGAGATATCCCAATCTGATAAGGTGGATTGCATGAACAAAAAATTATATCTCAACTTATTTTTCTCCAAATAATATTGGGTTCGCAATATGTTATCAAAATAAGTTTTGATTTTATTTTCCAATGGGAATTCATGTTCAATTCTTGAAATGTCATCATGGAAAAATTCATAATCAGGTCCCAACTCTGAATAGGCATTATGACTGGTATGAGCAGGAATCATATAAATCCTATCTTCGATTTTACCCCAATTAGACCCATTCTTTGAACGGAATAACTTGAAATATTCATAAAAAAATTCCAAATCTTCTTTTACATCTCCATTGGTCAGAGTAATTCCACGTTGTATCTCATAAAATTCAAATCTACACATCGGCCCAAAATCGAACCCCTTAAATTCAAACTTATTAAAATCCAAACCATAATGATGCGGGGGATGGATGGCAAACCGATGCCATTGCGACCATTCTACCAAACAAAAAATATTCTCAGGTTTAACTCCCAACTTCAACAACCCGTCGACAACATACGTCAACGAATCAGATTGCCAATCCGAACCCTGACTACCCATAGATAAATTGATAGATACTATCTTGTTCCCCTCAATGCACAACCAATCAACTTGTCCATATTCATCTTTCAATCTTTCACCCTCAATCAAATAATTAAAGATATTGAATACATAATCTGCAAGTCGGCCATAACTACAACCGCTCGATACAACAAACTTATATTTAGAAAAATCCATATCAAATTATAAAAACGAATATAATATTTATCAATATGAAAAAATTATGGATAATAGGAGATTCATTCAGTACCAATTTTTATGAACCAAATGACGCCGATAACTGTTGGAAAAATCTATACTGTAAACATAAAGGATACCATCCAAAGTTTTTTGGTGAATTTGTTTCAGAAGACCTCAATATGGATTATGAAGTTTTAACCAAAGGTATTTTTGACAACTATAAAATGATTGAACTATTCATAGACAACATGGATAGATTCAATGAAGGTGATATCGTATCCTTTGGATGGACCGCAACTTCAAGAATAAGATTTGTAAATGAATCTACCAATCAATGGGAGGTAATAAACTCCTATGGAATGAAAGGGGATTATTTCCAAGGAATGGCAGTAAGCACACTCGCAGACATAGCCGCAAATAGATACCACAAATTATATAAAATTGAATTAATCAAGTGGGCAAAATTAATTAGTAAATCTTTACCTAATATTTCAATAATACATTGGACATGGACCAATAACTCATACTTCCGTTATGAAACAATATCTGACGAAACGGAAAAAAAATTAAATGATTTACATTGGTCTGAAAACGGACACAGACAATTTGCGGATTGGTTTATTGGGGTTCATAATAAACAAATCGAAAATAAATGTTTTGACTTATGATAAAAAAACCCACCGAAAAAAGGTGGGAGGATTTATTTATACAAGATAAAATCATTTTTCCGATCTTTCAAATCAACAACTTGAAATTCGGTTGGAGTTATAGGATAAACAAGATAATCGACCGCTTCCTTATTTTTCTTTGATTCAAATCTTTTAGCATCTGATTCAGATGATTTGACTTGAATTGTTATAGCATCCTTACCTCTTCCCATAATCAAGTCAACGGAAAAAATCATATCAATAAAATTGCCATTTCCTCCACGATATAAGAGTTTATATCCCTTATTCTCGAATGCCTTGGAAACGTCAGTTTCCATTTGGTCTCCATATTTGGAAAATTTTGTTGAATATTTGGTGAAGTTCATTAAGTCTGTTTTACTTTCCAAATATTTTTCGAACAACTGTTCCTTGAAATCTCCTTTATATTTTAGAAGAACTTTTTTCATGGTTTCCGTATCAGTTGTATTAGATATTGTATCATATATTTGGGTAGAGGCTTTACTTCCAAGATTTTTGGCTTTTTCCAAATAAGTGGATAAAAGATCTGCTAAATCAGAATAGTTAGTGTTCAATTTGTTAACATAATGCCATTTTCCATTTGGGTCCAAATTACCTTCATCGTCAACATATACCAATTTTCTATCGTATATGTATTTAACAAAATATTTATATCTCCATTGAGTTACTTTTCCATATGAAACCAATATATTCGCACCTTTAATATTATCCTCAATATCTTTTTGTTGAATGTTAAATGTTATTCCCGACAAAATATCACCTATCACTTTTTTAAGATTTAATCCCTTTTCATCTTCAAGCCAAGATCCGAGAGAATTTAATTTGTTATATACACTTCCACCCAACACGTTTGGGATACTCTTGTTAATTTTTTCTTCTTCTTGTCGGGAAAGAATTTTATCAACCGCCTCTCTATTCTTGTTTTGGTATCCAATGCAACCAAATGGAATTTGCAACCCACCAAATTTTGTGATTACCATACGTTTACAAGCATATGAGCTCATATCCAACTCAAGAGCATCATCACCAATTTTAATCTCCAAATATCCCTTATTACCATACAACTGAGATAAATCATTGGCAGTTAATTTACCTTCACCTCCATCAATAACAACAGGATTGTTCACATAATAAAAATTACCCTTTGAGCCCAACGAACTACCTTTGATGACAGCAATATTTACACCCGTCTGGATGACCTCAACCAAATGATTTAACTGTTCCTCCGTAACAATGAAATTTCTCATATATCAATAAATACCCCACCTATTAATATGGGGTTGGATAATTAAAATCTTAAAATTCTTTCTTTGTTTTGAATATCTACGATGTGTAAATATATATCGTCAAGGTCTTCGCCTGATTCAATTTTGTCAATAACATCTTCCTTTTTATAAAGAGTGTTTCTAACAATATAGTCAATCATCTCTTCATCTGTGATTCCTTTAGGTTTTTCAGGTTCAGGAGTACACTCGTATTCTCTATCCGATGTGCCAATGTCTTCAATAGATAACCCCGACTCTCCAACAATTTGTTCGAACTTAGGAACCATCGTCTCATCATACCATTCAAGAATCACATGCAAAACATATGACTTTCTTATGCTCAATAATTCTGAAAGAGTATCAACAAGACCTTTGGATACCATCAAATATCCTTGGTCAAATCTACCATCCTCAAAATAATAAATTGCGGTAATTGTTTCTTTTCCATCAAAACACCAATCCTCACGAAGATTTCCGTAATTACGTGCCTTCGGAATGACCTTACGTTTACCATTACCAATATATTGATTCATATATTTGACAATAAAATTACTAATGGACTGACTACTCTTGTTAAGTCTTCTATATTGTTCTTCTGTTAGTATATATTTCATATTAACTTTTTTTTATTTTGAACTCAGCCCAAGTGCTATAAGGAACAACTTGAGTACGTTCAACTCTCAGATTATATTTGCTTTCGAAATACTTTCCAAAAAAGTGACGAGCAGTACCTACGTCTACCGAAAACATAGACATAACGTCCTTAATTAAATCCGTTAAAATGTATAAATCGTCAGTGAAGTTATGCCCTATTATCCCGTGTTCTTCACCAGGAAACGCAAAGACAGTATCAAGATACCTACCTCTCTTTTTCTTAATCCCCTTCAATCTACTATCCAAGTATTTGAATACAATACTCTCTAATCTACTTTCCGTGATGATGTATTTCATATTATTCTTTATCAAGTATTAAGTAAGTTCTGTCAAATCTATCATTATCAACCACACTACCAAACATACTTTTAATCCTCGGAGCATAATCCACTTTCATGTTGTATCTACTTTCAAGATATTTCCCAATTACCTCAAGAACATCACCCTCTTTCATAGAAAACATAGTTTGTATTTCCTCAAAGAATGGAAAATAAATGTGTAAATAATTATCCCCTTTTTTATGATACTTATTCACCGCAAATAACCCAACATCTTTACCAGGAACGGAAAAAACAAAATCCGAAAATTTCCCTTTCTTTATAACGGTTCCTTCCAGCTTACTATCCAAAAATTTGAATAAAACTTTTTCTAATTTACTTTCCGTAATGATGTATTTCATATCTTATAAATATCCCAATCATTTATTACATTCACCCTTCTTTCCGCATACCTCACAGACATTCCCCTGTGAAGCACAAGTTCCCTTAAACTCACCTCCCTTAAGAAATATCAATCTTACGGACATCAATATAAAAAATAAAGAAATAAATCCAATGGTTATTAGTAGTGTTATCATATCCCATCTACTTTCAATGCTGAAAACTCAAAACCACAATTCCAAGTTGCAGAAGTGATATTCAAATTATATCTATTTTCAATATACCTTGCAATTGTTTTCAAAGATTCTTCCGATTGTAGAGAGAACATGTTTTCCACCTCACGACCCAATAATAGAAAAACATATAATTTTCCTCCTTTATCAGTTTTTTCCCATCCCAATATTCCAAGTTCTTTATCTCCGTTAGGTGCCATTTTAGGAGAGATAAAAACAACATCCGAAAATTTTCCCTTCACAAGTTCGACACCTTCCAATTTACTATCCAAGAATTTGAATATGATATTTTCTAACCGACTTTCCGTGATGATGTATTTCATATTAATAACTATCTACTTTTAACGGTTTCAAATTGAAAATACGCAAGTACTTGTTGGCATCCACCTTCAAATTGTATCTACTTTCAACATACCTTCCGATAACATCAAGAACATCAGATTCATCCATTGAAAACACATTTTTAACTTCATCAACAATTTCGTAATAAGAGAATAATTGATTAGATTTTTTCCATCCCATCAATCCAAATTCTTCACCAGGAAACACAAAGACAATATCAGAATAATCTCCTTTCTTGAGTTCAATACCCTCCAACTTCTCATTCAAAAATTTGAATATTAAGTTTTCCAATCTGCTTTCCGTGATGATGTATCTCATAACTTCTTCTTTGAATAGGGGGTTAATAATATATTGAGTAATAAACCGCCTTAATGGGATTATCAGGATATTTTTTTTCAAACCATCTTTGAATTAAATCTTCAGTCTCAGAAAAATTCCTGTTGAACAATCCACTAATTGTTAAGAACAAATGCTGACTAACTCCCAAGTGTTGGTCAAGAAACTGAAATATCATATTTTCATTTTTATCAACAAGGTCGAAGTCCTCCTCCGTCCCAATTGTATGACTTGAATCTCTTTCGATAAGTTCCCCCACCACTAAAGTAATATACTTATCAACCAATTTTACAAGTCTATCTTCTGAAATAATATAATCCATAATTTATAAATACCAATAAAATAAAAAACCCCACCTATAAAGATGGGGTTATACTATAGATTGTGTTTTCGAAATTACTTACCAGTTCTTGAAGTATATCCTGTTGACGGTCTTTCCCCTTTTGCTGTCCGTATTAAAGCCTCTCGTTCTAGTTCCTCTTTTTCACCCGGTTTCAACGGTGGATAGGGTGTATCGTCTGAGGGTTGGAAGTTCGTTACCAAATTTCTAATAGGTCTCATAATTCTAGCCCATTCAGATTCATTAGAAATATCAGAACTCAAATCCGTGTATAAATCAACATTGTAACTACTTTTATAAGCCTTTACCAATGCACAAAATTCACTAAATGATTTCAAATTTTCAAATGCTTTATAGATTAATTCTTCATTCGTTCCAACCCCTTGTACCGCATCTCTTATCATATCAGCAAACTGATTCACACGACCCCTATCTCTGTAAGAAGAATTTTCTTTGTTACATATATCACAAAACTCCTTAACTTTTTTGTCTGAATCTCCAAATCCAGTTAGGACTTGATTCAGCATACCCATCAAGTCTTGTTCATTAACCAAAGGTTTCACATCCCCAAGTTTCGAATTTAACAATTTAGAGAAACTCTCAGTCATAACCTTCATCCCTCCTGTATGTTGTTCACGGATGGAGTTCTTCTCCTGTTCCGATAAATCGTTTAATATATGTTTCATAATTTTTAATTTATTATAAATATCTCAAACATTCAAAAAAAAGGGGTTGGGGATTTCCACGACCGAAGGGAGAAAGCGGATCCGAATACAAATAAAAAACCCCACCTTTATGGGGTGGGGTAAATAACAGATTGAATTTTTTATGCTAAGTTAGATTGTTGTGGTTTGCCGGTACTAGCATATGTTCCTTTTGGAACTGATGATCCACCAGAACCTACAGTACAAAAATCTTTTTTCAACTTATCAGTAAAATATTTTGAATATAGAGCAATCCCCTGAGGACCCGTAAAAAGTTTGGTGTCAAATGGGATTAATTGGTCGGGTTTATCACATGAGTAGCTCAAAAAATAAACATGGTCACTATTACCAACTCGGTAGTCTGTTCCATCACTTAGTTTAACCTCTTCGTATTTATATGCAATAACTATTTTTCCAAGTTTATCTTTAGAGTCACCTAACCCACTATACATATAATCAATTCTAATTTGTCTTTTGAACTTTCTATTTTCACGATCAGTGTAAAGATTTACCGTATTTCCCTTGAAGGATTCAAATTTTTCTTCACTAAACGCATTGACTTTGTCTTGAGGAGTATCACCAGAGATTTCAGGTATCGCTTTGGACATCGGAGGGTTAATTTTGGTTTTTGTTCCAGGGTTTTCACCAGTTTGAGTCACCGTTGTTTGAACTTGCTCACTCATAAGTCGTTTCTCTAATCTCTGATTGACTTCTTGAATGTGTCTGATTTTACTATAACTTCTATTCATAATATTGTATTTCCAATAAATATCATTAAACACAAAAAAACCCCACCTTTATGGGGTGGGGAGATATTAACTTCAATACTTAATATATTATTGAGGTTGTTGAGGTGCTTGTGCTCTTGCAATTGCTTGTGCCAAAGCATCAAGTGGTGCCAATACATTGGAAATTGCCGGTAAATATGGTTTGAACGATTCCGTATTTTGATATTGAGAAACAGCTTTTTTAATAGTATCAGGAAGATTACCAAGTTGTCTTCTGATTTTCAAAATGTCATAAATTGCATTTATTTCATTTTGTTGTGCCTGACTTGTTGCTCGGTTTGTTTGTCTCAAATCTTGTCTTGCATCTCTTCTTGCGTCCCTTGCATCTCGAACACCTGCTCTAGCGGCATCAAGTCCTTGTTGTGCGGCTATTTGTTGACTAGTTTGTTCTTGTAATGTTTTTTTAACCAATCTTGCCAAATCAGCTTCGGTCATTCTTATAATTTTTCCCATAATAGTTTCAGTTTACAATAAATATCACAATACTGAAAAAAAACCCCCACCTATTAAGATGGGGTTATCAATTAAATTATTTCCCAATCGATTTCACCGTATTGGTCGTATTCATCATTCTCATCGTGAGTGGAACCGTCAATATCTTCATGAAGTTTTCTATAAGCCTCACAAGAACTTCTTGCCATCACAGTATGAGTCCAAGTCTGAACGCAACTCCTTGATGCTTGAATTGTATATTCTGTTTCCTCATTCTCTTCCCATCCTTCTTCATCCTCACAATCATCATCAACAACATTCTTAACATCCTCAGGAACTCTACCAAACTTATCGATTGATTCCATCAGACTATTGCGAAACGCAATCAAATCTTTCAAAGAATAAATCTTAAAGGAATAACTTGATGCGGGAGAACCATTAACCCCAATCTCAACATATTCCTTTGTCCCATCAGATCCGTCCCAATGATAAATGGAAAGACCCGATGCATTATCGAATTCCAAAGTTGAATCATTAACATACAAATAATTCAAGTTCCAATTATCAGGATTGGAATCCTTCATTTCCTGATACTCTTTTTCCAAGTCTCTAATCTGAGACAATGCTTTGGAATACTTCTTCTCAAAAGACTTCTTCCATTTATCTGTAAATTCTGCCATAACAAATTTTTTTATAATGATAAACAAAATTTTTTAATAAAAAAACCCCTCCTTTATGGGGAGGGGTTATATTACACTAATTTTTATCACTTAAGGCAACCCTGAGTTTATTTACATCTTCGTCCTCTTTTTTGGCATCGAAATAGTTTTTTGTAATATCATATCCAACACTATATCCTACACCCACTCCCAAGTATTTTAATCCTGTTTTACCCAAATTTGCTAATGATGTTTTTATAGATGAAGATAATGGTTTTGATGCAGCTTGTTGAGCCAAAGTTTTGACGTGAGTGTCCAAAGAACTCTTAACAAAATCGGTTCCTTTTTTTATACCCTCAATGACGGCCAACTCTACTGAATCAGTAATTTTATCACCTTTAGCTATTTTTTCAGCTAAGGCAGACATTCCTTTAACTCCTAGTTGTTTGATTGCAGGAATTCTATTTATAATAGCTAAAGCACCAGGCATCAAAGAAAATATTGCCACCAAACCTGCGGTTTTCGTGTCACCTTCTTTGTAATATAATGAGGCGTCCCCCAATCCGATTCCTGCTGATAAGAATGGACCAACGAAAGGTACAAAAGAACTTGCAAAGGCCAAAAGAGGTAAAAAGAAATGAGCATCTTTCACCATTAGTTCGCCCATCTTCATAATTGCCTCTGGTTTTTGGTAGTCATAACCACCTACAGGCCCTAAACCTATTGGTTGCTCAATGAGTAAATTATATTGACGTTCGGAAATAATATATTTCATGAAAAAAAATTATTTAGTAATAATATCCGCAATCGCGTCATCAAATTTTACAATAGCATCATCAAGATTCTGTTTGAAAATTTGAAATACCCTTTTGTTTCCCGGATCTAATTGTAAAGTTAAATCAAGATCACCTAATGATTTTCTAGCCCTCTTCAAAGCCAAATAGATATCGGCTAAATCTACAGCCTGTCCCTTCGGTGTTTGGAGTTTGTCAAGATTTCTTGCCAAGTCATCTCCAACGTATTTGAGTCTAAGGAAAGCATTAGTTGCCACATCATTACCATAGGGTAATTTTGGTTGAGGTAAGGTAGACATAATATTTTTGAAGTCTCTTAAGGCTACAACTACTTCATCTCTTACAGGAGACAAAAATCGAGTCAAAACATCTGACATTTTAAGCGTACCAAGTTTCGACAATAATCTTGCGGTACTACCCGATGCCCCTGCCTTCACCAAACGAGAAATCATTTCGTCCGCAGTTTCTGGTTTTGGAGGAGCAATCCATGGCTTTGACGTAGTACCCATGGCTTTTTTAACAAGGTTTTTACCTCCTTGAACTAAACCTTTAGCCAATCCTGTAATTGCGGGAACAATTTGTTCGTTAACGTCTCCTTCGGTGATTACATTCTCAACCAATCTTTTTTCTAATCTTTGGTTGGCTTCTTGAATATGTCTGATTTTACTATAACTTCTATTCATAACTTTGTATTTCCAATAAATATCATACGGCACAAAAAAACCCCACCTAAAAAGATGGGGTAGGATAATCAATCTCTTGGAATTCTAATCTTCTCAACTCCACGATTTTCTTTCATAAATCTAATATAATCATCAAGCAAAGATTTTACCTCTTCAAGAACACCAGCGTCTTTGGCAACAGCGAATAGATTAAAATAACGATTATTATCGTTGTGAATTTCCAAATAGTTATTGTAAAGATTGAAAGCAAATTTACCAGTTCCGAATTTCTCTCTAATTTCGGGATTTTTAATCATAATCATACTAACATCCGATTGTCTATCAATATATCCCTGAAAAGTAGATTCCCCCTTGTTGCCAGTCACACACCACTTGGTGTCAGATCCATATTTACAAGACGCTGTAAATGTCAATGGAACAACTTGTAAAAAATTTTCTGTATCCGATATAACAATTCTTTCATCTTTGGAAATCTTATATTTTGTCTCATCAATCACTCGTCTAACCAATCTTGTTAAATCTGACTCGGTTAATCTTACAACTTTTTTCATAATGTATTTTCAGTTCATTTATTGTAAAAGTTCATCAAAATCGTCCCTCATATTTTTTTGTCTTTCGATTTCGTCCAAGAAAAATTCATAAATGTAGGCATCAACCTCACCCAAATCCAATCCTGCGCAATCTGGGAATGCATCAGAATTTACGAGTTCCTCCAAATAATTGATAAATCTCTCTCGACAATCCTCAGTATTTTCAGGAGTTTCATTGTTGTTCCACACGTAAAGATCCCCACCTTCGTGGTTGACATAATTTCCATTTTCATCAAATTCAACCTCGGATTGTTCAAACATGAACTCTATGTAAGATCTAAGACATTCAAGTTCATCATCCATAAAATCTTCCGAATCTCCTGTCACCGGAACTTTAGTCATCTCAACATCAGGATTATCCAATATAAATTTTTCGTCATCAGTTAAAGATTCAATCCCCTGAGAACTAATCTTATCCAAGATAGCGTCAATCATATCTTGATTCTTCAATCTTTTTGCCTCAGTAATCATTTTCTTAACCAATGATACCAACTCAGACTCTGTTAACCTTAAAACCTTTTTCATATCAATAAATATTCAACATTCCAAAAAAGGGGTTGGGGATTAGAACGACCGAAGGGAGAAAGCGGATCCGAATACAAATAAAAATCCCCACCTAATAAGATGGGGTTGGATAATTCATATTATGTAATTATTGACATCCCCTCCATTTTTTTCTATAGAGTTGATTACTTGATAATATTTCTCATCACTCCAATCATTTTGACTATCTTGTACATATGGAATACAATCGGGTAAAGGATGTTTGATTGCTTCCAATCTCCACGGATTTAATTCAATTTGTTCGTCAGTTAAGTTTTCAAGTGTAATTACACTACAATCACCTTCCCAATTTGGTTCAGCAACTCCACCTTGGCCATCACCAGGTTTTGTAACAAATATAATATTGTTGTCAACAAGTTTTTGGATATCAAAAGTCATACGAGAATTATCCATTCCCATCATTATCTCGTGTATTCTTTTTATGTTCTCTTGTAAGTTCATAATGTTTTTTGTTTATAGATAAATAGTCAAAAAAGGGGTTGGGGATTGGAACGACCGAAGGGAGAAGACGGATTAGGATGGATGGGCAACCCAGCTCTTTCCTTTTATTTCAGGAATCTTTCCTTGCTCATATAATTTCATCAAGGCAATAAGACGATTCCATCCTTCGTTCCATTTATACATGCCATCAACCATTTCAACAACAAAAGGTTCATTGTCAGTCAAGGTTTCAACACCATCTTTTAATGCCCTTCTCATCTGAACTTCAATACGTTCCTTACCACCTTCAACGGATTCTTTGTAAGGAATGAATTTCATTGTTTCAGGATGAATTTGGTCAGGGGTAACAGAAATTGTTTCCAAACTTATTTTGGAAAACTTATTTTTGTATCTGTCAACCCTCTCTTCCATTGTGACAAATTCATCAGGACCAACTTGCATATTTTTTGGATCCAAATCTATAAAATAATGACTAGGATTATCCTTATTTGGGGGAAGAAGAGGAAACATCATTTCTTTAATTGCCTCCACAGGAAAATCACTTTCTCCCGCAATACAAGAAAATATTTTTGAAAGTTCGTCCCTACCATATTTCTTCCCTGGCTCATAGTCAGATGGATAACAATCCGTTTCTTCTTCAGGTTGAATGTCCTCATCCTCTTTTAGAATCCCCATCAACTCTTTAAGTCGATATATGTTTTCGTTTAAGTTCATATTCATAAATATCAATTATTCAAAAAAAGGGGTTGGGGATTGGAACGACCGAAGGGAGAAAACGAATCGACAGGTTAATTACAAATAAAGAAGTTCTTTAATACGGATGATTTCTTCTTGCAATTTTTCATCAACCAATGATACGTTGCCTATCACTTGTGTATCTTCAGGAAAATCCAACATAAGTTCAGGAATGTGTCCATCTCCGATGAATGCAACTCCTCCGTTCATCAATTTATTCTTTAGATTCTCTCTCCTTAATTTAGTTCCTTGTTTGGCATAATGAGATAAACTCCCCTCGGGTCCACCAGTTTTTACATCATAATTATCCCACATCAAACTCTCACCTTTTTTCAAAAAGTTAATTATATTTTCGGGTGTTGGTTCGGCAGATAATTCTTCTTCTGAGAAATTATTATCCAATAAAGTTTCGAAATCCGCGATGTTAGAGACAGATAAACTATTTTGTGTTGCAATTCCTTGATTGGCAGCATTTACAATCACATCTTTGACAGTATCTCCTTGTACACCAAGCAATTTATTCAATGTTTCTTTGTTTGCCTCAATATTCGAAAACATTACATAACCATTATAGAACCCCAAATCCAAATCATCGAATGTTCCGTTATTTTTTGCAGATATACCCAATGAGTTTAGGAAACTTCTTTCTCTCCCTTCACCACCTCCACAGTTGTCTTCTCCACAACCTTCGAAATAAAACCCATTCCCACCCGATTTTTTGATATATTCTATTAATTCGGGATTTGAAATGGTACCAACTGAAGGAGCATTATGGTCTGAAGGTATTACCACACCATTTCCTAGTCTTATAATTTCAGTATAACTCATTGTATTATATTTTTACAACAATAAATATCTATCATCAAAAAAAGGGGTTGGGGATTAGAACGACCGAAGGGAGAACGGGGCGGTATTCGAATATCCCCACCTATTAATTAACAAACATTTTCCCCAACTCTTCACCAAGTCCCTCCACCACAATGGGTTCACCGAACTTAACCTCATGGGAGATGTACTCATAGAGAGAATGCTCATTGCTCTGAGCCTCCACCATCTTGATAAGAGCATTTTTCAAATCCTCCTTATAAGCATACATCACCAAATCGGAATCAACAGGAAATGAAAAATCCACCCCACCCTTCGGCTTCCAATAAGGAATATTGGAACCAGAATAATTCTCGTAGTATTGAGCGGAAACTAAAATAGAAATCATCATATCGTATAGAGGTTATCGTTGAAGTACAAAGATACAATAATTTTCATACCACACAAAATATTTTCAAAAAAAAGGGCTGGGGATTTCCACGAACGAAGTGAGAACGGACGGGGCGGTATACAAATAACTCACTTTACCAAATGAGGATATTTCTCCATCATTTTATTCACCTTTGTAATTGTATTAATACAAACCCCCAACTCTTCAGATATCCTATTATGCCTCCATCCCAACTTTTTTAATTCAACAATTTTCTTAATCTTTACTTTTTCAAAAAATAATTCAGGACTTTCACTTGTACCAACTTTTCTACCTGTATAAATTCCAAGTTCCTTTGCCCTTTTTATTCCCTTCATTCTCATCTCCTTAGAGTCTCTATTTATCACCAATTCCACAATCCCCAATAGATACTGCTGAATATAAAACGGTATAAACTTACACCTATATCCCTTCGAAATATTTTCCTTTAATGGAAGAAATTGAATATTTCTCAAATCTGCAATATACTCAGGGGGTACGTTCAATCTATATCCAAATGAAACAGGAAACTTGTGGTCTATCGTCATTCCCTCAGGAACAATAATTCCTTTATAATTCAAATTTTGATTAGTATACCAATCAACCTTTCTTCTATAACTATTCATTGAAATTTCCATAACTAAAAAATAAACAATACCACAAATTTTGTAAAATTTTTCCAAAAATTTTTTTTAACGTTGAAGGAGTATTTCCAAATAGGGGGTCAATGTTTAGAAAATAAAAAACCCCTCTGTTGGGAGGGGTTAATATTAGTTCAACTTCTTTATGTATTGACCAACACCTGTACTCATGAATCCATTTTTCCTCAACTTACTTTTAATCCTAAGACCTGTATCCTTATCAAACCCATTCCATCCAAAATAACTTGGACTTTCCACATCCACCACAACATAACCCCCAATATATTTTACAGTCACACATTCAGAGTCCATATACTGTTTCAAATCATCAAGAATATCAATATCTCGGACTTCTTTAATCACCCCTCGTATAATCTTAATCAATTCAGATTCCGTAAGTCTTACAATTTTTTTCATATTAATAAATACCCAAAAAAGGTCATTTTTTTCCCAAAAATTATTTTGCATAACATAGGGGATTATCCCCCCAAAACTGACATTCTGACAGGAGGGAAGGGGGGATACGGGGGGTAGGGGCCCCATATGGGGGGGTGGACCCCATGCCAGAGGGGAGGTATTAGATATATTTATTTATCCCCCACCCCCTATGAGTTATCCACAACTTATCAATGTGGATAACTTGTGGAGGTAAACAGAATAATATATTGTGGATAAGTGGTATGACAGGCAGTCAGGAATAAAAACCACGTAGGGGTAACCAAAGAATGTTCTGTATACACAGTACAATTATATCTTGGAATCGTACGCACTACTTAACATAATCTAGATTATATAACATACTTCTATAACTCCCCCAACCTTTTATTGTATTATGTGGGGAATGTTTAGACACACCTTAAAAGTTTAGATAGTCATGAAAGGTTGTTGACCTTCCTTACGATTGATGTGCCATGTCCCCACTTCAAGATTACGTCCCCTAATCTTAAACTCATCAGGAATGGCGGGGTTCTCAGTAACATCTTTGATTACAGACCTTATCCCATCACGGACTGACTTGTACTGTTCATACTCCATATCGTTAATAAGGTTGGGGTAAGACCAATCCAAATACTTCCCCTCATCAATCAACTCCTGAATCCATTCCTTCGTCTCAAAACCATAAGCCTCAGAAAACTCAGTGGGGTCGAACTCAAAGTTCAAAAAAATTGTTGTATAGAGATCCAAGTCCTCCTGTCTGACAAACACATCCTTAATCCATGGGTACTTCTTTTTTAATGCTCTCTTAATCAACTTGAAAACATATACGTTATAAATTTGTTCAGGTGTAATCTTCCCCATGGTAATACTGTTTATTATAAATACTCAGTCTTTATCATCTTTTGACATACCTCCACAATATCCTTGGGGAATATCTCATAGTCAGACACTTCGTACAACTTCTCAATCTTGGCATCAACACAAACCCAAGCATCCATACTTAATGGTTTATTCGTAAACCCCCTCTTCGCTTTCTCAAAATACAGAGAACCAACCTCTTCCTCTTTGAAGGAGATAATAAACCGTATTCTCCCCTCCTCTATCTTGTCCATCTTATAAATAAAATCTGTCATGTGGATAAGTATACATTCGGAACATATAAAAATAAAGTTATCCACACACTGACATTATGTCTGGCGGGGTCGTCATGTGGAAAACTTTTTCCATTGTGGATAACTATTATGACCAAAAAACTTGATTTTGTCAAAATGTCAGGGGAGCGTTACATGGGGGATAATCCCTTTGGGGATATTCGGTTCCCCCACTCTCTACCACATTCCCCCACCATGAGTAGTGAATTTATGGCTGGTTATAGTGTAATGACCACTTTTTCCCCCCTGACGATAGCAGGAAGACCATTTTTTTACTATGTCTGTTTTCTAGCAAAAAAAGGATTAGTAAGTGAGACCCCGCGTGTAACGAACGTAGTGAGTGTTTTAATCCCCCTTCAACGAATCACCATGGTTATATAGACCATATGAGATGACCATTACATTCCCCTTCAAGGGACATATCGTGGATGGTGGTAAGAAGTGGGAGTAAGTATATGACATGGTATTATGAACCGAAGGTATTATCTTATATGTCATCTCACTATAGAACTGTATGTGAAATAATATATGTTAATTCGGAAATTCCCCGAATGGGGATGGTTTATTTAACATCTCACCTTCACACTATACACCATCTCGTTTGATGTCCCCTCATTTAGCGGGGATTAGTTTGGCGGGGATTATACAACAAGAGAGAGAATAAGGGACAATCCACGGAACAAAGTGTAGTGGATAATGTCTGTCCCGAAATGAACGAACTTGGTGGATAATCATCACAATTATTTAATATGGTGTGAGTTTCTTTATTCTATTTATTGCTATGATAAAAGACTTACTAACAATCGTTATACCCTGTAAGAATGAAATGGAGTTAATTGATTTGACTCTGAGTTTAATTAACAAACAAGAGGGCATATCAGGTACAAGAGTTATTATTGCTGATTCCTCTGATGATTCGACAAGGGACATTATATTATCAGGAGGACATGATAATTTGAACATTACTATTATTGATGGTGGTTATCCGAGCGTAGCAAGAAACAAGGGTTCTGAGTTATGTACAACCCCCTATATATTATTCTTGGATGCTGATATATTCTTGATTGATAATACCACCATTAAGAAGTGTATGGATATTATACAGAAACAGTCATTGGAGTTATTAACCTGTAAGTTTAGATGTGAAGGCAGGTATTCATTTGTCTTCCCCATCTTTGAATTCTTTAGAGATTTATCTGTTAGATATTCCCCATGTGCGATTGGTGGTTTTATGTTGTTTGAATATGATACCTTTATTAGAGTTGGAGGATTTGATGATGAAGATAAGTTTGCTGAGGATTTTCATCTTAGTAGTAAAATCTCCCCTAAGTTATTTAAGGTGGTGAATAAGAAGATATATACTACGGATAGAAGATTTAAGAAGAAAGGATTATTTTATATGGTTAAAGTTGCCATTCTATCCATAATGAATAAGAACAACCCCGCGTTTTTTAAGTATGACCACAACTACTGGCTATAAGGTCGTGATAATGTCCGACCTCCACTTGGGAATGAAAGACTCTTCCCCTAAAAAGATATTGGAATTCTTGGATTCCATTCATACCGACCTGCTAATCCTTAATGGAGATATCATCGATATGGACGCCCTTAAACGTGGAAGCAAATGGAAAAATAAACATACAAAAGTTATTATGAAACTTCTTGATATGTCCCGTGATACTGATATCATATATCTTCGTGGAAACCATGACTCAGACTTGGAAGATGTTTATGGATATAAATTTGGAAACATAAAGTTTATGGATGAATACATCTATAATCATGAAGATAAAAAGATGTTGATATTTCATGGTGATAAAATTGATGTCACCGTCAAATATAAATTTCTTAGTCAGATCGGATCCATCGGTTATGACGTTGCCCTTCGACTGAACACTTTATATAATGAATATCGAATGAGAACTGGCAAACCATATTACTCCATATCCAAATGGATTAAAAAAAATGTGAAGAATGCAATCTCCTTCGTTAACGACTTTGAAATAAATGCTTGTGAATACGCCAAATCCAAGAAATGTGATTCCGTCATATGTGGACATATTCATATCCCCGTGATTAAAAAAATTGATGAAATCGATTACTACAACTCAGGTGATTGGGTTGAAAACTTCTCCTGTCTTGTGTTGACTTCAGAAAATGAATGGAAATTAATTGAAAGGTAATCCGAAAAGTATTACCTTTGGGACTATGAAGAATACCCTGAAACTTAAGAGATTAATGATGTCGTACTTAAACACCACGTACCCTGAGATTTACCTATTGAAGTTGGATTTCTTGGGGGATATCGTACAGACCTTTGATGAAAGTAAACAAAAGGGATGGTTCGACGAAAATGGAGTGAATAGTAGTCCTGATAGTTGGTGGGTCATGAGAAAGAAAATCATCTCGAGATTGGAGTTGATGTTCTCTGTGGATTATGTCACCGCTGACAGCGTATTGAATGATTGGGTGAACTGTAGACCTAAATATGAGTATGTCAGAAACTCTATGAACGAGCAAGTCCTTGTCCGTGTGATGGAGGAATGTCATACGACATTATAACTGTCATTTGCCGGGATTGATTATCCCCCAACCCCCTTTTTTATTTTAATGATATTTATTACTATGAAGTATATTATATCTGAGCACAGATTCGAAAGATTTATAATAAAGTACTTAAACACTTTGGACTTTATTGATGATAACCATAGTGAAGATGGCTTTGATGTGATGTATAACGGTAGTGAAGCGATGGCTTACCGAAGTCGTCATAAAAAATTATACATTAGCACTGACTTAATTAAAGATATGAAATCCCTTTTTAATTTGAGTCAAAAAGAAGTCATGGACTATATAAGAACGTGGTTTCGTAATGAATATGATGTGGAAGTAAATACCTTATGGTTTTTATTTCCTGATGAACCATTTACCTATTAAATCTGTCATATGCCGGGATTGAATTTACCCCCTACCCCCTTTGATGTTGAAAAAACTTTACGTAGAGTTGTTGACAAAATCATCTTACCCAAGTTCCCCGAGGTTAAGACTTATGTTATCACACCAACTGAAGTTGATTGGCCAGGAAAGGTAACTGAATATTATCATCTATATTACGGTATTACCGCAGATATCTCGATTGAACGTGCCAGAGAATTATATGAGGACTCTTATAGATTGTTTAACATGTTGGGTTTCGATAACGCCAAACTAAATGTATCCACGAAACGGGTGATGGATGGAATGTCTATCTGATTAATTAACCTATATTAGAATATGAAATACATTATCTCCGAGAGTCGACTTGATAACATCATGAAAAAGTATTTGGACTCTTTCTTATTGGGTAAGAATGTAGTCGATAATAAAAGGGTTATTGCAGTGTATAGTGATGAGGAGGATTATTTACAATATTTCCCGAGAAAAAAAGAACTATTTATATTGGATGAATTCTTGGATGAGTTCGAGGCTATGTTTGGTCTTACTCGAAAAGAATCAATTAGATTCATTATGGATTGGTTCGAAAATGAATTTCATGTGAAAGTTCAGATGGCTGGATAATTGGTTTCTACCCAACATATTTTTTGGCGCCACGTGTATATAAAGACACAAACTTCTCCAACAATTCCTTATCACTATTGATTAAATTACGAAGTCCGTCTTCTAATTCTTCCATTTGTCGAACGTGGATATCAGCATAATCCGTAGGTATTACACTTATAATCCCCGAGTATATTGCTCTATCTAAGTATGTTTGAAAGTCAGGCATAAATGATGGCATGTACCAATCTGCCGCTAGAATAACTGCGTTGATAAGTTCGGGCATTCTTCTCTTGAGATATGGATCTACGGAGCCTTCATTAATCCCCATCACTTCTTTAATTCTATCTATATCTTCTTGTAAGTTCATATTAAATCGAGTTTGCTTATGTAAATTTGTTGAAGTTTTTGGAATAGTTCTCTGTCTCTATTGATTATTCTCCATAAAATAATTTCGAGTTCCTTTAATTCATCGTGAGTCAAATCATAAGTTGCTATTACGTCTCTAATTGAACCAAATATTGCCCTGTCTACAAAATTCAGAAAATCGTGATCAGAATATTCTCTGTCACTCCTAACATATATTGCGTCAGCAATATCAACAATTGCCTCCACAAACGCAGGAATTCTTCTTCTTAAATATGGATTAAGAAAACCTTCAGTGATCCCCATCACCTCTTTGATCCTATCTATATCTTCTAATAAATTCATTTGGCTATATGTTGGAGATATAGTGATCGTAAATCTCATCGTATATTGAATGTTTCTTTATTAACTCCAATATCATCGGCTCTAACTCCTCACGAATCTTTAACTGTTCCTCGTATTCCCCTCCTATTTCATCGTGAACAAAATCTCTTGTTGCTGAGAATACAACCCTCTTTAGAAAATCATTAAAGTTATCGTATGCTCTTGGCGATAACCAATCATATGAAGCCTCAACATAATCAATTAAAGCATCCATTCTTCTTTTGACACGATTAATTTCTTTGGATTCATTCAATCCGTTCACTTTTTCAAAGGAAGTTTCATTAGGGTCACCCCAACCACCTTCTGAGAAAAAGTAATTATGAATCTCGTCATACATTTCTTTATTGGTATTTATGTAGTTCAACATTTTTGGTTCGAAGTCATCCATCATCTTTGACATATCATCAAAATCTTCGGAATCAAAAAAATCCATGGCAATATGCCTAGTTGTGTCATGTACAACTCTCCTTAAAAAATGGTCAAAGTTGTCGAATCTACTAGCAGCTAAATCACTATATTGAGAACGTATGTCATTATTTAACCTACCTAATCTTCTTTTGATAGGAAGTGCGTAATCGGATTCATCGATTCTTGAAGTAACCCTATAATTTATGTAATTACGTTTGATTCTTTTGAATAACCTCTCATCATTACGTAATATTCTAAGAGCAATTGGAAGTAACTCATCTATTTCTTCACTGGTCACAAGAATATCATTATGACCGAAGAAACTGTCTATTGCATGCATCAAAATCTCCTCGACATATTCTTCAAAACTATCACTATCAGTTTCCTCTACATCAATCCACTCGAAAGAATTAATAATATCATCTATAAATTCCTCCTGTCTTCGTATAAAAAAAGTGTTGCGGTTTTCGTTAATACCCATCACTTCTTTAATCCGATTTATGTCTTCCTGTAGATTCATGTTAATAAATATCTGTGTAATGAAAAACCCCCACCTTTTGGGTGAGGGTCTTAATTAAAATACTCTTAGAAAATGTCCCAAGAGACCCGTTACTCCAATCATGATTGGAATGTAGGTTTTTGCTCCACCCATAAGTGATAGATGTATTACTGTTGCAGCACTCATGAATGATGCGATTAGAATTGCTCCGAACAATGATGTTGCAGGAATCAATAGTAATACAACTCCTAATAGTTCACCTAATCCTGTAACAACTCTATACTTATCTAACTTCATGTACGCGAAATTACCCACCATTTCTTTAGTTCCGATTAGTTTTTCGATAGCGCCTTTTCCCAAAAATAGTGCTGTTACCACGGATAGTGCCCATCCGATAATTGATAAAATTTCCATAGTTTTTATTTTTTATATAATTGTGTTAATCTTTCTAATTCTTGTTCATCCAATTCTTGTTCATCGTCTAAAAAAAATTCGATGTCATCAGTGTAAACCTTTTCATCGTCGTGGTGGTAAATGTCATCGCATCCACCATCAGCACATGAATCGATAAGATCACGTGCCTCGTCTTCATCTTCTGCTAATACACTATACGTCCAAGCGGTAACAAGTGTTCTTTCACCAATAAATGTAAATTTTTTCTTTGCCATAAATTTTTTATTTAACTTTAATAATTTATTTTGGGATTGTCAAATAGAGACAATACCTATTTTCCCCTTAAGAAAAATAATACTATTGCTCCTATAATTAGGTATGTCATAAAGTTTGGAATATTGGTCATACCCCAAACAATGATGAATCCTACAATCAAAACATTAATAAGTCGTAACATGAGTTATTTTTTTTAGGTGTGTACCAAATATAAAAAAAATATTTGAATAAAAAAACTTTTGTCCTTATATCAAATTAGAAGGTATAGTAAATTTCTTGTAAAGAATCTCCGCAAATCTTTTATGCCCCGCAAATGAAAAATGATAATCGAAAATACCACTATCTTGCCAAATAGTCTGCATACTTAAAACAATAGGATCCTGTATTTGAAATGTAATGGTTTGACATTTCTTTTTATTTAACTCTTTGATAATAAAATTGAAACGCTTTTCCCACCTGTCTTTCCACAATGGACTTTCTGAAAAAAAATATTGATAGTCAATTATTGTATTCCAAAGTTTTTCCTCACTAATATGGTTTTTCAAAAAATTTCTTAAATTTTTCTCTCCTCTGTCTTCAAACATTGATATAATGCTAATCCATGATTGGTACATTGGTATATCCATTCTAGCCCAACTTGTCATACCAATTATGACCTTATCATTTTCTTTTATTTGTTCGAAATTATCAAGGACCCAATCAAATATTTTGTCGTTGCTGGCCCCCGATTGAGATACATTTTTAATATCTTCGTTCAACCATTCACCAAGCCATTCAATCCAAACCTTGTCTCCTTCTTTTTTGTGTTTGATATAATATTCATGTATTGGATAATCTGTGTGTCCGAATCCCCAACCTGGTCTACAGCCATGTCCCCATGTGAAACTATCTCCAAATCCCCATATCATGTTAAATAACTCCTTTGTCAACCATTTCCTCCATCACAGCAAGTTGTTCAGGACTAGGAGGTTCTAACCATGAAATGGCTGTGTCAAAAACCCAATTCAATTCAGGTGTTAATAAATTTCTCTCTTTTAATATAGATTTTACGTATGACAATCCTTGTTTCAATTTTTCAACTTGTTTTACTAAAACGTCAACACTCAAGGTTTTTGTCATTTTCAACAAGAGCAACCACCAAGAATAATTCCAACCTGTTTTGCCAAACAAAATTCGATATTTAATTATTCCTTTACTTATTGCCCACCTTTGAATTTCGTCTGGAGTTAATTTCAATACATTTTTAATCCCTTCCTTAATTCCTGCGGATGCCACGTTTCCTCCAACTGGAACAAATCCCAGTGCTGCGGTCGCCAACCCTAAAAGAATAAACTCGGTCCTTTCGAGACCTGATGTCATGGCGGCTCTTGCAAAATAAGATATAGCATGAATTTCATCTATTGCAAATGACACTACATTACCCACACCTGGTACAACATCTATTGCCGCGGAAACGGTATCAATCATAAAATCAGGGTTAATAGGGGTTTTTGAATCGATTGCTCCTTTGGATTGTCCGAAATTTTTAGGTGGTGCAGATTTTGGAGCAAGTGTTTTTCCTTTCAATTCAAGAGATGTTTGCTCCATAACCTCTTTGATTCTATGTATATCCTCTTGTAAGTTCATCTTATTTCTTTTTCTTAACACAGTTCGGATATCTTTTACCAAACATGGTTTTCATTCCTTTTTGAGTATATCCTTTCCAACATCTTTCGGTAATTTCACCTTCAGATAGGTCTTCTGTGTCCTCACAATCACTAACAAATCTTGATTGCAATAAAGGTGGAATTTCAAAATAATTATTAATGAGCAAATATATCTCATTCATGATATCTTGATGAAAATAGTGAGTAAGAATGTTGTCACCAGTTTTGAAAACAACTGAAACCCAATATCTTGGATATGTTTTCTCAATCCCATATCCCTTAACAACGATTTTACAAATGTCATCAGGATATTTGGATACAATAGTATTATCCAATAACCTTTGAATGTATTTGGTCAAATCTTTCTTTGTTTCTTCTTTTAATATTTTTCTGATAAGGTCTCTCATTGTATATAAATACAAAGAAATTAAAATAACTTTGATAAAATTCTACGTGTGAATTCTTCAGTTTTTGTAAGCCCTCTAACTGTCCACAATTCCTTATCAATTAACCTTTCAAATTTTTTATATAAAGAATTTCTTAAAAACAAAAAATCCCAATGGTCAACAACAAACCTTTTAACATAAGTTTTATTTGGTAACCTGAAAGAAAACGCTAATAATGAACTCTCATGTAATTTATTAAGGACTGTGAAAACTCTGAAGTTGAATGCAGAAGAATCTCCATAATATCCAATAGTGAATAAACTAACTTTGAAACTGACTCTATGTAGTTTCCATGAAACTTTTTCTAAAAACTTATTTATACCCATATTAAAAAAATAATAAAAAGTTGTACGATAATAAAGAAATTGGAATAGTTTTTCCAATCTTATTTTTTGTTATATTTCTTAATATGACAACAATCGAAAAACATATCGTGAAATATATTGATGATAAATTTGGTTTCCCTTATCTACATTATAGCCGAGAGGAACAAACTTGGGTAAATGAATTTTTTTTATTCGACATCAAAACAAAGACAATGTATATTTCAGATTTGGTTAAGTTTGATTTGAATAAAAAATATGGTAAAGGTTATATTGATAATGTACTTTTGACTGTGGTTAATTATTGGTTCAAAAAAACATATAAACTTGAAGTAAAGGAAGTTGAATAACTATTTACTGATATGAGTTACTTAGTTGCAAACATCCCGCCCGTAGAGGTTTTTATAGATAAAAAGTTTTTATACGATTTTCAAAAAGATGAATCAGGAAATTACTTAGGTGATGGAGAGTGGGAAAAAGGACATTGGGTCAGCGTAAAATCTATTCCAAATCGAGCCTTGTTATTCGAAACTTATGTTGATAAGTTTGGTGCGGTTTACGACAAATTACCAATTCACGCATTTCGTTGGAAGGAACCACAACCAACAGATAAAGTGTTTCCATTGGACTTCTTGCAACTTTGGGATTGCCTGTCATACAACATATCTGTAATTGAGAAACGTGTCCTGAGAGGTGTTAAAACCTATACTACGATGAAGGACCAAAGTATTGTTGAAGGTGAATATTTGTTCACAATAGATACGACTCACTCGGATCCAAATGAAATAGATTGTGGATGGAGCGAAACTCCTAATGAACACAAATGTTACAATATATCTAAATTAGAAAATGGACAGATATGTGCTCAACCTAATAACCGAACAAGATGGTATCAACCGAGCAGAACTTCGGACATAACACAAATTCCTTATTTCAGATATTCAACAAAAATTTGGAAATCAGAGGACTATAGTAAATGGCGTCCTTCAGATGAAAATTGGGACTACACTCCTTAATGACTATTGTAGTTCACCAATCAAAACCATAGGAGTCATTCCTAATGCCGCCGCAGTTGAAAGTCTTGTATTACCAGCAACCAAGTAATATCTATCACCAAACTTAAGTATCATCGGTCTATGGTAATCTCCTCCTAATAGTGCTTTAGCTAATTTTGTTGGATTGGTTTTGTTGAATTCTTTGGCGATTTTCCTTACCTTGTCCATTTCACCCACCTTGATTTGGTTGGAATGTGTGTTTTCTAATTTTCTCCACACTTCAAAAGGAATTTCAATTTCAACACCGTTTCTGAATGCTCTCACAACATCTTTAACTGATGTATCGACTCCATAGTTTCTCGATAAATCCTCCACCGTTCTTTCGATTTCTTCTATTTCATCATCGATGGGGTCTTTTTTTCTCCGAAGAGAAACGACTTTTTTATCTTCATAAAGCCTCTCTTTGAATTCAGGATTTTGTTTGTCGAACTTCTTAATAAAAATACCTGAGAGAACGTTACTCATGTTCTCCTCAGGTCCTCCGATGTCTTGTATTTTTTCTTTTTCGTCAACACCCATTTCTTGAGTCTGATACTCATGAACCCATTCATGTGATAAAGTTCTTAAGATGTCAATTAACATTCTACCTTTAGATAAAATGACAATCTTACTATTTGGCATTCTCACACCTGTAGTGACAGTTTGATTTCGATCATCTACAAATTTTACCTCTACATCTGAAGACAACGGAAGCTGGCTTTGTAAAAATTTGATAAAGGAGGAAATAACCTCCATTTGTTCCTTACTAACTCCTGATTTTGCGACTTTGATACAAACTTTCATCAGGTATAAATATTATGAAATATTGTTATTTTATTTGACGGTTACTTTTCGTTTTTTACTTTCAATCCTTTTACACTCTTTTGAAATAACTTTGACCAACTCTCCCATTGGATTATTTGCTAAAAAAAACCTCATTCTTGTGTCTGATTCTAATGTTCTTAAGTTCATATTTTTGTTATTATTTACTAATTTAATAAATAGTCGCATTTCACCAAATATTATTTGGTGTGATGTGATTTGTCAATCGTCTTAATACACTTTTTCATCGCCTCGAACTGACCCCAAGTCAACATGAATCGAGTTGGTCCACTCAAATCTTCAATGTGAATATCATATCCTTCTCCGTTGGTCCATTCAGTGACTTCCAAAAAGTCACCTTTACCTTTCCTGTCTCCCAAAGACCCAACACAGTAATCTTCTAAATGAACAAATGCGGATTTTCGCATTTCGATTTTTATTTCTTTTTTCATAATATTATATTTGGTCTACATCATATGCTTTAGGTGAGGGTAAACCACTGTACTCACAGTAAAGTTCTTCACGTTGTTTTTCGAGTTCGTCTTTAATTTCTTCAGGAAAATACATTCCATCGGACTCCATATCAGAAATGGTCCTGTCGATAGTTTTTAATAAATTCTTTTTTTCTTTTACGGACAATTTATCATCGTTGAATAAATTTTCCAAGAGATTATAAAGTGCGTCTCTACCGAATACAGGTTTTTTATACTGATACGGTTCCTTCTCCATTTTGGAGATTTCTTTAATAGATGCGATGATGAAAACCAAAAATGCTATCATCACAAATATTGACAAAATTAAAATCCCTATGTTATCCATTTCTTTTTTTCAAGTTAAAAATCATTACGAATCCTAAAATGGTAGGACACCATAGCCCGATAAAGATGGCTTTGAGGGGTTCATTCAAGAACACAAAGTAGTATTCCGATATCATGATGAGAATTAACACCAATACCAATAGTGCCAACTCTGATTTTTTGAATTTGTTCATATCTTTTTTTTAGTGAGTTTCAACCCCTAAAAGTAAAGAAAAAAATCTATTAAAAAAAATAAGTGGTTAAAATTAACCACTTATTTTTTCTGCCAACTTCCTTCTGAAATGATTGTTGGTTTATCGTTCCTATCAATCATAATCCATTCAGATTTCACAAGTCCGAATGGTTCGAAACAATCCATGACTTGTTCCAATGTAAAACACTTACAACTGTAAATGTCAAACTGTATCATGGGTAACTCCAAATTGTCCCAAATGTGAATGGAAGCATGAGAAGTCGCCAACGTCACGGTTCCCGTTAATCCTTCATTACCTGGATCTGAAACATATACACTTGTAGGTCCTGCCACAACTTTCATCCCCACCGTTTCAACCAAGTTTATAAACCATTTGTTTAATTCCTCCTCCTGTTTTGGAGGATTAGTTGCCCAACATTTAACAAGTAAGTGTTGGTGATAAGGATTGAATTTCTTCATCTATAATATATGTATTTTTTTACATATATATCAGGAATTCAAGAAAAATTAAAATTTGAATCCTGTAACTCTTTCATATAGTTTTTCACCATTGGAGAGTGTATCAATTCCAAAACTTGGATATACGGATTTATAATAGTTATGTATCTTTCTAATCCATTCCTCACCATAGTTTTTGTGAATATAACCTATACAAATACATTGTAATATTTCGTCCCACTTTCTGTATGTTAGATGTTGAACCCCAAAGAAATCAAAGTCAAACAGTTTAACCAAATCCTGCTCTGTATTAACTATAATTTCCCTTTCATTTCGATTATCATGAGAAGATGACATCAAACTATGATACTGCCCATAACCTTTGGGTGTTGTAACAATGAACTTGAAAGGGAATTGGTAATTACTATTTGTAATCCCCATATACTCCTGTTCGAGCATCAGGAATTCTTTATGTGATAAGAATGTACTTTTATTTTTAACTTGTTCTCTATACCTTTCATTAATTTCCATCAGATTCAAATGAATCATCAATTGCTCAATATAACATTCACCACCCGCTCCATCAATAAATTTTCTATTTCTGTTGTAATGGTCAATTGATTTTTTTGCAGCCAAGTTCATGGACTCATAATCTTTGGCATAAATAACAGACATATTAGGAATTTCTGAAACTCTGAAATTATCTTTTATAAAATCGCTATGTTGTTCCTGTAATACATAAAAAGGGCCAGCATAAGTTTTAACAAGATTAGGAAAATCGTTTTCATTCAAACCTTCAGGCCCTACGTCACTTGGACTTGAAAATATAAATTCTCTCCCCGAATCTTGGAAGTGGAAATTTTTATATAGAATTGTATCGGTATCAATATGTAAAAACTCTTCTTTTATATTTTCAAATACCTTCAGTTTGTAATAACTATACATCTTACTTTTCTCCTTATTTAATAAAGAGGTATTAATATAGTCATAAGGCAATCCAATATCCTTTAATTGTTTTTTTGTTGGAGTGTTTGTATAAATTGAAATGTTCCCGTAGTTCTTCTTTGCCTCAAGAACACTCAATAGTTGTGGATACATTTCTTCTTTCCAAATAATTGCGGATTCTCTTGGTATGTACGTATGATAGACGTTCAACATTCTAATAATGATTAATCACAATTATCAGGGTGAGGACAAGCTTGGCCAGCGCCTTCAATGTATCCATATCTTTGATGGATATTTGTGGTTTTGAGGTATGGAGTTACCTTTCCACACACAACACAAGTATCGTAGTCATCAGGACGATGTATTGCGGTCACCAGTCCATCTTCATTAATAGTTAAACCAACATGTTCATCATCAATTCGAGGTCCTTCTAAGTCCCTCTTTGCTTGCCAAAATCTATCATGGACTTTTTTACCCATATCATAATAGTTTGATGTTGATAAAATCTCTTCTTCAGTGAAAGTAATTTTGATTGACATAATATGTTTTTTATATTCAAAACATAATTAGGTAAAAAGAAAAAATAAATGTATTTATCAATATGATTAACATAAAAACATTATCAATATGATTAACATAAAAACATTATCAGAAAAGTTAAAATATTTAATCGGAGAAGAATCTAATAGACAATTTGAAATATTTGATTTGGATGTGGATTTTTATGACGGAAATAGTGGTTATCAATTATTCATTAAGTTTGATTACTTTGGGGGATTCGATTCTCAGATGCCCGGCTTTACAACGGATATATCTAAAATGATAGAAAAAATAGAAAAAATTGTATCCAAAGTTACAATCACACCTGAAAGAAAATTATCTTTGTCTCAGGAAGTTAATGTCGAATCTTTTATCGATCAAATTGATTATAAGATTGAAGATAGACATATTTTTACTATTTCTTTTTTAGTTCACTACCCTGACAAAAATTAAATTATGGATGAGAAAATAAAAAAAACTGCCACCAAACTTCAAGGTTTAGTAAAACATTACGATAACCCTAGTGAAGTTTATTACGATGTTAGAAAGATTGCCGAAACACAAAGTGATTACTTCCAATACTTAGGTCCTGACAATATAATCAAATTAACATTATACATCTATTCACTCAAGAAAACTGGAGATTTGAAAATGGGTGAAAAAATGATTAACAATTTATCTTTTGTACAACTTTTAACAACTGACAACGAACCCACAATAAAAGAGTGCGAATCATGTGAAGGAAGTGGTACGGAAAGATGTGAAAGATGTAAAGGTTCTGGTATGATAGAATGTCCAACATGTGATGGTGATGGTGAAGTATCTTGTGAATGGTGCGACGACTATGAATATGAGGAATGTGAGGAATGTAATGGAAGTGAAACTATGAATTGTAATAGTTGTGAAGGTAGCGGCGACGTATATTGTCCTTCATGTAATAGGGATGGTGAAACAGTTTGTGAAACATGTGGAGGTGAAGGTGAAGTCACAAGTGAAGACGAAGTATCCTATGAGACTTATTTTATTGCAACTTGGAACAAACAGATTCAAGATCTTTGTGAATTACGTGTTGAGACATTAGAACCAATTATGTCTTTGACGCAGTTTCTCAAGTTAAACGACGATTATTTGGAGTTGATTAGGTGGAACGGATCGTCTAATCTCAATGTAGATAAAGACCAAATGTATTGTACTGATTACTCTAACGAGCCAGAAATCTACCTACAAAAAAATATGCTCATCAGACCAAGACACATTCGAGATTCAGATTATTTGAAATAGAAAAAGGAGACCGAAGTCTCCTTTATAGGGCTGTACAGGTTTTGTACAACTTCCACCACCAAGTTTTATCGGACTTGGAAACCGTTGTTTCTGAAAATAGAGTTAGCCAATTCCTCCAATTTTTCAGCGTTCATATAACCAATCACATCTTCACCAATTTCAGGGAAGAAATACATAGTGACAAAATTTCTATCTTTAGTATCCAAGATTGCAACTTCAAAAGTTTCATCAAAATCACCATATAATCCTTTTGCCCCACCAACAATAGACAATTCATATTTACGGTTGAAGATGTTTGTCATTCTCCCACCTTTCCCGATTGGATGAGGTTTTGACCAATTTTTTATGTCTTTAATTCTAATCATTTTGATACCTCCGCTTCGATTTTAGATTTATTAATAAGATGTTCCGCTAATGTATAAGTATCCACATTTGTGGTTATGATGGATTCAACCAAATGTTTATAAGGAACGTGAACGAAGAAATCCACTCCATTAAAAAACGTCAAATCGTTTTTCAATTCAATACTTCCCTGAATCATCTTAAGAAAAAGCTTGAATTGAGTTCCATTTACAAATGTCTCATTCAGAAGAGTTCCGAACTTTTCGTGTTGAATCTTGATGTTGTGGGATGTCATGTTCATATCTTCGTCGTTTGTTTTACAAATATAGTAAACTCCTACTATAATAAAAAAAAAATCCCCTACTTTTTTTGTAGGGGAGGTGAGAAAAATAAGAGGGTTTACGACCCTCCACATTGATGACCAAACTTATCTATTCGGTCTGATGCTGATAGTGTAATTTTCTGTGACAATTAGAACACAAAACAATACATTTTTCGATTTCATTTTGTATTTTTTGTTTTCCCCAACCTCTTCCAGCCGCTCTTGATACAATTATTTCTTTTTCATTTGGATTTTTATGATGAAAGTCCAAAGTCGCTGGATGATTTTCGCCACAAATCTCACAAAACAAATTTTTTTTGAATTCCTTAAACTCCTCTCTTGCCTTGGATTTGCTTTCTCGAGATTTTGTTATATAGTATTCCTTATTATTTTGATAATGTTTTTTTTGGTACTCTCGGTTCTTTTCTCTTTGTTTTTCTTTGTCTTTGTATGGCATACCTTTTTTAATATAAATACATGAAAAAAGGTAAAAATTTCGAACTAAAAATAAAGTTATGAGACCCAAACTTAAATAGTCCAACAAAAAAGTCCCACAAACTCCTTCTCTCTCGAACTCTCATTTGTGGGACAAATGTTTCACAAACATAGTCAGAATATTTTATTATATCAAACTAAAATGAAACTTTTTGTGGGGGTGTTGAATCTCTCGATTCAGTTTTATAAATATAGGTAAGTTTGATAAAAAATCAAACTACTTCGAAATATTTTTTTAATATTGTTTGTAAATTGGATTCCAATCCCAATTTTTTTGTTTCTTTGAAGGTAAAGTATCCACATTTGGTATGTTCATGTCCGTCTACCGCTGAATCCAAGTCAGGTAATATTTCATCAGTAAGTTCAGATATGAACACATAGATAAAGTCCTTATCAGATTTCACACCATCTTCGATTACAGGAATTGTTCCAATGAAATCAATATCGTTCTCTGATAATTCAAAATCAGTCTCTTCGTATAGTTCACGAACAGCGGCTTCCCGTGGAGTTTCCCCTCTTTCGATTTTACCTGTAGGAATGAACCATTGGTTAGGATGTGAATCCTCACCATTTCGTTTACACAGTAAACACTTATCCTTGTATTTTAATATTACACCTGAGTACATTTCAACTTAAATTGTATTTATATAATTATGGACGTATCAATAAATAATCACAGATTCGAAGTTACAACATTAATTGACCCAAAATCTCAAAGAATCGGAATGATGGGTAAAAGATTTTCACACATCAAACAAGGAATGTTGTTTTTAATGGGAGGAAAGGAACAATGTTTTTGGATGAAGAACTGTATTATACCTTTAGACATTATTATAATAAAAAATAATGTGATTGTCAACATCCATCATGATTGTCCTCCATGTCTTCAAGATGATTGTCCTTCTTATTGTGGTAATGGGAATATCGTATTAGAATTACGTGGAGGTGCTTGTCAAAAGTTAGATATCAAACCTGGAGATACGGTTAATTATTTGTTTTAGATTCCGATATTTTTTCCTTCAAAATTTTTTGGAATTGGTTTGCAATCATTTTTGTAAACTTAACCGTTGGACTATCTTCTGAATCATTATACTTGTATCCACCTTGAGGAGGTCTCGTACTTCTCCCAAGATAGTTTAACCCTGATATATTTGTGATACATTTGTGTCCACCTGAATTAGACTGTATTAAATCCCAAGCATTGACTCCGATTTTATCCAAAATTCTCATCTCATCTTCGGTCAAACTCTTGAAAGGTTTTTCCATCATATCCCCAATTTTATCTAAAACTTTTTCGCCGTTGTCCATGAACATTATTTTATCTCCATACAACGCCTTAAAATCTTTGAATGTGAATCCAATACTTTCAGGTCCAACACTTGTTTCACTAACCCACTTTATTGTTGATAATGGCACAGTTTTTTGTCTTAATTGTTCTTCCCACTTGCCCAATACTTCCTGAGCAATCTCACCCAAATTTACACCTTTAAGTTCTCTATCTTTTTTGAACGGATTACAAGATGCTTGGACAAGTCCCATCGGCCATGCCATAATTAAAAAATCTGCCTCAGGATTGTTCTTATAAGGAGTGTATCTATCATAAGAACCTGGCTTAAACATACTTCCACCACCATATTGGAAAATGATATTGTCCGTTACGGTTGGGAATGACTTCATTTGCTGAGTGTAGTCTTCAGCATTTTTCTGTAATTGTTCAGGTGTTGGAGATCCAACCGACTTCATCCAAGATTTGATATTATTCAAAATAGACATCAGAGATGGTTGTGAATCCATAACCAACATCTCTAAGAAACCAGGTTTGTTCTTGAATGCTAACAATAGTTTGTTAATTACTAATCCCAACAACATCTTATTTCCTTGAAGAGAAGTTTCTCTATCAAATCGGAATAGATAATTTACAACGTCTTCGGGACTAAGATTTTGTCTTGCAAAATCTGCAGAGTCAACTGTATTAATTAACAATATGTCTGATGATGGAAAGAGGTCTTTTGGTGAAACAACCTGTGATATTGTTGCAACATTAGATCGAGATTGTCGGAATGATGTAGACTTTGTATCTTCAGCGCCAGCCTGTCTATCATGATGGTCTGTGTGAATAACGAACATTGGTTTTCCATGTGCAAAGTCAACAAGTACTGGCATGGTATCTCCCATTGCATCATTCTTTTTCACTGCGAATTCTTTGTCCCCGTATTGAATTACGTGAGTATCAACAACATCAATACCATTATCCTCAAGGTACTTTTTCATTGCAATCGCAGTCGTTACCCCATCTAAGTCCTGATGGAAGTAGATTTCTGCCTTGGGATATCGTTTACTTAATTCTTTAATATCCCGAATACCACCCTCTTTTAATATTTTTTTCATTGGAACTGTTTTTTGACCCAATCGAGAAAATTTCCCCAATAATCTTCGTGTACACCATACTCATTAGCATTTATGTTTTTCAACATAATTTTGTCCTTTTCAGGCATTTTGGCGTAAGTTTTGTCTCCAAATTGTCCATCTGTAGGATATACTCCGATCATGTCTTGATATTTAGCAATTGCTTCCTCAGTCTTTGAATTTCGGCCAGTTCTACCATCCACTACCAAACCAGCATTCATTCTTTTATTCAGAAAAGCCTGTATTCTGTAAATATGTTCTCGGTGATACATTTGTTCGTTAATCACTCTTCTAACAACTCTTGTTAAATCCGATTCAGTTAATTTTATTACTTTTGTCATGATTAAGATTTTAAGGTTAATAAGAACTTTGATTTGTTAATCAATGCCAACATTTCATCTCTAATATTCAACAAGTCTGTGTCATATCTTGTATCCAATTGGTCTGAAAAACTAACTAAAAATTCGGTAATTCCATCCATAAAATTTTGTATACTGATGGAGGAAATGTCTTGAAACATCAACGCAAATTCAGGCTCGAATTCTGGTCTTCCATATTTTCCCATCATGACTTCAGTAAATTCATCAATTAAATCACCAAGTCCGTCATATAATTCTCCATAAGTTCTGTGTTTAGCATCTCCGTATGTTTGCCAATGTAAAAACTTCCACTGAAGTTGTACCTGTACCAATTTTTTAATTAATTCTTCTTTCATCTTCATAAATATAAGTAGATATAAAAAAAAGGTCTCGAAGACCTTTTTTGTTGAATTTAGAAATTCAAAACACCTTGTTTTTTTTGGTCAACAAAGTGTTGAACCCTTTTTCGTGCAACTTCAGAATAATTCGAACTGAGTTCGATTCCAATCCATCTGCGTCCTAAAATTTCTGCAGAAACCAAACTTGTTCCGCTTCCAGTAAATGGATCCATAACAATATCATTTTTATATGTAAGAATCTTGATTGCTTTAGATGGAATATCCATTGAGAATGTTGCTTTGGTTTGTTGTTTTGTATCCGCAAAATATTCCCATTGCCCATAAACCAAAGACATGAATTCTTTTTTATCCTCTTCTTTGTATACCGTTTTCTTTTTCAACGTGCCATCTTCTTGTTCAACATCCACAATCTCAAACTCCCATTGTGTTTCCCCTTTAACTTTCTTAATTCTATCTTTCTTGTAAGCAAGGATTACACATTCTTTTGGATTGTAAATGTAAGGTGAAGAAGGAGACATCCAAGAACCCCAAGCAGTGGTCTTACTTCTATGTGGAGCATTCTCATCAAGGTCAACAAGTCCATAAAATTTGAACCCAACCTTTTTCATAACAGACCAAAATTCAGACATGAATAATACTCTACCACCTCTATCTTGGACGTTAATTTCATATGGAATATTGACCGCAATCCTTCCATCATCTTTTAATACTCGGAAGGCTTGAGACAACCACTTCTCAGTAAATTCCCAATAATCATCCATTAATTGATTATCATCATGAGTATCATAATCAATTCCTACATTGTATGGCGGTGACGTAACAACCAAATCGATTGATGACTCAGGTAGTTTACCCATTTCCTCAACACAGTCACCATTTATAATTCTATTTGTTTCTAACATCGTAATTTACCTTCGTTTCTTAATTGTTCTCTAATTTTGGTCGCAGAAATATCCCCAACTTCTTGAGGTGGAATATGTTCTATAATATCGTACCCAACTCCTCTACCAAAATTAACTGATTCAATATCAGGAATAATGATAACTTTGACCCTACCTTCACCAACTAGCTCTGATAGTTCTTGCGAAACGTTATTATAAACTTCTTCTGAAGTATAAGGATTTTTATCGTCAGGTTCAATATCTCTAATGCAAATAAGAACATTTTTACCTTCATCCAAGCATTGGTTGATTAACCATTTGTGGCCATCATGAAACGGTTGATATCGTCCCACCAGCATAGAATACTGTTTACCTCCAGTATTTTTTAACTTGGGGTCTCCCTCAACGTGAATCTTTTTCATATTTGTTTTTAATTTGTTTTTATAAACTCCAAAATCATATTTGCAGAATCATTAATTGAAACATTCGTTGTATCAATATCTATATAATTTTCTGTTGGTGGTTCATAGTCTTGTACGAATAAACTTTCTTTCCCACGTATTTCTGTTGTATGAACATAAACTTCAATAAGATTATTGCCCATCTTTGATTTGAACTTATCTCTTTGGTCTTTATATGGAGACACTAAGGAAACAAATAAGTGTTTACCTTTGTTATGAAGATATTCTGAGATTTGTTGTGCAAGTTCAATATTCTTTCTACGTCCAACTTCAGAGTAATCCTTATTATCAAATAAATCCCTCAAATCATCTCCATCAATATGAAATACATCCGAACCCATGTTTAACATCATTCGTTTACATAGGGTTGTCTTACCTGATCCAGGTTGTCCTGTTAACCAAATTATCATTTTTCTAAATTTTTAATTTTTCGGTCCAAATAAAATGCTGCTTTCTTTAAGTCTTCAAGTTCTTTCGTTTGGTCTTTTTTACCCGCCCTTGCAACGTATTTAACTACGTTGAATAAGTAAGCGTCTTTATCTAAATCCCATGCTTCACACACTTTGATGACCTCATACGTATTATCCTCACCTCCATAGTGGTTAGGATGATTTACCATTTCTTTACTCATTGTTTTTACCCCACTTTTTTCCGATGTATTCATTGTATCTATCATATTTTCTTGGACTATATAACATCCAAACAAAATAGATATCAATGAACCATTCTATCTTTTTAAGAATATTTTTAATTTTTTCCAAAATATTGTTCAATAGTTTCAAGTCGTTCATCAGCATCTGCCAACATACGGAGAGCTTCTTCAGCATTCTCATAAAAGTCTTTTGTCGAATGGTCACCAATACCTACTCCAGTATTACCCAACAAGTCCAAGGTTAATAGCGCTTTTGCTTTATCTGCCTCCGCTGAGGTCTTTAACATTTTGATTAGATTTTTATTCATAATTTCCATTTTTATTTAATTACATTCAATATTTCTTTATCAGTTTTTCCCTCTATGTGCAGTTTGAAAATTAGAGAACAAGTATCATTCTCAAAATATAACATATCACTTTTTCCGTAGTATTCTTTCAATCTTCCTTCTCTAAGGGCAGAGACACACTGGTCAAGTTTTACCCATCTCTTGTTAACGCTCATTTTGAAAATATAATAAAGTTAGTTCTGAGTGTCAAAGTTATTAATTTTTTCAAAATTAACAACCTGAAAAATATAAGACATAACTTTTCTTTTTATAATTGGTACCATTGTTTCTTCGAATGGAAAATTCTGTGAACATTTAATCTCGAATATTGGGAGGTCTTTATAAAATTCGGTTTGATTCCATTTTGAATTTGAATCAATAATTTCGGTAAGTGTCCGTTCATCAATTCCACCTTCAGATATCAAACTCAAATGTGTTCTGTTCGTGGATTTATCTTTTTTGTCGGGTTTAATCTCATACTCCCACACATACATCTTTTCTTCAGACTTTCGATAGAAAAAAATGTAACCCGAGCCAGATATTAGATTTTTTTTGTTTTTTCGTAAATACAAATCAATAGATTCGAATGCGATGTTCCATATTGATTTGGCAATGTTGAAGGCATCAAATAGTTTTGGTCCCGAAAACTTCAAAGTTTTATCCAATTCATTTTCTTCTTGTTCGGTTAATTGTCTTGGTTTTTTTGGAGTTAATTCTTTAACAAGTATTTCATCATCAGGTGATTCAAATTTCTTATTGGTTAACAAAAGTGTATTCTCCTTTGAGATTGATTGAATATTTGCTAAATGTAATGACAATTCCACAAAATTTGGGTATAGTTCAAACTTGTCAAAACTTTGGTCACATTTCTGAAGATAGTTCAACAAGGTATATTTGTTGTACTCGAAATCCAATGGTTCTTTGAACATCCATTCTGGATTTAATTTGAATGATATCTTTTTCTTTCTACCCATAGGGAAATTATAATAGTTATTAACTATTAATCAATTCTCATTATATAAAATAAGTCTCCGTCAGCATAAACCTCGTGAGCCTCTCCATCATACCTTGCAAGAAAATGTCCATAACCGTCTGTATCAATCAAATCTTCGATAAGAGATTCCACATCAACAAATCGTTCCCAATTAACGTCAAATTCGTCTATAAACCACCATGGGTCTCTTCTGACATCACGTAAATTATCCGCAATCCTTTCTTCAATTAATTCATCAGGAAACTCCCCTTCAGGTTCTGAATTTATTTCTTCAATTTCAATTTCGTATTCGTCAATTAATTCGTTGAATTCTACTATCTTGGATGAAAGCCAACTATCATTTTTCCCACCCATTGCATTTTGAAATTGTTTAATCCCATTTTCTAATCTCTCCTTCTTCTTGGTAAGAATTTCGACTTGCTCAAGTTGTTTTCCAGACAACATTCTATCTTTGTCATCGAAATATGCTTCAGGATAATCATTGATATCTTCAGTATAATACTCTTCCGCGTAATTAATGACTTCTTCTATATCTAAATGGCCTTCCACAAAATCTTTATTGAAAGTTTCTATCCCTTCCGTTTCTATCATATCTTTGATGTAATTATAACAAGAATCTCGGGTATCATATTCATCACCAACAGCATATTCCTTATCCTCAACAATGATCAGATCCATATCAAAATAGTCTCCTCCATACACTATATCGTCCAAAGTTGTGTCCTCGTCCAAATCTCCAACATCTTTTAGCCAACTCAAAAGGAGTTCAGCCTTCAATTTTAATGAGGGATTTTCCAAAAATAGTTTGGTTCGGTCTTTGGCGGATTCATTTTGTTGTGAAAATTTCATCAGTTTTTTATTTAATAAATATCTTTATGCAATATAATTAAAGTAAGGAACTATTTATAGACATAAACAAATTAAATTATCACCACCATGGGATGCGGATGCAAAAACAATAATCAACCTCAGCCTCAGGCTCAACAACCAACAACAACTCAATTAGTAAAAGAACAACAAAATGAGAGTGTTAAGGCGGCTATCAAAAAAACTGTAGAGAAGTATTACAACGTAAACAAAACTTCTAACTAAGTTTTAGTGTAAGGGATTTATGAGAGGGACAATTTTTTGTCCCTTTTTTGTATTTATTAATATGGATTTTCAAAAAATAATAGACGATTTCAATGATGGTGAATTTGACGCTGAACTTTTTTTTGGTGATTGGGACACATTTTTTACTGTTTTGGACAAAAGAGGTTTAATTAACCAAATTGATATTGAGAATACAGAGGTACAGAATGCGTTGTTAATTTGGCTTCATGGTAGGGACCGTAAAAGGTTCCTTGAATTTGTTGAAGATAAATTGTCGGATATTTTCGTTGACGAAAATGGCGTGGTTTATTTGGATTTGGATGAAAGGTCTGATTTGGCGAATTTTTTCTGTGAACGCACCCGAAATGGTCTCTCAACATACTATATAAATGCCATTCTTTCAGGTGAAAACGATGCCTTTTTCAATTACGACACAACTGATAGTGTTTATCGTGATGTTATTGAAGGGCTAACCCCAAAAAATATGAAACGTCTTAGAGAATATGTAGTCGAAAATCTAAAAGGCCAAAAAATAAAAACTGAAACTATCGAACTAGAAGATATTGCAAGGGAACAAGGTCATCCCGAATATGTTATAGTCGATGATTCTATAACGGCGCAAACTATCATAGACGATAAAGAGTCAATGAATTACCTTTTAGAGACTTATCTTGAAGAGTTAAATGACGAACTACTGTCCATTCATAATAATGCTTACAACCAAGCATATGAGAGTGAACTTTACGGAAAAATTTTCAGTGAATTACAAGAATATATAAACGGTAATGGTGAATATTATTCACAACCTCACCGTTTCAAAAAAGATACAATGACTCAACGGTTTAGAGTTCCTGTTGCATCGAACTTTGACGAAATAATTTTGGACTATTTAATTTCAAACAAGAATCGAGGATCTCGTGGATTATTAGAATATTGGGGTGATTACATACCAATGATTCAAGATGAAAAAGATTGTTTAACGGTACATTCCCCAGACTATCCTGACTTTAGAGAGGTTGAAAATAATATTAATGAAATTTTCACCGATTACATCTAATTATTCTATTCTTTTTGTAAGTACAATTTATTATCATTCAACAAATCAGTTAATTAAATGATATTAAAGAAGACTAACAGCAGGGTTTATACAATAAATTTATTTTCAGACTATCTACTAACCAAAATCCCAAACACAGAAGAATCAATTTTCTCTGTAGCAGATTGTAAAAATTTCATTATTATAAAAGGCAAGACCTCCCATAAAGAAATTTTGGATATCAGTTCAATAACAAAAGAGTTCAACGAAAAATACGAACCTGAAACACCAATTTCTCACACAATAGATTTAATTGAATATGATTGTAAGTTATCCAAAGTAAAAAATTTGGAATTCATCTTACATAAGTCAGAAAACTGTTCTTACCATAAAACCCAAATTGAAAAATTCTCCTTGAATGAATCATCATTTGATTTCAATTGTTACCCATCGAAAGTATCTGATGATGATTTGATTGTGACATCCGAATTCCCTCATGGTTATTCCTTGAATCAGGGAAGGCTTATCTATCTTTACGGAAAACATATTTTTTATAGTATTCCAACTAACTACAGAGATTCATCCATTATTTTTAATCTGTCTTTGGAAAAAAATGATGATAATGATAATATCATATCAATCTTTGATGTGGATAAAAACTCTGAAGATGAAACCTTAAAGTCCGCAATATTAGATGTATTCGATTTTGATATGTCTTGGTTATCATCTGAAATGAAAAAAGTGGATTGGAGTGTTGAACTCACAAATCCACTCGAGGAATATCCTTTTATCAAAAAGAAAAACAAGGACTTTATTATTTTCTAAATAATCCCAACATTCTTTCGATGTTCATTGATTATTTGAAGTGCTTCCGTCAACTCGTTATAATTTTTTTCAGGTGTGTATAGGAAGGATTTATAATCCTTCCCACTACCTTCAATAATCAATAATGCTGGAATCATATCATTATCAGTTATTTCACTGAAAATGTCGTATTCATCTTTATACTCATCGATATCTCTATCAAAAAATTCAACTCCCTCTTCCTTCAACATTTTTTTGAAGTCGACACAAAAGGGACATCCTTTCATAGTATAGACAATTACATTCAGATCCTTCATAATCTTTAATCTAATAATTTAAGAAGTTGATCTGGTGACATCACACCTGGCTTTGAAAAAGTTTCCTCTCCATTCTCAAATATTTTAATCGTAGGAACTCCCCTAACATTCCACTCTTTCATAAGGTCCATATCTTGTTCAATGTCAAATTTATAGACCCCGTATTTCGGTGTTCCTTTTTGCATTAAAGATTCATTAACTTTTTCAAGGTTTCCCAACATTATTTTGCACGGTCCACACCAAGTTGCAAATAGGTCAAGGACGAAGTTTTCCTTGTTGTTAATTTTTTGTTTTAGTTCTTCACTTGTTAGTTGTTTTGTCATTGTTAAATTGTTTTAATAGTTGTTGTATAAAAATTGTTAGTTCGCTGTATTGACTCTGATTGTAATAGACAATTAAATTCGATTCAACTTCACCTAACAATAAATATAAATAAAATCCCTGTTTTGTTTTATAAATTTTTTTATTGAATTCAGTTTTTACATTAATAATACCTGTGAATGCCTCACTCCAAACGACTTCTAAACTTCTATTATCAATGAATTTATAAATAGAATGTCCAGGAAAATCCAATCTTAAACTGGAAAAAACGTCCGAACCAATTTCTTTGTTTTTTATGTATTCAGGTTTTTCTACCATAGTTATTAAAAGTCTAATGTACGAGGTCCCTCGATTGTTTTATGTCTCCATTTCAAGAAACCATCCTCATCCCAATATGAGTCGGATTCAAAGAATACCCCATTATAACACTTTTTGGTTATTTTCACGGTTTCAAATCTATCATCGTTTACGTAATATAACATTTTCAAATCCAATTTCAATAGCCAGTACATCCATTCATCCGATAATTTCCCATTGTATTTCCCCAAACTTTGTACTCTACGACATTTAACCTTATCATCCTCTCGATATAACTGATATTCAATAGTTGCCCTTTCCTCAGAATATCTTGAACCCTTCCTGAAAGATAGTATTATATTTGACGGCTTACCAATATAGGTTTTTACACAGTTTGATTGAATTGAACTTTCTTGATTATATGAGGTTGAATCATCCAATAATACAGGATAATATTCTCCCAATGGTTGTTCCAAATGTTCGTAAGAATAGATAGGGTAAATCCTTTCATAGTGACCATTTTTATAGAATGTCAATTTATCCGACCAATCCAAATGTTCATTTCTAAAGATGTCTACATCATTACTCATCCACCTCAAATCGGTTTCACCATACATTTTTAATTGGGTGTAAATTTCAATGTGGTCGATGAATGTATAGGTGTCTAGCATTTCCTCAAAGTATACTTTCTTGAATAAATTGAATACCCTACGTAGTTCATCTTTACCAATTACATTTACAAACTCAGCGGGAACATCCCTATCTTTGATTTTGAACTCAGAATTCAAAGTTTGTAAAATAAAATCATCATCTTGATTAATCCAATCATCACCGAATAATTTTCTTGCTATCAAGTACAAGTCCAAGTTAAGTGATTTACAACCATGAAGACATTTTTTTAATTTCTTTCCAGTCAATCCATTATGTATCATAAACGCATCCACCAATCGATTGTCATTCTTTTTAAGTGTCTTTCTAAAGATAGGACCAACTAATTTGGAAGAATACAAATGGAAATTGTTTGGATACTTAATCCCTTTTTTGTCTAAATAAAACTTGAATAATCTTTTGTCTAAACTAAAGAAACTAATTAATCCTCTCCCATCAATCTCATCCATAAATTTTGATGATGCATCCACAGCAACCTCTATAGAGTTATGTGAATATGACCATATTTTATCTCTTATGACATATCCTATGTTTGATATCGGTTCGTATAAGAAAAAATTTTTGTGAAGTTTTTTATGTACTTTCTTCTTATTTTGATAATTGCGTAAAAATCCTGAGTATACATCACCAGTTTTGGTGTTGACGGTGATGTAGTCTACGTTCCGAACAACTTTGAACCACTTGTTTCCAACTTTTCTTTCTCTAAACCCATTAAAGACCTTCATAGAGACCTTATCTCCATCACGTTCGACCACAATCATCAAATAAGATTTGAGTACCCTAGCTAAAGGATTTCCGTAGTGTAACACAAAGTCCTCCTCAACATTGGAAACGAAGTTCTCTAAATAAACATCAGATTTTTTTGATAAGTTTATTTTATCATTTGCACAAAGTAGTTGGTCCCAAATATCCGCTTCATTTTCATCATCGAAAAAATATTTGTTTCTTGAGTGCGGGAAGGTAATCGGAACGGTGTCGTGAAATACGACCGTAGTGTAAGCGTCATAACTAACTTTGAAAATTTCTTCTTTCATATTTTAATTATAATAAAAAAAATGGGGGATATAAACCCCCCACTTAATTAACAATAAGACTCCGCCAACTCCCAAAGATTAGTATTAATCTTGTTGATGGATTGGAAGTTTTTCAATTCTTTCATCGAAGTGAATCTTCCTTTTTCGGATTGGTATCTCAAACCTCCTCGAACAAACTTCTCTTGAATTACGTTGAACGTAGTCCAAACTGAACTTCCTGAATCCTCATGTCTGATAGGACGAAGGAAGTCCTCAAATTTGATTTTAGGGATTGACCCTCTTTCCCAACGGATTGAAGTGGCTTTGGTTACAAAGTCAACCACTTTTTCTTCATCCAAGAATGTAGTCTCCATCTTACCTACAGACCTTTGGATTACTGGCAGTCTTTCCGCAAATTGGTCTGTGATTTGTTTCACTGTCCCCATGTCAAACTTCATGTGTTTAACAGAAATTTTATCCGAAAGGGACGTTGGTACTGTTAGACCATTGGAACAAACTAATCGATAAAGTCCAGCGCTTACTGAGAACGTACTCATTCCATTGTGGGAGTTTCTGATAATCGCCTCTACCAAAGAATCCCCTACCTGTGGAAATTCCACATTACGTAGTCTTAACTCATGTTGAGCGTAAGATCCTCTACCATTTTGTTTAGCGGAGAACACTTTCCATCCTTCATTCTCAAAGTTTTCGAGAATGTCCATTGTCGGTACAAAAGTGTACTTGTTCGACATTTTTGGAGATGGAGAGGTGGTGAATACTGAGGGAGCGATTCTCTTAAGGTAGTCTGTCGTTATCATGTCTTATTGATTTAGAATTCAAAGATATGATAAGAAATTTAATTTGCCAAACTCAATTCAAAAAAAGATAACCAAATTTCGTTTTTTGAATAAAATTTTTTGAAAGTTCTTCAACTACCTGTTTATCAGGTTGATTAATTTCGGAGCAGACATCAATTAATTGAGATTGGGTGAGGCTCACGTCCTCACCCTTCTCATAATTTTCAATCGCTATTTCTTTGATTTTGGTGTAAAAGTATTCTTCCTTGTCTTTGGAGACCAAATTCAATAAGTCAGTAGGATTTTCCCTAAAAAACTTAATGATGTTATTCATGTATATCTCAACATCAACCATATCAATTAAAATTAATTTACGAAATACTAATTTTCACTTTTGTCCATATATTCCAAATCCCACATGTTAGGGCCTATTGGATCGCCTTTTTCTTCTATTTTCTTAGGTACTCTTACATTGTCACATCCTTTTAGATTCAAAAACATAAGATTCGGTAAATCAGCAACACAATCAGGTATTGTTCTTAATTCAGGATTTCTAGTAATCGCTAAAAAATTCAAATTTTTAAGATTACATATTGAATCAGGTATTTTTGAGAAAGTAATATTGTCTGTAAGAATATTAGTCAAGTTTTGAAGCTTACCAATATCTTCCGGTAATTCTACATGTATAGGGTCTTTACTGTCTCTGTTTTGAATTAGAATTCTTTCCAAAGATTTAGGTAAACTGTCCATTAAGTCCTCTAAACCATATAATGCAATGAATTTACCAACAGAACCTGAACTTAAACTCTCAATTTTTAATTCTTTACCTCCGAGTACAATGCCTTTAGCAAATTCAGGTTTGAAGAAAGGTTTCAACTCGGACATAGGCCCATTCAATAGTTGAACTAAATCTTGTTGTCTGTCATCCTTATCCATGAACTGGTTAGATTGAAAATGGAATTGATATCTTTCCTTAGGAAGTCCTGTCATTGGACTGACATCGGTATCATTAGGATTAAAAATTACATATAGAGGTCCATCTTTTATGTATCTGTCGAACCAGCTAGCACCTGGTGCTGAAGTACACCATCTCGTTTCTTGGTTGTTTCCACCATAGAAACAAGCCGCTTCCTTACCTACCGCTCCTTTATCCTCAATTTCTACAACTCTCCAATTTTCCCCGTCATAAACCAACTTTGCGCCTGGATGAACAGGTGCAGATTTTCTTTCAGCCTTTGTTGTAGTCGCTAATGTTAAATCAAAATCTTTAACCGCGTCATAAAGTTGATCAGGTGTCAACTTATTGATGTCTCTCATTTCTTTAGGAAGTCGTCCTTTGAATCTATCAAACTTTTTAAGATCATCAGTAACCTTGTAAAGGTCTTCCATGAAAACATCCTTAGCGCGTTTTACATCTTTTTCATAGGTATAATCACCAGGATTTGTTTCAGTTTTTGGCATCAAATAATGCTTCACCAGCCAAGGAACATAACTTCCAGCTTTAATCTTACCCAATTCCTCAGGAGTGGCAGTTTCAATGTCCACGTTGTTTAATCTAGTTGTTGGGTCTGCTAATACCAAATCAACAAACTCTTTCTTTGAAAGTTTAGGTCTTAACTTATTACCCTCTTTGTCCTTACCAGATTTAGTTAAAGCGTTCATCAAAACCTCAAATCTTGACTGTTCAACTATGATTGACTTTAATAACGAAGTAAATTTCATTTAACTTTAATTTATTAATAAATATATTGTTATTACAAAAATAATTAATAATTCAATATTAACAGCTCTTCACCCATATTTTGTTTTGTACCTTTTTTCGCTGCGGCGGCTTTAGCAAATTCTTTTTTCTCCCATCTATTTTTGGTTTCAGGAAACCAATCGTGTAATAGTTCAAAATCATAGTAGGATAAACTGAACTTACCTTGTACCTTGTTCAAAGCAATTGCCAATCTTTCATGATCATCTCTATCAAAATCATGGTTACTATAATAATTTTCAGTTTTCCAATAAGGTGGATCAACATAAAAATAAGTGGATGGTGAATCATATTTCTCAATCACATCTTGAAAGTCCAAATTCTCTACATCAGTAATTTTGAGAAAATGGTCAACCCATTTTGGTTTACTAAGTTTGTCTCTGAATGCAAGATATTTCGATCTATATTTACCCTTCAAATCAATGAAATTAGACGTTTCAGGTTTACTACCACTGAATACTTGTGACAATACATAAACATACTTCGCAGCGGTAAGATAATCACACTTCCCAACGTTGAACCTTTCATTGAATATCTCAGACTGAAACATGTAGAACTTATCTCTTAGTTCTATTGGAGTGTATGCCACCCCAACTTTCTGTACTTCGATTTCATCCATTACACGTTGAAGCTCTGATGGATTCTGAACACATTGAAATAGATTGTAATTTAATGGATTAAAGTCATTGTAAACGACTTTCTTAAGGTTTGGATACTTTTCCATATCCATGTTAAAAAAACACCAAAACATACCTGAAAAAGGTTCTACATATGTTTCCATGTCTGTTGGATAAAATGGTACTATCCACTTACCTATTTTTGATTTACCTCCAATATAACTTATCATAGCACAATGATAATAAAAAAATTTAACAAAGGCAATTACTTATAACAATTTTTGTAAGGGCGACAGGAGGCTTTCTGTGTAAATCCCATTTCATCACACGGTGTCGACTCACAATAGGATTTACTATACTTACGAGGTTTTTTATATTTCCCCTGTTCCTTCTCGTCAAGGTACATATAAAGGATTCTACGAATTTGTTCACTTAGCATACTTATAATTATGGCAGAATGTAAAAAATGTAATCAAAAACCAACAAGTAAAACACAATATTACACAATTGGTATTGGTGTTTATCTTTTAGGGTCATCAATCTACGGAACAGTAAAAATATTTGAATTACTAATTGGATTAATTAAATAGTCCTCTCGAACTTTACGTTCAATTTCAAATACATATCCCCTCCATTATAACCCTTACCTCTTAACCTTAAGGGTTTGGACGTATCGAACACCTTTGGAGAATCTATCCTTAACTCACCATCAGGATGTGGAATATTGTATTTATCTTTTTTCAAATCTTCCAAATTCAAAAATAAGTTATAAATTAAGTCGTTGTTGAATTTCTCGAAACCGTCTTTAGGCACCACCTCAATTTGAATTACCAAATCACCGTATTCTCCATTCTTAAAATCACCAGCTCTTTCTATTTTTAGGTATTGACCACTATCAACTCCCTTAGGGATCATAAACCTTAAGTCCGCAGCAGTTTGTTTTGTGCCTCTACCATCACACCCATAACATTTGTGAACCAAAGTATATCCTCTGCCTCCACAAGTTGGACAAGCGGATCTAACTTGTTGAGTCATAAATCCAGTTCCAAAGTATTTCATAAAGAATCCTTGTCCATTACAAGACCCACACTTTTGTTGTTCCCCACCTGCCCCACTACATACATTGCAATGAGTATCCTTCATATATTGAATGGTCTTTTCGTCTCCCTTATATGATTCAATCGGATTGATTTGAACCCGTACAATTTTATCAGGAGCACTCTTTCGTTTCGGTTGTTGGAACCCTCCACCAAACATTTGTGAAAACATTTGTTCGTACGCAGTACCTTGAAATGGATTATTTCCTCTGTTGTCGTATTCAGCTCTTTTATCAGGATTACCTAAAATTTCATATGCTTCTGCAATTTCTTTGAACTTCTCTTCCCCCTGAGGATTTTTGTCAGGATGGTATTGTGCCGCAAGTCTTCTATAAGACTTTTTTATTTCATCCTGAGAGGCTTTCTCTTCAACTTCTAAAATTTTATAGTAATCTTTCATATATGGAGAACTACATGGTAGTCTTATTCAAGAATAAAAAAAAGAAAAAAATTATAAAGAAGTTTATAACATTCTCCCGTGCAAAACAATTTTATGATAAATTAATTAAAGAATCAAACGAAGTATTATTTGAAGTTAAAGTTGAAGGTGGCGCCGAATGTAGGTACGAAGTGGGAATTGTGGAGATGAGTTCAAAACAATTAATCCCAGTTTATATGACCGACGAGTATGGCAGAAATATCAAAGTTAAATTGGATGAAGATGGTATGACTTTGTTCAAAATTGAACCGTATAAAAAAGAAGAAACCATTTACGACATCAGGGAACAGAAAAAAATAAAAACACAAACCTTTATTAAAAAATATTTGAAGGGGGACGGTTTGAAAATGATTTCAGTACTTAATAATAAAATTGTTCTCCAAGAAGACGAAAAGATTCACCTCTTTACATTAAAGTCAGAAAGTGAATCTTCAAGATTTGTTGATAGTATTTCCTCGTATTTTTTCAAAATCAAAAGAGGAGATTGTTTGTTTGTAAAAGATTATTCTACCGCACAAAGGAAATCTTTATATGCATTATTAGAATCTGCAGGTATCGATAAAAAAATATTATATAGGAAATTTACGACGCTACCTCAGTCAAAATAAAATGAAATTCTGTGCCTGAAATATCAATAGAAAATTGTTTGTGATGTCGATCAACCTCCCTGAAATGATTAATAACACTGGTATATTCTCCCTTTGGTAACTCGAATACAATTGTTGCCTTACCACTAAAAATAGTCTGACAGGACTCAGCAATTAATGCCAACTTTTCTAACTCCCCAAAATTAATATCTTTATCTTCTGCCATAATGTTAGTTTTTTAGGTTCTCGGAACAATTCTTCTTTTTTGATACCACGAATTTCCTCAATATATTTTCTTTTTGTATTTTCAATTTCCTTTGTATCTTTCAACTTTTCACTTTCCAACCAATTCAGTATCGACTGGTTCCTGTTCGTCTTGCTCATAGTCAGAATCATTATCGTCATCATCCAATTCAACATCTAATTCTGGTGTATCATCACCATCATCGAAGTCAAAATATAAATTTTGAAGTTTATCTAAATCAGTTTTTTCAAATGTAGATTTCAATCGTTCAACAGTTTCTTTGAATAATCTTTCTTTTAATTCTTTTTCTTTGTTTAACTTAATGACCTTAGATATTTTTGTCATAGTCTTAGAAACTTCAGAATCATCTATAGGAGAAACAAATGAAATCCCTTTCAGGTTTTGATTTTCTGCCTCAAATCCGACAATCTGACCTTCTTCAACAATACTTTTAGGTAAAGACCATTTAGTAGGGAAAACCATATCAAAACTTAAGTAAGTTTTTAGTTTCCTAATCGAGTGTAGATACTCAACAAATGGTAATAATTCTTTATAAAAACTCATGATAGATATATGTAGGTGATGATGTAACTTATTGATAATCCTAAGGTTATAAGTTCCCTGTTAGAATAAACCAAAGGTTTTGGTTCTTTTTCTAACAGGGCTCCTATAAATTTTAATGCGTGTCTTAGTGACACTAATATTGTAAACACAAATATAAAAAAATATATTGTATTAATATTATGCATTTTTCTCGGTTTTGCTGTGTTCAAGAACCTCAGTTCTGAATTGTTGAAGTAAAGCTTTTAGTTCTTGTGCAGATTTTCTTGCACGGGTACCCGCACTTTTATTACCTTTATAGAATTTAGCCGCATCAACTGACAATAGTTCAGTAAGTTCTTTAATTTGTTCTAATGTTTCCATTTCTAATCTAATTAATGTTTATTGTTTATGTGATAAAAATAACTTTATTTACTCCTGTGTAAATAGAGGATGGTTTTTTTCTACTTAACATTTTTCTCCATCATTTTGTAAATCTCCGTAATCATATCCAAATCTGACTTGCTAAATGGTTTTGACATATTGAATATATCATTCAGAAATATTGGAACCGAGTCTTTAACTTTCTTGTCACTTTGGTTATAAAATGTGTCCATGTAAAAAGACTTAAGATAGTCTTTATGTTCACCATTCAAGGTAATGACTATATTTTCTTTCTTAAAATTTTCAATCATTTTCTCCCAACACCAGTCAAAATGAGATTTTTTATCATCTTGAGATAAAACTATTTTAGTTTCAATTGCATTGCCATTTGAATCACCCATATAGGTGTCAGTAATCACATAGTTCAATGATTTGAATATGTCACCATATAATTCAATTTTTTCATAAATCATATTGTGCACGTTAAACCAAATGACCACTTCGTCATTGGGAACTGGTTTGGCTATCCAATTAAAAAAATTCTCCATAGAGTTCATCTATGGAGAATATAATACAAATCAAATAAATGTGAATTTTTATTGTGTTTTTCTGTTGTATCCGATAAGATTTTTCATCTTTTCCATCTCTTCAGAAATAACTTTAGACTTTTTGTTTTCAGTTGACTCAAGTTGGTTCATTATTTTCTGTGCCTTTGCCGTAGAACCTTTCTTCAATCCACCTGATTGTGTTTTGTCACCAGCAATATCTACAGGTTGTGGTTGTCTCTTGTATGAAACATTCATTTGTTCCGCTCCGTACAAATTATCGTCAAAATTCTTTTTGAATCTGTCGCCAACTTTTTCACTTCTTTTAGAAACGTTTCCTAATGCTTTACCATCTTTACCTGTTACAGCATTTCCGTTTTTAGAATCACCTTTGATTTGCTTCTCAATCATCTCGTCATCAGGTTTGATTTCATCATAAACTAAATTAGTCATTCCAGGATATGCGAATGCCTCGATATACTCTTCTACTGCATCGGATGGATGATATTTCTTTTCCTTGTGGTCTTTTTCCATGTCGTAATTACTTTGAGGGAAATCGTCAGGGTTTTCGTCATATCCTCCATCACCTGATACCATGTCCTTCATGTAATCCTTCATTTTCTTAATTACCTCTTTAGCGTAATCATCATTTTCTTTTTTATTAAGACCCAAAACCTTATCAGTTTTTTTCAAACCTTCAGGACTCTTGTTAGAAATATTTGATTTTTCGTCTTTATCTTTAACTGATTGTTCCAACACGATTTGTTCTATTAGGTCAATCAATTCATCCTCAGTCAATTTCAAAGAAGATTTTCTATTTTCTTTAACCTTGTATGTTTTTCCATCAACTTCAAAGGAATCTTTACCAGATTTCTTCGCGTCAGCTAATGCCCCACTAAATGCATTCCCTTCTTCAGTTTCAGCCTCTCCCATATCTCTTGGAGTTCTAACTCTGAATGGCTTTCCATACCTTTTTTTATATAAGTCAAAGAATTTTTTACCCTCTTCACCTTGTGCAAATAATCTTTGTTTTCCACCATACTTAGAATCAAATGAATCGAAATCGTCAAACTCTTCTTCATCATAATCAAAGTCAAAATCTCCAGTATATTGTCTATCGTCTTCGTCATAAAATCCGTGTTCATCATCAAATGAACCAATCATTTTTGGTCTACGAGTCACATGAAACTTATCTCTACCCATTTCCATACCCATATCTTCTTTTTCGAAGTCATCTCCACTCTCACTTTCATCATCGTAGAAATAAAACTCATCAACTTCTTTTTTGTGATTTTTAGTATCTCTAAGTTTTTTGAAGTCAGCAGCTGTGATTTTACCTTTTGGTTCTGCAACATCAATCTTTTTTTGGCCACCTTTAAGTTGTTCGTCAACTTCAATCTCAGTCCATTCTCCTTCTTCTAATTGTTCAGAAATTTGTTTTGCTTTATTTTCAATTTCCTCATTCAATATTTTGGAAACTAATTTGTCTATGTTGATTTTGAAATTACTCATTGTTTTTATTTTTTATAATAAATATCTTTATTTGTTACTTTTGTTCTTATTTCGGTATTCATGCTCCAAAATAGTTATAATCACAGACTCATCAATATTCAATTTACTTGCCACTCTCTTTATTGCTTCTTTAACTGATTCATTTTTACTTAATTTCAAGTTTGTGATATCACCCTGATTACAATATGGGAATGTTGTACATTTCTTCTTAATCTTTACAAATGACCCTCCTTTATATTGTGTCTTTCGACTTGGCCCCCAATCCTTTTTCTTTGTTGATTTTGCCCACATTGCAGGTGTTTCATATCCTCCTGATGAACCTGTTGTTGTCGCCTCTTTCGCTTCAACTTTCTCAACTTCACTCTCTTCCAATTTTGGTGTTTCACTTCTACTTCTTTCCCAAAACTGATCATCACCACCAAAAACTGGCGCTGAATATGCTCCAACAGAACCTGATCCAGTTGCTTCTTTGGGCTCCGATTTCTTAATTTGTTTGAAAGCACATCTCTTCAAAAAATCTACGTGGTCAAAATCAACTTTTTCCCTCTTCAATTTTTTAATCATATTATGTGCAACCTCTTTTCTGTTAGACGTATCTTTGATTTGCTTGATAATTTCAATTATTCCATCAACCATTTCTTTATCATTTTGGTCGGACTCATTGTGTTTAATTTCGTTTGTCTCCATCTTAGATAATTTATCGTAGTACTTTGGGTCTTCTGATATGTGGTCCATAGCAATTTCTTTTGCTTTCTCCTTATCGTCTGTATGTTCCATCTCAACTTTAACACCTTTATCAAATTGTTTGGTTAATACTTTAACATCAACTTTGTGTTTTTTTGCAATATCACTCAAACTTTTATCATCAGCAACTCCTCCTTCAAGTTTTTCCTCTGTGAATCCTTGTTTATATTTCATGTGGTCTTGTAATGTTGATGAGTTTAGACTTATCTGCGAAAACGCTTTATCTAAACTATTCTTGAATAAATCTGCTGAACTTTTCATTTCACTTATTTTTAGGCATTCTTAAGTCTTGGCTCCCAATAACTTCTATTCATCCACATGAATTGGTAGAATTCTCGGAACATTCTTAATGTGATGTCTTTGACTTCACCCTCGAGTTTACCTCGTTTAATTTCTTTCTGAATTCTATCCATCAACTGGTCTTCAAACTGTTTAATAGTATTATTGTTCATAAAGGATTTTATTTCTTTACGAATCATAACTTCTATTTCTTTAGCTTCTGAACTTGTAAGTGCCATTAGTTACCTATTAATAAAAACGTGGTTAATCCCAACCCTGCAAAAGTACCCAACTTCCATAAAAAAGTTTGAGCTCTTTGTCCCTTTAATTCTTTATGTAAACTATCCGTTAACTCTTTGGATAATTTAAGTTGCTCGTCCTTTTTTCCAATGATGAACTGATTATTCTCATCTTTTTGTGTCAAAATGGTAATGATATTATCTTTTTGTGACTCTCTTTCCTCCACTTTTTGAAGTTTGAGTTTCATAAATCCCATTTCTTCCTTCAATCCATCATATTTCAACAAATCTTGATAGACCAATCTGGCAACTCTAACGCTTAATACTACTTTGGAAGAATCTGTTGTCTCAGTTTGAATAACGGTCTGCGAAAAGCTTCTCGAGCTCAACATTACCAATAAAACCAACACTAATAACTTTTTCATCAGTTTGTTCTTTTACCATTTCTATATTGTTATCGATTTCATGAATTTCTTTGGTTATAGAATTTACTGTTTCTTTTATTACCAAAACTTTTTCATCCATCTCTTTATTGACAGATTGAGCAGAATCAATTTCAACTTGGATATTCTCAATTTTTTCTTTATAGGATTTAACATCTGTTTTAATCCCATTTGTATTCAAAATATTCCATAACGCTAACACTAATACTATCACTAGTAATATGTTTTGTTTGTTATTGATTATTTTCTCTCTCATCTTAAACTGGTGATTCCGATGTCTTCTTTCTATTCGCCAAAACTTTACCCCACTTGGACTTAAATTTTTGGTAGAATTGTTGAAGTTTATTTATTAAAGTTAAAAACTCCTCATCGACTTTTATCATTTCTCCATTGATGTATATTCCACTGTTCTCTCCAATTGTTAGGATGAAATCAATGTCTTCATCAATAAGTTTCCCCGACCACTCAACGCTATTTTTATATACATTCAATGTGTTGAAATCAACCAAGTCGGAAACCTCCTCAACGAATTCGTCCATCGTCTCTTGGAAAGCAACTTTCTCATCTGTGGTGATATCCAAATCACTTCTATCTTTACCGTGAAGTTTCAAAATACCACCAGAAATTCTGTATTTTTGGGACTTGTCTTTTGGAGTTGGTTCTTCACCAGCTTCAATATCAGTCTCAGCAGTATCATACTCAACATCTTGTTGGATCCTACTTTCAACATCTTTAGCAACGTTTATTTGTCCGTCTTGCTCAAAGAGTAATTTGGACTTCTTTAATAGAGATTTAATCTCATCGTACCTTTCGTTATGCAAATTGCTCATTTTCTAAAAATTTAATAAAGGTTTCGAAATTGAATGATGGGCTCAAGTCTGTGAATGTGGAGTTATAGTTACTTCTCGAGCAAATACCCTCGAAGTTTTCTATATTATCCACTTTCGTATTATGACCTACACACGTCTTTTCAATCTGAAGAGTATCTGTCAAATACTTACACAACTCAGCAGTCATTTGAATTTGCTCAGGAGTGTAAGGTTGCCAAAAATAATAGTCTCTCCATTTTTTTTCGTAAACCTGTTGATTATAAATACTTCCTTTCCAGTTAATATAATGATTGGATAATGGTTTCTTTTCCAACCATCCCAAATTCTCCAAACTCACAATTATCGAAAGTTTATTTGTTATTACATCGTCAAAGAAATTACTATGTCCTTCATTGGACAATAATTGTAATACCCTTCCATCTCGAGTCACAACATAGTTTGGTATTTTATCGTATTTGGTGTTGTACCTAAACGTAAGGGAAGCCAAGTATTCCTCGACTTCCCTTGAAGTATGACACAAAATTATTTGCGTCTTTTGTTTGTATTTTCCTGTTGGTTTGAATTTTCCGTATCTTTCAATATTAACCATGACTTCTCAAATAACTGAGCCTTTTAACTTCAGAATCAGAATTTGATTCTTCTTTGAGTTCATTTTCTAAAACTCCAAATTTTTGTTCATTCAGTTTTCTTAATTCATTTTCCAACTTTTCCAGTTCTTCTTGAGTTGGTGTATATTTTTCTTTATCGACTTCCGCCTCCATCTTACCCGCCTGAATACTTAATTGGTCAATATCCAAAACTTGAGGTTGTGGAGTTGGCGTTTTTTTCTTTTCCTCTTCTTCAAACTTAACTAACATGTGCAAGAATGAAAGAGAAATTATTGGTAACATACCTCCAGCAAACAAAGCCAAAAATCTTTTATGACCAACAAAATCACCAGATTCAACACCCAAATAACTAACAAAAGGATCAACTAAATCAACCCAATCCTTAAATGATTGTGAATCAACATCGATGTATTGATAGGCAAAGAAAATATTTCCAATGAACTGAATAAGTGTCACAATACCGAATGGGAAATATACCTTAGATCCCATCTGTGCTGAGATTGCCGCCAATGCAGAAAGAGCAGCGATTTCAATACCCACTGACAAATAAATCGCCCAACTTAATGGATTTGATAATCCATACCAAGAAGTTACGTGAGATATGGATACAAATGCAACGGTTAAGATTGGAACTAAAAAGGAAATATAAATTATTGCCTTGAAATTCTTCTGAACCCAATTCATTTCCTCTGTGATTTAAGTTTTTTTATCTCATCTTCGATTTCAGTTTGTCTTCTGACATCAAATAATTTTCTATCGGTAGCCTGAATCATTCTTTTTTCTGCCTCCAATCCTGAGATTTGTAATTCAATGTTTAATTCTTGTTTGGTATATGTCGAATCTTTAATTGCGGTAATCTCTTGTCTTACTTTGGTTAATTCTCTTGAATCACCACAAGACTTGAACAATGTGAGTAAGGTGATTACCAAAACAATAATAACAAAGTTGTTTTCAATAAATTTTTTCATAACAATTTTATTTTGATTTATCCTTAAAATATAAAAGGTGTATTAAATAAATACACCCTTTATCCTAATTTACAGATAGTCGAAGAGAATACCCGTTTCGTTTCGTAACTTTCTCAAAGCTTTTTCTTTGATTTGTCTAACCCTTTCTTTGGTCAAATCGAAGTCAGTTCCAATGTCCTCAAGGGTTCTTGTTGAACCTGATAACCCAAAATAATCTTCAATAATCACCTTTTCTCTCTCGTCTAAGACATCCAACATATTCAAAAGTTTTTCTTTCAAAGTGTCTTCAGTGGATAAATTTTTGTCAGCCAAATCAGCGTTTGGATTAACCAAAATGTCCAATAATGTATCACCTTCTTCATTAAGTGGATTATCCAAGTTAATGGTATAAGGTAGATTCACCATCTTTTCGGGTAATTCAACACCAGCCTTTTCAAGTTCTTTCTTAGCCTTATGAAGTTCTTGGACAACATTGACAGGAAGACGAATGGTTCTCGCGTTCTCATTCAAAGATTGCAATATGGATTGTCTAACCCACCATACAGCATAAGAAATGAATCTTAATCTTTTAGTCCAATCAAAGTTTTCGATCGCCTTCATCAATCCAAGATTACCTTCAGCAATCAAATCACATAAATCCAAACCTTGATTCTGATATTGTTTGGACACGGTGATAACGAAACGCAAGTTACCTTCCAATAATTCTTTTTGGATTTCTTTCTTCTCTTCTTCAGTAATAAACCCTGATAACATTCTTTCAGCAAGTTCACGTTCCCTCTCAGGAGTCATGACCTTAATTTTTCGAATGTCTTTCAGATAATGACTGATTTCTTCTTGATTAATTGGAATTGAGGATTTTTCTTTCATATTAGTTATTACTGTAGTTTTGAAGTAGAGTTAATTCGTGTTTGGTAAGGGAGTCCATTCCTAAGACATTAATCTTATCCAAGATGGTATCCAAAGTTGTTTTCACTGCTGGAGTACCCATCCAAGGTGCAAGCTTGGACTTGAATTGTGACTCCAATTCATTTGAAAAACTCATATCGATATCATCCTCATCATAGTCATTATACAAATCAGTATTCTCAACAACACCTTTCATGTCGATTGAATAGTCATTATTTTGTCCAGGATTATCTAAATCAAATAAATGTCCAGATTTTTCGTAAGGGACATGAACTGACACTTTGTCAGATACTTCTGTCAAAATTAGTATTTCACTATCTACATGGATAAGTCCAGTGATATATTCAAAGATTTCGTCTTTAGGAACATCTGTTGCGAAGTACATCATTATAATTCCTCCTCCGAATTGAAACTTCATGTTTGGTGAATCCACCAATGGTGCGACTGACATTACCATTTGATTACAACTTTCGTCTGTAATGAAATTACCAATAACTGTGGCTAAGTAGTTTTTCATGTGTTTGATTATTTTTTACAAAGATACTGATTTAATATTACTAACAAAATATACTCTTCCTTTAGTTCCCGAATGTTGCTCGTACCACTTACCTTCTTTATCTTTCCAAACATATGGATTGTTTGGGTCGACATCCCATCGATACTGTGAATAGAAGTCGAAATCTTTTTTTAATAGATTGGATTTGTGTGAGTCATGAAACTTTTGATTACCGAACCAATCAGGATAGATTACTGGTTCATCAATATCCTCCTTATCCATAGTGTTCTTGAACCCACGTTTAACCCACTCGTCAATACTTGCATTCAAGTACATCTTCAAAAGTGGAACATGGTTCCTCCACATAACAGAGCATGGATGGTTTACCCACCCTTTGTAGGGGGTACCATCCAACTTTAATCTGCCAGTGATTGCACTGATAATTTGATAGGTTTCAACTCGTTGTTTACCGAGTCTCTTGTTGTCAAGGACTCTCATTGATTCAGTAATGTCTGAGTATGGTAGGAATGTTTGCATACCACAAAGATATACATTATGAATTGAATTGCACTATTCCCACTCCAAAATTTGTTTGTTAATTTTGATAATTTGTTTTCTTAGATATTCTTGAACCAACTTTTTGAAATCACTATACCACTTTTGTTTTCCCTTGTCTGTGAATACCAAGTCTTTTTTCGCGTTTTTGATTTGAAGTTGACCTTTACCTAATGCTCCTACACCTAATACGGAAATATCCAATTCCCAAATGAAAAATACTTTGATGTCAACAATATTTACCCACCCATTTTCGAGTTTATATTTCACAGATACATAAATAAGTTCTTTCTTATCGGATGAGAATAATTTCTTAATCTTATCTATAGAAGTAAGATTTGGCATCGAGAAACCAGAGTCCATGTCGTGAGTCTTAGGGTCGATATAGAACGATACCAAGTCAGAAACTAATGTAACATCTTCGATGGATTTTTTACTCCTTGGTCCCTTAGTTTCAGTAATCAAATCACTTTTGGCATTCATTAAAATTTCAGTCACCTTACTTTCTACCAAATCACCTACTGTTCTTTGCATGCCACCATTAACCAATTCAAAACTTCTCAAGTTTTCGGTTAGCAAATTCTGAATGTACTCTTTTACCATTACTTTCTTTTTTTTCATATCGTTTATTTTTGGTTAACTTATTTTTCAAATATACTAAAAATTTTCGAATAAAAAAATCTCACAATTATTGTGAGACTTTTGAAATATTATCAACCTTACTTATCCTGACCACGTTATTGGACCAGTTATTTACAAGTGGATTGTGAGTGATTACAAATATCTTCTCAAAGTAATCTCTCATTTTGGTAAAGAATTCCCCAACCATTTCAAGATTATCATTAGAAATTTTTCCGAACACTTCGTCCCACACAATTATGTTTGGTTTTGGAAGTGAACAAACTTTTGATAGTACCGCTCTCAATGCCATCGCTGCAATCGTTCTTTCATAACCAGATCCTGACACCATCAGTTTTTCAACACCAGTGGAGTTATCTATCATGATGAACTCAACCTCATTCTTGTCATTGATACGGATTTCCAAACTGAAGTACGCTGAGTCCTGAAGCAATCTCTGAAGTTCAGAATTAATCAATGGCATCATGGTCTTCATAATCATTTTGGTGATTCCATTCTTACCATAAATTTCAACGTAGATTTTATAAATCTTTTCACGTTCAAACTCCTCAGCAATCTTAAGAATGATGTCGTTGTTCTTTTCGATTCTTGACTCCAAAGATTCTATCCGTGTTGAATTTGTGGTCTGCGTTCTTTCATATCCCCGCTTTTCATTAATAAGTTCATCAATACGTAAACCAGCCTTAACTAACTGAGCGTCAATCTCATTATTTTTCTTAATCTTGTCTTGAACTTCCTCGTATCTTCTGAGTTTATCTTTAACTTGAGTCAATTTGAGTTCAGTGGATTCCAAAGATAGTTCATACTTCTCCTTGATGAGTTTGTTTCTTTCATATTCATCAAAGTCTTTCTTGAGTTGTGTGAAGGATTGTTCTTTCTTTTCGTACCCATCAATTTCTTCTTTGAAATCCTCAACAAGTCTTTTGAATGAATCGAGTTGTTTAATTTTCTCGTTGGTCAATTTAGCCTCCATCAATTTGATTCCACAATGTTCGCATTGAATTCCGTCACCATATTTTTCAATAAGGTCTTGGATTTCCTCAACTTTGTTCTCACAAGTAACCAGTTCGGCAAATCTTGATTTGATTACCTCTTTTACATTATCATGTTTATCTTCATGATAAAACTCTTTTGGTTCAACGATTTTGATTTCGTTGATTTGTCTTGTGGTTTTATCTCTGGACTCTTCGAGGTCAGAGATTTCTGATTGAAGTTTAATTGGATTCAAAGTAACCAATTCCTTATCCAAATCCATGAATTTAGATTTGAGAAGATTATCCTTGTATTCTTGTCCCTTCTGAAGTCTTGCATCCACGTCTGAGATGTTTTTGGACATCAAGTTAATCTCATCCTTCATTCTACCTATCTCCTCACCAGAGTTGATGTTATCTTGTTTCAGAGACTCTGTGTTATAGACATTGGACACCATCCCTTTGGAAAACTCAGAATAAATTTCTTTACCAGTTTCTTCCTTTTTCTTTAGGAATTCCAATCCAAGGAATCTACTCAAGACCTGTCCTCTCGCAGTTGGTTTTGCCTCCAACAAGTCCTCAAGATTGGACGCGGTCGTAACAATAGTCATCAAGAAATCTTCCATACTTCCGATGGACTTCTTCATGAAATTTTCAGTCTCCCTTCTTTGTTCACCTGTGAAGTTTTGTAGTTGTCCGTCAGCAAGTTTTTTGAAAAACTCCAATTCAGTTTTGATATTCCATTCACCAGCCTTGGACTTCTTTCTTTCTATTTGACGCAAGATAACATAGTCTTCACCATCAATAGTAATATCACCTTGAACACTAACTTTGTTTACATCGGTAAACCTATTGAAGATTTCTTCAGCCTTCTGAGTTTTGGTTGTTGTATTGAAGAATAAAAACAATAGAAGGTCAACGGTTAATACCGTCTTCCCTCCAAAGTTTGGTGGATCTGATTCAACTACCGTAATCCCATTACACTTTTCAAAATCAATTACCTGATTCTGCCCGTAGGAAAGAAAATTACTGAATTCAATCTTCTTGATGTACCATCTTTTGAATGGTGTCACCTCAACCTCATTCGCTAACATTCTGTTTTCAACCGCAAGGTCAATGTTCATAAGTTGGTCGAAGTATTGGTCTTGACCTTTGGATTCCAAATAACTTTTTACCAACTCTTTTTGATAATTCTTATCCATGATGTTTACTGAAACATCAATAGTCTGTTGGGATTCGTCATCAGAACTTTTCACTTTAGTAATAACGTTTATATTCGTTGAAGAATACTTTTTCATAAAGTATTGCTTCACAGACTTTATTCGTTCCTGAGTAAAGTTTTCTGGTGTGTCTTCCCAAATTACCTGTATATAAGGATTTTCCAAAATAGACGTATCTATATTATTTGGCATATTCGTGTAGTTGTAAGTTGGATATGGATTAAACAAATCCCATTTCATTTTTATTGTTGTGTTTCAGAAGTTCCGTTTTGTTCAGACTCTTGTTTTTTCTTAAATTCTTCCATCTGAAGTTTCATTGTCTCATTAAACAACTTCTGAATTGCCGATTGTTGTGTCTTGATAGATTGATTTCTATTTTCAACTCTTTTTCTGTGAGCTTTAGCTCCACCTCTTACTTTTGATTTTCCCATTTTGTTAGTCGTTTAATGTAAATAATTGAACGGTAACTCCCTTACCATTGGTCGCCTGAAAGTCATAATCAACTTCCAATTCAGTTCCCTTGAAGAAAACTTTGTTAATAAAGTCCCAGTCTGCATAATCAGTCCCTATTGTACCAGGGATATATGAAAAATCTTTTGGTGATGGAACTTCTTCAGATTCAAAATTAAATCCATAAACCATTCCTTTGTTCTCTTCCATAAACAGCAAAACATTCTCATTCTCACCTTCAGAAGGAAATCCATGATAATCAACACTTTCATAATTTTCATCAATTTCATAGTGGTCAGTCATTTCATCCAATTTGAATGTAACAATGTCCTCACCATTTTCATCTGCAATTATGAAACTAAGTCCATCATTGTCCATAGGTTTGTCAATAACCCACATATTTGTGTTAAAGGGTTCATAACCTTCAACGATTGTTTCCAAGTCCCAAGCCATTTCACTCAGGTCCTCATATCCATTTTCTTCTTGATATTCTTGAATATCTTGAACCTGTTGGTCGGTAAGGGATTGTGCGGATGCGTTCAATTCCCACCCGTAAACTTTTAATTGATACTTTGCCATTTTGTTTTTATTTTGTTGTTTGTTTTTTATTCTGATTTTGGTCGATTTACTTCGAACCATTCTACAATTGCATTTATTGCCCATACGGCTCCTGAGGCAAACATTCCATCAAAAAACCAAGAGTACCATAATGATTCCCCAATGATTATATTCCAAGGAGAATATACAAAAATTCCAATAAAGAATCCAACCCAAGTTGACGTACACATCATACATCTTAGCATATCGGATAAGAATATCCAAAAATCTTGGAAAATTGAGTCAACATCTGCCGCCCATTTGTTTATCGCGTTTCTTGGTCTATTGAAAATACTTCCATAAACGAGGATGTTGCTCATACCATAAGCCATTATCATCCATATTAATATTTGTACCATAATTTTTATTTATATAATGTGTCGTCCAAATTTGAACCTTTGAGGAATGCCGCTTTTCTATCTTGTTGGAATTTTTGAATTTCTTCAATAGTTTTTTGGTATTCCATAATCTGTTTATCTTTCTCGATATTGTCTTGTTTCAACTTTTGAACAGTATTTTGAATTGCCTCTAACTTTGATTTCAATCCAATATCAGTACTCTCTTTTTCAATAACTACTTCTTTGATAATTTCTACAGGAACCTCCTTAATCACTTCAATTACTTTTTCGAGTGGTGGAGTTTGTCTAAGAATGTCTAAAGAATGTCTAAGTTCGTCTAATTCTTTATCCTTTTTAGACATTTCTTCTTGGAAAATATTTTCCATTTCTTGAGTTTTAGTGGAAAATACTTTGCGTTGTTGTTCGAATTCCTGTTCTTTTTGGAAAATTTTTGTGTTCATCTCTTCTTGGTCAGTAACATAAACTACCTTATCAACAGGAACCTCTTTGATGACATCCTTGATTACCACCTTCTCAACGGGTATTTCTTTGATAATCTCAACAACTTTTTCAACCACCCTTTCAACAGGAACTTCTTTAATAATTTCTACAACCTTTTCGACTGGTACTTCTTTGATGATTTCAACAATCTTTTCTATAGGAACCTCGACGTATTCTACCCTTACTACTTCTTTAATAACCTCCACAGGAATCTCCACTCGTTTTTCAACAATGACCTCCTTTTCCACCTGTTTTTCGCGAGTTCCACCCACATTTAATAAACCATACCTCTCAATATTAAATCCCTCAAGGTAAGATTTCTTAATCACCTCACTAATTCTCAAGTCATTCATATTACAATATGATATGAGATCTTTGTTTTCAGTGGAAGAAAGGTTTAGTTTATATTCCATTTAGTAATTTACAAGTTTTTCGGTTCCGTCAACTAAGTTATCAATTGAGTTTATATAAAATGATAGGAAAGGTTTTGGGTTCGGAAGGTCAACAAAGTCATACTGGTCTTTCTCAATATCATAAACACCATAACCATGTTTGGTTACTCTCTCTCCGAAGTTCTGTTGGATAGTTGACCCAACCATGTACGCTTTCTTTCCACCAGGAATGTCAAACACTTGTCTCTTGTGAATGTCTCCACAAAGTACCAAGTCACACCCCTTGAACTTACTCGTATCAAACCCATCCTCAAATTTATATCCAATATCGGTGTAAAGACCAGTGACAGGTCCGTGAAATAGACCAATGTTCTTGTTTTTGGACTTTTCAATATTAGGTTGAATGTTGTGTTCCATCAAAGAATACACACACCAGTTAACATTCTCATCCTCATATACACCACGATTCTTGTAATAAACTATGTTATCATTCTTCAACGAATCGATAATAGGAGTTAGAGCGTCCAAACGAGTATTGTTATTCTCAAGGAAGTCGTGGTTACCAATAATTACAATAGTCTTTGTAATTTTTGCGCACTCAGTCAATATCCAAGCAACAAACTCCACCAACTCTGGTGTCATCTGATTTTTGGAATGAACCAAATCACCAGTAAAAACTATTCGGTCAGGTTGTAAGGTTGTCCATTCCTTTAACGCAGATTCAAGGATTCCACGATATAAATCATGGTCCTTGAATAATCTTACGTGTAAGTCAGAAAAATGAATTAATCTGTTAATCATTTATTATAACTTTCATATCTTCTTCAAAAGGATTAAATCCTTTGTTTATGTGTCCACAGAAATCACACGCATATATCGGGAAAGGTACTGTGGTATCTTCGGGAGAACCAGTCATTAACTTCGGAACTAATTTCAAATAAATTACTTCTTTGAAGTACATATGTTGACACTGCTCACACTTAATTGTTGGTACGTCCCGTAAATTGATTTTAGGTTTTTCTAAATCCATATTTTGTATTGTTTAATGTTTCTATAAATGATTCTACTTTTGTCTGTGCTTTCCTAATATACGACAAATCTCCTCCTTCATCAAGTTTAGACAAGTGTAGCTCGAACTTTGTAAAATCAAGCTTACTGATTGTATTAACAAACGAGTTGACAAAATCTCTACTCAGTTTAGATTCCCTCGTCTTAATAAAGTGATACCTAAAGGTTGTGAAAATTTGAAATAACTTTTCAAGTTCCCATTCACTAGCAATTAAATGACTCTCATGGGCATACTTATCTTTCACATCATATAATTTGATACTTTCATTCAACCCTCCTTGAGCAAACTCAAGGTAAAAAGCAACTTTCCTGTAGTTCTCATTCTTAGTTTCCGTTTTATCAATCAGGTATGCAAGAAATCCGTCTCGAGTGTAGTTCTTAAAAATTGATTCGTTGTTTTTAGTTGTAGTGCACCATTTTGTGTTTGCTCCATACTTCATGGAACCTTTATGGGTTTTAGGTTGAAGTAAAATGAACTCTTCCGTCTCGAGGAGAACATTGATATGGTCTTCTTTTACGAAATATTTTTCTTCTTTTATTTGTTCCGCAATTTCAATAACATCTTTTAACTTTTGATAATTTCCATATTCTTTGGAATAAATGTCTTTGTTGTTGATGTATGGAAGCATCTCATTAAACTTAATGACATCTTTAATGATTCCACCAGTAGTTCTGTAAGATCCTCCAAGTTTTCTATCCTCCCAAGTCTTCAACATGAAGTCCAAATACTTTTTTGTGGGTGTAGTATCCCCTTCAACAAATTTGGTGAAACTTGCCGTGGAAACCTCAGGATATTTCTTTTTCAAATCATCTACCTTTGACATATCAATTCTATAATTTTAATGTTAAACACAATAATACGAATAATTTTTTACTTATCAAAAAAATAACCACCCTTCGGTGGTCATTTCTTTAGATACTTTTTCATATCCATTCCCATAATAATATCGATTACTTCTTGAGGAACTTTATATTCATCATAAACTGAATCTTCTTTCAAGTGAGAGATGACACATCCATATAACTTCAGATTCTCGTATTTGGTTCCCTGTAACATTTTAACAAGTAACTTCCCATAGAATGGTAATTGAAGGTAATAGTGCCCCAACGCTGTATTCGGATACTTTTGAAATGGTTCGTACATTCTATCAGTATAACCCGTTTCAACAAAGTTTTTTGGTTTGTTTGTTTTCCAATCCGTAATCACCAATCCAAACTCCGTATTCTGTCTGTTTGGAATAATCCAAACTTTATCTGGTTGTCCAACATATCCCAACTCAGGGTCACCCAAAACCATTTCGGTGTCAAGAAGAACTGCTCCCCTCTCTTCCATCAGTTTGATATATTGTTCACCCGCCCTAATCATCGCATCTCCTTTGATAAGTTGGGATGGGTCACAAGTGAAAATGGGTTGTCTGACTTCCTTATAGTTTCCGTTTCTCTCGATGGTTTTTTTCTCCAACACAAAGTGAACACGAGACCCCATATTTGTGGAATATTCTCCAGCTGCAGCCCACACCTCTTTCAGTTTCTCAGCTTCTTCAGGGTCGCCACCAGCCTTCTTCAAAGCCGCTTCATCTATAGGAAACTCCCGATAGAACTTCTTAAGTATTTTGGATACTGAAGGGTAGTCTTGTCTACCACCCATAGTGTAAATGTGATTGTCTTCTTCAAAGACCAATCCCAAACTTTTTTGTCTCTCAGAGATAATTTCACGTATCTCTGATACGACCGATTTCAAATCTATCATTCTATCTTATTTCGTAATAATACTCATCAATTTGTCCCCGTAGGTCACAAACGTCTTTATCGACTGGCAATTTAACTATTTTAATTTTATTGTACAACCTCCCCCCATTTAGTTCATGATACACTCGTAGTCCATCTTCAAACGCATCTCCATCACAACAGATGATGACTTGAGCGTTCGCCTTGGTATATAAAGTTTCAAATAACAACTTACTCATCTTTTTCCCCAACATCACAATAGAGTTGGATAGGAAGAAGGAGTCGAATGCCCCTTCACACAAATATATATCTTTATCCCAGTCAATCAAACTCTCATTGAAAATTATCTCATCTTTGGGAACTGAGGGGTTCTTATACTTCATCTTCTTGGGTACCCAAGATCTTGCGACAAAATAGTTCAACACATTCTCTTTATTAAATGAAGGTACAATAATTCTATAGGCAAAGTCACCACTTACGGTATAACCTATCTTGAACCTCTCAATCATCTCATCAGTGATACCTCTTGATTGGAGGTATCTGTATGCTTCCATGTGTGGAATAAATCTTGGGTTGGAATCTTGAAATGTGGTATAACCTTCAGGTAGTCTAAGTTTGGGTCGTTTGACATCCTCTTGTTTGAGCTCCTCTGGTTTGATTAAGTTGTATACTTTCTTTTGACCTTTGGTCGCATACTGGTCAAATAGTTTCCCCAACGGTCCGTGAGTTCCGTGGGTCTCACCACAAGACCAACACTTATAAACGTGTTTACCATAGTTGATTTCCAAGTTACCCTTACCATCACCACCATCCAAACCTTTTTCTTCAGCGCAGACAGGACAGTCAAAAGATATTTGACCTTTTGATTCGTAGTGTTGGTGGAAGTCACCAAGAAACTCCGTGAGTAATTCTACTAATACGTCAACCTCGTCTGTCATTCTACAAGTATAATCAATTATTCCTCATTATCATCAGGATAGGGATTCAATCCAACAATGTTTTTTCTCCACCACTTCATAACAGGGTGAGTTTCATCAAGATACTTCTCAATAAAATAATAAGCAATCGCGAATACGGTTGTTATAGTCAAACAACCGAAATAGAATAAAATTAACCAATCCATTTTATGGTTTTTATATCTGCGGCGTAGTTCAATCGAACACTAAAAATCGACAGGTGTGGACGTAGGTGATTGATAAAGAATTTTCGTAAAACTCTATTGAGTTTCAACTTGGAAATACGTTTGAAATCTTTTGTGTATAGTTGGTGGTCGAACCATACGTAAGATCCTCCGCATTTAACATGAATTTTACCCACGAAAGTAACATCAACTTCTTCTTGGAAGTCATACTGACGATAGTGAGTAATCTGAATGGTCCCTTCGATATTATCATCCTTGATATTCAAAGTGCCGTACTTTTTGACTACTCGTCTGAGTGCTTTTGCCTCGGGGGTTTTTATCACGTATCCTTTCATAAAGCTAAGATACTATAAAAAAATTAACCTACCAAATTTCTTTCATCTTCATATAACCAAGTGCAGCGCAATATGCATCCGTTTGGTCATAGTTTTCTTTTTTAAGAGTATTGTTCTTTGTGTATTGCCAAGTAATTTGTGGTTCTCTCTTTGCAACTAACTCCCATATAACCACTTTCTTATCAATATCCTTTGACATCCCACCAAACAAAACATATTTATCTTTGTCATTGGGTTGAACTAAATGAGGGAACGCAAATTTTCGTGAGTTGTACGTTGAAATAAATTCAGGAACCACTCCCAATACGTCATATACTTCTTTACAAATTAATGTATTGAATCTCATCAAAGTACTGACAGTGTAAACGTTATTGGAGTTCAATAAAGGTTCTTCAATGACAACATACTGAATACCAAGTTCTTTGTAGGATAATAATTTTTCTCTGAAGATTTGTGCTTTGAGTAGTAATTCTTCAATTTTATTTTCTACCTTTGGTTTTGGAACTGGAGAGATGTGAGTTAATTCTAATAAATTTCCAGTACCGATGTCGAATAAAGACCAACCTATCGTTTTGGTCGACACATCAAGCCCAAGTACTTTGGGCGAATCTTTCCTAATGTTTTTTGACATAATTAAAAATCTAGCTTTACTACAAATTGTTGAATACCCTGTCTTAATTCAGGGGATTGTAGCTTAGATATAACAATAAGATCATTATTTTGATCGTAAAGCCCTATTTCAGTAATATATGATTTTGTTCCTTGTGTCCACGTAGGGTTAGACGTATTTGTAAACTGATTTCTATTCAAGTTCACCAAATATTTCATCTCATAAATCGTTGCCGAGATGTCAGTTTCAAAATTCCCATAAAAATAATACTCATCACCAAAGTTTAACACATCCGTTTGTCCATTCAATGGAATGTCCAAATAATTCTGCAGTTGGTATGCCGCGGCGTTGTTGTAATCGTCAGGTCCTATTTGGAATGTTGTCCCTGTCAATGATGTTTGAGTTATGTATCCATTTGATAATGTCATTGCGGAGGTTACATCTATCTGTCTCCAAGCCGTTGGTGAAGGTCTTGTATCTCCCGTAACCATTTGACAAATGATTTTCATGGATGTTGCGGTATATCCTGTAAACTCATTAACTCCCAAGAATCCAAACTCTCCTCCGAATCTTACTGCAACGTTTTGAGTGTTTGCCGTAACCGAACTTGTTGGTTGCACCACGGAATAATAATTACAGTGAAGGGAACTTGTAACACCTGTTTGTGATTCAAATAAATAACTCACCCAAAATCTCTGATCCGGATTTGTCATGAGTCCGTTAGAATTGTTTCCTGTATCACAAATGTTTGGAGTTAATAAACTCAACTTTGGCGCAGGTAATGTAAAGTTCCTGTTTGATTTGTATGATAAAGCAGCAATTACTTCTTCATCATCAACCACAATAATTTCTTGGTCAGGGAATACTTTACCGATTCTATTCAAATTACCATTACTATCCGCATTAGTATCCCACAAATGATAGTATCTTATACCAGGGTCATTCATGTCAATGTTTTTTGTTGACTTAATGTAATATGGTATACATAAATTGTATCCTGGAGGGTCAATATAAAAATTTTGCCCGATTGTGGTCCCTGTTGATTTATGCCACATCAATGTTGGCATACTCAATTTGAAATGTCTTGCCAATCCAATATCATCAGTCGGATTCTGTGGGTCAAATGGTTGTGTCGAAAACTTCTCCCCATAGATATGATCTATATCTTGGTTGGTGTAATGAATAATTGCAATGGCTTTTTGGTCCTGAGGTCTTACAACAATTTTCTCATCGAAGGAATTATAATAAAATACTTGACTCGTATCAGTTTGTCCTGATGGTTCGTTGTATCCCAAATATTCTTTAGTACCTATGTATGATACTGACCCAAACTTAGTATAGTCTTCGTATGTACTACTGAATAATCCAGCCGGACTCTCAGTCCAAGGAATGTTCATGTTCCAAATAAGAGTATTCTCTCGATTACTTACGTCACAAGGAGATTCAAAGTTGAGAGTATCTGTTTGCCAATAAGGTGCTGGCGTTACAAAGTCATATAACTCTGTCATCCCTGACGGATAAACGTATAATCTAGCAAAGTTTGTTTGGTCTGGTAGATTATCAAACGTTGGTAAGGATCTGTCTAAAGTTAATGTAAATGTACTTCCTGTCGTTCCTGTAACAGGACTCATGTTTTGAATTTTATATGTTAAAATTTGGTTTGTAGTAAAATCGCCACATCCACCATTTCCATCATATACAATCGTAACAAAATCATTAATAGACGGAGTACCTGATGTCAAACAACTTGTTGGTGAACTATCAAATTCGATTTGCATGGAAGTTTGTCCTGACAACGTTGACATATCAACCCAATAACTTGTGGTCATTGTATATGCCGTACTTGTCTGTATTTGAGTAACTCCAGTTGTGAAAAATCCTTTTACTCCCGCAGAATTATAGACCTGTTGGAAGTTACTATCCATAAAAGGTATTCCATAAGTGTTACCTGTTGAACCTTGTACATAGTATGGATATTTTATATTTTGTTTGTTCGACTGTGGTGACCCTGTATCATTTTGTGCGTTAAACGCTGGCATCAAAATATTATTATTGGTCTGATTATAGTTCGGTACTGCAGTATAACTCACCTCACTATCTCCAATTTGGAAATAGGAAATATTGAAGTTACCTTGAGAAAGGTTTCTACGTCCAACATCTGTAAGTCGGGTGTTAATAAGTCCTGCAGTATTTTTAATAATATAAGCCATTGTCTATAAATAGTTGTTCTGTTTTTTTATGATATCGGTCCGAAGTCGCAATTTACTACAACAGTTATACAAGTAACGTTGGTTGGATTATTCGTATCTCTTAAACCAAAATAAACCGTTCCATTTGGTACGTAAAGATAATCTGTTGTATTTCCTTGTAGCGAGTTGAATACCCCGTTCAACGCATCATTACAAGTTGTGTAATATGTGTCTGTCATGTCGTACTGACCAGATCCGCCAGCAATACCTGTGATGAACACAGAATTAATTCCTCCAAATCCACAAAGTACATTAGATGTTGCGACCAATGGTTTAGACGGGATATTACCTGTTGAACTAAAGTTCACACTGTTACTATTAATTGTATTTGAAGTTGTGTCAGAAATCACCGTACAACATCTACATCCATTAATACTTGATTGAGTGAACTGAGCACTAATTTGTTGTTGAAGATTGGTTATGCAGTTGCTTTGAGTGTTAGTTTGTCCACTTGTAATAGACAATACAGAAGTACTGGTGATTAAGACAGGAGAGTTTATCCCAATCTGTAATTGGTATGTATCCGCATCAGTAACCGCAGTAAATGTTTCAGGGCTACAATTTGGTCTGCTACCAGTCTGAACTACTGTCTGAGTTGTTGTTGGAGTTTTAGTAACTCCATTCTCAGTGATGGTGAACGTATCATTGATTAATCCAGTACCAGGCCCGTTATAAGTTTTTATGGATGATAGGGTCAAATTGAATGGTATGGTAACTCCAGGTGGTAATGGTGGAGTACTTACAACTTGATAATATGTTGTATTAGAATTGTAATTACTCAAATTAATAGTTTGAGTTGCTAACGTATTAGCACTCAAGGACAATTGATAAGTCACCGGTTGTTGTGTAAACCCAACTGTAATACTTTCTATTTCAGTATTACCCGCAGAATCTCTTACCGTTATTGTATATGTTCCAGCACACAAGTCTTCAAAAACATTTGTCGACTGATATGTAGATCCTCCATTAATAGAGAATAGATATGGAGGATATCCATATTGAGCGTTGACCGTTATATCACCATCACAATTCACAACACTATCACATGAGTTATTGTTTACAGACAAGGCTACTTGCATTGGTATCACCGAAGGACAAACACCTTGAGTCATAGTTACACTATATGTATTAACTCCACCAGCAATTACCCATCCTGAAAGTGGAACTGAAGATGAAGATGTACTAATGAATATACCTCCACCTACAGGGTTGAATGGTATTGTCGGATTAGATCCGGTTACTTCCCATCTAGTTAATGTGGAGTTCCAAACAATATTGTATTGGCCATTATCAGTTGTCCAAGTTGTTCGACCATTTCTCATTCCATTGCAGTTAAATTGTAACGGACCATAAGCGGTTGAAGTACTTAAAGCAATTAAACACAATTGAGGACAAACTCCTGATGGAGTAACTGTTGGTGTTGCAGTTGGACTCGGAGTAATAGTTGCAGTTGGAGGAAACAAACTACAAACAGTATTTGCGGTATAATCTCCATAATAATCGACAACAGTTACTTGATAATTTCCTTGTGGTATGCCAACCAAAGTTTGTGTTCTTTGTCCTCCATCCCAATAAATAGAATAAGGACTTGTACCTCCAGTGATTTTCAAAGATAAAATTCCATCCAAAGAACTTGAAGAACTTGGCATTGATATAGGAAAACAAGTTACACCCATATCAAAAAGAGTGAATACTTCACAATCATTCTTTAATCTCACCACCGCTTCATTTGTTGGTGTCTGAGTTGGAGTTTTAGTTACAGATGGAGTTAATGAACTTGTCGGAGTTATGGTTGGAGTTGCAGTATTAGTTGGCGTTAAAGTCGGAGTTTGTGTAGGTGTTGGAGTTGGACAAGTGACTGAAGCAGTTATATTTAATTTTACAACACCATTCGATGGCTTAGTATAATCCATTGTTATGGATAGTCCACTCTGAGTTCCTTGTTGGAAGTTACCACAACAGTCGGTATAAAAATAACTCGAACCTGGATTGACTAATGTGTATGCCTGTCCACATAAAATTGGCGTTGGTGATGGTGTCGCATTTGGAGTCCTTGTTTGGGTTGGTGTTACCGTTGGAGAAGAGGTAATCGTTGGAGTTGGTCTTGGAGTCCTTGTTGGTGTTACACTAGGTGTTTGAGTTGGAGTGTTAGATGGAGTATTAGTTGGTGTTGAGGTTTGACTTGGTGTGACAGAAGGATAACAACTCGAATCATCCGTACATTCATTACCAGTGTCTGTGACGGTGATACCGTCAATTACTTCAATTTCCCCAAAGAAACCATATTTGAAAGTTGGAGTGTTAGATAAAAATGAACAAATATAAAATGCAAATCCTCCCGAAATATTTACAGTCGGAATAGTTGCAGTGTTCGTATTTTGAGTCGCCCCATTACAGTCGGTATAGACAACATACAATTGTTGACCTCCACTGGTGGACAATTCAAATGGGACTTCAATGTAAAAACAAGTACACATCTAGTAATTTATTATATCTTATAATTATAAGAACTCACAATATTTTGTATACATTTGTGAAGTTTATGGACACGCAACAAAACTTGTTATAGTCCCGCTAGTATCCACTTGTACAGCATAATTATTTCCTCCGAAAGTGAATTTTGTGAATCTATTGTTTCCGTTATATGGATTAAATAATGCCCCACCAAATGCCGTTTGATAAATTTTCACACCAATTACAGGAATTGTATTCGCCTCATTGATGAAAGTATAATAATTAACCGAAGTAAATGTATCACTACAAGTGTTAGCAGAAGTCGGAAATGTATTCTGTCCGACCAAATGAAGTGAAAATACTGGTGTTACCGATGGAGTCGGAGTAAATGTTGGTGTAGTTGTTGGAGTTGATGTTTGTGTTGGACTTACTGTTGGAGTATTCGTTTGAGTTTGAGTTGTAGTTGGTGTTTGAGTTGGTGTTAGAGTCGGTGACGCGGTAATACTTGGTGTCGGAGTTGGTGTGATAAAAATAACCTCCCCATCAACACACCCATTGTTGTCCTCAATTTTTATTACAATGTTAGTCTCATCATAAGGTGGTGGGACTGTAAAAGTGTAAGGAAAAACCGAAACAGTTGCAACAGACACACAACTTCCACTCGAAGAATTACAATAGAAAATGTCGACTGGTGTATTTGCAGTTACTGAAGTTATTGTTACTTGTTGACTCATGTTAATATAATTAATATTTAAGTTGAGGTTGGTGTTGGAGTATACGTCGGAGTTGTGGTTGGCGTTGGTGTCGGATAAGGACAATTTAATAATGTTCCGAATGGACTCAAGAATGCTATATCATTAACATTAACTCCATTATATTGTGAAAATTCTCCAAAAACAATGTGTACCCCATTATTCAATATAATACCGGTGTTAAAAGAATTTCCTGAATAAGCTAAACCAGTTCCATAATCAAACGTGTTATCAATGCTTCCATTTTGATTTAGTCGTACTAAACCATTAGCGGACACACCACTGTAAGTATCAAAGTCACCAATAACAAAATATTTGTTATTATATTTCAAAATAGTTGTCGAATATGTTAGTCCACTGAATCGATTAAATCCAGGTCCAGAATTGAATGTCCCATCAATCGAACCGTCAGTATTTAATCTTACAATTTGTCGATTTGTTTGTCCACTATATTCAAAAAATGCCCCTACTGCAAGTATTTTACCCTCATCAAGTACACCTGAATAGACTGTTCCATTAAATCCAGTCCCACTACTAAATGTATTATCAACAGATCCATCATCATTCAATCTAACAATTCGAACATGGGAGTTCCCATTTACAGTTGTAAAATCACCAAGGATTATTTTTTTCCCATCACTTTGTAAAATAATATCGAAAACCTGTCCATTCAATCCAAGTCCTGTATTGAATGAATTATCAACACTTCCATCACTGTTTAACCTGATTAAATTTGAATGTGGATTTCCATTATATTGTGTGTAATTCCCACCGACTAATATTTTACCATTCGTTTGAACTTTAATAACCCAAACCGTATTATTAAATCCAGTACCGGCACTAAAAGTATTATCAATCGATCCATTAGTATTCAACCTGATAATCTTTCCGTTGGATGCTCCACTGTAAGAACTAAAAAATCCTCCGACCATTATTTTGCCGTCAGCCTGTAATTCTATGTCATACACTGCATCGTTAAATCCTGTACCTATATTAAATGTATTATCAATACTTACATCACTGTTAACCCTTACAATTCTATTGAAAGATTGTCCACTATAACTAGTGAAAAGTCCTCCAAAAATAATTCTACCACTACTATCTTCAACCGCAGCTTCAGCTTGGTCGTTGAACCCTCCATTAAAACTATAACAATAGTTCCAAGGGGTTGAACTTGGAGTTGGTGTTGGTGTTACAGAATAATTTACCGAACTTGTTCCGGATATGATACAATTGTTTGCATCAATTGCCTTTATCATATAATTCGCAGATGTGTCGTAAGGTACTGGTATATCAAACACATATGGAAATGATGAATCCGTAATTGTTGATATATAAAAACAACCAGATCCGTCGACTTGACAAACATAAATGTCATATGGGGTTTGTCCTGAAATATCGTTTATAGTTACTTGTACTGCCATATTAATATTTTATTTAACATTGTGTTGATGATAATCCGATTACAACTCCCGATCCATTCAAGTCCCAATTCGCTCCTTGGTGGAATACATATATTTGACTAACCACTGTTGTTAAAGTTGAATCTGTATATAATATACATCCAGCGCTAATTGTTTGGCAATTCGAATACAATGTTTTCGGATTAATAATAGCGTCAGAACAAGCATCAAACACACTTATGTCACTCACACCACTGTTTCCAAATGCCCCAATGTTTCCTGTAGCACAAGTCTCACAATTAGAATAAGTTTGACTCGGAACCCCTGTGAAATAATTCCCTCCAAAGTTTATCGGTGTAACTTTTGGTGATGGTATATAGGATGTATTAAACTGTCCAACAAAGTACCAACAATTTCCGTCATTATCTTTGAATGTTTCATTCACTGCAATTGGGAAAGATATTGGTTGAGTTTGAATAACTTGAGTTATTGTTCCTCTTCCTCCGCCGATACGATTACAAGATTGATAAACGTATAGGTAGTTAGGAGTTGCCGATGGTGACGCAGTTATAGATGGTGTTGGAGTGTTTGTAGCGGTTGGAGTTCTAGTTTGAGTTGGTGTAGGTGGAGGTGTGGTTCCAACGGTTGCCGTCTGAGACGGTGTCGCGGTTTGTGTTGCAGTTACACTTGGCGTAATACCCGCAGTTGATGTTGGAGTGTTAGTCGGTGTTGATGTCGTAGTTGGTGTAGGTGTTGGAACATTACTACAGAATTCACATGAAGAATAAATTTGTACAATACTTCCAAGAGTACTATTAGATGACAAGTTACTATCATCTCTCGTATATACAACACAACGATTTACTCCGTTAACTTGTACAAACATTGTCATACCAATTGATACAGGTGTACCCGCAAATGATAATGAATCTGTGGTATAGAATTCTTCACCCGTATTACATTCAGTCAATACTTTTACAGATACACAACTGAATGTTTCATCTAACATTTCAAATGTTACATTACCTCCAATAGACACTGTTCTTGTAAGTGTCACCGAAGGAGTCAAGGTTACAGTTGGTGTCGTAGAAGTATAACCACTTAATGTAAAGTTTATTCCAACTCCACTACAGAAGTTACCTGTTGGAGATGGTGTTGGAGTAACACCGAATGAGCTTATTGTGAAATTAACATCATTACAACCAATACTCGGAGTTGGAGTAACTGGTGGAACGTAAGCACAATCGAAATACGCATTGAAATCAAATGTTGAACAATCAACTCCAGTAGGTGTTGGAGTTGGACAAATCCCGCCATTGAAATCATTTGCAGATATATCAGGACATTGCGAATAACATGGGTAAGAACCTCTTAATAAACAAGTTCCTCCTGGAGTTGCTCCACTAGCTAAACACCAGTAATCACCAGTATAATAGATAACCGCTGAAGTTATTCCATCTCCAGAATAATAAATTCTTGAATTATATGTTCCGGCAGATTCATAGTTTCCATTGTATCCTGAAAAAGAAGGTAAAGTTGTATAGAAACAAAAATCAGTGAATGCACATGCTGAAGGTGAAGGTGATACGGTTGGTGTTTGAGTCGGAGTCGGTTGTGGTGTGTTAGTTGGCGTTGGAGTCGGAACACAGAATGAACAATCATCAAAATCGGGGTCACCGAAGTCAGGGCCACCAGGTCCAGATAATTCAACAAAACTATAACACTCACCGTTGTAAAGATAAGCGGCTCCAACAAATGCAGTATCCTCATTTACATTAGCGTAGAAAACATCCCCATTTGAACACTTGGTTAATAATGCAGCAGTCACAGCTGTTCTTGGACACAGAGAATCCGCACATGTTGGAACTTGTGTAAATGTAACACCAAGGGAGTTATATATCGTACCGACAGTAAATCCACTTACGATTGTGGCACATCCTTCGAATTCAACACTACCAGTAATATAGTAAGTGTTTCCAATTACAGTAGGAATACTTGGTCCTCCGAATCTGAATATGTTTGAACCATTTGTACAATCTTGAAATTGTACAACAATACTATTCGTTGGCGTCGGTGTTTGTGTTTGTGTTGGAGTCTGTGTTGAAGTATTAGTTGGAGTTTGAGTCTGTGTTGAAGTATTAGTTGGAGTTTGAGTCTGTGTTGAAGTATTAGTTGGAGTTTGAGTCTGTGTTGAAGTATTAGTTGGAGTTTGAGTCTGTGTTGAAGTATTGGTAGGAGTATTCGTTGGAGTTTGAGTCTGTGTTGAAGTATTGGTAGGAGTATTCGTTGGAGTCTCGGTAGGAGTCACAGTAGGCGTGTTTGTGGGTGTTTCAGATGGAGTTTGTGTTGGAGTTTGTGTTGGTGTTTCAGTATTAGTCGCCGTCTGAGTTGGTGTCTCAGTCGGAGTATTAGTTGGAGTCTCACTCGGAGTGTTTGTCGGTGTCTCTGTTGGAGTTGGTGTCTGAGTTTCTGTCGCAGTAGGCGTTAATCCAACCGTAGCTGTGGGGGTCGAAGTTTCAGTTGGAGTCGGAGTTTGAGTTGGCGTCTCTGTAGGGGTTTCTGTTTGTGTTGCGGTTGGGGTTGGGGTCAATCCTTCAAAACATCCACCGCAGAAACTTTCATCAACTTGAATAATAGTCAATCCAACCGATGCCGTAACACTCCCTAAAATTGCACAGAAATATCCTGTACCACCAGGATATGGAACGTTAGTTATAGATTGAGAAACGTGATTACAATTCAAATAAGTTATTGTATTAACACCAGAAGGATCTCCATCATTCGTATATTGATAACAAACACATCCATCCGCAGAAGGTGTTATTGTGGGAGTTGCGGTAATTGTGGGAGTAGGACTTGGAGTTTCACTTGGTGTTACTGGCGGAGTTTCAGTTGGAGTTGGTGTAGTTCCGACTGTTGCCGTTGGAGTTGGGGTCACGGACAAACAACACTCAGTTAAAGTTTGACTGACTGTAGAAACAGGCCCAACTATTTGAGTATTATTTTTATAGTAATAAATGTTAGGTGAAGGAGAACCTGTAGTATCAATACAAAGGTCATTCAAAAATGTACCCGAAAGTGTATAAAGTTCTTGTTGTGAGTTTCCACTACAATCAATATAATCGACGTATACTGTGCCATCAAACTTACCAGGGTCGGTATTCCCCGTTGAGTCATCCAAATCTAATTGGTCGATAATTACATCATAATAGAAACACGTACACGCCATAAATTTTTTAGCTTACAATATAAATAACCAGACATCAGGTTTTTATACATCCAATAATATAGTTTTGTTGAAAACTAAATAAAGTAGTATCTCGATAATATTTATAGTTGTATGAAACTTCTAAACACAATTCAAAATATTATTAAAGAGGCTGAAGAACAATATAACAATGCCTGTGATTCATGTGTCCCTGTTGAAGAATTGGACAGACTTGAAAAACGCTACAAAGATTCCCTCAAACTACTGAAGTTATACCAGTCTGAAGAAAAAAAGAAACAATAATTTCAACCCAAGTCAATAGATTTTTTTGAAAACCTTTCATATATTCTAACAATATGAAAGACCCACTTTTGGATTTACACCTTTGTAGAGGACTTGGAGATACTATTTGTTCAACCCCAACTTTACGTAAATTATTTTTTGCATACGGAAAAAAAATATCCGTATTAACTGAACACCCCTATATTTTTAAGAACAATAAATACGTTAACAAGATTTTTAATTCTTCAGAAACTACTCGAGAAAGTTTAGAAGAACAATATGAATTGTTAGTCAGTTTTGCACCAAATTTAGAAAATGCATATAAATTAGGGCTACGTCATAATGTAATGGACATTCGGCAGTTTCACTCATCAGGATTGGGGTTTCAATTATTACCTGAAGAATGTACCGTAGAATATACTCCCGATGAATGGGAACCAATTGAAAATCTTCCTGATAAATTTGTTTTAATACATCCAGTACAAAGTTGGGCGGCAAGAACATGGGACGCGGATAAATGGAAACTATTGTCCAATATGTTGAACGACAATGACATTGCCGTTGTATCCGTTGGAAAGTCCTCGAGTGAAATAGGATTTCATATGGTTCAAAAACCTGTTTTCGATTTTCCTATAAAGTTGGGATTAAACCTAATGAACCATACCACCATTTCACAAACATGGTGGTTAATACAAAAAAGTTTGGCATTTATAACGATGGATTCAGGCCTTCTACATTTAGCGGGATCTACAGATGCAAACATTATTCAACTTGGTAGTTCAATAAATTGGAAACTTAGAGCTCCATTCAGGAATGGACGACAAGATTATAAGTACCATTATGTTGATGGTGATTGTAAAATTGCTTGTGCCTCAGACATGAGATATGGTGTCAGAGAATGGAACTCCATACGTGGAATTCCACCATTGGTTAATTGTTTAGAAAATAAAAAAGAATTTGTTTGCCATCCGAATGTGTCACAGGTATTCAATAAAGTTAATGAAATAATAAAGTAAAAAAATGCCAGAAAGTTATAAATTTTTCAAAGAAGAAGTAAAAAATTACTTAATCAATAATGTCTCCCTTTCATCAAAAATATTAGATGTTGGACCAGGTGTTGGTACTTATTCTGAACTCATACGAAATTTTGGTTATAAAATTGATTGTGTCGAAATATGGGAACCATACGTAGAAACCTATAACTTGAAAGAAAAATACGACAACGTATTTGTCGGAGATATCATGGATTTTGACATATCTAACTACGATTTCATTATCTTGGGGGATGTTTTAGAACATCTCCCAAAAGAACAAGGTATGTCTTTGATTCAAAGAATTCATAAATTAGGTAAACAATGTTTAGTAGCAGTACCTTATCAAATGGAACAAGGTGAACATAATGGAAACATCTATGAAACTCATCATCAGTCCGATTTGACTATACAGTTAATGACAGAAAGATACCCTGAACTAACTATGATTTATTCTAATCATTACTATGGATATTATGTCTCTACAGAAAAAATAACTATTGGAACTAAATTTGAAAAATCATTTGTTTTATACTCAACTGAAAATTATTTTGATATCCTCACAGAATGTGTGAAATCAATTAGAGAGTTCAGTGAACTTCCAATCATTGTTTACCTTATTAATTCAGATAGACAAATTGAAGTCCCCAAGACCAAAACAATAAGATGGGATTTACAGATTGATGATTTATCTGATGACTTATACCTAAATCATAATAATAATTTTTATATTGATAGAAAAAATCCAACAATCTATAAGATTCTAATTCAAAGACCATTAATCGTAAAAGATGCTCTATCAAAATATTCCGATACTATTTGTTATGTTGATAGTGATTCAATTGCAACTCCATTAGTAGATACAATATTTTCATATTTCAACCAAACGTCTAATTACCCTTATTTTGTGGAAGGGATTTATGAATTTTTAATACTCAATGGGATAGGAGTCGGAGGCGAGTTAAATGAAACTTTAGAACATAATGCATGTGAACTTTTTGGAGTAGACCAATCAGTTAGAAAAAATTATAGACAAACTGGCTATTTTATTGCAGGTCAAAACACTTATGACTTTTTAGATGAATGGTATTGGATGTGTAATCACCCAAAAATTCTGAATAATATCGGTCATTACACACCATTTAATGAAGAAACAATCGCAAACGTTTTGCTTTGGAAGTATAATATCCAAGAAGGCCTTCCATATATATATGTCAACGGAACTTTTGACACAATAAATAAAATGTATAATGAAGTAGAGTACAAAGGAGATGGAATTCGTAATTTTCAAGGAGACTGGCTGAGAGTCCCATATCATAAAGAACACCTTTTGTTTTTTCATGGAGAAAAAAAACCTGAAACTATGAGACAAATGGTAGAAGAAATAAAAAAACACAATAACGTATCTGAAGAAATTCAAGTACACTCTCCCGAATCAAATTCAGAAAAACTACGAATTTTATTTTTAGCCCCTCACTTATCTACGGGCGGGATGCCAGCATATTTACTCAAAAGAATTGAATCCCTGTCATTACATTATCCATTTATAGAATTTTTCTTGGCTGAGTTTTGTCAATATTCCACACTATATACGGTTCAACGAGATAGAATAAAAGAAATAGTACCCGAAGAAAGATTTTGGACTATTAATACCTTGAATGACCATAATGTTGAGAACTCTATGAAAGTAATTGACCTCATCAAAACTCATTTTATTGATATTGTTCACATAGATGAAATGATTGAAGGTTTTGATTCATTCAACAAAGTCCCTGACGAACTCAAACATGCTCTATATGACAATAATAGAACTTGGAGAGTTGTTGAAACCTGTCATAATATTTGGTTCGATCCAGAATCTTCCAAACTATTTCATCCTGACGCTTACGCATTATGTACTCCTTACCACTTGGAAAAAACATTCAAGAAAATGCCTTCACATATGGAAGTTTTTGAATTCCCAATCGAAAATAGATTTCGATCTAGAGTTGAACAAGTAAGGGCACAAGAGGAATTAGGATTGGACATTTCAAAAGTACACATAATTAATGTTGGACTTTGGACTTCGGGTAAAAATCAAAGAGAAGGAATTGAAATTGCCAAACATTTTGAAGGAGGAAATGTTGAGTTTCATTTCGTAGGTAATCAAGCATCAAACTTTGAAAGTTACTGGAAACCCTTGATGTCCGATCTACCATCAAACGTCAGAATTTGGGGAGAAAGAAGTGATGTAGATACATTCATGAAAGCTTCAGATATTTTGATGTTCAACTCAACTTGGGAATGTAATCCTCTTGTGATACGCGAAGCAGCATCATTAGGTTTGAAAATTATTGCAAGAGACCTTCCACAATATGTCGGCATGTTTAATGGATTGATTACCCCTCTTACTGATGACATTCCCACAAATGTCAACAATTTACGTAGATTGATTTCCTCAAGTCGTGACTATCAAATTTTAGATGGTATGACTGAAGAATTTGCAGTAAAACATTATAATCTATATAAATTCTTACTAACTCAAGAACCAAGAAAAAAAACAAAAAGTAATACCAAAGTGCAGATTAAACAATTTTTTATAAACGAACCTTTCTTGGAAATTGTTGGTCAAAGTGATAGTGAATATGATGTTAAGTTTTTTGACGAGTTCGGTGTCTGTAATTATCATAATACGATAAAATCAAACCATTGGATTAAATTAAATCGGAAATACTTTACTAAATGGAATACAAAAATCCTTGAGGATAAAGTTTTAATCTATGACGAAACCCTAAATTATGAAAGCAAACGGGTTTTCATAAATTTTGATAGTAGTTCTTTAGGAGATACTGTATCATGGATACCTTATGTCTTAGAATTCAAAAATACCCATAAATGTGAGGTGATTGTTTCGACATATTGGAACCATTTATTCCGCGAAGCTTATCCTGAATTGGAATTTGTTGAACCAGGAAGTGTTGTACATAATATTCACGGGCAATATAATCTTGGGTGGTTTTATGATAACAATAGAGAACCTACCTTACCAAATACAATTCCGTTACAACAAGCTGCAACAAATATATTGGGGCTACCTTATAAAGAGATTAAACCAAGAATCTCTTATAAAATTCTCGAAAGACCTTATGAAGAAAAATATGTTACAATTGCCACCAACTCAACCGCAGGATGTAAGTTTTGGACAAAAGAGGGATGGCAAGGCCTTATCAATTATCTTCATTCTCTCGGATATAAAGTTATCAATGTATCTAAAGAAAACAATCGATTTGACAACTGTGAAAAAATAAAAGATACTGCAATGGATTATACAATGAATGTCATCCATCACAGTGAATTCTTCATTGGGTTATCCAGCGGATTATCTTGGTTATCTTGGGCAATGGGTAAACACGTTGTGATGATTAGTAATTTCACAGAACCTGACCACGAATTTACTTCTAACTGTACAAGAATAACAAATCCAAATGTTTGTAACGGATGTTGGAATAGTCCTATATATAAATTTGATAAAGGAGATTGGAATTGGTGTCCAGTTCACAAAGGAACAAACCGACAATTTGAATGTCATACATCAATAACACCAGAAATGGTAATAAATAAAATACAACACTTATTAATATGAATTTAGAAAACTTTGTTTGGGAACCTAAATGTTATGAAGGATTCCGAGAAACCGTTGAAAAAGAAATTTTCGTGGATAAAATTTACGAAAGATTTTTTGAAGTTGAAGAGGGAGATGTGGTATTTGATATTGGTGCGAGTCTTGGTCCATTCACCTATTCTATTTTACACAAAAATCCTTCACAGGTGTTTGCCTTTGAACCAAGTTTTGAAGAATTCAAGACATTAGTTTTGAACACCAGACATGGAAATGTTACTCACATAAACAAAGGTATTTCCAACACCATTGGAGAATTCGAATTTTCAGAAGTATTTGATGTTTCAGGTAATCATAAACTTTATTCAACCACATTTAATAAAGTAATCCAAGATTACAATATTAAAAAAATTGATTTCTTAAAAACTGACTGTGAAACTGGAGAATACGACATTTTCACTTTGGAAAATTTGTTTTGGATTAAAAATAATGTGAGAAAAATTTCAGGTGAATGGCATTTAAGAGAAGAATGGATGAAGGAAAAGTTCAGAATATTTAGAGATGTTTATTTAAGATTTTTCCCTAACTTCAAAGTATATTCATTTGATGGTATTGACATTACTTGGTCAATTTGGAATGAAAATTTTATTCCTTATTACAACGAAATTATGATTTATATCGATAATAGAAATTAAATCAAACTACTTGGTACGTAATTTCTGAAGTTTGAATAAATGTGATTCAATAATGATTTTGAATAATTTTGATTGTGTTTCGGTCCCGGATGAATATTATCAACCGCATCATCTATGAATGACCCATATGTCCCATCAAACCTATTGAACTCATTATGTGTTGTAGGAATACCCATCCATCCATTCCACAACCAATTACATTTTTTGGATTCTAAAAAATATTTTATTAAGAGGTGATTTTTATACCAATTCATAAAATCTTGATAATCATTCTGAATCGTTGTTAAACTATGTTGGATTTCTCTTCCCTCTTCAGTTTCCTCTGTGTAACCCCACTGTGAAGTTATCATAAATGGTTCTAATCCTCCATCTTTGGTGTATAGTTCTCTTCTTTGTGGAGAAGTATACATAATCAAAACTAAATCAGGTTTGATAAAATCATAATAAGTTATCAAACATCTTGATATGTAATCATTACTTCTCCCTCCCATACCAAAATTATGGTTTACTCCATTCGAAATTAATTTAGAAAATTGAGCCGGCCACGTTTCATCATTATTAACACCAACCCCTTCTGTATTTGAGTCCCCAATACTCATTATCTTAAATCCGTCTTTATGAATAGAGTCTCCTCTGAACCCCAATTCATTATATGTATAGGTACATAAACGAGTTTTGTCAGATCCAGATGTTTGATACGACTTGTTGACCTTCTCAGATAAATTCCATTTATAGCTCGAAATTTCAAATCCTTCAGGTGTCCAATATTTCAAATTATCTACACAGGGGTAATAGGTTTGATTCATTATATTAAAGTTTTAACAGGCGTAATAAATTCTTGTAGGTTACTCCAACTATAATTGTTTGGTAAGAAAGAATTAACTTCTTTTATAAATTCATTATACTCCGAATGAGATTCATTCCAAATTTGTTCTAATAAAAAATCCTCTTCACTAAATGTACCCCAATTAGTTATCTTACCAAAAAACACATTTACCTTTTCACCAAAAATAGAATACATCAAATCGTAGAATAACTTCATTTCTTTATAATTTTTTTGTTGAACTACAAATGAAGTTTTTATGGTCCTTAAAGTTGGTATTGTTGAAATAAACTTTAAGTTATCTAATAATATATCCCAATTGCCATTTATTCTTGTTTTTGTTTCATAGGTTTCTTTAGTTCCTGCATCAACACTAATTTCACAACTTGTAACATATTGATGTATGTTCGGCATCGATTCCCACATTTCTTTAGTCCAACGTGTAGCATTAGTGTGTAAGTGAATTGATTTCAGTTTTGGCCATTTGGATTTATCAAAATTTCTTAAAAAATCTCTAAAACCAACTGACACAAATGGATCTCCACTACCCGTTATATATAATGTATTCACCTCGTTTCCATATGCATCTTCAATATCTTGTATGTCTTGTTTTACTTTTTTTATTTTATTACTGTCCGCAATAATCATATTTAATCGACATGAAGGACATTCAAGATTACAGCTCCTGTCCATTGAAAATTGTACTAACTGTGGCGAAGTTAATTTTCCTTCCTTATATTTTTTTATTTTTATATCTAAATTAGAGCTTAATTTATCTTTGTGGTAAAGAGGATAGACTCTACCAACATCTCCAAAGGTTTTCAATTGATGTATAAACGGGCAATGATTATGATCACAATATCTATATGACCCATCTAATATACTATCTCGAATATCATTTGCTTCTTCTGAATTCCATGCGTCGTATGGTTTAGTATTTTCAGGTAAAAATTTAGTTAACCATGACGCACAACATAAAAATCTTTGATGGTCATGAATTTCTATAGAAGTGAAGGGAACCGCACAAATATAATTTTTTAATAAATTTTTTTTCACCATAAAATTATCTCAATTTATTTTTCGTATCTAATAGACACACAGAAATTTTCTATCATTTTATAAAAAATTTCTTTGGCTTTCTACATCAAGAGGATTATTCATCATAAACCCAATCAAAGTATACCTTTTTCCAACACAATTATTTACTCGATGGTATTCTTCTCCGCTAAAATATACCATATCTCCAACCTTTGGAGTGAATTCATTGTTGTCAAAAATAAGCTCACCTCCCGTAAAATCTTCATTAAGAAAAACAATGAAAGACCATGGATTATGATGCAAGTGTGGAATTTCAACCTGATTAATACTGTCATCCACCATTTGAACTCTGAACTTTTTGAAAGAAAAATTTGAGAACTTTTTTACTTCTAATTCTCTTCCCATTAAATCAACAAAATAAAATTTATAATATTCATCCCCATAATATTTTTTATCTTCATTGTGGAAAATATCCATGAAATAATTAATTTCATCAGAAGTTAAAAAAGATGGAATATATTTTATCATTGTTAAAATAGTTTTGTTTCAGTTCCTAATTCTTTATAAGTTATAAAATAAACAAAAGAATATCGTGTACCTTTGGTGATTTCGGTAACTTCATGAAGAACTTCAGAATCCATTTTATATAATAATCCCTTTTCTGTCGCCAACTTTCCATCAGGATTATAGGTGATAAGTTCACCTCCCTCAAAATCATCATTTAATTTGGCTCCAATGATTAAGGCCCAATCATTTTGTCTTTCTCTATCAACGTGTTTGGTAAATTTACCACCCGTAAAAAATTCATGAGCATAAAAATAGTTGCCTTCTTTTATTTTATTGTTTGGATACTCGTCTTTCAAAAAATCAGAAATCAAATCGAAAAACCATTGTGTCGACTCTTCTCGTTTGACTTCACAAATATTATAATCTAATCTAGATTTATGTAATCCCGCAGGTGAACAAACATCAGGGCAATATCTAACATTAGATTTACCAAAATAGGAAATCCATGATATTACTTCGTCACACTGCTCATTTGTCAATTTCATAATCATTATATAATTTGTTGAGGTATCATTAAATCACTTTTTTTCACCCAAAATACCATAGAGTATCTTACACCTTCAGTAACTTCACTAACCCAATGTGGTATTTTTGAGTCAAAACTGATACAATTTCCTCTTGAGGAGTTAGCAATATAATCTTCAAACATCAAGTCACCCCCTACATAAGATCCATGTTCAGACAATTGGATAATATACGACCTATATCTTTCCCCTCTTTCCTTGTCACCAGAATCATAATTAAGAACATTATTATCCCTATGAACAGGGAAAGAATCTCCAACGACATATTTCCTTACCAATAAGTTATGAACCTGTTCTTCATTTGAGAATGTAAATGGTTTTAGATTCAACTCAGGAAAGATAGAAAAAAACTCTTCGGGTATATCTTCGTGTGATACTAGCCCTTCTTGCCCACATTTACCATATCTCCTCCCCCTTTCAATAACATCCAAAACTCCACTTTCAAAGTATTGAATGAAATAATCACACAAACTATGACTCAATAAAATTTTTTCTTCAATTGATTTCATATGATTTGTTTCTCTATTTGTTTTTGATTGAGTATATCGATACAAAAACTTCCAGCATAAACTATCCTCTTTTTTTCCGAGTTTGGAGTCGGTATTGCAGTATGTCGTATGTCTGCTGGAAATATAAATATATCCCCAACTTCAGGTAAAAATTTATATCTTTGTTTATTTTCGTCTTCAAATACTATACATCCTTCATCCCCACTTATTTCATCTGTTGTCTGTAAATAAAACGTGAAAGTATAATCTGTTAAAATATTTGACCTACCAGAAGGATGAACTTGAATGTGTTGATGCATCCATTCTAAATTGAACCCTTTTTTTTGAGTATACACCCAATAATGTTGAGCATAATTGGTGAATTTTTTATTAGATATATTCTCTATTTGATTTTTAATATATGAATTTATCGATTGAAAACACTCCGTTTCTATTTCTATCCAAACAGAATTATCATTGGTATGTGTTGCCATTCCATCATTTAACTCAACATATTTCAAAAATTCATCAATAGAATACTCATTATTGTACTTCCCTTTATATATTGTGAACTTTTCAGATAACTTTATTGGCGTCATATGATAGATGTTGGTGACTTGAATTTTATAATACCATCTCCCTTTACGAAAATTCCATTCTTAAAATAAGTCCAGTTAATCGTATGAATTGGAGTAACTATTTTTGTAAATTTATGTGGGTCAATCTTATATTCATAATAATTCAACTCACTTTGTTTTCTAAATGTAAAATAATTAAAAATCGATAAAATACAATTATCATTAGCAATAGTTTTACAATAATCTTCAAATTTTTCGTAATTGATATCGTCATGTGTATCCATGAATATTCCATCAAATTTTTGATTAAGTTTTGGGATAACCTCCACCCAATCTCCAAATATAATGGTTACATTTGATTTGTTTTTAGCCCAATTTTGAGCTTTTTCATAAATCTGAGGATTAATTTCAATACAGGTATAATGATTAGCTAAACTACTCATTTTGTTTGCAGAAAATCCCATACCAAAACCAACATCTAAAACGTTACCCCCATTTTGACAAACTATATATGAGTACATTTCCATCAAAGATTTTGATGCAGAATCCATAACAATAGATCTCGGGTTATTCTTAAAATGAATATTTTTATCCGTAAAAACGACTACTTCATCTTTCATGTGTATTATACATTATAGTAAATCTTTTTTATTAAAACGCTCGTATCTCCCATAATTACTCAATAATTCTTCGCCCTTATATATTATTCGGTTAGTAAGGAATGTGTCCTTATCTATGTTGGACTTATCGAATCCACTATTAATAAAGTAGTATGGTGTAGTATAAATCCAATGGCATCCTTTTGTCAACTTTACATAGGTACGGTTATCTGACGGAAAATCAGGTCCATATAAAAATATGTCTTTGATATGAGTATAAAGTTCGTTAGGTAATAGAAGTAATTCAGATTCTAATATTGGATACAAACCTGTTTCTCCATTCCAAACTTCAAATGGATTAATTTGAGATGGAATGTCTTTGATTGCAAATACACCAATTCCTTGGACTCTACTTGGTTTTAACCTTACAAAAATTTTGGTAGATATATACTCGAAGGGAGTCATTACATATGCTTTGCAATAAACAATTCAAAAAACTTGGCAACTGTTTGATTGACTTGTGTTTTTTCAGTTTGACTTAAAGCACTTGTTTTTCTTGTCTCAACTTGAGACATAGTTACTTTCTTATATAATGATGGATTTGTCATGTTTTTATTATTTATTGTGAACTAAAATTTTATTTGCAAAAAAGTTATGATTTTCCGAAACACTTAATAGATTGTAAACAGTATGTGAGCTTACATCTTCTTTAACACTAATAATGGTTATATCAGTTTTATCATCTTTAATACATACATCACCTTCTTGAAGATTTTTCGCTTCAACCCAACCTTTTTCTTTTACGAAGAATGGATGTTCAGGAGTTGTAGTTAATAATGTCGTATCATCAAATACCAAATCAATAACATCTTCAACATTATGTATTTTCAAATCACCAACAATACCTAATTCAGTTTCTCCAGTCAATTCATTATAAGTAAGAACTTTTTCCCCAACAACAACATCTTCAATATTTTTGTATTCTCCATCAAGTAAAGTTATTTTGGTACCCGCAACAAAACAACGATTGTGTACTAATCGATTGTTTGCAAAAAAGTTATGGTTGTTTTCCACTACTTTTACATTATAAACAATTACTGCCTCTGAAATAATATCAATTGATTTAATAAGGGACTCTGTACCATCTTCCTTAAGGATTTTAATTCCGACTTCAGCTTGTCTAGTGGTCAACCCATAAACGTTAAGTGTATACTTAGGGTCTTGTGATATCCAACCGATTTGACGTGAATAAATTGGGTGGTCCAACGTTGACTCCAAAATTGTATCATCCTCGAATGTATACTTTACTGTTTTGTCAACTTTTCTAGAACCAACACCTCTAACTTTTTGTTTTTCAACCATAGAGGTATTAAAATTATAAGATAAAACTACATCACCAATTTGAATATTTTCAACATTTTTTTGTGTTTTATCTTCCAAAGTTATTTTTGTACCAGCAACAAAACAAGGTGCGTTATGTGAAATTACTCCGTTGAATGGTGTTGACCCACTAATAATATAGGTATCAGTATCTTCAGCGTCAAGTTCTACTAATTTCAAACTAGTATCCGTAGTGACATAAAAATTGACCTCATCGATCCCAATCAAATCGCCATCGATGTCATACAAATAATCAACTTCAGGTCTCAAATAAACGGAAAGTTTATATTTGGAAATGTTTGTGGAAGAATCATAAACTAAAAAGTGTTTATTTGCCCCGATAAATTTAGATTCTGAATCAACCACGATTTCAACTAACCCCCCATACTTCAATTGTTTCTCATCCTTAAAAACAACTTCAGATGTAGTCATATAAGACCCTTCGGGAAAATATTGTCCTTCAAATGTCCAATTCATAATTTCTGAATTTATTTCAACTTGAGGAGACCCTGAAATGAAAAACGATTTAATAAATTCTCCGACACCAACATCTGCAATCGGCTTATACTCCTCATCCTCCATTAAAATTTGATGAGTTGACAATAGTCCACCACAATCCAATTTTATGAAATTTGTGGTGTATTCATAATAATGATGGTCAGATATTTTATTAACATATTGAGTATCATCAACTTCAGATTGAATACTGGTTGGCAATTCGAATATTGAGCTAATCTTATAATTGTGTAATGTAATTATATCTAAATTACCTCCATACACAATATGAAAACTTCTAACCGAGATGATATGATCATCCTCATCTAAACTAGAAGGCCCATAATGATATTGTTGAATAATTTTATTTTCGGTATTTATTGAACTTAAAAAAGATGCCCATCTGTCCTCGTCACTTTCACCTTCAACAGTAGAACCTATTTTATAAAAATCTATTGGATTGAATTGTTCAATCATGTCCTTAACCGCAACATCAGGGACATTTGGTGAATTAATTATTGAATCTAAACTATTGTTAGATTCTGTTGAGGACGAATAAAAGTACGAAACTACTTTGGATGATTCATTATTTGACGTAAATAAATTAAGAAGTTCTACAGTACCTTTACAATAGGTACTATCAAAAAGTGCAGACTCGTCATAAGCCAATCTCAGTATAAATTTATCACTTGAGTCAGGAATCGTCGCAGGATAAATTGTATTAATATCTTCATCATGTAAATTTATAACCGTAACAAATGGTGCGTCAGCAGTTATAGTATTTGAAATATGAGTTACAATTTTATCATGAATGAAAGGCTTATATACAATATCAAGTTGAGTAATGTTATTTGTCTGAAGTACACTTATAAATTCGGTAAAATCGAAATTATATAATTCATTACCAACGATACTTGTATCGGTGTTAAACTCCAATAATCTTAAATTATCATTCGTGTCTTTAACAAAGTCAGCCGAAAATAAAGTTCCTTTCATAATCTTTTTGGTTATATATTAAATATCTTGCAAGGATTTAATCTGTTTATGTTATTCTACAAAAGGGTCTTGCCCTTAGAAGTTGTAGTTCTCGAAATACAAATGTGAGTTAGTTCCAAACTTTGCGGTAATTTTAACTGAAAATCGATAACATCGTATATTTCAGAAAAATTAACCTTATTAAAACCAACTCTTTTATTGTGTTCCAAAGTATTCGGATATAAATTAACAATTCTCACTTTTTTATCGAGATTTGAATTAATCATCTTCAAAGAGGATTGTTGTAACTTTAACTTACTTTCCCGATAATCGTCAAAACTTCCATTATTAAAAATGGCCGATGTCAGAATGTTGAAAATTGTCTTATCCTTGTATTTCCACTGGTCGAAAAGTTCTTCGAATATTTTCTGTTGGTAACTCGGATGATAAGTATTATTTATGAAAACATCTAAATCAACAACATCATTCAATATTTTTTCGTAATTTTTCAAGTCATATCCATTACTTCTTGAAAATCCGATAACTTCATGATTTTTTCCCAACAAATCAAACAACCCTTTTCCTAAGAAATCACTGTGTCCTGTTATTCCTATCCTCATATCAAACTAACTGGTTCTTTGATATTTTCCTTGAATAAAAATATTATTAGTGAATATCTAATCCCATTTTCAATTTTGGTCACCTCGTGTTCTCTAGTATTTCTGAAAGAATATATCGTCCCCGCTTTTTTCGGAATAATCTCTTTCGGTCCATACAAAATAAAATCACCTCCATCATAGTCATCATTCAAACAAACTCCGACATTTAATTTTTGATTAGGATAGTATATATCACTATGTCTTTCAAATTGATTTCCGGACTCGTATTTGTGTAAATGTATTACTTCAAACGGTTTGACTATTTCAACATTCTCATCTAAAAGCAAAAATTCAGTTATTTTATCAAAAATCCAAGAGACATTTTCATTTCTAAAAATGTTGTAATACGTATATGTTATTTTTTCTCTTGGTCTTTCAACATGTATACTATTTGCATCTCGATGAGTACCTTCAATTTCTTGAGTTAATTTTATTATCTTATCACACTCTTCTTTTGAAAACGATACCATGTTTTAATAATAAAATAATTTGATTAAAAATCAAATTTAATGGTTGTAAATAAAAGGGTCTCTCTTTTTCAACTCTTCAATTTTCTTTTTTAATTCTTTTTTCCTTTTGCGGTCTTTAATTTTTTTCAAAAACCAGTCAATAATTTTCTTCATAGTATTTTGTGTATTATATAATTATCTAAAACTAACAAGTCCAAGTCAGTATCCTTGAAAGTTTCTATTGCATTAAACGGATTCAGTACCATTGTTTTATCTTTAACGTTGAATGATGTATTCAATATAATTGGATACCCACTTAGTTTTTCAAACTCAATTAATAAGTCGTGAATAACAGTATTTTCATATACAGTTTGAATTCTTGACGTTCCGTCCACGTGAACAACTGCCGATAATTTATCTGCGTATTCTTCTCTAACTTTAACAATTTGATTCATGTATGGTACATCATCAATTGTGTAGAAAAACTCATTCTGTTTCTCTTTAATAACCATAGGGGCAAAAGGACGAAACCCCTCTCTTTTCTTAATCAATTTATTAATTCTGGATTTCATATCGGGTACAGTAGGGTCGGCTAAAATAGACCTGTGTCCTAATGCTCTTGCTCCGAATTCGATTCTATCTCTATACCACCCAACTACTTTACCTTCATGGATTTTTTTGGCTACGTATTTTATTAATATATTGTAATCGTGAATTTCAAAAAAGTTCAAATTTTTAATGTGACCCATATAAAATTCAACATCATACTTTGGTCCCAAAAAAGGATTCTTGGTAACTCTTTTTGTTAATTTTTTATTTTGTACAAGGTAATGAATACAAGCTCCAACACAGGATCCAGCATCAGATGGTGCGACTGGTATCCAAATTTTTTCAAACTCAGAATTGGATACTATCTTCCCATTCGCAGTACCATTGTACGCCGAACCACCTCCTAAGCAAAGATTATTACTACCAAGATTTTTCAAACTTTTGATAATATCAAATAAAACTTCTTCGTATCTTAGTTGAACTGCCGCTGCTAAATTTTGATGAATTGTAGTAATTTCTTCTTCAGTTAATCTTGGTGAAATACCTAAATGTTCTATTAGTTTTTCGTTGAACATCAATTTTTCTGACTTATCCCAACAAAAAACATCCATATCACAGATTAATTCTCCATCTTTGAATTCTATTAAACTTCTAATTTTTTCAATATACTCTTTAGGGTCTCCGTATGACGCTAATCCCATTAATTTATATTCTCCTTCATTTGGTTTGAATCCCAAATACGAAGTCATTGTAGAATAATAAAGTCCTAATGAATGTGGATATTTACCCAAATCATGATATTCAATTCCATCATTATCCGCCAAACCAAAAGATAATGTGTCAATTTCACCAACACCATCAATAGATAAACAGATTGCCCTTTCAAAATCGGAAGTGAAAAAAGAATAATACTGATGTGCCAAATGGTGTTCGGAGTAAAATACTCTTCCCTTAAATGGCTTCAAATGTTTATTTACATCTGATATATTTTTTAAGATTTTAACTAAAGATTTCAAAGAATATTTCGGTGACGTAAAAAAGTTTTTCTTGATGTTACTCAATACTCTTTTTAGTTTCAGATTGAGGTCTTCATAATAACAAACCATTTCAATATCATCATAGGTTATGTTATAATATCCGAAAATATGTTGAATCGTATTAATTGGAAAAGAACTGTCGTGTTTGATTCCCGTAAATTTTTCCTCTTCACAAGCAAACACCAACTCCCCGTTTTTGAATAGACAGGCGGATGAATCGTGATAAAAGGATGAAATGCCAAGTACGTACATTATGAATTATATTTTTCAGGATATTCGTTAATTAAGGTTATCCCTCCCTCATTTATTGCATGGTCATAAGCGTTTTTAACATCATCCGCAGTCAAACAATCAAAAAATTTTATTGTTTGAGTTATTGACTGAAACTCTTTGAAATAATTATTTCTGTGTTGAGGGCCTGGATTCAAAGGTATTTCCGATCCTTTACCAACTCTAATAATCATATTTGGTTTCCACTGACCATTGCTCATTAATTCCATCTTATCAACATGGTTTATTAATTGATTAGCCGCACAAATCAAAAAGTCCCATCTCGGATAAAATGTAATCACAAATTTTCCTGTCATTGCAATACCCAAAGACATTCCCATTTGAGAATCTTCCATCACCGGTAATTCAACCATTTTTTCTTTTGGAACATCGACCAAAGTTGAACTCATCGGGTTTCCCGGAAATAATATCTGTTGTCCAAGAAAAATAGTATCATCCATTTTTCCTAACTTGGTCATTGCGATTGTTAATGAATCTTTGTATTCCATTATATTAAACTTTTGAAAAACTTATAATCAGTTTCATCTTGTAATATACTCGTAACTTTTTTCTTATTAAGTTCAAATCTTTCCTGATTATTTTTATAAAAATTAATTATTTCGTCTTTGATAGAATTTAATCTTTTCACTTCATCAACAAACATAAAAAGCCGTTTTCTCGGGTCTTTTTCATTGTCATAAGAATAATCAATAATATCATCAAACAAATCAAAATCATATCTTTCTTTCAAGAACTTATTATGTTCAAAATTAGCCAATATCAAAGGAATTTGAGAATAATAAATTGGCATCAATGATTTTTCTGTAATATGGATTACATCTGTGGATATGTAACCAGTTTCGGTAACAATATTAACATATGAATTTCTATAAGGATTCATTTCATATGTTTTATAAAAGTCAATGAAGTAAGGTGGCTGGTCAACTCTATAATCTTCTTCAAACCTACTTTTTTTAATCCCTGATTTTTGAAGAAACAATATTTCATTATAATATTCTTTGAAATCGTCCCTATCAAAAACTTCAAAAAATAAGTTGTATGATGGTGTTCCATCTGGATCAGAGAATCGTTCGTTTAATTCATTACCTCGTAACATCGTCCAATCAACTTCATCTAATATCCCTTCTCGTTTCAGTAAAGCTAACAGAGACACTCTATGTGGTTTTAACATTCTGTTATAACACATAAAAAATGATTCTTTATCTTTTTGAAATTCGTACTTGAATGAGGTCATTCCTTCGACCGCCACATAAGGTAATCTATTTGAAGTATGTCCAACAACTTTACTATTCAACTCATTGATTAATTTTTTTATTTTCTGATTTCCATTGATTGCAATTATCTGATTCGAATTAATCGATTCTTCATTACAATATTTTTCGATAAGTTTTATTACGTTTCCATTGTCGGACTCATGTTCCGCTAAAATAACAAGAAAACAATTGGAGTATAATTTCATTAACTCTTTTACTTTTGAGGATGCAGGAAGTGATTGGAAATTTTCCATATAAGTTCCTGTTATTGTAAATGAATAATATTTTTGTTCGGAGTCAACCTCAAAATTATTTATATCAATCATTTTAATCCCGTCAACTTTGTTAGCGGTCAAAGTGTTAAAAATATGTTCCTTTTCGTTTTCGATATTACTATCAAACAATAAATTAAAATACTTCATAATCTTCAATTAAAATACAACCCACTTACCTGTTCCATAATGAGGCCAATGTTTTTCATACTCGTAGTAAACTACTTCATTAGGTATTTCCTCTTTTTTGCCCCATGTTTCGATTGTTGGAGTATTTGTAGAAACTCCATTATCTTCAACAACAAATCTAACAGGTAATTCAAAGTTTTTTATATATTTGTAGTTTTCCATAAAAGTACCTGTCTCAAAAGTCATGTCCCCAATAAAACACCAAACAATTTCATTCTTATTATCTCGTTTATTAGACATTGCAACGCCAGTAGCAATTGGAATTATTCCACCGACAATCGCCGAACTATAGAATTTTTTTTCTTTATTGATGATACTAATCGATCTCCCATCCAAAATTTCTGATTCTAACCAATCAGGTGATACTCCTTTAAGTAAAGCATGATAATGAGACCTCCATGTAGAAAATACCCAATCATTCTCTGAAATTCTTTTGAAGATTTCAATAAGATGTTTTTCATTACCTCCACTCAAATGAACAGGGCCTCGTATTTTACCAGTTTCCCAACTTTCAACTATTTTATTTTCAAAATGAATAAGTTCTTCTTCATTCCAGTTGTGTTCTCTAACTATTGGATACTGTTCTAAATTTTTTATCATATATTTTAATAAAATTACTTGTTAAAGGATACTATACTAAACCTTGGCGTTTTCGCATAACTTTCAACTGAACTTACAAAATGAGGTTGTCTGAAAACTTTATTATTCAATAATACTACTCTATTGAATTTAGGAAAAATTTGTTGGTTAAACTCTTCATCTGCTTCAGAACAAATGTTAAGAATACCACCCCAATCCCAAATCCACTCTTTATTTACGTAATAGATTAAATTAATTTTTCCTGCATAGTCATCCATGTGCATTCTGTAATGGTCTCCACTATCAAGTTTATAACATCTTATGTCAAACTGATTCAAGATAAATGGTGATACTTTTTCAAGGGCATCAATAAAGTAATCTTCGAATATTTTCGATATGTAATCATCTTTCTCCAAATCAGATGACCTACTGAAACTAGAAGTATAAACCTCGGTTTCTTTTGGTAATGTTGATGACTCAGTTTTGAATACATGCGAATAATGATTTTCTCTTTCCTGTAAAGTTTTTTCCCACGTGTTCGCATTAACAAATAACTCATGTAAATTATTTGCATAATCATTGGGTAAAAAATTATCGATTACAGAATATCCCTGTTCGTTCAGTTCCTGTTTAACTCTATCTAACATATTAACTTAGTTACTCCCAACTAATACCCCAATCCTTAAACTCCGCAGCCAAACAATCAGTTTTATAGTCTTTTCTACCACCTACAATTTCTTGTATTCTATTTTTTGCAGTATTACGAACTCCATTTAATCCATGTGTCAACTCCAAATTATTACCTTCTTTGATTCCCTTACGATAGTTGGACTCATTATGCCAAATGTGTAAGTTTGTTTGAGCTAAAACAACAATAGACCTTACGGTCTTTGCATCAATAACACCTTTCTGTTCTTTAAGAATCAAATCAATGTCGTGTTCGATGTCTCTAATTTCTTGAGCATATTCCTCTTTGTGTTCGGGAATAAAAACTTCTTTTAATTGTGAAATACTGAGTCTATCAATTAACTCGGCAAGTGTTGGTAAGTATTTTCTCTTCTCCATATTATCTGTTCAAAAATTTTCTTCCTTTATTTATTCTTTCTCTCCAATATTCTAATAGGTCATCCATTGTTTGATTGAAGGTTATTTTGGGTTCCCATCCAGTCATTTCTCTGAATTTAGTTGTGTCAGGTATTTGTAAATCCGCATCTATGGGCCGTAATCTATTTTGGTCAACTACTACTTCTATATTCTTAACCGTAGATTTTGATAATAGATAATTCAACGTATCACCAACTTTACAAGTATAAGACCCCCCAATATTATAATATGCACCTGCAGATGGATTAATATTTAATAACATCCAGTATGCTCTGACAGCATCCCTAACATCGGCGTATGTCCTAAGTGAGTCCAAATTACCCACAAATATTTTTGGTTCTTGTAATCCATATTCTATCATTGCGATTTGTTTTGCAAATGTTGATTCATGAAATACATCTCCTCTTCTCGGTCCTGTATGTGTAAACATTCTGGTAGTCATCACCTTCATGTTATAAGCTTCCCCATAATACCGACCAATCAAATCTGTACCCACTTTAGATATCGCATACGGAGATGCAGGATGTAACGAGCACTCCTCATTGATGGGTAATTTATCTTTACTAACCCTACCAAAAATTTCGCTTGATGCACACACATGTATAAGAGCATCTTTATACTGAGATTTTCTAAGCGCTTCTAATAAATTTGCGGTACCAATTATATTTGTTTGTAATGTTTCAATCGGAGAATCAAAACTAGTTTGTGGATAGGATTGTGCTCCAAGGTGGAAAACATAGTCAGGTTTAGAAATATCTATCGCGTTTACAATTGAACTATAGTCATTCAAATCTCCATATATCAACTTAATTCTATCTGTGGTATTAATGATATCAGTTAAATGTTCGATGTTATCCATAGATTCATTCCACCTACAAAACCCATAGATTTTTATAGTTGTTTTTTCTAAAAGAAAATCAACCATGTGAGATCCGACCATCCCTAAAACACCTGTGATTAATACATTCATTGATATATTTCTTTGAAGATTTTTTCAGTTATCCTCCAGTTATCCTGCAATTCAAAAGATCCGGCATAATTACTATCAAAGTCCCTAAGTAGAATGTTATATTCATCTTTGTTTTCTTCGATTATCGTTTTTAATTGATTTGGAATATACTCATCATTATAAACAATTGCCGTCGCCGTGTCAATATTTGACTGTGATAAACCCATCACGCTATCTCGGACTTCCCCAAAATTTTTGTTTTTTATCGAGTACAGATTATCAATTATCCCAAAACATCTTGAAGAGATTAAACTAGCCTTATCAAATTCATAATCAAAAATATCCCCATATAATCCAAAATTATACTTATATAAATTGGTATTTTGACCTTTAGCACCTAATACTAAAAAAGGTTTACCGAATAAAATACTCTTAAATGTTTTTTCAGTATGGAACATAAACTCTTTAGTCAATTCAGGAAATTCATGATTGTACGCAAGGTATGGGTAGGTTTCCGCTACAACATCAATTAAATTAGGTGCATTTAGTATTTTTTCCGAAAATATACGTTGGGGAACGTCGTCAGATTTATCATAAAAATCATCGAATGATAACTTCCTCGGTGTGAAATACTTGAAATCCCATCGAGAGAATTCAGAATGTTGCCATGTATTTATTCCATAATCAAATAGTTCAAATTTATATAAATAATCCAATAATATCGCCCTATGGTTCCTTTCATGGTTATTTAGATTTAGATAAAGTTTATCGATTGGTCTATATTGATTGAATAATTCAGAAGGTTTTTTACCATAAAAATTAACCATCCCATAAAAAGTGTAATGGAGTAATGCGGTAGGCCAAAACAAAACTTCAAAGTTTTTGATTGGATTTGTTTTAATATTCGAATATGCATCACTGTAATCACAACCAACAAGTAGATAAAACTTAATATTATTTTTTAATAAAGTATCTTCTAAATTTTGATAATCTTCAGAATGATTTGGATTATTTACGTAATCGTGTGTGAGATAACTCAAAAATCTTTCATCAAACGCTTCCCAAGGTTGCCAAATTATAGCATGACTTTCAGGTTTTATTTTATCTATCAATTCACTAATCTCTCTCACATTAATAGAACTATTAGACGGATTGATTAACAAAACACTTTTATGGAACCTATAATCGATCATGGCCCTTAAACCAATTAATTGTTTCAGTTATCCCTTGTTTGAAAGTATAAGTTGGCACAAATCCGATCTCAGTATTTATTCTCTCCGTACTCACCGCTCTGAAAGGAATTGTCGTTGGCTTAGAATCGTCCCAAATTACATCAGGTTTTAATTCACTTACTTCTATAATTGTATCAACAATTTCACCAATAGTAATACCTCCACCATATCCCAAATTATAAGGTCTCATGGATTCTCCCTTCTCAATAATCAAAAGGCCACCTTTAACTACGTCTTTAACATATAGAAAATCTCTAACAATATCAGGTGACCCCCACACTACAAATGGATTTTCACCACTTAATAATCTTTTAATTAATGCAGGCACAACATGACAGGTTTTCAAATCGAAGTTATCATAAGGTCCAAATATCGCAGTACCTCTTGCAATACAAATTTCCATTTCACCTAATCGTGAAACGTGTTCCATCAACTTCTCTCGATATCTCCTCATCCATCCATACCCATAGTAAGATTTATAAGGTTCATCCACCCAAAACTCATCTTCGGTTAGTGGTCTTCTGATGTCAGGATATCCTGTAGAACTATTAAGATCTAAAAATCTTTTTACTTTTGATTTGTACGATGCTTCCAATACATTTCCAATTATTTGGATTTGTTTCAATGAAATTTGTACATCAGTTGGTACTGTGGAAGGATGAGCAATTTGTCCCGCACAATGAATTACATAATCACAACCTTCAACAAGCTTGAAACAATCTTCTAACTTTGTTAGGTCTAAATTTTCATGAACAATGATACTATCATGCGTATATTGTAATGGAGATTTGTGAGTATGAGTAATAACTTTCGCACCTTGTTTGACAAGTTCAATTAAATAATGAGTACCTATGAATCCGGATCCGCCAGTTACTACAACCTTTTTACCTTTGAAAAATTCACTCATATCAATGGTTCACAAATGGATTATATCGTTTATCTAAAATGTCTTTGTTGTTCAAAAACCACTCTGTAGTTTTTTTAACACCCTCTTCCAATGAAGTATAACTTTTGAACCCATATTTATTCATCTTATTCATACTCATCAATCTTTGTTTATCACCACTCGGTACATCGGTATACCACTTAACATCAATGTCTTTTCCTGAATGTTTGATGACTAATTCAACAAGTTCTTTAATTGAATTACCTTCTCCCGAACCCAAGTTAACAGGTTCAGTAATTTTATTTTCAACAGTAAAAATCATACCTTCAGCAACATCTTCAGCATAAATAAAATCACGAATTGGAGACCCATCTCCAAAAACATCTAAAACATCGTTCTCCTGAGCTTTACGTATCAATGAAGGTACAACCATTGCATTAGCAGGATTAAAGTTGTCATACGGTCCATAAACGTTTGCAGGTCTAACTATTGATATCCTATCCCACCCGTATTGTTTTTTATAGGTTTCAGTTTGTAATTCTCCAATTCTTT